ATCCTAATGAATCGAATCAGATCATTATTAACTATGAACATCTTAGTTTATCTCGAGCTAGCTTCTGAGTTTCCCATCTGACATGATGATCAATTGATCCAGGAGCCAACTCGAGAAAATAATACTAGAATTTAATGGTAATTATTTGGGTAAATTTCCTATTGATCTTTCTGGACTTTAGTCTTTAGATATTAGAAGATCATGAAATCAAGGTGATCCATCCAAAATATCGGGTACCCAGGACAGTTTGTAAAATATAAATTGGGGGTCATGAGAATTTGATTATAACCTGACAACCCTAAAAAAATCATCGACCCGAACTCCATTGAGTCATGGCATTTCATCCTCGAGCTAAGTGGGAGATAGTGGAGGATTCTTCGAATGAAATAATTGGACATTTAATAATGTCTAATTGTCTGAGTTTAGCCCGATGACCATAGTTAGTGAGAGGTTGATGAGAATTCGTTGGATTGAGTTACTAGAAAGTTAACTAACCATGAATAATTATTAAAATATAACGATTCATGACATCGAGCCTTGATGATGACCGATCCATGATTGTTCTTTTTGATTTTGGCTATCTTTACTCATCAACATCTCCCCAATCTATAATTTATGAATTGTCCCGAGGAGCCGATATTTTCGATGGGTCGTCTTGATATTATAGTTCATGATGTCCTTAGAGATCAAAGTCCAGAAAAATTAATAGGCCATCTATTCAGTTAATCATCATGTCAAATAGAAGACTTAGGGGTTAATTCGAGGAAAATCAAGATGTTAATAGTTAATAATGTTCTAGCTAAGATATTAGAAGATAATAGAATCAAGACGGTCCATCGAAAATATCGAGTCCTCGGGATAGTCGAGAGCATCTCGACGCCGGAGGCAGTTCATAAAATGTGGATTAGGGATTGTGAGAATATAGTTATGGCCCGAGGACCCTCGAAATCTTCCCAATCCGACCGTATTGTCCCTCCTTCGGATCTCATAGTTCTAACTCGAGAAAATCAGAATAACTCCGAAGCTAATTAATCAGAAGATCAATCAAGTCTATTTTCCTGGACTTCAGAAATCATTCACTTCATGAGAGGCAATAATCACCCTCATATCTCAGCTGGTCGTTACCACTCTCTCCTCTTGGACAGTCGAGGCCAAGTCTTCAGCTTTGGTTCTAACAAAGCTGGCCAACTCGGCATCCCCGATGCCCGCTTGTCCTTGAATAGAGGACAAGGAGGTCTAAGTGACACTAAGAACACCCGATCCTCACCGACCCAAATTGAGCGAGGGATTTATGGTCTCATCTTCGTGGCTATTTCAGCTGGCGACGTTCATTCTCTTTTATTAGATTCTCTAGGTCGAGTCTTCAGCTTTGGAGGCAATGATTTTGGCCAGTTGGGTCAGGGACATCATGAATCTTTAATTGCCCCTGGTCTTCTCGAATTCGATCGAGAAGTGATGGCTATTTCGGCCGGTGGTTGTCACTCTCTCATCTTGACAATCCAAGGGCAGGTTTTTAGCTTTGGTGGTAATTACTTCGGCCAATTAGGACTTAGGGATCAAGAAGAGCGACTAGTACCAACTCTAATAACTCGGACTAATTTTGGTCAGAGTCTCCCTAAGATCATTGCTCTTTCAGCTGGTCGACGCCATTCACTAATCTTGGATCGACAAGGTCAGGTTTTCAGCTTTGGAGCCAATGAAGCCGGCCAGTTAGGTTTGGGTGATATTATGAATCGCTATGTCCCGACTTGGCTCGAGACTTTCGAGAGCAATACTCCGATCATGATTTTGTCAGCTGGATCAACTCACTCCTTGTTCCTTTCTTCGCCTCTTGCTGGGGGATTAGTTTTTGGGTGCGGAAGTAATGAGGACAATCAACTGGGCATTCTCGATACTAAGAATCTCACCTTAATTCCCACCTTACTCGAGGATTTTTTAGATCTTCAGGTTATGGATATCTCAGCTGGTGATCACCATTCTTTGATCTTATCTTCTCAGGGTCAAGTTCTGACTTTTGGATCTGATAAAGACGGGACCTTGAAGCTGGATCGATCCGGAGCTGGATTCAAATTACTCGAATCCCCGCTGATCAAGGGTTCTTCGGGAATCAAAGAATCAGATTACTTTCATCCTTCTTCAGTTGAAAGAACCCGAGAGGTAACGGCGGTCTCAGCCGGCGAAACTCATTCTTTGATTTTGGATCGGCATGGTCAGGTCTTTAGCTTTGGTTCGATGAGAGCCAGTATTCAACTCCAGAGTTGAGAGACTAAAACTGAATAATGGTCTTAGTTAATTCGAGAAATCAGGATAATCCTTATATGTTGGAGTTTCTGTTGGTGATTATCCATTTTATCATTGATTTGATCTGATCACCAACCCAAATTCTAACATTTAAGGATTTCTCTTGGATTGATGGTAGTTGACTTAGTTTTAAAACTAAGTTGATATCTTTGAGCTTTGACCTACTTAGGTGCTATTAATATCATCGAATGAAATCTCCGAGATAATCCTTGGATAACTCAATCAACCCTCACTTGGATTGATTTGATCTTGGATGAAAAACTGGCGATCAATATCGCCAGTTTGATCTGTAAATCTCTAACTATCTCGATGGAAGTTAGAGATTTAGCTGATAACTTTGTGACTATTCCACTAGAGGTGATCAAGAATTTCTTGGAATATCATAGTCTGAATGTCCCTCGAGATATCAAGGAAATCTATCAGGTGGCTTGGGAATATCTCAATCATCTACCTGGCTTAGTTATTCCTTTCCTTCCCATCAACGATTTTGTCTTGGCTCGAAATCTTGAGGGCCAAATAAGCGCTAGACACTCCAGTTCCTCTATTCTTAATTCGAATGAGAAGGAATTAAGAGATCTAGCACGATCATTGGGACTTCCTGAAGTCAGCCGTCATTTGGATTTCGGTGATCAGACCATCAATCGAGAAAGAATTATTAGAATTTTAGGTTATCTCAATCTTCTGGACAATGATGGGTCGGTTTTTGACCTGTTACCGAAGGACATCTTAAAAATCATTGGTCAGCACTTGGATTATTGTTCTTTAGGCTTTTTCAGTCGAATTTCTCGACGATTTCATCAGCTCTTCGGGGTAACTGGTGAATTAATAGAAATAATCCGAAACCGATTAGAAGAAATCACTTGGCTAAATCTTTCTCATTTCACCGAGGATCAATTGGGACTCTTGATCAAGAGAGAAAAATATCACTCATCTCTCTCAGCTGGCGGCTATCACTCAATGGTTCTTAATTCCCAAGGTGGTCTTTGGGGATTTGGGCGCAATCTAGAAGGACAATTGGGAATGGGGATTGAAAGTATGGCTTATGTCTCGTCTCCAATCAAAATACCTTGGTTTGATGAGATAGCAGTTATCTCAACTGGTATTAACCATTCTCTGGCCTTGAGTTCCCAGGGACAAATCTTCAGCTTTGGACGCAATGGTGGTGGACAATTAGGCACTGGAGATTGGATTTACAAAATGGTACCTACCTTGGTTTCGGTTTTGGGGGAAACCTCCATAATTGCTATTTCGGCCGGAGGATTTCATTCCTTGGCCCTAGATTCTCGAGGCCAAGTCCTCAGCTGTGGAGACAATCAAAATGGACAATTAGGCCATGGAGATAGCAAGGATCGATTGATTTTTACTTTGATTGATGACCCTAATTTTGACCGGATCACAGACATTTCAGCTGGTTTCAATCATTCTCTAATCTTAGATCATCGTGGTCGAGTTTTCAGCTTTGGAAGTAATGACTGTGGAAAATTGGGCCTTGGGGATGATATTCATCGATCATCTCCCACTTTGATCGAGACTTCGGGCCTCGGAAAAGTGGTGACTATTTCAACCAAAGATGAACATTCCTTACTCCTGAACTCCGAAGGGCAAGTCTTCGGATTTGGTTACAATGAAATGGGGCAACTGGGACTTGGTCATGAGGAGAATATATCTACTCCTACCTTGATTAATCTTCCGAATATCATAGCTATCTCGACAGGTCGAACTCACTCCTTATTCTTGAATGCCCAAGGTCAAGTCTTCGGGTGTGGTGGTAACCCTTATGGTCAGCTGGGATTCGATGGAGAGGATGACCAATTATCTCTTCCCACTTTGATAGATTTCCCAGGGATAGTCGCTATTTCGGCTGGCGGGTTTTTTTCTTTGTTCTTAGATGCTCAAGGTCGAGTTTTCAGCTGTGGAAGTAATGAAAATGGGAGTTTGGGGTTAGGAGATTTCGAATCTCGAACTACCCCGACTTTGATCGAGGGATTCGTAATCTGAAGTTAGTTGATAGTATCTACAAACCCGTCCCGGGTTTCCAGGCTGCGTTAGTCCTACCAACGCAGCCAAAAAAACTAGCCATCTTTATGGCTAGTTAGTCCTAAAAATCTATGTCATCGGTCTTTGATTTATTACCGAAAGAAATCTTGTTGATTATTGGGATCCAATTAGACATTTGGTCCTTGAGTTATTTTAGTCGAATTACCCCAACTTCTCGCTCTTATTTTAGTCCTGATGAGATGACTGAAATGATAAGAGTCAAGATTCAATTAACTACTAGACTAGATCTCTCTCATTATACTAAGGATCAATTAGGTCTATTATCTAAAATGAAAAACCCCAACTGTGTGATCTCAGCTGGTCCTAATCATTCTCTGGTATGTAATATCAAAGGCCAAGTCTTCAGCTTTGGTTATAATAAATTTGGCCAATTGGGTTTGGGTGACACTGAAAATCGATCTTACCCTACTTTGATTAGAGATCCTGAGATTGGAAAAATTATTGCCGTCTCGGCTGGCCAAAACCATTCTTTGATCTTGAATAATCAAGGGCGGGTTTATAGTTTTGGTTGTAATGAATACGGACAATTAGGGCTCTGGGCCTGTAGTTCATATTTGGTAACACGACCATTCGAGGTTCATCTTCCATCAGAGAAATCAATCGTCGCTGTCTCGGCGGGGACTAATTGTTCCTTGATTTTAGATGATCAAGGACAAGTCTTTGGCTTCGGTTATAATAGATATGGGAAATTGGGGATTAGTACTGGTTGGAATGAATGTCAACTCGGAAATACAGTCGATTTTTATGAGGTAGTTGATAGATCAGCTGTGACCACTCCGAGACTCATCGAATGGCCTTACCTAGGTCATATCACAGCTATTTCAGCTGGAGGAGGTCGCTCCTTAATGCTGAATGATCAAGGACAAGTCTTCGGGTTCGGAGATGGGAGCGGAATGAGGCCTATGATGATCCCTGTCGCTGAAGATAATTTATCGACTATTGCTATCTCAGCTGGATCTGAGTGGTCTCTGGTTCTTGGTCTTAAGAATTCTAAACCTAAGGTTTTTAATTTTCTCTGTGGTGATTATAATCGAATGGCTATAGTTGACGATGAGCCTCAATTTGTCCCCACTTGGCTCGATGAATTTAGAGAGATTGAGATAGCCATGATTTCAACTGGAGATCCTTGGTCTTTAGCCTTGACCACTCAAGGACAGGTTTATCGTTTTGGAGAAGCCGATGTGAGATATAATCATAGTCCTAAATTACTGATAGGTGTCCAGGATATAATAGCTATTTCCACTTCTGATATGAGTTGTCTTCTCCTAGATGCTCAAGGACGAATTTGGGCCTTTGGGTGTAATCGAAATGGGCAGCTGGGTCTTGGGGAGATAGAGAGACAAAATACTCCCATTTTGATCGAGGGATTGGTGGTTGGATAAGTTTTTTAAAACTAGCGAGGGAGATGATACTAATTGGTTTCATCTAATTCGAAGAAGATCGATGGATTATGTTGATCATAATAGATAAGAGGATGAGATTGAATCTTTAGCCTTAAGGTCCCGAATATTATTCTCATCGTCAAAATAGTAATGACCCATTGATTAAGTCGAGAAAAATGGAAATAGTTTCAACTAATATTATCGCCTTTTAATCATCTTGATCATCCATATCTTAGATCCTGGAATATATCCTAGTAATTAATAGAGAACTATTGAAACACTATAATACAAAATATTTTGTATTATTATTTCTTCCTGATATAGGACATCTTTTTGATCCACTTACTAATAATGGTTAATAGAATATCCAGGATTTTGATATGATTCAGGTCAACTAACTCAGAAAATATTATCAACATCTTCATCATTCGGCACTCAAGTCCAGAGACAAAATTTAGGGGGTTTTTATTTCTTGATGATCTTCGATTTTCAGACATCAAAGTCCAGAAATGTATCATGGTGATTAATTAAAAGATTTATCATCATCTCACCATAAAATAATTTCGTAATATTATTTCTTTCTGATATAGGGTGATTTTTGATATATCTTCCAATAATGATTAATAGATTATCCAGGACTTTGATGTGATCAAGTTCCAAGATCAACTAGAAAAGATTGGTTCCTTCATCATCTATATCCCAAGTCCAGATAAATCGAATACTCTATCCGTCCGAGTTTTAAAAAATTAATCAAGTTCAATATCCCCTGTTTTCCTCTGACATTCCTGATCTTTCTGTCGATCATATCAAGCTTGTCACTCAGACTCTTGGCGCCTCAAGCACTCTTGTTGTTGGCGTTCTTGATCATTCCTTGTTCGATGTTGAGCATCGGCTTCTCGTCGTCGCTTATCTTCTTCGTTCTGTCGTTGAGTTTTAGCGGTTTCTAAGCCCAATAAGGGCCCGGAAAGACATAGTTACACTATGTCTCCCTAGGCGCCGGCGCTCTGATTGGTGTTTCACCATCGTGACAATTGGATTATCCTTGATCGACTCGATCAATTCTAAATTCCTCGAGGAAATCAAGGCTAGAATACTCGAAAAAAACTAGCCATCTTTATGGCTAGTTAGTCCTAAAATTCATGTCGGTCTTTGATTTATTACCGAAGGAAATCTTGTTGCTTATCGGGTCCAAATTAGACTGTCAATCCTTGAGCTTCTTTAGTCGGGTCGCTCTAACTATTCGATCTTATCTCAACCCTAGTGAATTGACTGAATTAGTGCGGGTCAAAATTCAAGGGACCATTTTTCTCGATCTTTCTCATTATACCAGAGATCAACTAGGTCTAATGTCGAAGATTAGAAATCCTAATTCGATGATCTCGGCCGGTGGGACTCACTCCCTGATTTGTAACACCAAAGGTCAAGTCTTTAGTTTTGGAAATAATCAAAATGGGCAATTAGGATTGGATGATAGACGTAATCGATCTTCTCCTACTTTAATCGAATATCCCAAGTTCGGAAAGATAGTGGCTGTCTCAGCCGGTGGAGGACACTCCTTGATCTTGAATGTTCGAGGGCAAGTTTATAGTTTTGGCTATAATGAATATGGACAATTAGGTCTGGTAGAGAAATTCCAATTTGAGATGATACCTTTACTAATCGATACTTCGAAAATAGGGCCAATCGTGGCTATTTCGGCTGGTGGATATCACTCTTTGATCTTGAATGATCAAGGTCAAGTTTACGCTTTTGGTCAAGGAATTTGTGGCCAATTAGGTCTCGATGATGATGAAGATCGAACTCTCCCGACTTTGATCGAATGTCCCGAGATGGGAAAAATAATTGCTATTTCGGCTGGTCAAGGTCATTCCCTAATCTTGAATGATCAAGGGCAAGTCTATAGTTTTGGAGAAAATGAATTTGGACAATTGGGTCACGTGGACAACGACGAGGTTGGTCCTTCATTAATCTCGATTACCGAAAATAAATTGGCTACTGTCGCCATCTCAGCCGGAGCCGACCATTCTTTGGTCATCTCTCTTGAGGATGATCATCCTCAAGTCTTTGGATTTGGAGATAATGAGGCTAGTCAGTTGGGGCTATCTGATACTGACAATATATACTTATTTCCTACTTTACTCGAGGATTTTAAGATGATCAAGATCGCCATGATTTCCTCTGGCTACGATAGTTCTCTAGTCTTGACTTCCCAAGGACAAGTCTATCGTTTAGGACAAGACGGCGATTGTTATGAATTATTTGAGGAGGTTCGAGACATCATCGCTATCTCGAACCTCCTAACTCATCAACTCTTCTTGGATGCTTGGGGTCAAGTTTATAGTTTTGGACTCAACAAATGTGGACAGTTAGGTCTTGGGGATGATTCTTCTCGGGATGCTCCTACTTTGATCGAGGGATTCAGGATATAGCTCGTTTTTAAAAAACTAGAGAGGAAGATAATAGTGGTTAATCTCATCTAATCCGAAGAATAACTTCGATCATAATAGATATAATGATCAAATCAAATCTTTAGCTTCTTAATCTCAGAGAATATCATTATTATGAGACATGAATTATATTTACAACAATCATCCTTATTAGATGAGATAGCAATCAAGAATTACTAATGATTGGATGATCATACTGAGAAATTAGTACTTTCTCGTGATAAGATTGAATATTCTCTAAAAATGGATGATATCAATCATCTATCTGTGTCTTAAGTCGAGGAAAATAAGAATAACCTCTATTGTTATTAATATCCATTGATTGCCTCGGATATCCATATCTTAAGTCCCGAGATAAATGGTGGAATTATCCGAAATATATAACATAACAATAATACAAAATATTTTGTATTATGTTTTCTTCCCGATATAGGATATTTTCTAAGACGATGATTGTATTATGGTTAATAGAGTATCCTGGACTTTGATGTGATCAAGGCCAATTAACTCTTATTAAATACTCGATATCTATACCACCCATATCCTAAGTCCAGAAAAGAACTTTAGGGTTTTTTATTTCTTGGTGACCATTGATAACCAGCACTTAGATGCTGAAATATATCCTAATGATCAATCGGGAAGTTTCATCATCTTACCATAAAATATCATGAAATATTATTTCTTTTCGATATAGGAGATATTTTCGATCTATAATTCAATCATAGTCGATCGAATCCTTAGCACTTTGATGTGATGAAGACTAAGAATCAACTAGAAGAGATCGATTTACTCATGATTCACATTCCAAATCAAGGAAAATTCAAGATGTTCTATCATCCTTGTTAGATCTTCTATTTCTCTCACATCTGAGTCCCGTGATTTATTTTTCTCCTCGAGATCTTATCTTATTCATAGACTACCAAGATCTAAAATAGAAATTATCTCTTAATATATTTTTTTTAACATAGGGTTAATTATTAGACTCTAATCTCATCACAACTTTTGGATTTCTCTGGACTTAGCTCGAGAAAATCTAAAAATCTTATTATCATATATCATCCAGTGTTATTATCCACATCTAGGTCCATATCTACGATATATATCGTAGATACTTTGTTTTTTTATTAGAACCCTGGGGATAACCAATCCCTTAATCACTCTCCATTTTCTAATTAATCATTACTTCTTGTTCCCTTGATTTGATGACACCGAAACTACCTTCTGATTCTGCAATTGAGCCACTTTCTGTTGAGCCCAGGTTAACTGAGTAGAAGTAGTAGAAGTTGAAGTATTCTTACTTTTCATCTTCTTCTCTCCAACATAGTGCTCTTCGATGACACCTCCGTGAGCCAGAAACCAACGAGCTGATTTGTTCCAATGATTGGCAAAAATGTAGTCATCATCAACCAGGTAGACGACGGTCGGAAATTCAGCTCGAAAGACTCGCCCGACATACTGGACTAACATCTCATATTTCTTGATTGATGAGGCCAGAATTAAGAGATCGAAGGGTCGCCCCTCATAAGTGGGGCAAGAAGTGGCTGGATCAAAGCCAGTCCCGATTTTGGAGGTCGTCCCAATTAAGACCTGGGAATCAGAGTAATTCTTCTTATTGCCACACATATAGTCAACTGAGATCCCTTCTTCGAGGCAACTCTGATGGAGCAGGTAAGCGTGATCTTTAAGAAGAGTGAGAATCAACGTCTTGGCTTGCGGCTGAGATTTGATCAATTCCATGATCATCTGATTGCGCGCTCGATTCTCTAGAATTGAGCGGACAAAAGGGATCCATTTCAGATTACCATATTTGTCAATGGTCTCCTCATTTCGAACTGGGGATATTCCAGTGTTAATCTTCATGATGGTAAATGGTTGATTCGATTCTCGGAAAATCCCGTGGGTTCCGACCATCGCCTGGATCATCGAATGGAGTTCATCCTCTCGGTGGAGAGTAGCACTTTCAGCCAGGATATATCGAGGATTAAAGGCCAGAAGAGCACCGACTCGAGTCGGAGTACAGAACTTATGAGCTTCATCAATGATAACAAAGCCTACTTCGAGTCGTCTTTCTCGAGAGATCTTGGCCCAACGAGTATCCATACAAATGATCACCTCATAGGCTGGAGGCGGCGGGCCATGGTCGACAATCCAGACTCGAGCGTTAGTGAAGTCCTCAAAAGTCTTTTTCCATTGATTCATCAAGATTTCCATGGTCACCAGGACGACGGTCAGGTAACCAGTCCTCACCGCTAAGCTGGCTCCTAGAATAGTCTTGCCAAAGCCAGGATAGAGTCCCAGAGTGGTAGTGCGGAAGGTTTGCATTTGCTCCCAGGCTTCGGTTTCGATAGGGACTTGGTAGTCCCGTAATTTCCCGGTGAATTTTAACGAAATATTCGGGTGACCTATTTCCTCATTGGGAATGACCTGAAAGATCGAGGCGGCCACCATATAAGGCAGAATCATCACTTCTCCTTGACGTTGATAGAAGTGAATGAGTTGAGTCTGTTTCTTCTTATATTTCCCTTCGGTCGAGACGGCTTTGATCTCGAGGATCGAGGTGATTTTTCGATAAACTTCGGGAGAGAGATCAGAAAAGCGGACAATGCAAGCCATTTTAGCTAACTAATTACCTTAAACACACTTTTATTATTGATTCCTTTATAACCCTAACCACGAGCCCAAATTTTCTTCTTAATGATTCTGGGCTTGAACCGACAGGATACCTCGGACTTCCGGGCGACTACTTCCTCTAAAATGTTGAGTGTCAACAATGAAAGAACTTTCACTGAATGCACTGATGATAGTCAGGTGACTTCTCATCCTCAGCGCAGTATTTTAGAGGAGCTCAAGATCTATCCTTTCCCTGATGATGTCAAGACTCGGGCTAACCTGATCTACAATCAAATGACCTATAGTGTTCGACGGAAAAAGATTCGCTTTCAGCTCCTCTTTTTCTGCGTCTATAATGCTTACCTGGAGTTAGGATTGGAGGAAGAAATCGATCCCATTGTTATTGGCTCAGCCTTTGGTTTGGACGTGAGGGAAATGCAGAATTGCTATTCTCTCTTTTCTCCTCTTCAGACGGGCTACCGGCCGCCAAACAAGAAAATTAGTCCTCTTTCTTATTTTCCTCAGTATTGTGACAATGAACATCTCAAACTTTCTCCTGAAACCATTGATAATCTCAAGACAATGACTCGAAAAATTCTAGCCAAAGATCCTACTTTGTCTCGAGAGAATCCTCAAACGGTAGCGGCTGGTTTGTTTCGTTATTTTGTGGTTACGAATGGAATCATCATCCCCCCTTATAAGCTCAAGGAAATCACGGGTCGATCTAACGTGACGATTGATAATCTGTATAAGAGAGTGGCAAAAGTCGATAACTCCTGATAATCTTCATGAAGATTATCAGAGTCTGACGCTCTTGATGATCGAAGATCACAGGGACTGATTAGTCAAATGTTCGATAACCATCGAACATCTTTTTAAGTTACGGGCCAGTAGAATTGGCAAGCCCACGGATCCGGTGATCACCGGATCCTCTACTGGCCAGTTTTACTGGCCAGCTTAATACCTCCCTTCTTTGGGGGGTGCTAGCAAACAATGGATAAACACAAAATCCGATAATAATTTGGCTAAGATTTTGAGAATTATCTCATCATCACAGTTACCTTCACAGACTTGAATAACTTGAGGCATTCGGAAGCCCGTAGTCCCGAAGAGTGCCGAGGCAATCATCAGGGTCACGCCCACGTAAATTCGATATTGAGAGAGGTCAACTTTCTTCTGTTCTAAATGAATGAGGAGAGCCCCATAGCCTTTGTAACAACGATCCATTTGATGTTGTTGGGCGTTGTCCTTCATTAGATGTCTGATTTTGGTGGTCGCCTCTTCTGGTAAGGAAGACCGAAAATGGGGGTCCAAGATATCAGAGCTAATCCATTGGTCAGGAGTGACTGAAAATAAAGAATGGATGATTTCTCGGGCAGTAGGTCTCTTCTCCTTCTCAGCATCAAAGATACTGTAAGCTATCCGACGATATTTTCGCTCTGAGATCTCTAGTTTAACGATAGAACGCAATTCCTTATATGAATGAGGTTTATTGATCAAAATTCCAGCGGCTAACTCCAGGAAACAGACTCCGAAAGAAAAAATATCATGAGTAGCCTCTTTAGCCAAGATGGGGTCCATGTAGAGAGGAGAAGTGTTCTCAACTCGGACATACTTAGCCACACTGACGAAGCCGCAATCTCCTAGGACGGCCCGGAGCGGCTTCTTCTTAATCAAGATGTTACTGGGCTTGAAATCCCCGTGAACTAGATGGCGATCATGTAACTCAATCAGTCCCATCAGGATATCGTGGATGAGGGCCAGGTTCTTCTTCTGGTTATTATGATCTTTTTGATATCTCTTGTCTAACCATTTTCGGAGGTTAGTATGACACAATTCCATCTGAAGTTCGAGATTAGTGAAATCAACTCCCTCAACCTTGACTATATACTGACAATCGGATAGATAGACTAAGGCACTATATTCTTGAATCAAATGGTGGAGGCGAGAGAAAGTCTTCACGGCCTGATTGCCCGAGGCCGTAACTGTGCCATAGGATCCTTTCCCTATAATCATTTGGTAAATAGTCCAAAAACAAAAATTCTTATCTTGAGAAAAGATGCTATCAACACCCGACTACGTCGACTATTACACTCGGGATGATAATGTTCTCCCGGCTGAGACCGATCAGCCCGAGAAGAGCGATCAGATCGCGATTGGGCAATCGCGATCTGATCGCCTGGCTAATTACATCGGAATTGATGAGATTGAAGTCATCCCTGGTTATTCTTGGGATTTAGGTCATCATAATAGTCTGGAGAATGTCCTCATTAATCACGGCTACACTCCTCTCCATCGAATCATCATTGATCGAGACGGATCTCTTCACGGCAAGTACCTCAAATGTCTCAATCGTCGAGGTCAAAGTGTTTATGTCTTACTTGATGTCCCAGGTCACCTGTTAATCAAAGAATCCGATCATCGATTCATCATCGTTCAAGATTCTACCGTTCTCCCCCTCAGCCTGAAGATGGGAACTTATCATAAAGTTAACCAAGAAATCACCGGGGTGGCCTTTGAGTGTCGGGCTGATGTTCTTTACGTGGTGATGCGACCGCATAATTCCTTGACGCCCGTTGAGTTGGTCCTGGTTCATCAAGAGATCGAAATCGATTCATCAGAGTCGATCCTCGAAGGTAGCTGTATCATCCCCTTTCCCATTATTCGAATGAGCGAAATCCTGGCGGATCCTGAGGAGATTTTGGCCAATTCAGATCGAGTCCTTCGACGACTGAGAAATATGGCTTATGCTCATGAACGACGTCACTTAATTGAGACTAAGGACTCAGTCACTCATCTGACTCGGACCTTTGAGACTTTTTATGATTTATCGAGTGAGGTGGCCAAGAAAATCGCTGGAACCTTGGCTAAATTGGAAGAATATGAGGCGATCTACCAGACCAACCCACCAATCAATGAGAAAGAGCGAGAGAAGTATCGAAATTTGATCCTCAACATCGCTCAGCGAAATGAGAAGATGGTCCTGCTTCTCAAGTTGATCAGGAAAGTCAATAGCCTCAAGGGTGAATTTGACACTTTGACTCAAGACTTAGAGGAGGTCGTTGAGTTTTCGATAGCCGAGTTTGAAAACCTAGAAAATCGGTTGGATACTTGAGAGAGTCCGGGAAGTTGAAAGGATAGTTGGAACTTTGGGTCCTTGATGCAAGAGAAAGAGGATCGGCTTGATAATAATAAAAGATATTCGAGATGTCTCGAATATTTAGGAGATAGGTCCAGGATGCCAAAGGTATCAATGGATCTTAGATGATCATTGGATTGTCAGGGAATAGTTGGGATAATTGGACATTAGATAGTAGTGATTGATAGTTGGTCTATTTTTCTGGACTTATCACTCTGATTTCTAAGAAGAGACTTTGGGGTCTTCGGGCTGAGGATATTTTGATGGTTGGCTCTATCTTATAAAATATCTTGAGGAGGGGGACTCTATATTATGAAGTAACCCGGGCACCCCTATTTTTTGATGACTCCGATTGTTCTTTTTGATTTTGGGTCTTATCAGCCATGAGATGACATGAATCTTAGTTTTGTAAATATTATCGATTCTCTCATGGACTTTGATCACATCAAAGTCCTGAAGTTATCATCGGTTGATAATTTTGATGGAACCTAGAGTTAACCAAGGCTAATTGGACTCGACCACCTTCCTGATAATGTTTTTTTTATTTAGCTTGATTTAGCTGGTCCTGGTCTTCTGGGTTTAAGATGACCTTTGGGAATCTTGGGCCGAGGGTTTTTTTGTTGGTTATTCTAGACCATGAAAATATCTTGAGAGGGGGGTACTCTATATCATGAACTAACTCTGGTGGCCATATTTTTCGATGACCTCGATCTTGATTTTTGATTGTCAGAGATACTATTGGTTAAATCAATAAAGTCCAATAAATCCGATAAATATAATGGAATAATCCTACTTGATCATATCAAGATGACTAAAGTCTTAAGATAGGATCGATCCTCGGTTTATCATTCGGGACTTAACACTCTGGATTCTCAGAGTGATCATTGAAAATTTCGAATCAGTAGGTTATTCTATCCCATGATATCATTCGAGAAAGGAGGATCAGATCTCACCAAAGAAAATATTCTCAGTCTCGAGGACCAATTAATCGAAATCGATCAAGAGATTAGATTCCTTGGTGAGATGAGATTAACTGAGAATATAATGATATTAATCACATAGTCTATGATCCTTAATCAATCAGTGAGTTTTTGATTATTTGATATGATCCGACCATCGATATCAAGTTTCTCTTAATTCCATTGACTAACTTAGAGATCGAGAGATCGATCCAGATAATTACAAAAAGATATTCGAGACACCTCGAATATTTTGGGTGATAGGCCCAGGAAGACAAAGGAGTTGATGAATCTTTGATAGTCCTTGGATAGTTAAGAAAACAATGAGTTGATTGGATCATTGATTGTGTGATCGATAGTTAGTTGATTCTTAGGGATCGATCACTCTGATTTATAGAATGGGTCCTCAAGGAATCTGGATCGATAGGTTTGGGGACAATTCTATCTTATAAAATATCTTGAGGAGAGGGGCTCTATATTTTGAAACAACCCGAGCCACCCATTTTTTGATAGACCCATCGCCTATTTTAATTTTGGCATCCTACTAGCTGGAAATCAATGGAATCCGGTAGATTCTGATTTTCTAAATGTTCTTAATTATCTTCTTACTTTTGATCACATCAAGGTCCAGAAATTATCCTGGGTCTATGATATAACCATCACCTTAGTTAATCACAGTCAATCGGATTAGATCGAGTCCACCATTGTGGATATTGACAGCTGGTCTATTTATCTGGACCTGACACTCTGAATGCTCAGGAGAACCCTTGGGAATTTGGGGTCCTGGGATCATCAAGGCAACAATTGATCGGTTGAATATTTATTATGATGATTGACAGTTAGTTGAATTTTCGGGACTCATCACTCTTAATGATGGAGAGAGGCTTTTGGAATTTCGGGTCGACGATTTTTGAGGGATATTCTGGATTTATAATATTCTTGGGGAGGGGGATTCTATATTATGAAACAACCCAGGCACCCCTATTTTTTGATGACCTCGATCCTATTTCTTGATAGTTAGAGATGTCATTGATTGGGTCAATGATATTCAATGAACTCAATAAATATAATGGAATAGTTCTCATCGATCATATCAAGGGGCTGAAACCATAAGACCAAGACCTTCTTATCTATTTATCACATCAAGGTCCAGGAATTATCATCGGTTGAATTTAATGATAATTACGTTTTAGATTAGTTCATCTTTCTGGATCTATCACTCAAATTTCTCGAAAGGGCCCTCGATAATCCTAGGTCGATAGGTTCCAAGGATTATCCTATATTATGAAATATCTTGAGGAGGGATATCTTGTAATATGAAATAACTCAGGCACTCCGATTTTTTGATGACCTCTTCGTCCATCTTGACCATCAGAACTTCTATTGAATAGATCAATGATTCATCAACACCTAATAAATATTATCGGATAGTCCTCATCTCTCACATCAAGATGAGAGATGAGATAAAGTTACTCCGAAGAAAACTAAGTCCTTGATTAAAAGAGGACAACTCAGATCAGACCATAAAAACATCAAAGATATCTTTGATGTTTGAGAATTCTATTGACAGATCAAGGATGTCATTAGCCATCATGAATAATCTATTTATCCTTGGTTTACAGCTGAAAAGCAGAGGATGGTACAAATGAATAAAAGATATTCGAGGTGTCTCGAATATTTTGGGTGATAGGACCAGGATGTCGGATGAATTGGTGGATCATAGAGAGTCATTGGATTGCCAAGGAAAGAATAGTCTGATAGTAAACTCAATAATAATGATCAATAGTTGGCTCATGATTCAGGACCCATCACTCTGGATTATCAGAAGAGCCCTTAGGGATTTTGGATCATTGATATTTGGGGGTGATTCTGTCCTGTGACAATATCTCGAGAAGAGAAATCTTATAATTTGAAACAACCCAGAAATCCCTATTTTTTGATGAGGCAGTTCTTTGGCCTTGAGTCTTAAAGTTTTTGTTGGTTATATCAATGATACCCAATGAATCCAATAAATATTATAGAATAGTTCTCACCAATCATATCGAGATGATCAAGATCCAGGAATTGCCATTGGCTGATTTGATAATTATGGCTCATTCATCCTTGGTTTATTTTTTCGGGATCTATCACTCTGGATTCTCAAAAGGAGCCTTTGGGACTCAAAATCAAGATATTCGAGGGTAATCCTATCTTATAATATTTCTTGGAGAGAGGGGTCTTATAATTCTGAAACTACCCAGACTCCCCTATTTTTCGATATTATGTTGATTATGTCCATAATACTCAATAATCCAATAATTATCATTGATCAATCTCAATGAAGCACCTCAAGATCAATCAATGGTTGGTAAGAATGAGAAAATTATCAATCCTTGATTAGAAGGGGATAAATGGGATTTGTGTGATAAAGATATTCGAAAATACTCGAATATCTGGCAACTAAGGGATGAGATGTGAGATACCGCCCATCACCATTAAAATTTTAGTTTATCTCGAGATGATCAAGACCAAATGACTTAATCAAGTTCTTGATTTTGATTCTTGATGGTTAGCTTATTCTTCGGTGCCTATCACTCTGATTTCTCAAAAGAGTCCTTGGGACCTTGGGTCGATGAGTTTTGAGGATAGTTTCGAATTATAAAATATCTTGAGGAGGGAGGTCTTATAATTTGAAACTATCCGTACACCCGTATTTTTTGATGACCCGATCCTTATTCTTGATCGCTAGCATTTCGATTGATTAGATTGATGATGCTCAACCAATCCAATCGATACTATGAATTAGTCTTAATGGGTCATATCAAGATGACTGAGATCCTAAGATTAGACTATTCTTAATGTCCGTCAATCAAGGTCCAGGAATTGTCATCAGTTGATTCGATATTAATCATCGGTTCAGTTCAGTCTATTTTTTTGGGCCTATCACTCTGTATTGTTAAGATAATTCTTGAGGACTTTTGGGCCAAGGTATTTGAGGGCAACTCATCATAATAATATTTCTTGGAGAAGGGGACTCTATATTATGAAACTATCCGGGCGTCTCTGTTTTTTTGATGACCCACGTCCCTCATTCTTAGCATTTAGAAATCTATTGGATAGATCAATCAAAGATCTAATTTATCGATTCTCAGTCTTCGATCTCACCATCTCAGAATGATCATCAGCTCATTATTTCTGTCGTGGCCGGCAGATTTTATATTGAAAGATCAAGGATAAATTATCGATGTCATCTAATCGATCATACTTCAATCATTGATCAAAGAGAAAAGAAACACCCGAATGATTTCGGGCATTTTTAGGAGTTAAGTCTCAGAGAGATAGAGGGGTTGATAGATTTTATATCATCATTGGGTAATTAAGGAAAAGGAGAACGATTAGGGACTTGATAACGATGAACAATGGGTGATGAGGTTTTCGGGACTCATCACTCTGAAGTTTCAAGAGTGCCCTTGGGGTCTTCGGGTTGGGGTACTTCAGGGATGATTCGTTGTAATAATATTTCTTGAGAGGGGGTCTATATATTATGAAACAACCCTGAGATCCCTATTTTTGATGATTCTGATTATTCTTTTTGATTTTGGGTCTTATCAGCCATGAGATGACATGAATCTTAATTTCATAAATAACATCGATCATCATATGAACTTCGATCATATCAAAGTCCTGAAATTGTTATCGGTCGATGTTCTTGATGGATTATGGAGTTAACTAAGGCTAATCGGACTCAATTGAGAATTCGATGGTGGTTTTTTTGCTTAGTTTGATTTAGTTGGACTTAGCCTTCTGATTTCTCAAAGGGGTCCTTGAGTTTCCGACTCGATGAATTTTGAGGGCAATTCTATCTTATGATAATATTTTGAGGAGAGGTACTTTGTATTTTGAAACAACCCGGATACCTCTATTTTTGATGATGCCACTGCCTATTTTTACTTTGGCGTCTCATCAGCCATTAATCAATGAGATTTGGGAGATTCTGACTTCTTGAAAATTATCCGATCCTCCTTTTATCTTTGATCACTTCAAAGTCCAAGAATCGTCATTACTTCACGATCTTAATGAATCCCAGAGCTAATCAAGGCTAATCGAATTATATTGGATCCTTGACGATAATTTTTTATTTGGTCGGATTCATCTTGACTTGAAGGGATATAGCGCAGATATAGCTCCTTCGGGCCCAACGAGGACCTAGCGTTCTGGATTCTTGAAAAGTCTTTTGGGCCTTCGGATTGAAGGCGTTTGGGGGTAATCTATATTCATGATATTCTTGAGTAAGGGGAGAGTTATAATTTGAAACAATCCGGACACCCCTATTTTTCATGACCCGGGTTCTGATTTTTGATAGTTAGCATTTCCACCAGTTAAATCGATGATACTCAATAAATCCAATAAATATTATGGGATAGTTCTCGCTAGTGGCACCAAGATGACTGAGATCTTATAATCAAGATCTTCTTGATGCCCATCATATCAAGGTCCAGCAATTGCCGTCGATTGAGTCGATAATTATGACCCGTTAGTCTTTGGTCTTTTTTCGGGACTTATCACTCTGGGGTTTCAGAGATAGTCTTTGACCACCCAAAGTCGAGGGTGTTTGGAATAATTATATCTAATAATATATCTTGAGGAGGAGGACTCTACATTATGAAACAACCCGGACGTCCCTATTTTTGATCGACTTCATCATCGATCTTGAAAGTTAGAGATTCTATTGATCAAATCAATACTCCTCAATAAATCTAATAAATATCATTAGTCGGTCTCATGATGCACCTCAAAATCAATCAATCGTCGCAAGAATCAGAAAATCATAAAGCCTTGATTAGAAGGGGATAAATATAGATACCTAACGAAAATATTCGAGGCTTCTCGAATATCTTTTGATTCTAGGACTAAGTCCATAAAAAGTGGAGGATTGATTATCGTGATTTAGATCTCGAAATAATCAAGGCCAAAATGGGTCAATCGGATATTTGATAGTAATCATTTGACTTTGGTCTATTTCTTGGGACCTAGAGAGACATAGTTATACTATGTCTTTCCGGGCCCTTGTTGGACCTATCACCATGATTTCTAGAAAAGGTCCTTTGATACTTAGGATCGACGGGTGTTAGGGGTAATTCTATCTTATGAAATATCTTGAGAAGGGGGACCTTATATTATAATATAACCTGACTCACCCTATTTTTTGATGACCCGGATCCTGATCGTCGATCGTTAGAATTTCTATTGATCAAGCCGATGTTACTCGACCAACTCGATAGATACTATGAAATAGTCATAGTGAGTCTCATCAAGATGACTAAGATCTTAAAATCAAAGAATCATTAGATTCAATCATATCAAGGTCCAGAAATTGTCATTGATTCAATCCGATGATTAATATCGATTTATAGTTGGTTTATCTTTCAGGACCTATCACCCAAGATCATCAGAAAAGTCCTCGATGGCTTCGGGTTGGGGGTATTCGAGGGTAACTTGTTGTAATAATATTTCTTGAGAAGAGAGACTCTATATTTTGAAACCACCCGGACACCTCTATTTTTTGATGACCTTCACCGCCCATCTTGATAATTAGGATTCTATTGGATAAATCAATGAAAGACTATAATCTTAATAGTATCGCGATAGAAATCTCGGACTTATTGGTTATCCTTGGTCTTTGATCTCATCTTCTTAGAGTGGTCGATTGACTAATTGTTTCCATCTTGATTCTTATATTTTTCATTGGGAGATCAAGGATATAATATCAATGTCATCTAGTCAATGATTCTTCATCAATGATGATGAGATAATCAAGAACCATTATACTAGTCGAACACTCATATCTTACGTCCCAAGATTTGTCATCGATCAAAGAGAAAATAAACATCCGAAATCATTCGGATGTTTATAGCAGTTAGGCCTCAAAGGGGCAGAGAAGTTGATTGGTTTGTCATCATCATTAGATAATCAAGGAAAAGAAAGATCGATTAGAAACTTATTAGTGATAGATGATGACTAGTCGAGTTTTCTGGACTTATCACGTTGAAGTTCCAAGATAACTTTTGGGGTCTTTGGTTGGGGATATTTTAGGGCTCTCTCTATCTAATAATATTTCTTGAGAAGGGGGGTCTTATAATTTGAAACAATCCGGGCATTCCTATTTTTCGATGACCCAAATCTCGATTTTGATTCTGATGTCTCATCAGCCACTAATCAATGAGATCCAAGATATTCAACCAATAATAAGAGCCTATTCTCCTCTCCTCATCTTTGATCACATCAAGATCTAGGGATGGTTATTAGTCTTCAATCATAATGAATTTATGAGCTAATCAAGGCCAATCAGACTCGATTGAATTCTTGATAATGGTTTTTAATTTGGTCTGATTTATCTGGACTAAGTCTTTCAGTGTTAAGAAGACCCCTTGTGATTTCGGGCCAAGGGATTTATCGAGATTATTCTAGGTCATGAGAATATCTTGAGAGGGGGTATTACAGTTGATGAAAGAACTCAGAGGCCTCGATTTTTTGATGGCCCGGTCCCTATTTCTTGGTTGTTGATAATGGACTGATTGAGTCAATGATATCCAGCGAACTCGATAAATATTATCGATTAATTCTTGTTGATTACATCAAGATCCAGGAAGAGTCATTGATCGAATGGGTATTATGATCCGTCGATCTTTGGTTAATCTTTCGGGACTTAACACTCTAGATTCTCAAATGACCCTCTGGAACTTAGAGTTAATGAGTTATTCTCATCTTATAATATTTCTCTAGAGAGGGGTCATAGATCATGAGATCACCCGGATCCTCTATTTTTTGATGATCTTGGTTGTCTTTCTTGATTACTAAATATTCTATTGATTAGTTCAAGGATACTCAACCAAACTATAAATCTCATCGATCGACCTACACTAGATACCTCAAAATCAATCAATCGATGAGAATAATCAAGAAAATCATCAATCCTTGATTAACAGGAGGAATTAATGAATTTCACTTGATGTAAATATTCGAGAGTTCTCGAATATCTTTTGGCTGAAGGGTAGATCCATAAGATCTGGGTTATCGATCGTCGCGATTTGGATCATGTCATATCTTTGATTAAGTAAGGCCAAAGTGAATCGATTGGATACTTGATCGTGATGATTTATCTTTGGTCCATATCTCTGGATCTATCGCTCTGGTTTTTCAGAAGAGCTCTCGAGAACTTCAGATCAGAATATTTTGAGAGTCAACTCTATCTTATAAAATATCTCGAGAGGGGGTACTCTATATTATGAAGTAACCCGGACACCCTTATTTTTGATGACCCTAATCCTCCATCCTGATTACTCTGATTATCGTTCAATAGATCAACGAATATTATTCGATAACCCTGATCTCTCACATCAAAATGAGGGGGCAACCAAGATTTCTAATATATCTATTACTCTTGCTACTTAATCTCATCTCCATCCAAGATAGGTCATCGACTAATTATTTCTTTGGTGATTATTGAATTTTATCTCGAGAAGATGAGAGAATCAATGAGATGATGATCGAAAACATTGAGTCCTTGATTAAGAAGGGATAAATCATCCTTGGTGGCAAACATTCAAGGATCCTTGAATGTTTGAGATACTTAGTCATCAAATCAAGGAGGTTTGATAAGATGATTAAAGATAAAGGATCCTTGATTTTCAGCTGAGAAATAGATATTCAACACCATCCAGTAACTCGGTGATAAGAGAAAAGCAAAGACATCCGAAATCATTCGGATGTTTGTTAGGGATTAACTAAGGCCAATCAGACCTGTTGAATCCTTGATTATAATTATCAACAATTGGTTAGATTTTCTGGACTTATCATTCTTGATTATTAGTTAGACCCTTGAGGACTTTGGATCGAGGAATTTTGGGGCCATTCTGAGTTATTAAAATATCTTGAGGAGGGGGATCTTATAATTTGAAACTACCCGAACATCCCTATTTTTGATGACCCCATGTCCCATCATGATACTCGAAGATTCCATTAATCAACTCAAGGAAATCTAACGAGCCTGATAAATATTATGGAATAGTCACCATCGATCATATCAAGATAACAAGACTCGGATTATCAATCACCTACTTACTCTTGTCTCATCATAATCCCAAAATTATCATTGGTTTAATATTTTCATGATGATTCTTGAGGCTGAGATTGAAGAGATGAGAGAGATCAAGATTATCCAAGATATCAACGAGTTTTTTTTTAAACTTACTCATCAAGATGATTGATTCTAGACTCATCCAATCTCATACAAATCAAAAATCTATCAGAACCTAAATCCTCTAATCAAAGTAGGAATAGATGTCCCATCTTCATCTCCGAGACCCAACTGATCATATTCATTGCTCCCGAAGCTGAGAACCTGACCTTCAGAATTCATGATCAAGGAATGAGAATCACCAGCCGAAATGGCTGATATCTTCCCAATGGACAACTCGATCAAAGTAGGAAAAGGAATATCATCGTCACCTCCGAGCCCCAATTGCCCATATACATTACTTCCAAAGCTAAAAACTTGTCCCAAAGAATTCAAGAGTAGAGAGTGGTGACTACCAGCCGAAATAGCCACCGCTTTCCCGAATCCGGAATCTTTGATCAGAAGAGGAGTGACACTACCATAGTCAATATCTCGACGACCTAGCTGACCAGATGAATTACTTCCAAAACTGTAGATTTGTCCTTGATCGTTCAAGACTAAAGAATGAAATCCACCAGCTGAGATAGCCACGATTTTATTAACTCGGAGGACCAAAACAGGCAAATATCTATTGGCTTGATCACCTAACCCCAACTGACCATTTTCATTATCCCCAAAACCAAAAACTTGACCTCGATGATCCAAAATCAAGGAATGACATCTTCCAGCCGAGATAGCTATTACCTTGACTGATTTGATACTCTCGATCAAGGTCGGGATTTTCTTCTCGATCTGATTCTCGGTGCCCAGCTGACCTCGTTTGTTAGATCCACAACCATAAACTTGACCTTGGGAAGTCAAGAAGAGAGAATGGATGGTTCCAGCTGAAACATCAATGATTTCCTCAGTTCTCAGAGATTCGATCCAAATGGGGGCCGACTGGTTGTCATTGCTATTTAATCCCAATTGTCCAAAGATATTATCTCCACAACTATAAGCTCGACCTTGAGAAGACAAAAAGAGAGAATGAGATGAGCCGGCTGAGACAGATATCACTCTCGCGGATCCTAGCGGATCTATCTTCTCGATTCTGGGAAACTTAATAAGAACTGGAGTTTTCCCACTTTGCATACTACTTCCAATCCCCAATCTTCCTAGGGTCTTATTACCGAATCCAAAGGCTTGACCTCGAGAATTCACAACTAAAGAATGGCTAGTGCCAGTTGAGAGTAATGAGGACTGACTGTTCCTTTGGCTCAAAAAACCCAGTTGTTTCTTGGTGAAATGTGAGAGATCGAAGAGAATAGTTTCGGTTAATTTGATTCTCAACATTTCAGTCAGTTCACCAGTGACTTCGAACATTTGATGGAATCTTCGAGAGATCAAGCCCAACTTACTCAGGGATCGACTGTCTAATTGCATTCCAATGAATTTTAGGGTTTCCTTGGGTAAAAGATCCAAGACCGACAGGTCATTGTCAAGGAGATTGGAGTATCCAAGAATTCGAATGATTCTATCTCGTTCAATCTTAGGAAGGCCCAATGAATGAGCTAATTCCTCAAGTTTCTCATCGGGACTCGAGAGAATGAAGGAACTGGTGTATCTAGTCAAGGGTATCCCTTGACTCTTATAAGCTAACAGGAAATCCTTGATAAGAACTGAGGAAATCTCAAGATCAGGATAATTAAGAAGATAATCCCAGACGAGGAGATAACTGTCCTCGGAACTCTGAGGAAGATGAAGATCGTCCTGTCTCAAAAATTCTTCGATTTCATTCAATGGAATGGTGCGGAAAGTATTGAACCAAAACTTGAGATCCATGATTATTTAGAGAATCTCAAGCATTCTCGAGTCATCGATGTCATTTCGATGAATGAAGTTGAGCAATATTAGGCCTTTGATTAAGAGGTGGTAAATTGGACTGAATGGTAAAGATACCCGAGAATTCTCGGGCATTTGAGATATTTCTTAGTAAATCAAGGGAGTCTGAAGAGATAATCGAAGACAAGAAGACCCTTAATTTTCCGGTTGAGAAAGAGAGGATGGTGATATTCTGATTGTGAGATAAATGGTTAGATTCTATCAATCTCATCAAGTCAATGAATTCTTATTATCACTTGAATAGAAAGACGTCTGAATAATTTTGGGTATCTGTTAGGAGATAAGTCCAGGAAGACAGAAAATCGGAAAATTTTTATCATATCCCGAGCTAACTAAGACTAATCATGATCAATCAGGCTCTTGATCATGATTGTCATTGATTAGTCTATTTCTCTGGGGTTCGAGGTCGATAGTTTTTGGGGGATTCTGAGTTATGAAAATATTATGAGAGGAGGTATCTCATAATATAAAACAACCTAGACACCCCTATTTTTTTGAAGAACCTCAGATCTTCCATAGATGATGAGGAGCCATTGACTTGATGTGGTCGATATAGTTTAACTATTTATCTCATAATTATAAATTATCATCCTCTCTTTCTCAGCGGGAAACTAATGACCCTCTAATATCCTATCGTCTATTCAGATCTCCTTGTTCTATCAAGAATTATTATAGATATCCATGATGTCATGGGTATTTTTGTCATCTGATCTAATTACTCCCTCTTAACCAAGGATTTAGGAAGACATAGTATAACTATGTTTTTCCGAGCCCTTGTTGGGCTTAGAATTTTTATCGTCACCTTGACTCATTCATCGGAATAGTATTGAGTAACCAAGATCATTCAAGAAATCAGATGAAATCATCGGTTATTTAGTAACTAATTCAGTTGGTAGATGATAAGCCCACCCTTATTATTCTCTAAATCTAACAACTATGATATCATAGACATACAAGACAGATTGTATGTCTTTGTTCTTCTCTCTAATTTAGAATATAGAAGAAGCTCAAAAATCCTCGGTCAATCAACTAGTTTTTTTCAATCATGCCTAATCTTCGGTCGATAGCAACGCCAACATTCTCCATTAAAGTTCGTCAGGATCGAATCACCAGATTCGGCCATTGGGAATGGGAGAAAATCAGTATTTGGGTTGACACAGATATAGATATTGTGGCCAATACTTGATGAAAGACCTGATTTTTCGGGCTGAGGTGAGGTGATTATTTCTTTAGTCATCTCAGAGCTGGACCTTTGACCCATGATTATTATTTTATCGAAGTCCTCATGAGACCAGTTAATTCTATGGTCATTCATATTCTCTATTTCTCATTGATCAATACTCTCCAAGAATCTCACATCAAATCGCGGTTTTTTTGATTACTTATTATGATCAGACCATCGGGAACAATACCAAGTTTCCCCATCAGCTGTTATCATAATCATATCACGGGGTCCTTTTCTTTGAAGGAAGTCTTGTTGATCGATGCATCGACTGGTTTCACAAATATAAGGTCATAATCAGAGACTGGGGTTGTCTTTGATGAGGAAAGCCCAGGTAAACTAGCCATTAACTTTTTGAACATTGAGGAAGGATCTTCTTTGGTGATTTGCGTGCTGGATGTTTCGGCCATGATTATTGGATTTTCTTGGAATCTTAATATTCAATCAGTCATATTCCAAGTCCTGACTTTTAGTCTATCCGTTAGTTGATTGATGATTATTGAATAATCATCATATCAAGATGTGAGTTTTTTTAACTCATCTCTTTTATGATCACTCATCCTTCTTCTCAGCCGATTGTACTGAGGAATCTACAATAATTTCAGGCTGAACTATTTCAGGCACTTTACAGTAAGCTAACTCCTCTTTTTCTAGAGCCTTGGGGACTACGATCAAGTTTCTCTTGGTACCATTGGTTGGCTTAGGAATGGGGATAGGGATGCTTAGCTTCTTGGGTTTCTGATCCTCATTCTCGTCTTGTTTGGCCTCATTCTTCTCATCCCTACTTTTCTTCTCATCAACCACCGGTCGAGGACACAGAGGGGGTAAGATATTCACTTGAGGCTTGGGATCACTCGGCTCATCTCGGACTACCACGATAGATTGACTTTGATTCTTGGCTCCTCTTTTCTTCTGGTTATTTGGTCTCTCTGGTCGTCGTTCTCCCTCGGGTCGTCCCTTGTTGTTGGGCGTTCGGCGACCTTCTGATTGTCGGGTTCCTTGATGGCGAATGTCCGATTGCAGAACCCCTAGTCGGCGACCCTCCGATTTCCGTCCCTTCTCCTTAGCCCAATAACACTTGAAAGTAGCTCGTTTGTGCCCATTGACTTCGGGCCAATGAGTATCATTCAAGAGGACTCGAACTAATTGGATTTGAACTTGAGATACTTGTTCATTGAAGGTGATGTAGCAACTACCCTTAACCTCTCCTTCTTCTCGAGATTTAATAGGAATTCCGAAGTTCCAGGACTTGTCAGGCAAGATATCCCACTCAGCTAAATGTTTCAATTTATCTCCAACGACGGCGACAATCACTGTATCGACGGCGCTGAAAACCGAAGGAACCGGGACGAAGAGTTGTCGAGAAGTCGAATCAGTCTCGTTATTCTTGAAGAGATAGGGGGCAATCCTAATTCCTGACTTGGCGGAAGCCGGATCTTGAGCTGAGTAGCCAGCCTCACAGGCGGCCTGATAAGTCTTAAGACTCATGATGGCAATGGTATTATTAGTCTCTTTACCATTGACATAAACCACTCGAAGATAACCCAACTCACCATATTGACTGAGGGTCTCATCGAGATGAGGTAGACTGAACTTGGAAGTTATCAAGTAAACTTGAGGAAAGGGAGACTCCATATGATGATCTATGATTTATGACCTATTAGATCTCATCGTTTTTCATTTTTGGATATTATATTTGAGAGTTCCCTAACTTGATAACAACCATCTCAAAAATGATCCATCTCTCAATTCGTAACTTTCGCTGCTGGACTACTTTAGACCTAGAACTTCGGGTCGGGAGTTTCAATCTAATTAAGGGGGTCTCTGGTTCGGGCAAGACGACTCTTTTCCAAAGTATCGCCTGGTGTCTCTATGGTAACCTGAGGTTGGTTTCCCCGATTTGGGCTGAGAAAGCTAAAACGATGGTTTCCCTCAGTTTCCCCCATGTCTTCAAGGGTAAGATGGGTCAATTGAAGTTGATTCGCTATAAACATCCCAATCGACTCAGTTTAGAGCATGATGACTCGTATTACGAGGATGAAGTGGCCCAAAAACTAATCGACCAAATCTTCGGGACCTATGACCTGTGGTTGGCCTCTTGTTATATTGGTCAAGGTTGTCGAAATAGTTTCTTGGTTTCCTCTCAGGTTGGTCGCATGGAGTTTCTTAATAGTTTAGTCTTTCACGCCGAGGATCCTAGTCTCTATTTAGATCGAGTAACTTCTCTTCTTCTGGAGACTAATAAGGAATACGATCTCAAGTTAGCCCACTATCTCAAGAACCTCGAGAAGATGAAGGAGATGATGGAGATTTTAGATTTAGATCGGGCCGCTGAGCTCTCTTCCCTTGAGATGATGAGGCAAGAGCAAGAAGTCATTCAAGAGAAGATAGTTGCCCTCAATCTAGTCAAGAACCAACGGGAAATCGACACTTCGTTACTTCGAAATTTCGAAGAGCAACTTGAGCATCTTCGGCTCTCTGGTCCCGGGTTGGCTCCAGTGCTCAAGGAAGGAGTGATCGAAGGAATCCGAAAATGTCATTTTGACCCGGATGATGAGCTCGGGGACGTAAGTCGCCGAGCCGACGAAGTTGATCTCGGGGGAACCATCACCAGGATAACTTCGATCCTCCCTTCTTTGCAACATCGAGATCTCTTATATCGTAACTTCCTAGAAATCCCGAATCCTCAGGGACACTTTACTTCCTTCAGGGAAGATGAATTCTATACTCACCAAGATTATTTGGATACTTGTTTGAAGGAAAAGGCCTTGAAAGATCAACGGGAACTGGCTCAGAGTCTGGGAGTCTCTTATCATCAAGACGAAATCGAGAAAACGATCCTTAGTTACCAACAGATCTTAGAAACTCAGAAATCCCTTCCTCTTAGAGAGCAGCTAACTCGAGAAAAAGAGGCCATTCAGCAAGAAATCTATAAACTAACCAATCAACATCAAAGTCTCTTAGTTCCAATCAAGCTCCTCCTCATTCCACCGGAGCTCCTGATTCCTCATGAGATCAAGGTCCTTGATGAGAGTCGATTCGAAACTGCTTCCTTGAAAGCCTCTTTACATTTATGTTTCCAGGAGCAAGGTCGGACTCAATCAACGATTGCCATTCTAGAAAAGAATCAAGATATTCTCTCCTGTCCTAGCTGCCAAGTCCCGGTCCGGTACCATGGAAATCAATTGTGTTTGGCTGGGGCTGAGCCGGTCAGTCACCAGGAGCTAAGTCGAGAAAAAGAGAATCTTCGCCTTATCACTCAACAGATCCGAGCTACTGAAGGGCAAATCAAGGATCTAGAAAATCTAAAATCGTTAGCCTTAAGGTCCATCGAGCAAGCCAAGGAAAAAGAGCGAAGCCGAAATCTCCGAATCCAAAATTTGGAAAACGAGAACGCGCGCCTCATCTTCGAGCAAAGTCGCCGAGATCAAGAACGAATTAAGGTCGAACTAAACCTCCGGGACTTAGAAAGTAAGATAATCACTATCACTCAAGAAATCGAAGAGCATCAGCGGATCCATGGTCTGATGACCGGAGGAAAGATTCTCTCCTCTGATGAGATCAAGAACCTCCACCTGACTCTAGGGAAACTAATGACCTTGGTGGTCCTCGAGGAACCGAGTCCTTCTAGTGCTCATCGACTCAATTGGTTGAATTATCAAGAAATCAAGCAGCTATATCAGAAGAGACATCAGGAGTATCACGATTTTCTGATCACCCTAGGCTTTCCCTTCCGAGAACTGACCACTCTTGAGGTTCAAGCCACTCTTAGGGCCCTCGAGACTTATCAGCGGGATCTCTTCAGTTACCGAGAGCGAATGGAGCAACATCAGACACTCCTCAATTCTCTCGAGGAACGAGCCGATAAATTAAGGAGTAATTTAGCTCCAGATCCCGAACCAGAAATCAGAGATCTAGGATCAGAGGTCAGTCAACTGACTTCCGATTTACGATTAAAAGAAGAAAACGACCAGTTCCTGGACTTTCATGCCACTGTCACACAAGAGCGAGAGGAAGTGACTCAACTTAATAATCGACTCAGTCATCTTCAGATCTTGAAGCAGCATATCGCTGAGACTGAGTGTCATCTCCTCCAAGAAGTGGTCGATGGAATTAACACCAGTGTCAATGGCATTTGTGAGACACTCTTCGATCGAAACATTACTATTACCCTGGGTCTCTTCAAGACTACTAAGGTCAGTAAGAATACCAAACCCTCAGTCAACTTCACTATCTCTTATCAAGGAGGTAAGTTTGATAATATCAATCAAATGAGTGGGGGTGAAGGTGATCGAGCCTCAATAGCCTTGACTTTAGCCCTCAATCGACTGTCGGCTTGTCCCCTAATTATGTTAGATGAATCCCTCGATTCCCTGGACTTAGATATGAAAGAGACCACTATTCAAACTATTCGAGAAACCACTGAAGCCACCGTCTTGGTCATCGACTATGGGATGCCCGAAGGTTATTTTGATCGAGTCATTGATGTTGATCTTCTCAAGTAATGGGGTTCTAATAATCGTTAGTTATCTAACTAACGATGTTTATATCCACACTTAAGTGTGAATATTATTCCGAAAGTTCTCGGGTTCAAAGGGGAATGGTTGGGGAACATTATTTTCGATTCGATTGAGTCTGGTTCTCATCACATCTCGCCTAGTTCCTCCTGGTAAAGTGTCTAGATGAGAGATAATCACCTGACGCTCTAAGTTGATGAGAGGAGTCTGCATCTGGGTCAAGAAATTATCTAGTTCACGACCATGTCTCTTTCCTAGCAGGTGAACTAAGTAATAATAGGCGGTCTTGAGAACCGTATCGGATCCGAAACCCATACAGTGCTTACCCAAGGCAATTAGGTCTAGAGTGCCTTTGATCGGATGATTAGCACAACTGCCTTCTTGGGAAGAGAAATCATAGTAGATGGTACTCAAATTATCAATAAACTCTCGGACCTGAGCATCTCCCTCATACCTCTCACGAATGTTACCTCTCACCACTTCTTGAATATAAATGTGTTCATCTCTGATTTCAGGGGTAACGCCCTTGATATCACCCATCATTCGATTAGTGTTGATGATCCAGGGGTAACCTGGTCCGCGCCAGAACCTCATCCACATCGCGTGATGAAACATCCAAGCCAAGTAGAGTTCCAGCTGATAGCGTTGATCCGAAGTAAAGGTGGCTAACTGGGATTGAAGATTGGCCAGATAAGCCTTGACTGACTTCATAAACTCTAACCCGACCTTAACTTTCTTTAACAAACTCTTAACTTGGTACTTATGCTTAGAAGCCTCTAATAATTCCTTGAGTTCCTTGATACTCTTCAGAGTAAAAACATTAGGCAAAGGATTACCTTGGGCATCTCGGGCCTCAGCTCGCCAGTCAGGGACTTGGAAAAGAAAGGCTCCCTCGCTCTCTTGGAAACTGGCCTCTAACTCACTGGCTTGGTAACAACTGTAATTCTGGTGGACGCCATAAGAAAGAGTAGGATCAGCTAGGTCGTGTTTATCAGTCTCCCCATGAGTATCAGCCGTAATAATATTAATGGTCTCATCGTTGTTACAATAGCCTACTGAGGAGATCGACCATCTCGGTTCTTCCCTCAAATCCTCCTGAATGACTCGCATTAACTCAACTCTGGAGCCCCATTCCCGTCGAGGCTCATAGGCCGTAATTAACTCCTGGTTGGTGTACTTGACCAAGGCTGGAGGAACTTCCTTGATTGGAAGGCGTCGAAGATGGGGCGGGTCAGGGGTATCCGAAGCTCGATCGAAGACCGATTGATAGGAGGCCAGTTCCCCTTGAAGATAGTTGATTTTCTCGTCAAGAGTCATGAGTTCCAGATTGTGAATGAAGCCCAGGCCCAGATGATCACTGTATTCTTGAAAGAGTCGATGAAATTCTTGATCCTTGGTCTTGACTTCTCTCAACTTCTGGGTCATAGTCATGATGATCTTCTCAATCTTGGAAGGTGGTAATGACATCAGATAAGTATAGGGACCTAGGCCCAGGTATTTCTGTTCCTCATGATTGATGAGTTTGTTAACTAAGAAGGCTAGGCCATAGACTGAGTTAGGGGTTAATTTTCGAATTTCTTGGACTCGATTATTGTCTAAGGAATTAGGGAATCCGGTGACTATTTGACCTGAGAGGATCGAGAAAATCAGAGCCGCCCGATCAATCGGGCCCGTGTATTTCGATCCGGCCAAAGTCTGCAGTTCCTTGAGGGACATCTGGGCTACTTTTCTTCTTTGTTGACGAGTCAGATCGTTCCGATAGGGAGCATTGGAGAGACTTAGGTACCAGAGGAGATCATAGCTTACGGCCGGATCATCGATCTTGGTCCCGAGAATGGTGGCCATCGTGTTATTCACATGGATTGAATTTGAGTTCATCAAGTATCGCCACATCTCATCAATGGGGGCATGAGGATCGCCATTCAAACCTATTAAACTAATCGAAGTTATTCCCAACTTCTCGGCTATTTCTGAACAGATCAGGTTGTATCGATAATTCAGAGGAATGAAGCTCTTGATTTTCTGTTGGAGCTTAATGGTGTTCTCTTGTCGCAGAAGAAAGTACTGACCAATGGCCGCAATGGTCAACAGGGAAAAGATGACTGGAAGATCAAGGGAAGCTCGACTGGAAGAATTTCGATAATATAGATATCGGAGAATGAAAAAAACCGAGATGATGATGAGGATACCGATGATAATCAACATATCTTCTTCTTTTCCAGTGTCAAAACCATTGAGTTCGATCAGGAAGAATGAGAGAACGATGACGTAATAGGCCACGCAGATAAAACAAATTATCTTTGAGATAGTGTTGCCCATGGGATGAGTTATATCTTTGATCCTGGTCCCAGAATTCATAGATCCTCCGGAATTCGAAGATATGGAAAAGGATAGTGATGATTTGCCCATGAGATAAGTTACATCTTTATTTCAGATCTTAAATTCTTGTGATGTCTCCGAGTTAGGAGAAAAACAAGACAAATGGGTCGAATGATCAGGGGACAATATAAATACCCGATAGTTTATCGGGTATTTTGAGTATCATCATACCTTAGATGATACAGAACATAGAATTTCCTATTCAGGTCGGGAAGTAGCGATTTGATGTGAGGAGATATCGTTAACTGATCATCTATCAGATTTAGTAGAACTAAATGTCCACTAATTCGGTCTCTACTTTCACTACTATTCCCTTCGAAGATATCAAGGAATTCTTGGGACCTTCATTCTCTGGTCTTTTTGATAATCCCGATTGGACTTATCAGGTGGCTCGAGAACATTTACTCGAACGTCGACCTGATCGGTGGGTTCAGTCTCTTTCTCTCATCGATTACCTCTTGGCCCAGCAATATCGAGGATCGATAAAAATCAAATATCTAGCTTCCTCAATTCTTCAGCGACCCGAGAAGGAATTATCAAAACTCGCTCGATCATTAGGCTTAAATGAAATTAATCGAGAAAGAATAATTCGGATCCTAGGTTTCCTCAATCTCCTCGACAATGATCTCTCGGTTTTCGATCGGCTACCTTGGGAAATCTTGGTGCTCATTGGGTCAAGTTTGAATTGTCGATCCTTGAGTTTCTTCACTCGAATTTCTCGCCGCTTTCGGGACTTAGCTGAGGGAAAATTAGTCGGGATGATCCAGACCAAACTTCACCTCAATACCGGCCTGGAAGTCTCACATTACTCCAAGGAAGAATTGGGTTTCCTTGGTCGTCGAGAACGATCCAAATGGACCATCTCGGCTGGTTGGTATCACTCCCTCTTTCTCGATGATCAAGGGGAAGTCTTGACTTGTGGTGTTAATGCCAGAGGTCAACTAGGGCTGGGTCATACTCAATCCGAGAAGACTCCTCAACCTATCAAAAGTTTTAGAATCGGGCCAATTATAGCCATTGCCGGTGGCGGTCGGCACTCTCTGATTCTCAATAACCAAGGAGAGACTTTTATCTTTGGTAATTACCGAGACTTGACAATTAATCATATCGAGACCTATCATTGTCTTCCTAAGATCATAGAGGCCGTCGATCTCGGGAAAATCAAGGCTTTGGCAACTGGCGCGGCTCATTCTTTACTTCTTAATCATCGGGGTCAAGTTTTTAGCTTTGGATCCAATGATTCGGGACAATTGGGGTTAGGGGACAACAAATATCGGGATGTCCCGACTTTAATGACTAGTTTGATCCTTGATGAAATCATAGCTATCGCATCCCGTCAAGATCATTCACTTCTCCTTAATAAACAAGGGCGAGTCTATAGTTGCGGAAATAATGGTAAAGGTCAATTGGGACGAGGGGAATTGAAGGTTAATTTCGATCAATCACTCCCTCTCCTGATTTCTTCTTTGAAAATAGGCTCTATCATTGCTATTTCGGCTGGTGGTTCCCATTCTCTGATTTGTAATTCTCATGGTCAAGTTTTCAGCTTTGGAGATAATCACTATGGACAATTAGGATTAGGAGATAGAAATAATCGGAGTATACCCACTTTGATTACTCATTATGGTTCGGAGAAAATAATAGCTATTTCGGCTGGACGAGCCCATTCTCTCCTCTTGAATTCTCATGGTCAAGTCTTCAGCTTTGGTCATCATCGCGATGGTCAATTGGGTCATGAGATGATCATCAACTCTACTCTCCCTAAACCAATACTAATTCCCGAGAACAAGAAAATAACAATCATCTCAGCTGGAGGTGATCATTCTCTCCTGATAGATGAGAAAGATAGACTCTTCAGCTTTGGATGTAATAATTATGGCCAATTGGGCTTGGGTGACACCGATAATCGGAAGATTTCGACAAGAATTAATCTAATAGTTGATCAACCCAAGTGAGTAGCTGATTGATGAGAGAGTTTTAAAAGCCTCTAATTACAAATTAGAGGCTTTCGAAATTCGGTTGATAAATCAACCGAATTTTTAAAAAACTCTCATGGTAGTTGGTGATGGTTTGTTGCTTACAATAATTTCAACTTCATCCTATATACCAGAGGAAAATATATTTTCGATATTTCAGGTTATGAATTTTTATCTGGTATATAGGGAGAGGATGAATCATTACTTAAAACAATGGATATTTTGACACTATCACCAGAGAATTATTGTCCAGTCTATTTATCCTTGATAATCATCAGAAATTTCAAAAAACCAGTCTTTGATGACATTCTTGATTTTCTTTGTCATACCTATATACCAGATAAAAATTCATAACCTGAAATATCGAAAATATATTTTCCTCCGTTATATAGGATGAAGTTGTGGGTGGTGATGGTAATTCCCGGTCCATTTTCGTTGACTATCATAAGATCGATTAATTAGCACTTAGATGACTATCTTCTGAACTAAATCGATTATTTCTTAATGATTCTATCTTTTTCTTTGACTTGCATAAGGAATTAAGGACCGGAGTAGAATTAATATAATCAAGTGTCATATGATCAATTCATCTCCTCATCTCTCCAAACACCCACAATAAATATTGTGGGTCTCTATAAACCATGTCAACCTTCCTTACCATCCCTCAAGAAGAAATCGAGAAATTCTTGAGATACTATCAGCTCGAGATCCCTGAGGATCCTGATGTCGCTTATGGGCTAGTCTGGGATTATATTATGGATCATCCCAATTTATATTTACCCTCGATCTATCTCGAGGATTTTATGTTAGCGTATAACCACCAAGATCAACTCGAAGAAAGCCAAAAGACCTCCTCTATTCTGATGACACCCGAGACAGATCTAACCACTTTGGCTGCATCCTTGGGCTTAGCTCGGGTAGACAAAGAAAGAATTCTCCGAATCTTAGGTTATCTCAATCTCCTGGACAACGATGAGTCACTCTTTGACCATTTACCCGAGGATACCCTGCGAATTATCGGAATGCGATTGGACTGTCAATCCTTGGGACTTTTCTGCCAAATTTCCCGCCGGTTCAATCAACTCTTTTGTCAGACTGATAAGTTGACGGCTATGTTGAGGCTTAAGCTAGGAGAAATCACCGGCTTAGATTTAGCCCAATATACTCGGAAGGAACTGGGACTTCTTTGCCGAGTGGGCAATCGAAATAATCGGATCGCAGCCGGTAGCGCTCACTCCCTGATTCTTGACTCTCAGGGTCAAGTTTTCGGATTTGGATTGAATGATGATGGTCAATTGGGATTAGGTGACATCATAAATCGAAATGTCCCTACTCTAATAGATAATATTTCGATCGGTCAGATCATTTCAGTCTCTTGTGGTGGTAACCACTCACTACTATTAAATTCCCAAGGCCAAGTCTTTAGTTTCGGAGATAAAGGGGCAGTCCTTGGTCTTGGCTCCTCTAAGATCAAAGGATTTCCGATGTTTATCAAGACCAAGAAGATAGGTAAAATCATCGCTATCTCAGCCGGTAATAATCATTCTCTTCTTCTCAACTCTCATGGTCAGGTCTTTAGCTTCGGTATTGGGCATAATGGAAAATTGGGCCTAGGGGATACCAAGACCAGAAACACTCCCACTTTGATCAATACTACCCTGATTGGAGAAATAATATCTATCTCAGCTGGATGAGGTCACTCTTTACTCCTCGATACTCAAGGACGAGTCTATAGTTTTGGGATGAATCTCCACGGTCAGTTAGGCCTGGGGGATACTAAAGATCGATATCTTCCTACTATGATTGACACCTCAGAAATAGGGAAAGTAATGACTATTTCGGCTGGATCTTATCACTCACTCCTTCTCAATGATCGAGGTCAAGTTTTCAACTTTGGTTCCGATACTAGTGGATTCTCTCCAATGAAATTAAGGCCTACTTTAATGCAGAATTTGGATAATATTGTCTCGGTGATGGCTGGAGATGGGGTTTCTTTTGTCCTTGATGCCCAAGGACAAGTCTTCGGCTTTGGAAAAAATACCTATAGTCAGCTAGGAGTTGGAGGTAGAGGAAGTAAAATGCATCATAATCCAGTGTTAGTCAAAACTTTGGATTTCGGGGCCATAGAGGCAATGGCTCTTGGAGGATTTCACTCTCTATTCTTAACTGTTCGGGGATTTGTTCTCGGAGTGGGGGAAAATAGTGGAGGTCAACTGGGTCTAGGAGATAACAAGAAGCGATATACTCCGACTTTAATTGCCGATATTGGATTATAAAATCCCTTGATGATCGAGGGCATTATCACAATGTCACGATAGCTATCGTGACACTTTTATGTTTTGGATTTGTCTCATAGTGTTAGTCCTGATGACTCGAATTGTCTGGATTGGGGTGTAACTAAGTAAGTATTTCCTCATTATACTCGAGGAATTTATTATTAGAGATGCCTTGATAATCCATCACCATGGATATTTTATTCCCTTGATCTAATCCTTAAAAAGAAGATCTAAAAAACTGGCAATCCATATTGCCAGTTAGTCTCAAATTCACTGATTTCTTAGGTGATAATGTCCCAAATTCCTTCTCGTTCTCTGGCCTGGACCAAGATCGAGAATTTCATCCGACATCAGCCACTAATTATTCCTTCAACTGACGAAGAAGAATATGCCTTAGTTTATCAACACTATCTAACTCTTCTTGATTCTTCTCATTCTGATTCATCCCAACCAATCCTTCGAGTCTCCTCATCCTTCATTCTCCAAAGTCCCGAGAGAGAATTGCAAACTATCTCTGATCTTTTGGGTTTACCTGAGATCAACCGAGGAATGATGATCGAGATCTTCGGTTGGCTCAATCTCCTCGACAACGATCTCGATCTTTTTGATCTTCTTCCAGTCGATATCTTGTGGAATATCGGGTCAGAATTAGACCTCCAATCCCTGAGTTTTTTTAGTCGCATTTCTCGAACTCTTCACGATCGATGGGGTGATAATCTGACCACTTTGATGAGAGATAAAGTCCAAGAGCTGGTTCGATTAAATCTTACTTCTTGTCCTCAGGAAGAAGTAAGATTTATTTACCTAGTTCATCAGGCCAAGAATAGATTGGCGGCTGGGGGTTCTCATTCCCTGGTGCTAACTAAGGAAAATAGAGTTTTCGGTTTTGGAGATAATGTATATGGACAATTGAGGGCAAATGAAAACCTTGGAGCAGATAACTCGGTTTTTGTTGAATTATCTCAATCATTCAGGTCGAATCAAGTAGTATCTGCAACTGCTGGCTTAGGACATTCACTCTTCTTGACTTCTCTTGGTCAGGTCTTGGGAACTGGTAATAATTCTTGTGGGCAATTGGGATGTTACGATATCATCGTTAAAACGGGCCCTGTGCTCCTCGAGAAAACTGGTTATGGTAATTTAACTGGAATTATTACAATGATGGCAGTTGGGTCTGATCATTCTCTACTTTTGAATTCTGAAGGGCAAGTTTTTAGCTTTGGTAGTGGGATCAAAGGAAGATTAGGTCATGGTGATCAAGATATTCGATTTATTCCCACTAAGATCGAGAGTCTTGAAAGAACCGGGAAAATAGTTTCTTTGGCGGCTGGAGGCTCTCATTCTTTGGTCTTAAATGAAGAAGGTCAGGTTTTCAGCTTTGGTGGCAATGATCGAGGACAGTTGGGTCTTGGGGATACAATTAACCGATTGCTACCTGAACTACTATCAATTACTGGTTTGAGAAGAGTAGTAGCCATCTCAGCGGGCCATATCCATTCTCTTTTTCTCGATATTCAAGGCCAAGTTTTCGGCTGTGGATGCCATAAATCGGGGCAATTGGGACATAAGAAAAATAAAATAGTCCCTACTCTGATCAATCTTACTCATCTCGATTCTCCAAAAATCATCGCTATCTCGGCTGGTTATAATCACTCCCTACTCCTCAGTGCTAAAGGTCAAGTTTTTAGCTTTGGTAGTAATATATCCGGACAACTGGGTTTAGGTTTGTCATCTAATATCTTACGATGTACTCATCTTCCCACTTTGATGACTTATTTTCAGACCAGAAGAATAATAAGTATTTCAGCTGGCCGAGGATTCTCTCTTTTCTTGGATGATCAAGGGGAATATTTCGGAGTTGGAAGCAATTCGCTGGGCGAATTGGGATGTCATGTGACCTGTGATTTCGTGACTCCTATTTTGATTAATAGTATTCCATGAACATAGCAGATTAAAAAAACTCGTTGGTATCCCAACGATATAGTGGTGGTTTATCTAACTATCGATATCTCGATGAGGACGTCAGTCGCCGCAGACAGATGAGACCTTTCCGGACCATCCTATCATCCGAAATAAATCATCCAGAAGATCCCAAAATACCCCTACTTAATAACTAGATATCCGAGAAACCCTTGGATATCTTTGGTGATCTTAAACAGATCAAAGTTAACAGGACCAACTCAATAGATATGATAAAACTTATCAAGACAATGTTGTAAAATGGCAACCTTCGATCTTCTTCCTCGAGAAGTCATTCATCTCATTGGTTTGCACCTAGAAGCTCGATCACTTGGTCGATTTAGTCTGGTTTCTCGAAGTCTTCGATTATCACTCGAGTTAGATGAGGACTTCTATCATTTGTTAAGAATCAAATTGCAAATAATCACTCGCCTGGATTTAACCGATTATACTCGAGAGGAACTACGATTGCTTCATCTAGTCGGCAATCAGGATCGTAAGATAGCCGCTGGTACCTCTCACTCTTTCTTCGTTACTTCTCAAGGTCAAGTTTATGTCTGTGGAGAGGACAATTTAGGGGAAACGGGCCTGATGATGCCAGCTCAAGGACAGATATTAGTCCCCACACTCATCAATCGACCAGAAATGGGCCAGATTGTCAGTATGGCCACTAACTCTGGTCATTCTCTCTTCTTGAACTCACAAGGTCAAGTTTTCTCTTGCGGTGATGGGTCAGCCCTGGGATTGGGGGAGATAACTAGGATCAACATTCCTCGTTTGATTGATTCCTCTGAAATGGGGATTATCGTAGTTATTGCCGCGGGAGGAGGATATGGCTTTTCCTTATTCCTCAACACTCGAGGACAAGTTTATGTTTGTGGTTATGGAGAAGATGGAGAATTGGGCATCTCTGATGCCCGTCGATCTTGGGGACAAGATCGGCTAGGGCTCGGAGAAGAACAGGCTGATATTCCCACTTTGCTCGAGTGTCTAGCCATGGGAAAGATCGTGGCTATTTCGGCTGGAGAAAATCATTCCTTACTCTTGAATTCTCAAGGTCAAGTTTGGGGCTTTGGGCAGAATATTTTGGGAGAACTGGGATTGGGGGAAGGTAATGACAAACAAGAAACTCCGGCTTTAGTTAATACCAAAGAGATGGGCATGATTATGGCTATTTCGACTGGAATAGCTCCTTCCTTATTTCTCAATACTCGAGGTCAACTCTTTACTTGTGGCTTCAATGGAAACGGACAATTGGGAAATGGAACTACTAAAAATGTCTTTACTCCCGAGTTAATCAAGGATTCATCGATGGGTCAGATCATAGCGATATCAGCTGGTGGCAATCATTCTTTAGTCTTGGACCATCAAGGGCAAGTCTATGGATTTGGAAGTAATGGATGTAATCAGTTAGGTCCTGGGAAAAAGAGATATCTACGACCCACTTTCCTCAAGATGCCTGGTCCAATGGTAGTTATTTCGGCTGGTTGTAATCATTCCCTAGTCTTGAACCATCAAGGACAAATTTTTGGCTTTGGCTCTAACGAAGAGAGTCAGTTGGGGCTGAAGGGATATAGCACGGCTGTGTCTCCTTCGGATCTGGAGTCACAAAAGAAAGTTAGTCGACCTACTCTTGTTTGGGATCTGGCTCTCTGATAACAAAAAAACTCACCAGGGAATTGGGGGATTGTGGTCGATCAGTGATAATATCAATCTCTCTTATCTCAATGGGAAAATGGTTCTTGATAGTTAGATCGCTATGATGTAGAAGAAAAGAGCGATCTTAGTCCAGGATATATAATAATACATAAATATCCAAGAAATCCTTGGATATCTCTGAATAATCGTCATAGATTCATGATTCCATTTATCATTATCGAATGGATGATGATGGCAGGACCAATTCAATGAAATAGATCAAGGATCAATCGGACCCAAGAGCGTGAGGTTTCTAGTGAGATCAGTCTCCTAGATCAAGAATTACTTATTGACTTCTCATCTTTTCTCAATAGATAACAAGGACTTTGACCCAACTTATATTCTTCAAATAAGGAACATGATCAATCAGAGATCACGTTGATCTTTCAAGCAAAAACTACTCAATGATGAGAAATCTCGATGATCCTTACTTTGATGTGAGGTTGGTTGATCGAGATGATCACACTCAAAAAACTGGCAACTTATATTGCCAGTTGGTCTAAAAAATCTATGAGTACCTTCCTAACTATCCCCTTCGATGAGATCAGGAGCTTCCTCAAATCCCACAAGATCTCCATTCCTGAGGACTCAGAGCTAGCATACCAACTAGCTTGGGAATATCTCGAAGATCACCCTAAAACCAAGATTTCCTCAGTCTTCATCACTGATTTTCTTCTAGCCTACCACCATCAAGAAGAAGTAGGGGATAGATATCAGGTTTCCTCGATCCTTAATCGACCAAATAAAGAATTATCTGAGTTGTCTCAATCCCTGGGCCTACCTCAGATTAATCGAGAAAGAATTATTCGGATTCTGGGTTATTTCAATCTTCTGGACCAAGATATGTCGGTTTTTGATCTGTTACCGAAGGATATTTTAGTATTAATCGGATTGAAATTAGACTGCCGAGATCTGGGAGCATTGGGGATGGTAACTCGAAAGTTTCATCAATCCTTCATGATAAGTAATGAATTCACTGAAGTCTTGAGAATCAAGTCACATCAGATAACTCGATTGAATCTATCTCATTATACCAGGGGGCAACTGGAATTTCTATGCCGAATGAGACATGGTCGTCACATCTTAGCAGCTGGGGCCCAGCACTCCTTAGTCTTGACTTCTCGAAATCAAGTTTATAGTTTTGGTTCTGGAGCCAATGGGCGATTAGGTCTCGGCAATAAGAAAGGCCAATTCACTCCTATGTTGATTGAGAATTTAGTCGGGAAGATAACAGCCATTTCGGCCGGTGGATATCATTCCTTGATCTTGAATTCTCAAGATCAAGTCTTCAGCTTTGGGGGTAATGATTGTGGGCAGCTAGGTACCAGAGATAAGAAAGGTAAACTTGTACCTACCCTGATTACTAATTCTAAGATTGGGAAGATAACAGCCATCTCAGCTGGTGGTAATCATTCTCTAATATTAAACTCCGAGGGCCAAGTTTTTAGCTTCGGAGCCAATGATCACGGTAAATTGGGACTTGGGAATTGGGATAAAGAAAAACTTAATCCTACTTTGATTACTTATTCTTTAATCGGTCAAATAGAGCCGCCAGAATCCGCGAGAGTGATTGCCATTTCGGCTGGCTCTGACCATTCTTTACTCTTGAATGATCAAGGACAAGTTTTTAGTTTTGGAAAAGGTGAGTATGGACGAACGGGTCTAGGGGATGAATATGATAGATCTATTCCTATTTCAATAAAAGGTCTAACCGAGGAGAAAGTGGTGGCTATTTCGGCCGGTGCCGATCATTCACTCTTTCTGGCTGCTCAAGGTCAGGTTTTTAGCTGTGGTTTCAATGCAGACGGACGATTGGGTTTGGGACACAAAAGGAACCAATTTGTTCCTACTTTGATCGAGGCTCCTTGGGTCGGAGAAGTAGTGGCTATTTCGGCTGGTGGATTTCATTCTATTCTCTTGAATTCTCAAGGCCAAATCTACCTATTCGGATCTAAGAATCTAGGACCATCAATCTTAGGAGTAAAAGGTAATTTCAAGATTCCCACCCTGATCGAATCTCCTGAGCTTGGTGAAGTCATGGCTATTTCGGCTGGTGGAGGTCATAATTTAGTTTGTAATTCCCAAGGTCAAATCTTCGGCTTTGGAGACAATAATTTTGGCCGGTTGGGTTTAGGGAAGAAAGTAATTATTGCCCCTGATCCAGTTTGGATCGAGAATTTGGTGATTTGAAATTGCGTTGACTAAAGGCTGATATTTGGATCCGATCGGAAAAAATCACCAAGTATTCTGAGTTTTAAAAAACTAGCTGATAGATGTGAGGAATACAAAAGAATCATTGATAGCAGATCTTCTTGTGTCTGCTCGCGGCGACTGACATCTAACTCGACAAATCTATCCAATCAATCACTCCAATTTAGAATGCATCAAAGTCCGCAGATAAGTGGTAACTGATCGGACAATAATCTTGACATGATGATGAATGACAAAGTTCCACATGAAATAAGAGCCAGAGAAGGTAGTAAAGAAGAGAATCATAAAAGGATGTACCTTAATAGGTATCTCTAGGAACCAGAGAGTTAAGGGGGTCCACATCAAAGCTCCGAGAAAAGAAATGGGCCAAACTCCATCAGCCAACAAACCCTCGAGCAAGACTATGGTATATTCCTGACTTCCAGGTTCTCCAACTTTTTGGGCCTGAATATAAGCCTTACTCCGATGATTATCGCAGAGATAGAAATTACTGAATAGAATTACTGCGGTGGTCGTTAATCCCATCATAGTTAGGACTATTCCGTTCTCGAAGGTCAGATGAATCATTGAGGATGATTGGTATTTTATTACTTAGTAAGACAACGGGTAATAAATTATCTCAGTGCATTCGAGAACATCAGTTGTTACAAAAAAACTCGTTGGTTTTGCACACCACCATACTTCGATTCCAATACATTTAATTGGACTTTATTGATGGTCGAGAAAATTAGCTGATCGATGACATAGTCTTCTCTGAATTATGACTTTCTCAAAGATATTCATTAAGTCAATGAGTATCTCTATTTTTGATTTTTTCTATTGATCTATCTTCAACTTCTGAATCTTTCACTATCTAGACTAAGGGGATCTAGATGACCAAGACGACTGAGGGCCTTCGATCTTGATAAGAGAATTAGTTATCTGAATATTCTTTGATTAATAGATTAACCGAAACCCCATTTCTTCTCGAGTAACTCAATCACTATATCATCATCACGATAGATTGTCATATATCCTCATCTAACCCGAGATTATCTCAAATTATCATTATCAAGAATGCCCAAGAAAGACTTGGGTATCCCTATTTCTCTCATTAATCCAAGGAAAAAGAGAAAGGATCTGAAGTGAATATTCCGATTATCTAAAAGATATACATCGATTCTATGATTGACACTGACCAAACCAACTCAACTAGCTCTTTCCTCACTATCCCCCTCGAAGAGATTCATAAATATCTGAAGTATCATAAGATTCCACCTATCCTCTCGGATCTGGAGGCCACTTACCTCCTGGTTTGGAATAATCTCCTCGACCATCCTAATCGAGTCAATCCCTCAGATCATCTCAAGGATTTTCTCTTGGCTTATGAACTCCAAGAGACCTTCGACCAACGATACTCAATGTCTTATCTACTGATTAGTCCCGAGAGAGAACTAGTGAATTTAGCTACTTCTCTAGGGCTATCTCAAGTCGATCGAACCAGAATTATTAGGATCTTGGGTTACCTCAATCTCCTCGATCATGATCTCTCAATCTTTGAGGCCTTACCTAAGGACATTTGGGAACTAATTCTCCTTCGATTAGATTGTGATTCTTTGAGACTTTTCGGCCAGATTTCTCGGTCTTGTCATCGACTCTTTGATTCCAAAGAATTAACAGACTTAGTTAAGATCAAACTACGAGAGAGCACTCGGCTCGATCTCTCTCGGTTTACCAAGGGAGAATTAGACTTATTGTGTCAACGAATGGAACGAAAAAGTCAGATCGCGGCCGGTGGGGATTTCTCTCTGGTTTTGTGTTCAAACAACCAACTTTATAGTTTCGGTAATAATCGATCAGGCCAATTAGGTCTAGAAAGTAAGATCAAGAGCGGAAGGATGCCTCGTCCCTTGAAGATGGCCAGTCTGGGACAAATAGCAGCTATCTCGGCTGGTGGTTCTCATTCTCTTCTTCTGAATTCCCAAGGTCAGGTTTTCAGCTTCGGATCTCATCAATATGGACAATTGGGTCTGGGTCCACTCATCGGTAATTGTATCTCAGGTCCATTGATGATTAAGACCAGTGAGATAGGGAAAATTATAGCTGTCTCGGCTGGTGAATTTCATTCTTTGATACTCAACGATCAAGGCCAGGTTTTTAGCTTCGGTAACAACAATCACGGACAGTTGGGGCAAGGAGATCTAATTGGTCGAAATGTTCCTACTTTGATTAATCCTTTTGGAATTGGATGGATAATAGCTATTTCGGCTGGTGGGACCCATTCTTTGATCTTGAATGATCAAGGTCAAGTCTTCGGGTTTGGGTACAATGGTTATGCTCAATTTGGACTAGGGGATAAGGTCGACCGACTTGTTCCGATTTTGATTGATTCGATCGGAGATATCGTAGCTATCTCGGCTGGGGGAGACCATTCTCTCTTCTTGAATGATCAAGGTCAAGTCTTCAGCTGTGGAAGTAACATCTGTGGCCAATTAGGGCTAGGTTGGCGAGCCGGGTTTGGGGGAATAATTCCGATGCTCCCGGGCTTGGGTGCTGGTTTAGGTGGACCGATGCAAACATTCAATCTTCCCATGTTGATCGATGATCCTAAGATTGGTACTATCGTAGCTATTTCAGCTGGATCTTCATCTTCGTTCATCCTCAATTCCCAGGGGCAAATCTTTGGCTTTGGCAATGGACAATCGGGACGTTTGGGTATCGGTAACAGTATGTTTCAATATAGTCCTGTTTTGATCTCAGGATCTGGAATAGGAAAAGTATTAGATATTACCACTGGCCAATATCATTCTCTTCTCTTGAATGACCAAGGACAAATTTATAGTTTTGGGGACAATGAATCAGGTCGCTTGGGATTAGGCGATACCAAAGAAAAATGGGTACCTATGTTGATTGAGAAACTTGGGTGATGGATATAAATAAAAAAACTCGGATGTAGATGATAGAGATTATCAATTCAACTTAATCTAATTAATTAGATTATCTCATTCATTCAAATAATTCAAGCTAATTCGTACTATCTTCATGGTACGAATAATAATTATAGTTGAGTTATAGTTACTGTCATCATCTCAGTCCATAAGATCCTGACAACATCCTATCAACAATGATAAAAGATAGTCAAGGAATCTCATGATCTAACTATTTTTCTCAATTGAGAAGTCAAGAAAGTCAAGATTTCCCGAGCAATTAAGACCATTGGTCCTCAACCAAATACATTCCTCTATTGTCACATCAAGGTCCAAGAACTCTCGGATCTTGTTATCATCTTATCGATCTTCTTGATCACTCTCACCGTAACTTCCAAAAAAACTAACCTTCTTCCTCATTTGTGATCAGGGGTACCTATTGATATTTTCTAGCCCTCATTTCTCTCATGTCTTTCGAGAAAGTGATAGCCCATTCTATTTTATGTCATGGAGAGACAAATACCATAATTTACATCTCGATGAATCCCTCACGAACTAAGAAGACTCTTCCTAAACGTGCAGTCAATGGCCCATCCGGGAGCTCGGTCCAACCAAAGACCACTCAAGCTCCTGGCAAGTCTGGTTCCTCGAATCTCTCCCAGTCAATCAAGGATAAAGGTGCCTTATCGATGGGAGAATCACAGAGTGATCGAATGTCCGAGGTTTCCTCGACTTCAGAGACCAAATCGATTGATCGAACGACTGAGAGTTCAATGTCCCTTGATTACCTCCCCGTAACTGGTGGTCCAACAGCCAACGACTATAAACAATACGATCATCGAACCCATGTCTACATGAAGCCCGAGTCTTACATTGGTTCAGACAAACGAACTAAGAGGAAAGATTGGCTAGCTGACTTGGTTCAAAAGAAGATGGTCTATCGAAGTATCGAATGGCCCCAAGGCAGTGAGAAGACTTACCTGGAAATCCTGACTAATGCCTCGGACAATCTCGGGCGATCTCGACGAGCCGGAGTGGATCCGGGACCCATTGACATCACTATGAACAAGGCGACTATCACCATTACTAATTATGGTCTTCCCATTCCGGTCGAGATCCACCCTGAAGAAGGAGTCTATGTGCCTCAGATGATCTTTGGTTCTCTGCTCTCTAGCTCTAACTACGAGGTTGATCGCCATGACGCCGGGACCAATGGGATTGGAGGTAAGGCAACCAATATTTTCAGCCTCTGGTTCCAGGTAGTCATCCATGATAGTATCCGTCACCTCAAGTATTCTCAGATTTGGAAGAACAATATGACTGAGTGTAATGAGCCCTTGATTGAGCCCTATGAAGGAAAGAAATCTTCGGTTCAAGTTTCTTTCACTTTGGATTTTGCTCGTTTTGGGTACCTGATTCCAGAGGAATCGGGAGGTGGCTATCCCGAGGAAGTCTTTGCCCTCTATGCTCGTCACGCCATTGATATCTCCTTCACCACCAAGTCGGTGGTCTTCTTCAACGGAGAGAAATTCGATTGCTCCAAGATTCGGGACTATTCCCGTTGGTATTTCGGGGAAGCAGTCGAAACTGGGATGATTCACTATCAATGGCCCGAAAAGACGGAGTTAATCAAGGATAAGGATGGTCACCAGCGAGCCAGGGATCCTTCAGTCCTTCCGCTGGTCGAATTTATGGCTATCGATACACCGAATTTAGGACGCCACATTTCCTTTGCTAACTGCGTCATGACCGTCGAGGGGGGAGTTCACGTCAATGCCACCTTCAAAGCGGTGGGAGAAGAGGCCGTCAAGTTAGTCAATGAGGATTTCTATAAGAATCACCGAAGTAAGAAGGGTAACCTGAGTGTTCGAGACAAACGAGCTCATACTATCTCGATCGGTGACGTCAAGCCTCATCTCTCGATCTTGGTCTCAGTTCGAGTCGTCAACCCTGAATATACTTCTTTCATGAAGACGGCCCTGCAGTACCCGACTCCTAAGATCAAGTTGACCGAAGAGGAATTAGGACAAATTCAAGAATGGGAGTTTATCACTTATCTTCATGCGGCTTTGGAGGCCAAACAACAGAGTAGTTTGGCCAAGACCGATGGTAAGTTAAAGAAGTACATCTTTCTCAAGCGGGGAATCGATGCCAATTGGGCCGGAGGAGCCCAGCGGAGCAAGTGTGTTCTCTGTATCGCTGAAGGAAACTCGGGAGCCGGCTATATCGAGAAACTTATCCCTCAAGTCCAAGGAAGCCGTGATGTGATAGGAGTGCTGCCGATGAAAGGGAAACTTCTCAATGTAATGGATAAGGATGCCTTTAGCATCGAGCGAAACAAGGAGTTATGTGAGCTCCGGTCAATGTTAGGATTGAAAGAAGGAGTTGACTATACCATCCCAGCCAATCTGGCCAAGTTGCGTTATGGAATTATCATGATCATGGCTGACTCTGATGTTGATGGGAAACATATCACTGGTTTGATTTATAATTTCTTCTATTGTCTCTATCCGACTATTCTGGAGGCTGGTATCATCGACTGTTATCGAACTCCGATTATTAGGGTCAGACATGGAAAAAGTGTCTATAAGTTCTTCGAGGATCATGAGTATGAAGAATGGATTCGACTCAATCCTAAGAGCGTCGACTGGGGTCATAAGTACTATAAGGGATTGGGTTCTTCTGGTGATCCTGACGTTATTGATGACTACCAAGATCCCCAGAAGACCGTTTCTTATCTCTATGATGAGAAGGCCCCCGAAGCTTTGACTTTAGGTTTCAGTCTCAAGAGGGCCGATGATCGGAAAGATTGGATGAGTCAATGGACCGGAGTGGCTGAAGAGTGCGATTTACCTCGGCGAACTATTTCTTGGTTCGTCAACAATGAATTAATCCAATACAGCGTGGCTCATCTTCATCGAGCTATCGCCCGGTTGATGGACGGTTTCACTGAAGCTCAACGCAAAATCATCTATGCCACCCACAAGATCTGGGGAGTTGAGAAAGGTAAAAAAGATTACAAACCGATGAGAGTCATTAGGTTTGACTCAGAGGCAGCCGGCAAAACTAATTATCACCACGGAGATACTATTCTCAGTGACATCATCATCAATATCGCTTCGGAATTCACTGGCTCTAATAATATCTCCTTGCTCTCTTCTAAGGATGGCCAGTTCGGTTGTTTTGATCCCGAGACTCCGATCCTCCTCTGGGACGGCTCAATCAAGAAGGCTCGAGAAATCAGGGCTACCGACCAGTTAGTGGGCGATGATGGCCGACCGAGAAATATCTCTCAAGTTGTCGGCGGGATTGATGAGATGTATGAGGTGATTCAGAAGGATGGGATGACTTATAAAGTCAATAGTCAACATATCCTTACTTTGCATATGCCCTCTCATCGAGACATCTATCATGATGATCAGAAAGATACTTTTTCCTTGATTTACTTTGATCTTCTCACTCAATCAGTGATTGAACATCAGGTAGCAGGGGATAGCTTTGATCAAGTCATCAAACTGCGAGCTAGTATCCCTGAGAATAATGTCTTTGATCTCAACCTCCAAACTTATCTCTCCTTTCCCAAGAAATACCGAGACCTTTTCAAGAGTGTCCGCCTGATTGTCCCGGTGGCCTGGCCGACCCAATTTACTCCCATTGATCCCTATGTCTATGGACGTGATTACTTGTCAGCCACTTCCGAGGACCGAGACCGTTATCTACTCAATGATATTCCTAATCGATTAGAAGTCTTGGCTGGTTATCTTGATACCAGTAGTTTTCTCTTGCCTTTCCCCCACCACCACTTCCGAGTTACTTTGGCTCCCGAGGACCCAATGATTGAGATATTAACTACTCTCATCAAAGGGCTGGGCTTTCGAATCAAAACTAAATATGTAGTGGGTGATCTTCATGAAGTCAGGGTCGACTTACTTATCTCGGGCCAGCTTCACTTGATTCCCACTCGAGTTTCTTTACTCAAAGCGACTCCCGAAATGACTCATCTCCATCTGGGAGGGGGAATCACCATTAATCATATTGGAGTCGGTAATTATATTGGCTGGTACCTCGATGGGAATGAGCGCTTCATGTTGAGTGATTTCACGGTGGTCCATAATACTCGATACAAAGGAGGTAAAGATCGAGCGGCCCCGAGATATCCTGACACTTCACCGGAAGTTCTTCTTCCTTACCTGTTAACTAAGAGAGATCGAGTCATTCTTGAATATCGACAAGAAGAAGGTCAAGTCATCGAGCCCGTCTGCTATTATCCAGTGATACCGACCGTTTTAGTCAATGGAACCCATGGCATTGGGACTGGATGGAGCACCTTCGTCCCTAATCACAACCCCTTAGATATCATCAAATGGCTTCGTTGGCGTTTGGCTGAAGGATCATATGAAACTCAACCTCTTCTCGTTCCTTGGTACCGAGGGTTCAAGGGAACTCTCAACGTGATTGACCGACGAGATAAAAAGAAGAAAGTTACGAAGGTTGATATGAGTAAATCGACTCGAATTGTTATCATCGATGATGATGAGCTAGAGAGCGAGAAGAGGAGGAACGACGATTCGGAGAACGATCTCGGGGAGGACGACGAACGCTTAGTTGATTCGAATGTCGAGGACAAAAAATCGAAAAATCCCGAAGGTTGGGTCGAGGATTGGGCCGAGGAAGCCAACAACCGCCAATTGTTATCGATGGTGACCACTGGCTCTTACCATGTTGAGGGAAAGAAAAATACTATCATCATCACTGAATTACCCATCGGCCGCTGGCCCTATATCTATCGAACCAAATACTTGGAGAAATTATTAGCCGAGAAGAAGATTACTGGTTTTCGAGATCTCTCGGCTGATAATTCGGTCTACTTCGAGATTTATGGTTTTACCGGCGAGATCTCCTATAAATCCCTGAAACTCAAGCTAACTAAGGGAATGAGTAATATGTTTCTTCTGGATACTCAAAATCGCCCAGTTAGATATGATAGTGCCTATGACATCATCGAATCCTTCTATCAACATCGCCTCATCATCTATCAGAAGGCCAAGGATCATATCTTGAGCTCGATCACCCAGAACATCGAGCTCATGAATCATAAGATCCGATATATCGAAGCCGTGGTAAGTGGAGCCTTACTTATCATCAATGAGCCGAAAAATAAAATCCATCAAACTCTTGATGACATGGGCATTCCTCGAGAAATTCATTCCAAATCGATGAATCATCATTTGAGTACCGAAAGCATTGAAGAACTAAGGAAAGAAATCATGACTGAAGAAGATCTGAGAACCATCACCCTCCAACGGACTCTTCAGGAGATGTGGACTGAAGACTTGGATGAGTTTGAAAAGGCTTATCTTCGAGTTTATCCTGAAGATAAGGAGGCCAAGTGAGGTTGGTTGGATGACATGATTAGTAACTGGTAAGAGTTTTAAAAAACTAAAGCATGCTTGGGTTTTCCAGGGATCGACAGCATCGCTGCTGATCCCTAAAAAAACTAAATAGTTTGGTTGCATATAATCCTGGTTGTAATTAAGGACATTGTCGAATGATAGGATGAGGATGACTTATTGGCTCATAGACTAAGGGATGGTCTATGAGTTGATGATTAAAAAACCCGACTGGGTTTTCCAAGCTTCAATAGCAAGGCTATTGAAGCCTAAAAAAACTCGAGAGAAACATTGATGTTATCAAATCAATGGGTGGATATCTCATCTTATATGGTCTATCTTAGATTATGAATTATCGTGAATCATAGAATATTGCAAGTTATTAGGTTATCTAGACTTATGAACTATGATGACCATCTATTTCTTCATAAGTCAGAGACATATCATATTAACTAGTCTCTACCTTGATATATAATAATCCATCATCTAAGATAGACCATATAAGATGAGATACCCACCCATTGATAAGATCTCATGGTAGATGATACTTTATATTTTTTAATCAAGATAGATCAATGATTTCCCATCTACCTACGGCGACTGATCCGAGAAAACAAAGCCAATCATCAACCCAATCAAGAATGGTTGATTAACCAATCAAAAGGTCACAAGATGTTCGATAAGTTATCGAACATTTAATATTCAGGGACCAGTCCCTCAGTCAACTTGATCTTTCTCTGATGATATTAATTCAGGTTGTTTCGAGAACTCATTCAGAGTCGAAGTCAATAGTTGATCCAATTTCTCATTTTCACTCCCATCGACTATCCCACTGGTTACTTTGGTTACACTATTAATCAGGGATAAGATAGAATCTTTATTTTCCGGCTTGATATTCGGATTATTCTCCATGAAACCCTTGACCAAATTGGCCATCGAGAAAACCATTTCTCCGGTCCCTGCTAACTCCAGCTGTTGAGGGGCTAGCGCTGAGAATAAATTATTACTCTGGTCACTATCTGAATTCCGCACCAAGCTTACTAGGTCATTCAGATCGTCAACTTCTTCTTTTATTTGTTTAGTCACCAGAGGATTGGGATTGGATGGTTCCTGGATTTCAAGAGTATCCTTAATTTCCTCTTTGGATTTATGAATCTTGATTTTTCGACTGGAATGAGTCTTCTGATATCGAACAAGTCTCCTATTTAATGAGGATAATCTTCGCTGGACTTTCCCCAATTCCCACAAGACGGCAAACATCACCGAAAAGGAGATGATTAATAAGGAGATCACCAATATATTCCAAGTCTCACTCATGCTAATTTTATTAGGCCAACAAGACTGTCAGTTATTGAGAACACTTCATTCCAATCGATTGACCACAAGCATCACATTTGACTTCAACTGGAGCTGGTTCTCCCATCGTGGTCATCACGACCGTCTTAGGACCCGAAGAATAAGCCACCGCCAGGAGAATCCCGCCGATAATACTGAGAACCAGACCAGCGAAAATCAAAGCCCAGATGTACCAGGGTTTGGAGGGATCAGTGTTGACAACCAGAAGAATGACCCCAACAATCAAGAGAATCACTCCGATAATTAGAAGAACTATGCCAGAGATACCTAGTGGCGAAGAGATCCCGTAGCTAGCAGTCCCCATGATGTTTTGAGAGAACCACCAAAAGATAAAGAAGAAAAGAATCCTTGATGATGAGGAGTCAGTCGCTGGGTGGGATTATTTTGATTGACATGATTGATATTTGGTCTTAGGGTTCGAGATAACTCACTGATTTTAATGACGCGCCCCTTAAATCTTTTAAAAGATTTAAGGATTTCGATTGACCCCTGGCTGATCAATGACAACGATCCTTGATGATTGGTTATCTGAAATGTCCTTAGGTGATGACTAGATTTGGGATTTTCCTTTAACTAATTATCTAGATGTTAAAATATCCCGAGGTAATTCCCGACCCTACCATTACCTAATAAATAGAGGATGATTATTACATTTCCTGTCATCAAGTCAAGGAATTAGAATAATTCAAAGTTTTAGGACAAGTAGCTATTCAAGATGATGCATGGAAGATCTTAGATCCCCCTTCTCAGATCTCACCAAGGATGGTCAGACTAAAAAACTCAGTAGCACTCAACAATAACAACCCACTTTTTCGACCCGACCATCCTTGATCAGATCTGATAAAGGGGGTCCAAGATCTTACATGCATCATCTTGGATGCTATCTTCTAACTGATTAATATAATTAATAATATTCCTTGAGTTGATGACTGCTCTCGCAAATTATTAGAAAGTATTATCAAAAAAGTCTCGTTATCTTGAGAAGATAATGAATTTTTAAAAACTACAGAGATCAACTCAAGACATGATCGATGAGTGAATAAGATATTAGTCATCAACTCAATGAGACACAGAAATAATCATATTTGTGGCAAAAAGAAGATCCAAGGTAATGCATGGAAGATCTCGGACCCCGATTATCAGATCTCACTAAGGATGGTCAGACTAAAAAAGTGGGTTGTTATTGTTAAGTGCTACTGAACTTTTCGACCCGACCATCCTTAGTGAGATCTGATAATCGGGGTCCGAGATCTTCCATGCATTACCTTGGATGCCATTTTTGTTGTAATTATTATAATCTCTATGTCTCATTGAGTTGATGACTAATATCTTGAAGAAAGACTAGCCATTATGAGAATCTTCGAAATTCTCGGGATATCAGCTAATTTAGCGACCACCTTCAAATAAAAACTTTAAACACCATCAAACCATTAATAATCTCGGGATCAACTTACACTCACTCCTTCATTGATTGATGATCAGAGAATAGGACTTATCTCCCGATAATAGATCATTGTGGTAATAAATATTAATCATCAACCTTAGTCCATATGATCGATGTCATCTGATCAATGATATTTATATTAATCATCCCCCTAGTCATCAAGCCTTAGTTACCTATGAGGATAGATGATTTTGATATCTTGATATTAATGGATCACTCAACTAGTCTAAGTTCTGTTGACTGACTGACAAGTTTTGAGAATCAGATGATTAAAAATCATCTGATTCTCAAAACTCATTGGTAAGACCAATGAGTTTTAAAAAAACTCTCTACCCACCACCACCTTATCTCTTGATCCATTGGTTACCACACAGCACACATCGAACCTTGATATCTGAAGCTTCGTCGGCCGATCGAATCTGGATAGTTGAGAAGACTAGTTCGGTTGATTGACAGAAGCGACACTTACCCATCCCCTTGATTCCAACTTCTCCCATCATACTGACTGAAATCTCTCGCTCAACGGCCCGGCGCCCAACGTCCATTGATTCTTGGTTCCATAAGATGTCATTAGGTCTCTGAACTACTTCCAAGAAAGCAATCACCTCCTCAAAAGGTTGAGCGACCAACATTCCTACGACTTCAATGAGGATATCTCGCCTGTCAGTGGTAATGATAGGATTTTTGGTCCCTTGATAGACCAGGGCAGTCAAAATGGCTATTTGGTCCGGGAAATCACCCCAGATTTGGGTCAATAAATCTTGAAGTGAGAGAGTCGGCTCCTTAGTGGTAAGTACTGGAGTAATCAGAATAGATGGGGTAATTTCTTCGGTTTCTCCCTTAGTTTCACTGACCGTTATTGGTTCCACCGCTCCTTGGAAGGCTTTCATCGTCACGGTCTTCCGGGTTCGAGTGGTAGTCTTAGCCGGAGTCGCCCCTTTGGTTGTCAGATTAGTTCCTTTCGAGATCGGCGGAGTAAAGACCGGGACTTTTTTGGTTTCGGCCATTGGGACCAGAGGAGTCTTGATGCTCATCGAGAGGATAATCTCTTTTTAATAATTTTGAGAATTCATTTAGTTAACTCTTAGAAAGTGCCTATGAAAGTCGCCAAGAAAAAGAGTCTCCTCATAGTCGAAGATGAGCCAGTCCCTTCCCAGGTCAATGATGACCGGACTCTGGATTATCTCTTTGGTCCTCCAGTTCTCTCGATGGAAGCTAATGATTTAGAAACCATCATATCTATCATTGAGAGTGCCACCTCAGCCGGTCACAATTATTTCAATCCTCGGGCGGTCTTCCAAAACAGGGGCTTGCACCCGGATTACCAAATCAAAGAGGATTTAGTGCAACTAAATCTCTCCGAACCCCATGGGTCTAAGAAATCACCCCGAACTAAGAAGACCGGACCGCTGACAATCATCAAAGAATCACCCGAAGAATTCTTCACTCCAACTATCCACACTAAACTCCCGGAAATCGAGCAAGAAGGTTTTGTTCTTGATGAGAAATTAGGAGTTTACGTAGGACCCACGGCCGATGGACTGACAACCATCCGGACGACTAATTTGATGCCAACTTTCTTTGGTCTGACCACTATCCCGCAAGAACCAGGGATAATCGAGGGAGAGATCGAACCTCAAGGTAAGATCGTTCTCCCGACCGAAAGTACCTTGTTATCTCAAGTCGTCTCGACTTTCCCCGAAGTCGAGACGACCCAAGTCCAGACAACTCAAGCTCCTCAAGAGGTCCTCAAGAATGATGAAATTAGAGAGACTATTATGGAGATTGACCTGGAGCAACTGAAGGCCGGTAAATATCGTCGAGCCAAGTTGAATGAATTATGTAAAGATCTGGGGATAAAATGCACTAACAAGAAGATGAAGGAAGTTCAAGAGATGTTAGTGACTTACATTGAGACTTATAACAAATAGGTATCTAAACTTTTAGATATCTATGTGCCGGATGTTGAAGCATCCGTAATTAAAAAGAAAACCAGCGCCCAAAAGTCAAGAGGAGACTGGAATTGAGGTAGTTGTTTTGATTCTTAAGATGCTGTTGAGTTTCGGCTTGAATCCGGGCCTTTTCTTCCTCTTCTCTCAAGGCTTCTAAGAAATCTAATTCGTGAGCGTCGATCGTGTCCACGATGAATGAGTTGAGGAAGGAAAGTCGAGGTGATCCATCGATAGTCTCCTGATGTTCCTTGTATAACTTAGAGTATTTATCTTTGGCGACCGAGAGTTGTTTGGGAGTTTGAACCTCAACTAACAAGTTGACAATCTCATCTAACCAAACACTGACTGACTTCTCATTAATAGAAGTCTGGTCATCGTGGAGAAAAGAATGCTTGAATTGCCCCAGACATTGGTGGTTATTGGTTATTCGTTCTCGAGGAGATAATAAATCGCGCGGAGATAGCTTACCTCGAGGGGATAACTTACCTCGAGGCGTCAAAAGAAATTGGGGAGTCTGAAAATCCCGCGGCGATTTACGCGGAGACTTACAAGGAGAGATGAAGATGCGAGGAATTGGTTGGTTTCTCGGGGAAACTTCGCGACTTAGGGAGGATCGATCACTAGAAGTATCAGTGTCATCAAGGAGGATGATCTCCTCATAGGCCGAGTCATCCATCTTATGGGTTTTTATGCGCCGAGTTTTAAAATTATCCTTCATCCAAGAGATAACGACAGATCCGATTAACCACGAACGAGGCATACCAGATGTAAGTGTGATTATATTTCTTGATAATAGTTTCCAACTTAGTCCTCATCACATGAGAGATGATCCCAATTCGATTAGATTCTAGATTATCTGATTCGAATTCGATCAGGTTTGGATCGATTTGATCGGGTGGTAATAGCTCCTGATTTTCTTCGATCAAAGATTTCACCATTTCATTAGCCACTGAGGTCATAGTGATCTTCTCATCAAACCAAGCATAAAGTAGTTTTTGGGAAATGTAATTATGATAGGTCATCGAAGCATGATTTTTAGTCAATTGATGACTGTTAGTGCCAATGATTTTAAGATCATTTGGTTGCAAGTGAATAGAACTGTCATGTGGGTGGGAGAGAAGCAAAAAATCCCAAAAACAAATCAACCGCTGGACTTCTCTTCGGACTTGGTCTTGGATTTCTTTGGAAAGTTGGAGTTGGGATAGTTTATCCAGAGTTATCTCTTGAGATGAAGGAATTGGGTATAAAACATACAATTTACCACTCAGAGTGATCAGATGAAAGGGCTGACGTCGAAGGTGAAAGAGTTCCTTGATTTCTTCAACAATACAAATCAAGTTATCCTGGAGTTTCCTCATGGTTCCTTGGATTGAACCATTGGGTAGATTAAGAAAATATGATTGAGGATGATTCTCGGGACCAAGCTCTCGGATCTTAGAATCGAAACTGCCCAGGTGAGAGCCATCCCAAGACAAAGAGCCGATAGGTTGGTTAGGGTTCCCTTCAGGAACCATGGTTTCTCTAATGATGAATTTTGCTTGGATTGATGAGAAATTATCTTTCATTGATAATCATCTTCACTTATCAGGTCCAAGTCAAGGCAAGATGGCTTGAACCTGTCGGGTCTAAAAATGAGAGATCAAGGAGCTACAATCGCTCCAAAATGGAACTTCCTTTTTATGGCTCTTTATCTTGTCAAGCTCTCTATGTCAGTGGTACCAAGGCTGGCCAAGGTTGCGGCAACAAGGCTTATTATTTAGTTGATAACGGAAGCTATCGCTGCGGAATGCACAGTAAAGCTCAGACTCGTCAAGAATTACCTAAGAATCCCCAGGCTAATAAGGAAAGAGAGGCCATCAATCTCGAGCGACATAATTTGGCCTGGGAAATGGGGGACAAGAACAAGGAATTGGGGCGAGTAGGAGAAGTAGTTTCAACTAAGATGAAGATGCTCAAGGAAGTTCCTCATCTTGAGGGATATCTCAGTATCTTCCCTAATTTCAAACATCAGAACCGGACTGACGGGAAAGGAATGGCCCGGTTATCCCCGATGTCCCTGGGCCCGATCGAGCATCCACAGCCGGGCTTACCAGTGGCTCTCAACTTAGAAAATTTTCACCAAGGATCCAAGGTCTATGCTAGTGACTTGTTAGAAGATGGGAGTGTTGGGCCCAGTTTCTTTGAGTTACAGCGGGAGATGTTCCTCGATCCGATCCCTCATCGGCACAAAATGGTTCCTAAGACTCACAAGGGCAAACCTAACACCTGTGTCGGCTGGTTATGGATCTTACCTGATGGTTCTCAGAAACGACTGACTTACCTTCAGTGTCGCCAGTTCTATTGTACTTATTATGAGAGATTGGCTACTCAGGAGGAAGACTTCAAGACTCTTCAACGGTGGCGAATGAGAGGGATGAATCTTAATATCTTGGGTTATGATGGCTTTGATTTCCGGGAGATAAGCGGGGATACTTTGGAAGAGAAATTAGAGATCTGTTATTTGGCTGATGCTCAGCCCTTTGGTCATGAGTTGGTCCTAGTTTCCTTGTTGGTCTTGAGACCCGAACAATACCCTTGGCGTAAACACCGGACGGAGGAGTTTTGAGTGGTTGGGTTTGATGGTTTTTTTAAAACTTGCCAGTATAACTGGCAAGTTAGAGGGCGAGATGACCATCTCGTCCGTAAAAACCAGTTTGGTCGACTTCTCGGGTACTTAATGAGGGTAAATCATCAAGTAGATTAAGTAATATACCCATCGAGATGATGAATATATATTTCTGGACCTGGAGGGAGACAATGCAGTTGTTCCTCCTCCGGACCTTACAGGTCTGGATCACTAAGAATCAAATAATGCCATTGACTCATCATGAATTTCTGAGATGGTGTTATCTAATCAATCATCTTGTTTGAAGAAAAAGAAATTATGATGGGTTGGTCATCTTGACTATTTTGGGTCTCTTTTACCCTTGATTTCTAGTGAGATTTTTGGCCCAGATTGATTTGATTATTGGTTCATGGATATGTATTTTATCGATTTATCAAGGATGATTACCTATTAGGAAATCTCTCATCAACATGGGGAATCTTAATCTATTGGGTTCTTTACTAGTTGATAATCGAGTCGAGCTGATAATCCAAAAAACTCACGACATATGTCGTGAGTTTCTCCTTATCTTATGATATAATCTAGTACACTAAACCTATGTCCACTTTCATGACTATTCCTTTCGAGGAAATCAAGAAGTTCCTAAAATATTATCAGCTCCCAATTCCTCAATACAAGGAGCCGGCTTATGAACTAGTCTGGAATTATATTTTGGATCATCCTGGATTGTATCTTCCTTCGACCTACCTCGAAGATTTCGTCCTAGCCTATAATCATCAGGATCAGGTTGATGAGGTATATGCTACTTCTCATCTTCTCATACAACCTGATGCCGAATTATTAGAATTAAGTCACATCTTAGGTCTCCAGGTAGTTGATAAGGAGAGACTCATTCGAATCTTGGGTTATTTGGGGCTCCTGGACAATGATCTCTCCCTCTTTGATAAGTTACCGGAAGAAATTTTCCAATTCATGGGGACGAAGCTAGACTGTCATTCCTTAGGTCTTTTCTGTAAGATTTCCCGAAGATTCAATCAACTCTTTTGTGAGACGGGTAAGTTGAGTCTTATTTCTAGTGATTATCAATCGATACCCCACTTTGATAAGGTAACTTACGATCTGATAATATATTTACGATAATTATCGTAAATATCAATGCTTTCCATTGATTTACTCCCGCCTGATTTATGGTGGTCCATCGGATTAAGATTGGACTGTTTATCCTTGGGCCGATATGCTCTGATTGCTCGATCTTTTTATCAACTCATGGAGACCGAAGATTTCAGGACCTTGATGAGAAATAAGTTACAAGAGATCACCCGACTAAATATCTCCCAGTTTGATAAGAGACAAATCGGGATGGTCTATCAGATGGAACAGAAAAGAGGAAGAGTAGTGGCTGGCGCTCTGGTTTCTTTGTTGATAGATAATCAAAATCGAGTTTATAGTTTTGGCCGCGGTCAAGAAGGACAATTGGGCCATGGTGATCATAAGAATCGATTGGTTCCCACTTTGATCAAGGATATCAAGGACCAAGTCCCGATTATGATCGCCGATGGAATTAATCAGTCTTTACTCCTGGATTATCGAGGTCAAGTTTGGGTCTTTGGAAGATTGATTGATCGTGGTAATAGAAGCACTCTTGCTTTGATCCCTACCACTATAAATCATGGGTCTTTCTTGGGCCCTTCGGGCCCGGAGGAGATACAGCTGTGCTGTATCCCTCTGGGACCTATCACCGGAATGGCCACTGGGAAAGCTCACTCTCTTTTCTTGAACTCTCAAGGTCGAGTTTTTAGCTTTGGAAGCAATGAAAATGGACAGTTAGGGCTAGGAGATTATGCCGATGCTTTTGTCCCGAGTTTATCCGAGGTTATTTTGGATTCTTCGATCATCATAGTCAAAGTGGTGGCTGGTGGTGAAAGTTCCCTCATCTTGTCTTCGAAGGGTCAGGTCTTTGGGTTTGGAGATAATACTTTGGGCCTATTGGGTCTAGACACTGAAGAAATCACTGTCCCCACTTTGATTGAGAAACTTGAGAATATCATTGACTTGTCAACTGGTGGGGCACATTCTCTATTTCTAAATTCTCGAGGTCAAGTTTTCGCTTGTGGTTACGGGTTATATGGGCAATTGGGGCTCAACAGTACGGAGCAGCATTTTACTCCCATTTTAATTGAATGTGATGAGCCGATGATCGCGGTCTCAGCCGGTGATGAGCATTCTTTGATCTTGAGTGTTCATGGACAAGTTTATAGTTTTGGAAACAATGACTCAGGAGTCCTGGGACTGGGTGATAAGGAAGATCGCTTGATCCCCACCTTAATTAGTGGGTTCGCAGATATCATCGCTATCTCAGCCGGAACCAACCATTCCTTGATTTGTAATTCGAAAGGCCAGGTTTTCAGCTTTGGCTCTAATCTACACGGGCAGTTGGGTCTGGGTGATCAGATCAAACGAGTAAGCCCCACTTTTATCGAGGGAATTACTCTCTGATCAAGAAGAAATAATTAATTAACTTGATTGTTAGATTTTCTGAGAGATAAATACCGAGTTTTAAAAAACTATGAGTATGATAATATAACTACTAAGTGACTATCTAGAAAGTCTTGATCAGATGACAACCTAACAACTAACTTCATTCTAATGATACTTCTCCCACTTTGATAAGAGGACTTACGATCTGATAAAATATTTACGATTAGTATCGTAAATATCTAGAAATCACTCATCAACTCAACGATCTATCTCTCTTATTTTGATCTTCTTCCTCCTGATTTATGGTGGTTCATCGGATCCAAATTAGACTATTTATCTTTGAGTCGATATGGCCTAATTTCTCGACGATTTTATGATTTTATGGAGACCGATAATTTTAGGACTTTGGTAAGAGATAAAATTCAAGAGATCACTCGATTTAATACTTCCCAGTTTGATAAGAGACAATTGGAGATTACCTATCGAATGAATCAGAAAAAAGGAAGAATCTCAGCCGGGAGTTGTTTTTCTCTGATCTTGGGTGCCCAAAATAAATTTTATGGTTTCGGGGCCAATGGACGAGGTCAATTAGGACTGGGTAACCATGAACCTAAGAAAATACCTACTTTAATGAGGAATAACCCAACTATTATTAATAGAACTATAATAACTAAAGTTTCTGGAGGCAATTCTCATTCCCTAATGCTGGATTCTCAAGGACGAGTCTATAGCTTCGGTGGCTTCGATTTTGGATGTTTGGGTTTCGGGACTCATGGGGACGTAAGTACTCCTATTCTTATTCCCTACACATCGTTAGAACAACGAGGCTTTATCACTGAGGTAGCCGCAGCCGAATACCATTCTCTTATTTTGAATTCTCAGGGCCAAGTTTTTTCCTTTGGATTCAATGGATTCGGGCAATTGGGGCTTCAAAATACCGCCTATAAATCAACTCCCACTTTGATCCCATTTTTCGATGATTCCTCAATATCAATAATGGGTATCTCAACCAAAGGAGATAGTTCCCTCTTGTTGTCAACTGAAGGTCGAGTTTATGGAATTGGAAATAATGCCTTGAGCCAACTAGGAATCAAGGATGTGGGCGACATCAGAGTCCCCACCCTGATTGAAAATCTTCATCACATCATTGATCTAGCCACTGGTGGCGGTCATTCCTTATTTCTAGATTCTCAAGGTGAAGTTTATAGCTGTGGATGTAATTTAGGTGGGCAACTGGGGCTCGGTGGTGCCAATAATAAATCTATCCCTACTTTGATTGAGTTGATCAGTGAAGATGACCATCTCTCTCATCAGAAGACTCATCCTTTCATCACCATTGCGGTTGGATTGACTCACTCTCTGATTCTGGATTCTCGGGGTCAGGTTTTTAGTTTTGGGAGTAATTCATCGGGAGAACTGGGACTTGGTGTCACCAAGCGCCGATTAATTCCCACTTTGATCAAGAATTTCCCAAATATCATTGCTATCTCAGCCGGATCATCCTTTTCCTTGATTTGCGATTCTCAGGGACAAGTTTTTGGATTTGGCCTTAATCTATATGGGCAGATAGGGTTGGGTGATTGTGTTTATCGGAGTCTTCCTACTTTGATCGAGGGATTTGTGGTTTGATAGTATTTCAATCAAAAAACTCGTGACCCTTAGTTTCCCAGGTAGTTAATGTGAACTATTGGTTGAGTATTATATCAAAAGACCGGGCATCGGCGATTTCCTTGAGAAACCAAGAATATTAAAAACTCACGAGCCTTATCAGACCCTCACCACTTTGATAAGAGGACTTGGGAGATCTGACAAATATTTACGATATAAATCGTAAATATCATAGGATGGTACCATCTTCTTTTGACCTTCTTCCCTCTGATCTATTATGGTTCATCGGGATGAAATTAGATTTCGATTCTCTCGAATCTTATGGGATCATCTCTCGAAGATTCTATCAACTTTTAGTGGAAACAGGCCAATTGACTGAGTTGATGAGACATCAGATCCAAGAAGTCACTCGGTTGGACTCATCCTCATTTACCAGGAGACAAATGGGAATAGTCAGCCGAATGAATCATAAAAAGGGAAGGATCTCAACTGGTGGCTACAGTTCAATGGTCTTGGATACTCAGAATCAAATCTATTGTTTTGGGGACAATAGATTGGGTCAGTTGGGACTGGGTGATTATGAGAATAAGAAGATCCCCACTTTAATGAGAACTATTCATGGGATAAGTAATGATGCTATCATTATCAAAATTTCTAGCGGTGGCTCTCAAGCCTTGATCCTGAATTCTCAAGGGAAAATTTATGGCGTCAACGGATTTGATTTTGGACGTTTATGGTGCGGAATTATCAAACATAAAAACATACCAGAGCTGATACCATTTACCAATCCTGAGATCATAGTCGAAATATCCGCTGGCCGATCCCATTATCTAATTTTGGATTCTAAAGGTCAGGTTTTCTCTCTTGGATCCAATGAAATTGGACAGTTAGGGCTCGGGGATATAGAAAAAATATTAACTCTCACTTTGGTCCCGCTATCGAGACCGATCATGGCTATTTCAGCCAAGGAAAATAGTTCTCTCATTTTGTCAAGGGAAGGTCAGGTCTTCGGCTTTGGAAATAATTCGATGGGGCAGTTGGGCCTCGAGAACAGGGTTAATGTCATGACTCCTACTTTAATCGAACATTTTAATCATTTGACCGAAGATCCTCAAGTGATCGTTGACTTATCAACGGGTGGTGACCATTCTCTCTTCTTAAATTCTCAAGGTCAAGTTTTCTCTTGTGGGTCTGATGAAGTTGGACAATTGGGGCTTGGTGGTGGGATAAATAGCCGATCTATTCCCACTTTGATTGGCTTAGTCAATACTCATCTTCCTTATCAAAAGGCTAACCCTTTCATAACAGTGTCGGCAGGTGGGTCTCACTCTTTGATTCTAGATATTCAAGGCCGGGTCTTCGGCTTCGGAAATAATATTTTCGGACAATTAGGACTTGACGACACTAGAAATCGATCTATTCCCACTTTGATCGATAATTTCCCTAATATCATCGCAATCTCAGCCGGAACCAGTCATTCTTTGATATGCAACTCCCAAGGCCAGATCTTTAGCTTTGGTTTCAATATGTATGGGCAGATAGGATTGGGTGATAATGTTGGTCGAAGTCTCCCTACTTTGATCGAGGGACTTATTGTCTGATTAACTTTTAAAAAACCCGCAATATATATTGCGGGTCTCTCTTGATGGTTGTAAGCTAGGATTATGAATAATGTCTTCCACTATCTCATGAGCCTTCTTCATCTTCCGGTGACGAGAGACAATAATACTTCAAGAATTTCTTGATGTCTTTGAAGGGAATAATGAGGAAAGAAGACCACATTTTCGAGTTGATTCGATTGGTCTTAGAATCAGTCATCATCACCCTAGATATCTACAATATTTTATTATAGATATTTATCAGATCGTAAGTCCCTCGATCAAAGTGGGAGTTAATATTTTTTCTGGTCCGGGTCCTAGTTGCTTATAGTTGTTTTCTCCGAATCCAAAAACTCTCCCTAGAGTATCGGAGATAAGAGAACTTTCAACAGCAGCCGCGATGGATACAATAGAAGACACGGCACCTCCCGGGATATCTCTGATTAAAGTAGGAATCATTCTTCCTCTATTATCGCCGAGCCCCAATTGCCCAGATTCATTGTTCCCAAAGCTAAAAACTCGGCCTTGAGAATCTAAAAGTAAAGAATGATATTGGCCAGCCGAGATAGCTACTATGCCGCCAACGGTTTTAATCAAAGTAGGTAGGGAGACATATTTTCCCGCGATAGCTCCTAAGCCTAATTGTCCATGAATCCCATAACCAAAACTATAAACTTGACCTTGAGAATCCAGAAGAAGAGAATGATAGTCACCAGCCGCAATAGCCACTACCTTAAAGCTCTTTTCCATATTGGTTTGTTTCATCGGAGTGGGATACGTTATATTATGAGTTAATTCATCAGTAGTCTCCTTCCCAAAGAAAAAACTTGGCCATCCGAATCTAGTAATAGAGAATGAACAACACCAACGGCTATGGCAATAATAGTTTGCTCCATTCCTTCGATCAGAGTGGGTTTGAGAATATTTCTCCGGGTGTGACCAAGACCTAACTGACCTACAATGTTATCCCCAAAGCTGAAAACTCGACCTTGAGTGTCCAATAATAGACAATGATCACCAGCCGCGATACTGACGATGACTATCTCATTTTCTCCATCAAAATCCTTGATCAAAGTAGGAGTATATTTAGATTCTTTGTCACCTAATCCTAATTGTCCATAATCATTGTTACCAAAGCTAAAAACTTGACCTCGAGAATTCAAGAGTAGAGAACTACCCGAGACAGTCGAAACAGCTACCACCGAGCCGATATTAGGGTCACGGATAGGTTTAGGGCTGGAAACGATCGCGTTTAATCTACTAGGATTGGCTTCTTTGTTCATATTGGACCCAAATCCAAAAACTTGACCTTGAGAATTGACCGCTAGCGTATGATAACCAGTGGCCATCCGACTCTTATTTCTAGAAGATAAACATAGAATTCCTAGTTGGTCCCGAGTAAACTGGGATAAATCTAATCTATTAATCTCTTGTAATTTATCCCTCAACATTTCAGTCAGTTGGTCTGTCTCACAGAAGAGCTGATTGAATCTTGATGAAATTCGACAGAAAAGACCTAGTGAATGACAGTCTAGTTTCATTCCCATGAATCGAAGAATCTCTGCTGGTAACTTATCAAAGAGGGAGAGATCATTGTCCAGGAGACTCAAGTAACCCAAGATTCGGATGAGTCTCTCCTTATCAACTACTCGAAGTCCCAAGGAATGAGTGAGTTCTAATAATTCGGTATCAGACTGTAGGAGAAGATTAGATGTAGCATATACCTGGTCGACCTTATCTTGATGATTATAGGCTAGGATGAAATCCTCGAGATAGGTCGAGGGAACATCTAATCCGGAATGATCTAATATATAATCCCAAACGGCTTCATAAGCTTCCTCCTCATCTCGAGGAATCGGAAGCTGATAATAATTCAGAAATCTCTTGATCTCCTCGAATGGAATGGTCAAGAAAGTAGAGGTCGAGCTGGCTCGACCGTCGCTGATCTCTGGATTAGTGGACATGTAGTTTTATGAATCCTAATATCTCAAAAAACATTGAATAGACCATATGATAGGCTTGATGTTATCATGATTAATTAAGTTATCCAATAAATATTGGGTAACTCTGAGCAACTCTATCTTTCGGGTTTTCCGAGCTTTGATTTGCAATTCGAAAGGTCAATCTTCAGCTTTGGTCTCAATATATACGGACAATTGGGCATCTCTGATGCCCAGCTGATCTTGGGACAAGATCAGCTAGGATTAGGTGATCATGTCGGTCGAAGTCTCCCCACTTTGATCGAGGGGATTGTTATCTGATAAATATCTAAAAAAACTCGCAATACCTATTGCGAGTTTCTCTCTCGATTGCTGCTGATAATTGAATTTGATCTTGATCAAAGATAATTCATTGATTTAATCAGTAAATCTCAAGATGAAGCATATTTCATTAATCTATCCTCTTTCTAGTGCCATTCTCATGGTCCAAACTGCCGCCAAAGGTGGCTTCGAAGCCCTCCGAGCCTTTGCCTTGACTAGAGAAAGTCCGACTGTTCTATCAGCCTATAATCAAGAGAAGAAGACCTTCCAAGAATTCTTAAATCAAGTGGCTTCATGTTGTTGGATGGGTCAGGATTATTTCCGGATGTGGTTGGGAGATGAGAACCTTGCGTTGAAGAAACAAGAACTTAATCATTTGAATGACTTGACTGATGGAGTTTACTATCTGGAACTCATGGGATTCGAATCCCATTATTGGATCTGGATCATCAATCAAGACGATCTTTGGTACGCTGGGACTTACGGCGGAGTTAGAGCTCTTTCTGTCAAGAAATTCAAGAAGGAAGAATATTATCAGAGATTTCTCTCGGCTATCAGCGGCTCGATGACTGATTATGCCTATGTGTTCCAAGTTACCCCTTGTGTCAAGGAAGTTGGGTATCAATCGATTACTTATATGAAAAGTAATCGATATAGTTGATGGTATCCTAATCTAGCCAATGAAATTAGGGTCGACAAAAAAACTCACGATATGGATCGCGGGTCTCTCTTACTATCTGAGATGATCCAGATAATCTATTTTCTTATTTTTAGGTTGGTTCTTTCATCACCAGATAATAGGGGAAATCGGACTCTATCTATCCTAATCCATGAATACCGAGGATATATCCTAAATAAATGCTCTAATTTCAAATCTATCACATGAGAAATCCATGGGACTAGGGCCATCCTCGAATCTCATAACCAATCATCGAGGATCTAATCATGATTTCTCGATCTTTGAACTTCTTCCTCAAGAAATACTCTGGTTCCTGGGGGTGAAGCTAGATCTATGTTCTCTAGGAAGATATTATCGAATTTCCCGACGAATCTACCGAATTTTCATAGAAACCAATAAGTTAGTCGAAATCATGAGAGATAAACTCCAAGAGATCACTCGGTTGAATTGTTCCTTATTTAACAAGGAACAATTGGAGTTAATCTATCGAATGACTAAGAAAAAAGGGAAGATCTCAGCTGGTCTCCATCATTCCTTAGTGTGCGATTCTAAAGACCAAGTTCTCAGCTTTGGACAGAATCTTAATGGTTCATTAGGGATTGGAGAAGCTGGGTATGATCGATGTCTTTGTTCTCCTATTTTAGTCGAGAAAATAAGACCTGAACCTGACCATCGATTCGTAATTATGATATCCGCCGGCAGTGGTCATTCCTTGCTCCTGGATTCTCAAGGACGACTTTCAAGTTGTGGAATAAATGGTAATGGACAGTTAGGATTCGGGGATAATCAGGGAAGACTTACCCCGAGTTTAATTGAAAATACTATGGGAGAAATAGTGGCGGTATCGGCTGGATGGTCTCATTCTTTGACTCTGAATACTCAAGGTCAAGTTTTCAGTTGTGGTTATAATGAAGTAGGTCAGTTAGGTCTTGGAGATATATTAGTCAAAACGGTTTTTACTTTGATAACCATTTCTCATGATTCTCCGGTCTTCATCCGGACCATTTCGGCCGGTGACAATAGTTCTCTTCTTTTATCCTCGGATGGTCAAGTCTTCGCTTTTGGACATAATTTATACGGTCAATTGGGTCTTAGTGAGGCGGGTTCTATCCTCACTCCAACCATAATTCCTAATCTCAGTGATATCATCGATATATCCACTGGTGGGGAACATTCCTTATTTCTTGATTCTCAAGGTAGAATATGGGGTTGTGGGCGTGGTTCTCATGGTCGCTTGGGTCTTGGAGATGATAAAGATCATAATATCCCTACTTTGATTGACTTCGGGACGGTTGACTTTATTATCGCCATCTCGGCTGGTAAATTTCATTCCTTGGCCTTGAGTATTCAAGGCAGAGTCTATAGTTTTGGTAATAATAGCTATGGACAATTGGGCATCTCTGATAAAATCAATAGACTTCATCCTACTTTAATCGAAGATTCTGAAATAGGAAAAATAGTGGGGATATCAGCTGGTGGTGGCCATTCTTTTCTTTTGAATGCTCGAGGTCAGATCTTCAGCTTTGGACTCAATGGACAAGGTCAATTAGGGCTGGGTGATCAGGTGGATCGAGCTCTCCCCACTTTGATCAAGGGACTTATCGTCTGATGAGTTCTTGATTGAAAAAACTCGAGACTCTTATTATCTCAGGTATTTAATGGTCACTACTGGTCAAGTAATATATTCATCAAAATGATGAATATATATTTCTCAGATCAGATGACTGAGATTTCGAGATATCTATAATCTCTTAGATTCGGAAAAAAGAGAAAATGGATCGGAGTACACATAATGATCATTTCTGGTCTCCATTTTCCTTGACTTCTAGTGAGGATTTTTCTCTTGATTTAGGCGATTATGATGGATGGGAGTTTATTCTTATCCCATCGATGGTCAGTCTCAATTAATGTCATCATCACTATGATCAAATCAATAGAAGTCTAGATATAATGGTGATATTTACTAACCCCTATTTTAATCGAAGAGATTGCCCCAACTAATAATCAACTATTGAGTTTTAAAAAACTCTCGACCTATCCCGTCTCTCGTCTAATAATCATCCTCATCATAACCCCAGTCCGGCCTTCCCTCATCGCCCCAAGGAACTTCCGGAATAATGGGAGGTAAAACTTCTAATAATCGACGAGCCAAATTATCGCAGCGGAAAGCCGGCGGTCGGACGGCCACTATCTTGAAAGCTTCCGGATCCGAAGTCACCACCCAAACACAGCGCTTAGCCCGAGTCAGGGCCGTGTAGATCCGATTCATATAGAGGAAGGAACCGGCGTTGTACTCATCAATATAGAGAATCACGAAATCATATTCAGATCCCTGGGACTTATCAATACTTAGAGTATAGGCTAATTTGAGTTGTCGAACAGTTCGCTCTTTCTCCCGGATCCCAGTCATCTGATATCGGTTGCGATCGACTAGCTTGGCTTCCAGCTGGAAGACGTGACAACCCGAGACTCCAAAATCGACGGTGATAGAAGTGGCAGTAGTACTCTTAATGGTCCCAGTTTCCCCATTGTATATCTTGGCCCGATCGTCGTTCTCTTGGAGCATTACCAGATCACCCACTAACCATTGGTTACCTCGAGAATCAGTCACTCCATGACCACTAGTGTTGTAAATATTTTGAAAGCCTGGGTCTAGAACCTTAAAAAGCCGAGTATATGGAGTGATGATGACCACTTGATTGACTTTGATCCCACTAGAGAAGCAACCCTTGATGATATCGAGGACCGTATTAATTCCACCTTTGATAATCGAGAAGTTAAGAGTCTCAGTGAACTCAAAGGGATAATGAGGGTCATGGTTAATAAGAGCATTTGAGTTAAGAGTAATCCCATCTAGCTCCTCCTTAACCTCATAGACTCGGAAATTCTTAGTTAGTTGGTAAATCGGGACGGTCCCGGACTTTAAGAGCTGATGGAAGAGGCAACCCCAATCAATCGGTTCGAGTTGGTTGACATCGCCCACTAAGATCAGCCGCTTGACCTGGCGATAATACTGGAGAAATTCGTAAAGTAATTCAGTAGTAACCATTGAGGCTTCGTCAATGATGACACACTCATAGTCAATTAGGTTCTCACCGAGCTGGTATTTCTTGTCCACGATGAGGCGATGAAGAGTAGCCGGAGTTTGTTTGTTGGTTACCTCGCGGATTCGAGCTACTGCCCGGCCAGTGAAAGAACAGAGGGCATAGGGGACCCGGCGTTTATCGAGATTTAAGACCACCTGCCTTAAGCAGGTGGTATTATGTGTCACCAAAAAATCACCCAAGAGATACCGGCCATCGCCTGAGAGAGTAAACCCGTGATAGCGATCATAACCTCGATACTTGATTTGGAAAGATTGGTATCGATGGATTTTAGCTGAGATCATCGCCATCTTCCATCCAGAAGCTCGAACGATCGAGAGATCAAAGTAAATCCTCAGATCTCTCGAGGAAAGGCGAGTCGCCATGATTCCTAAGGAGAGAATCAGGTATTCTATGTCATCTAAGAAGGACGGATTGGGATAGTCTCGTAGTTCAATCGGATAAGTTGAATAGTTCTCAAACAAGGACAAAAACAAGGCTTTCCGGACTCGATATGAGTCGATTAATAGTTGGCGTCGAATCCCTGGATCTTCGGGGATTTTCTCCCGAAAGACCTTAATGGTTTCTTCGAGCGAATCCGACCCATTTCGCGAGGGAAATTCAACCGGAACATGAAACAAATAATATCCTCGTTGTTGTCTCTCAGATAAAGTCAAGTATTTCCTGATCGAGATATCTCCGATCTTTCCATCTTTCCAAAATGTTAATAGGTGCGGGGAGTTGCAGGTAAAGATCCGCCCTTCCTTGGGAATAATATCGTACATCTCATCCAGCCCGGTGCAAGTCGAGAGAACCGTCCTCGATGAGGAATCAGGGCCCATCAATTGGTCGCCCTCCTTGATTTCCTCGACTTTTTTGATACTACCATCAAACATCAAAATCGGGGTCCCGGCTAGATGACATTTCCCGACTCCACCGCCGCCCGTGATGATTGAGAGATTATTTCTCAAGGCTCTCCTAACGGCCTCCTGTTGTTCCTCGGACATCTCTTGATCGAACTCAACTTCTGACTCATTGTCTTCAATTGGTTCTTGTTGACGCGCAATGATAAAGTCAGCGATCCCCTTCTCAGCTTTGTAGGCTGGCTGGAGATAGACAGTCTCCATTTCAACTATTATCTCATAATTATCCCGAAGAATCTCATAATGCTCTACAATATCAGGGAAAGTCCGAGCCACCAGCCGACTGGGGACTCCGGTCCAGCCATTGGCCATTTTCTTCCAGATGAAACGAACGATCGAGCCCCGATATCGTTCCTTGGGATCAATCGGCTGGTTCATCAAGGTTAGAATCTCATCGCATTTCTCCAGGGTCAGAACTGGCAAAGTATAAGGGTTAGTCAAACATTTCTGGTAGATGGTGGTGCAAGGTAATTTACAGTCCCGAATTTCCTCAGGGCTCAGACCTAAGAGAGCTAACCGCCGAAGATTGCGCTTGTCGTGCCACCATTCCAGCAGTTTCTTGACATCTTCGTGCTCAATCCCCTCGAACATGAAGAGAAGATCGTGGGATCGGTTATCATTCCAGATCTGGGCTAGACTATCAAGGAAGGGGATTAACTTCTCCTCATTTTGAGCGATGTTAACTAAGATATTATAGATCTTGATCATCTGAGCATAGCTCTTGTCTAAGGGACCTAGGAGACTACCGATGATATTGTCCTTATCATCGGGAATTCTCACATAGGGAAACTTGATTAACTGAAGTCCTTGTTTCATCTGGATAAAAGTGGCATAGATGATGTCGCCCTTCCGGACTGGACAATAGTAAGTCATCCTGAGTTCCAGGCGCTCTCGAGTTTTCGGACAATAAATCTTGAGAATGGTTGGATCCTTCGAATCTTTGGCCGGAAAAGTCAGTTGGTTGATGATTCCGATGACTTCTCGGGGAATAGGCTCGGGGGTAGTTAACATCTTTGAGGAAAACCCAGAGGCTAAAAGTCAGATTTGTTACTTGGTGGAAGATCAAGGAAATTAGAAGAAGATCCAAGGATTCTTGGACTTTCATGTTGATAGATGATTATTATTATCAACTGGTCTGGTTGTTCTTGATTTTCTCGAGTTTTTTAGGATTCAGAAGCAATGCTTCTGAATCTTTGGAAAACCCGGATCCGGGTTTTTTAGAATTTATACTACATTTACCCCAACACCACTAATTCCATTGTTTAGCTTGAGTCTCCCTTGTCGATCAAGAGAAAGATAACCAATTCGATCAAAGAGATATTGGATAGCTATGATATCTTGGGCCCACAGAGAAGAACTTGAACTAGATGTATCATCTGATGAAAAATCATCTAACCGCCACAATTCTCCTTGATTGTTCAATACTAGGCACATATTCCTCAGAGGAATAATAGAAATAATATTTCTTGCCTTGAGAATGGGAATTGGGAGGATAGTGGTTCGATCATCACTATGAATGTTTCCATTATCCAAATAACCCAAGAGGAAAACCGTCCCGTCCTTATCTAAGAAAAAGGAAAAAGAATCAGTGGCCTGAATCTCTATGATATCCTTGAGGTGGGGTAGCTTAGTTAGAGAAAGAGGACTATTTTCTACGAAGCCTAGTCGTAGACAAGTATTAGATCCGGCTCCGAAGACATCACCTTCCTGGTCTAAAAATAGACAATACGTGCTGCTCATCGATAGAGTCACTATTTTCTCGATTTCTATTAGTTTAGGGACCCGAGATATCGAGTTCCCTATTTCACATAGAGGAACCCCGAACATATAGACTTTTCCTTGAGTAGTCAGAGCCAGAGAAGTATGATTTTGAGCAAAGATAGCGGTAATCTTTTCGAGACCAGTGATCAAAGTAGGAGTGGTTACGTCCTGATTGTGGCCCAGACCAAGTTGACCTGCTTTATTAAAACCAAAACTATAAACTTGGCCTTGGTGGTTCAAGGCCAAAGAATGACCCATGCCAACGGTTATAGCCTTGATGTTAGTTAGCCCGGGGATAACTCGTGGTTTCGTAATTTGGATGGCCGCGGAAGATCCTAATTGCCCGTATTGGTTACATCCCCAACTATAGACTCGATCGGGATGAGCCACAAACAAATAAAATTCATATCCACCGGCCAATCGACCCTTGTTTTGCTCGAAGATCGAAAGGTATTCTAATTTCTTTCGATTGTAGGTAGTGAGATTGAATGAGGTCTCTCGATGTAGAATACATCTTAGTAGTTCGGTCACTTCGATCTCATTGAATAACCAATAAAATCCTTGGGAAGTCAAGCGATGAGCGATCATACTTCGATGATTCAAGTAACTCCCAATCAACCAAAGAATTTCCTTGGGGAGTGATAGATAGTCGAAGTCAAACTGGGACATGATGATTATTTGACTCATCAACAAGGCTGAAAATCATCTTTGTTTATTCTGAATTTCGGTTAACCAGTTTATCTCGAGCTGATCAAGGAGATGATGCTTCTAATGATCGGAGATGATCAATGGTCCCTGAGAACAGAGAGTTATTCAATGCTTAATTGAATAACGATTAATTAGATTCTTGATTGGTTAGGTTGTCTTACTCAAGGGTCGTATATTTCGATAGTGTTATTCCCAATAATCATGGGATGGTCAATGATCAACTAACTCTTTGATTAATTATTATTGGATTGACCCAAGATCTCGAGTAACTTAAGGATTTTCTATTTTATTTTGACGGCTAATATTAAGATCATCAATGGGCTGACTTACTCACACTTAATCAAGGAGGAGATATTTTAAGGATATCCACTTCAATCATTCGAGATAGTCAATGGTCAATTGACTTTTGATTAATTATTATCGATTTAATCTATCTGTTCTTAGCTACTCAAGGATATCACCTCTCGACTATATCTCTCTTGGTGGTGTGGATTACTTCGATGGTTAGTTGATTTTTAATTAACCATTGTTGATTTGGTTCAACTATCTCGCGTTCAATCATCCTCAGATGATCAATGGTTGAGTGATTATTCATTAAACAGATTATCGAATAGTAAACTTACTCCCAGTTGTTCAATGATATCAAATTATTGAAAATAAAGCTATCAATCATCAGAAGATGATCGAGAGTCGATTAATTGGTGATTAATTATTATTGGTTAGTCTATTTATCTCGAGTAAATCAAGGGATGATATATAGAATCTATTTAATCTAATCATCGACCGATAACCAACGGTTAACCAACTATTGATTAATTATTATTAGTTCATTCCAATGGTTTCGAGATAATCAAGGATCAAATGACTTTTGACCAATTAATTAATGGTTAATCGATTTTCCTCGAGTTAATCAATAGAATATCAATCAAGAATAATAATCATCAGATTCAGCCGATAGCCAATGGTTAACCAATTATTAACTAATGATTTTATCGACTGGTCCAAGTTTCTCGAGCTAATCAAGGAATCGCAATCTTATCTTATATTCTTCATTGTTCAGCCGTTAATCAATGGTTAATCGATTATCAACTAATTATCATATCAGTCAATCAAGAAGATTGCATCTCGATCTGATCAGAAACTGAGAGACGATATTAAAATAAATCACGATGCACCCAGTCATCAGTGGGCTTCCATTTGATCATCGAATCAAATTGCTATTCGGTATTCCCAAGTACGCCTGCCTGATCACTCGGGAACGATGGATGGAGTTAAATATTATTTTGGCTGGTCGTGGTCATTATCGTAGTGCTGAGCGAGAACGAATCTTGTCGGCTTGGAAGGATCGATGTCGTTTCTCATCTAATCGAGATTTACCTATTATGAACTTAGCTGCAGGTCTGGGAGATAACCGACAGATTCGTTTCACTGAGGAGAACAAGAGATTCATCCTCCTTGAGCCCGTAATTTTGGGTCAGGAACGCTGGACCATGGAGGAACTGAGTGATTTGATGGACGCTTTTCGATTGATGGTCGATGACTTCATAGGATCTAAGGATTTTTGTCTGGCTGAGATGGTCATTACCAAATATCTCGGCGGTTAGATGGAACGCAAGCAAATTTGCTTGCTGTTATATCGAGTTTTTTAAAACTCGAGAGACCAACTCAATATACTTCCACCTTAAGTATATCAACACAACTAAAATTATCAACTAGCCGAAGTGTCCCTTGTTGATCAATTGATAGATGACCACAGCCCCGACCTCGAGAAGATAAACCTACCATCCCTTTGGTGTAGAGCTTAATATGACAGTCGATTAAAAGACGATAATCAGGATAATTAGAGTTACCTAATCTCAGGACTTCACCCTGTTTGGTCACCACTAAAATGTTGAGATGGACCGAAATAATGGAAATCAAGGGTTCCAGGCCGGAGATCAGGACCGGAAGGAGGGTTTGACCATCCACTAAAATGGGTCTCTTCATTCAGATTTCCCAGCACCCAGCCGCGCCCTTGATGATCCAAGAACAAGGAATATCTGGCGGCTGCCGTTACTCCCACGATGTTCTCGGGTTGAGTGATTAGGATCGAATGGTTTTTAGTGATCAAGAACGGATTATTTTCGGTTTTAATTAGACCCATCCGGGAATTGTAATTTAGTCCCGAGGCCAAGACTTGACCACTGCTAAGTAAGAAGAGAACATAATAGTTTCCGAGAGAAATATCAACTATTCCTTCTACTCCCAATAATCGGGGAGTTCGAATGTAATTCTCGAGGCCCAAATAATCACAAACTCCCCACCCATAGACCCGCCCTTGAGTGGTCAGAGCCAAGGAACTATTATTTTGAGCGAAGACGGCCGTGATATCGCTCAGCCCTGGGATCAAAGTGGGAGATGTCCGAGCATATATCGACCCCAAACCCAATTGACCTTCGCTATTATAACCAAATCCATAGACTTTCCCTTGTTCATCCAGGGCCAAAGAATGAATATGGCCAATGGCTACCATTTTGATCTTTTTTAATCCAGCAATAGGATGACAAGCCAAGTCTTGCTCACATGAGGGCGACCCCAATTCCCCGCAAGTATTTTGTCCCCAACCGATGACTTCATCAGGACTAGTGATAACTAAATAGGAATCAGCGTTGCTGGTCATCCGGCCTTGATTTCTCTTGAAGAGACTCAAGTATTCTAATTCTTTCCTAGTGTAAGTGGTCAAGATCAAAGAAGTCTCTCGATGAAGAATAGTCCTTAATATTTCAGTGATCTCATTCTCATTGAATAGCTGATAAAATCCTTTGGAAATCAGGTGATAGGCAATGAGACTCCGATGATTCAACTTACTTCCTATTAACCAAATAATTTCCTTGGGAAGTGATAGATAGTCGATGATGGCTTGATGATCAGGTGGTAACATGACTGAATTCTTTGATAATAAATAGGAAATAGGTCACATTTGTTTATTTCAGGTCCCAGGTCCTGAGATGGTAAAAGATATCCGATACTTTATCGAATATCTATCAAGATGAGAGAGTTTTTTTAGACTTGATCGATCGATAGACCGATTCCGGGCAAGTTGATGATCCAGGACTTACTCAATAGACCGTCACCTTCATTATATCAGCAATACTATCACTACCATAAATCTGTAATAGCCCTTGTTGATCAATGGAAAGATAACTATCACAACCAATTCGAGTCTGATAAGCTATCATATTATGATTCCAATCCAAAGGCTGGGACTTAACTCGAAGAAAACCCTGAGAAGGAGGAGAACTAATCAATCTTAGTCCTCGACCTTGATTATCGACCACTAAAATATAATCATTCAGAGGAACAATTGAAATAATAGGTCTTAGTCCGAGGATCGGGACCGGAAGAAGAGTCTGCTCATCATCGCTATATTGGGTATCTTCTTTTAAGTCACCCAAAACCCAGACAATTCCGTCACTAGTCAAAAACAAAGAATATTGGAGAGTAGCCGCAATTCCCACGATGTTCTCAGGTTTGTCGATCATAATCGCATAGGGTTCCTCTTTAATCGATCCCAATCTTTGATTGTGGTTAGTCCCTGAGGCGAAGACCCGACCATCCTTGAGTAGAAAAAGTCCGTAGGATTCTCCGAGAGAGATAGTTACCACTCCCTTGAGTTCCGAGAGATGAGGAGTCCGAAAAATTGGTTTACATCTAGTATATAAGGAAGCTCCAAATTCATAGACTTCTCCCTGGATAGTCAGGGCTAGAGAGCCATTATCTTTGGCGAAAATGGCGGTGATCTTTTCGAGACCTGGGATCAGGGTGGGAGTCGAGACAACATAGGCATCTCCTAATCCTAATCGCCCACTTTCATTATAGCCGAAACCATAGACTTTTCCCTGATAATCCAAGGCCAAAGAGTGGACATGACCAGCGGTTACCATCTTAATCTTCTTTAACTCAGGAATGATCTGAGGACTTGGGACAATGCTAGGTTGTAGGTTACCGTGTCCTAGTTGACCATGGGAATTAGATCCCCAACTAATGACTTCATCGGCCTTAGAGATAACCAAATGAAAACTGGAACCACTAGCCAGCCGGCCCTTGTTTTTCTCAAAGGTGGCTAGATATTCTAATTCTTCTTTGTTATAGGTAGTAAGATCTAATGAAGTCTCTCGATGAAGAACACATCTCAATAGCCCAACTAATTCATGATCATCAAATAACTGGCAAAAGCCTTTAGAAATCAATCGATAGACCATCAAACTTCGAAGATCTAAATGGCTCCCGATAGCCCAGAGAGCATCCTTGGGAAGTCCTTTGAAATCAAGCTGAATCATGGCTGATATTTTTGGTTAATTAGAAGGAAAAGAGTCAGATTATTTGCTGGGCTTTAAAGGGATATAGCACAGCTATATCTCCTTCGGGCACTTTTGGTGCCTAGGACCTGAATAGATTAGATCGATAATTTAGTATTATTGGTTAGTTTGAGATTCTCGAACCTAGAGTGATAGAATATGGATGGTTGATAGTCAACTATTGATATGATTGATTAATCGAATTGTCTCGAACTAATCAAGGATTATTAGAACTAAAAACCAAGCTCCCGATAACACAGAGATATTCAATGATTGATTGAATATCTATAATTAAGAAGATAGATTTCTCTGATTATCTGGGGTTAATCAAGGATATCTCATTTTGATGATGTAATCTTTGAATGCTTGGTGTTGAGGGAGAGATGATTGAGATCTTGGCTTTTAATTTGTTGGATGATTCAAGTACCTCGAGATAATCAAGGAAATCCTATTCTAGGATAAAAGATATTCAATGAATTATTGAATATCTACAGATCACGAAGATCATTCGACGCTAATCACAAATTAGTACACATCAACTTGCAGGAATTTATCCTGAGTCCCCTCTTTCGAATATAATTCGATTTGGCCGGATTTTCTCATGATAAGAGCTGGACTATACATAAGAAGGGTAGATGGAGGCAAGGGATAATCTTGAATCGCGATTACCTCTCGAGTCAGCAAAGCCATCTCATCCAAACGGTAATTAGATACTGACCATAATTCCCCTTTATTATTCAAGCACAAGACATAATAATCAATAGTGGTTACTGAGATGATGTTACTGAGTCCGGAAATAAGAGCTGGAAAATAAGTTTGTGTATCCTCACTAAGTTGGATTTCTCCCAAATTACCTAGGATATAAACCATTCCCTTACTATTCAAGAAATAAGATCGACTAGGAGCTGCGAAAACACTGACGATATCTTCAAGGTGTTGAATCAGACTGATAGGATAAGTGGAGTGCTTATCAACTAATCCCAATTGACCTGTCGAATTCTTTCCTGAGCCATAGACTAGACCTGAACTATTTAGATAAAGACAGTAATCTCGTCCGATCGACATAGTCACTACTTTGGTAATAGGGACCAACTGGGGAATAAATTGTATGACAGTTGGATAATACACGGACCATCCAAATTCGTATAAATTTCCTTGTTTATCCAAGGCAAATGAGAGATTGTATTTAGCGAAAATAGCCGTGATCTTTTCCAGACCGGGAATGAGAGTAGGAACTGGGACAATTTCTATTCCTTTTCCAAGACCTAACTGACCATAATTATTGCGCCCAAATCCATAGACTTTCCCCTGATAATCGAGAACCAATGAGTGAGTGGACCCAGTGGCCACTGCTTTGATATTCTTTAATCCAGGGATGGTCTTGGGTTTCTTGGTATTTCGTTTATTGACTTTCCCATATCCTAATTGCCCATATTCGTTGTTCCCCCAACTAACAACTTTATTGGGATTAACGAGAACCAAGAAGAAATCGGCATAAGCTGCCCCCAAAAATCCACAAGCCATCCGGCCCTGGTTCTTCTCAATGGTACAGAGTATCTAACTCTTTTCTATTATAAGTAATGAGATCGAAGAAAGTGGTCCGATGAAGACTAGCCCTTAACATATTGGTTATTTCTTTCTCATTGAAGAGCTCAACGAATCTCTTGGAAATCAGGCGGAAAGTGGTGATACTGTGACAATCCAACTTAGATCCAATCAACCAAAGGGCATCCTTGGGAAGAGTATCGAAAGTGGAAGTATCATTGACCAGAAGTCCCAGATAGCCAAGGATTCTGATTAGTCGATCCTTCCTAATAGTTGATAGACCTACTAAATTACTGAGTTCCCGCAGTTCATCGTCAGAGGAGAGAAGAAGAGTCGAGGTTTTATATGATTGCTCAAGATTCTCTTGGGCATTGTAAGCTAAAAGGAAATCTTCGATCGCCAAAGACGAGATGATCAGATCACTCCCGGAACTCAATATTTCCCAAGCCCGATCATAGAGGGCCTTATTAGACTTGGGTCGTTTGATTTTATTCTCATCTAGGAAGAGGAGGATATCCTCGAGAGGAATGGTAAGGAAGGTAGACATTTTAGGTGAGACTTTTATTCTTCTGATGAGAAGGACAGAAAGATGTTCAATGAAGATTGAACATTTGTGATTCATATCGAAGTAAATATCAATAAATCTCAAGAGTAATCAAGGAGCTGGGGGTTTCGTTGATATCCGAATATGACTCAACTCGACCATTGTCTTGGATGAGGATGTCGCCCTGATTATTATAGGAAATCCCAACCACCTTTTGGCCCAAGGGAGTAATTTCTACTGGGTCATCAAGATCAGGTATGTTACCATAATCAAGTTTCCATATTTTTCCTTGATTATCTAGACCTATGACATCAAGGGTAGTAAGAAACATCGTTGAGATGATATTATGAAAACCTGGGAGAAGAATGGGATAGATAGTCTTCAGGTCACCACTATATCTAGTCTCACCCCTCAAATCACCCAACATAAAAACCATCCCTTGATCATTCAAGAAAAGAGAATAGTTACGAGTAGCCGAGATACTCACTATCTTTTCGAGGTGGTTGATTAGAGTGAGGGGATATCTTACTTGGTTACTAGCCAAACCTAAACTGTAATTATTATTCTCTCCACAACCATAGACTTGACCCTCAGAATCCAAGAAGAGTCCATTGGCTAGACCCAGCGAAATAGTCACTATCTTTTTGAGCTCAAGGAGATGGGGAGTAGGATGGTTGTCTGCGATAATATCACCGGTCTCAGAATAGCCAAAATCTGCATAGAAAAAGCCGAATTCATAGACTTCTCCGTGTCGATTGAGAGCCATCGAACTAAAACCATAGGCGAAAATGGCTGTGATGTCGATTAGATCAGGGATGAGAGTTGGAGTGAAAACTTTATCCCTATTTTTCCCGAGACCCAATTGACCAAAACTATTAGATCCAAAACTATAGACTCGCCCTTGAAAATCTAGAGCTAGCGAGTGCACATGACCAGCCGCGACCATTTTGATATTAGTTAATCCAGGGATAACCTTGGGAACTTTGGTAGTTCTTTTGCTAACCTTACCATTCCCCAATTCCCCGACTTGATTACTACCCCAACTAACGACTTTATTGGGATTAACAATGGCCAAATAGAAATTACCCCCACTGGCCACTCGACCCTTATTTTTCTCGAAGGTGCAGAGAGTATCTAATTCTTTTCGATTATAAGTAGTGAGATCCAGAGAGGTAGCTCGACGAAGAGATACCTTCAGCATCTTGACTATCTCCTTTTCATTGAACAACTCGGCAAATCTCTTAGAAATCGACCGGAACATGGTAATACTCTGACAGTCTAAATTAGTCCCAATGATCCACAAGGCATCCTTAGGAAGAGTATCGAAAGTCGAAACATCATTGATCAAGAGCCCGAGATAGCCCAAGATTCGGATGAGACGATCCTTCCGGACAATGGAGAGTCCTACTAAATTAGAGAGCTCTCTCAGTTCGTCATCTGATGAGATGAGAAGAGTAGATGTCTTATATTTTTTCTCAAGATGGCCCTGAGAATTATAAGCCAGAAGAAAATCCTTGATAGCCAAGGAAGAGATGATGAATTCGCCACCGGAACTCAAGGCTTCCCAGGCCAAAGTATAAATGGCTTTATCGGTTCGAGGGATCTTGAGATTATTCTCCTTCAAGAAGAGGCGAATATCCTCGAGCGGAATGGTAAGAAAGGTCGACATTTATAAGATGGCGGAATATTACCAATATTCAAGGATACCCAACAACTGTCGGATATTCATTAGAAGTTCAATGTTTCATTGAATCTCTTTAGTTTTTTAGTTCCTCAGGACTTAATCAATAAAGTTCCAGCTGATCGATCTTCTCAGGAATGTTGCCCTGAATAAACTCTAATTCTCCTTGTCTATCCAACAGGACAATGCTATCACCAATCGTTTGAAGAGCCACGATATTCGATCGATATAATCTTGGTGACTTTCCATTATAGAGACATTGAAGAAGATTAATATAATCTATTTTCCATACTTGCCCTTGATAATCAAGGGCCAACATGGCCTCAGCTGTTGAGGAGATGAAGATGATGTGATTGAGTCCAGGAACCAAGACTGGAAGAATATTTAGTTGATCTTGGTCGGCTCGAGTCCGAATACCATTGTCTCCTAGGAGATAAATTTTCCCCTGGCGATTGAGGAAAAAGGAATAAGATCGAGTCGAGCAAATACCGACAACATTTCTCAGATGTTTGATCAAAGTCAGACCAACCCATCCTTGACTGGTTGAGCCCAACTGATAATTGTGGTTATATCCCGATCCATAGACCAAGCCTTGACTATCCAAGTAGAGGCAATGCTCATAACCAGGAGAAACGGCTACTATATTCTGAAGATTGATTAGTTGAGGATATGAGAATAAGACATTTCTTTGATTCAATGACTCTCCGAATTCATAGATTTCTCCTTGGTTAGTCAAGGCAAAGGAACTATTATATCGAGCGAAAATAGCCGTGATGTTGATGAGATCGGGGATGATTGTAGGAGTGTTGATGTCATCATCATGTCCCAACCCTAATTGCCCTCGATGATTGCGGCCAAAGCTATAAACCCGTCCTTGATAATCTAGAACTAGGGAATGATCGGAACCAGCCGCCACCGCCTGGATATTCTTCAACCCAGGAATGATTCTTGGTTTGGTTGTTATCTTAACCAATTGGGCATTACCTCCTTGCCCTCGGATCGAGGGCAAGCGGGCATCTCCGATGCCTAATTGTCCATATTTATTGTTGCCCCAACTATTGACTTGATTAGGACCAAAGAGGACCAAATTGAGTCCATAGCCACAAGCCAGTCGGTTCTTGTTTCGCTCGTGTATTCCTAACCAATTGAGATTATTTCGATCATAGTCAGTAAGAACTAGAGAGGTAGTTCGGTGAAGGCTAGCCCTTAGCATCTCAGTGATCTCTTGGTTAGTGAACAATTCAGAAAATCTCTTAGAAATCAGGCGAAAAGTGGTGATACTCTGACTATCCAAGTTAGATCCGATGGTCGATAGGATATCCTTGGGAAGAAGATCTAAGACCGAGAGATCATTAACGAGAAGATTGAGGTAACCCAAAATCCTAATAATTCGGTCATTTCTGATGACGGGTAGCCCGAAAAGATCACTGAAATTTCTTAGTTCCTTTTCTGATGATGACAAGATAAGAGAAGCCCGATATTCTTGATTGATCAAGTCCTGGGAATTATAAGCAATAAGGAAGTCCTTGATTGCCAAGGGTGAAATGACCAAGTTTCGATTGAGATATATGATTTCCCAAGCGGCCCGATAAGCTTCCCCATTGGTCAAGGGTTTGGAGATTTGATTTTCTTCTAAGAAGATCAGAACATCATTCAGGGGAATAGTAAGGAAAGTCGAGACCGAGTTAGCGAGGTCGCAGCTGATCTTGAGATCATCGGACATATTTGGATAAATAATAAATAAGGAGATCAAATGGTATCCCTTTTCCCACTTTGATGAGAGTATCAAAAGATATCCGAGGATCCTCGGATATTTATTTAATAGAGTTCGAGCTGATCGATCTTATTGAAGTGAAGTCCTGTATAATATCGAAGTTCTCCAGTCCTAGTTATTGTCAAACCTTCTTTACTAGTGGTCTCTAGGGCAATGACGTCCGATTGAAACCATTCCGGGACTTCACTCTGATGAAGATAAGATATTAGTTTATCATTGTCTAAGATCCACCCTTGCCTTTGATTATCCAAGATCATAATATCGAAATGGGTGGCGATAATAAAGATTGCCCGGTTAAGTCCTGGAATTTGTCTCGGGAAGATAGACCGATTTTCGGCGTCAACCTTAGTGAGAAATCCGATCTGACCCAAGACAAAAACTTCTCCTTGGCTATTCAAGAAAAGAGAATAGGAACTAGTCAAAGAAAGACTCACGATATCAGTCAAATGTTCAATCTGGGTTATTTCATGATAGCCTTCATCGACGAAACCCAATTGTTGATGATTGTTAGATCCTGACCCGAAGACCAATCCTCCTTTGGTCAGATAGAGACAAGATAATAATTCTGGAGCAACCATTACTATCTCCTTGAGATCGAGGAGTCGAGGAGAAGATAAGATATAAGGTAACCCGTGATCTAATTCATGAAGAGAAATCCCAAATTCATAGGTCTCTCCTTGATCATTTAGAGCGAAGGAGCTATTATGTCGGGTGAAAATAGCCGTGATCTTGGTAAGATTAGGAATCAAAGTAGGAAGGTTTATATTGTTAAGATGCCCTAGACCCAGCTGTCCCATTTCATTGTAACCAAAACTGTGAACTCGTCCCTGAAAATCTAGAGCGAGTGAATGATTGGTTCCGGCTGCTACGGCCTTAATATTTTTTAGTCCTGGAATGGTCCTTGGTTTCCTAGTGATTCCTTTGCTGAATTTACCATGACCTAATTGTCCATATCCATTCCTCCCCCAACTACACACTTGATCAGGGCCATAGATGATTAAATTAAAACCATTGAGACCTGAAGCCAAGCGATCCTTGTTTCTCTCTGATAAATCTAACCAACCTAATTCTATTTTGTTATAAGTAGTGAGATCTAGTCGAGTGGTTTGGTGTAACTTGATCCTCAATATCTCGGTGATCTCTGATTCCGAGAAGAGTTCAGAGAATTTCTTGGATATCCCTCGGAAAGTGGTGATACTCCGAGTATCAAGGTAAGAAATTACTACTTTCACTACCTCTCTAGGAAGAGGATCAAAGATTGAGACATTATTGACCAGAAGGCCGAGGTAACTCAGGATCCTTAGAATCCGGTCTCTTCGAATGATGGGTAATCCGAAGAGATTACTAAGGGCTCTGAGTTCCTCATCCGAAGATGAGAGAATAATAGAAACTCGATATTCTTGGTTGATCAACTCTTGAGAATTATAGGCAATGATGAAGTCCTTGATAAATAAGGACGAAATGACCAAATCTATTTTCGAATTTATCGCTTCCCAGGCGAGCAGATAAATCCCTTCGGTGGTCTGAGGCTTCTTGAGCCTATTTTCTTCTAAGAAGATCAGGATCTCACTCAGGGGAATAGTAAGGAAAGAAGACATTTTATAGTCTATTTATAATTAAGAAGATCAAATGGTCTTTCTCATCCTCACCTTCTCCGAGGAAAAGAGACCAACCAGTTGTAATGATTGAAGGTCAAAGATATCCAATGAATCATTGGATATTTGTGTTTGATGATTGCCTAATCTAGTAAACCTCGAGTTTCTCAAAGGAATTACTACCATACTCAGAAAATAATTCGAAAGTCCCATTACTCCTAATAACCAGAACTTGATTGCCTATATAATATGGATATAGTCCAATAATATCTTGAGTTGAGAGATGAGTCCCGGCTCTCCCATGAAGAAGTTCAATCAAATCCATGAAACTCATGGTCCATAATTCGCTCTGATTATTGAGACCAACTAGGTCTGAGAAAGTCGAGGACAATGAGACGATATTATTGAATCCTGGGATAAGAGTAGGAAGAATAGTCTGTTGATCCTCACTATATTGTGTCTCATCACCTATCTCTCCTAAGATATAGATCATTCCCTGTTCATTCAAGAAGAAAGAGTAGGTATCCGAAGTAAAGAGACCCACTATCTTCTCGAGGTGACTGAGTTGAGTGATCGGGTATATCCGGTCAGTATCAACCAGACCTAATTTCCCATTTCGATTATTACCGGAACCATAGACTAGACCCTGATCATCAAGATAGAGACAGTAATTAAACCCAAGTGCCAAGGTAACTACCGACTGGATCGGAAGTAAATGAGGGGAAGGCCAACTGACATAATGCTCACCTAAGGAGGCTCCGAACTCATAGACTTCACCCTGAGTAGTCAAGGCCATCGAAGCATAACCTCGGGCGAAAATGGCGGCGATCTTTTCGAGTCCGGGAATCAGGGTAGGAGAGGGGAAACTGGACCTCAATCCTCCTAATCCCAACTGGTCAATTCGATTGTCTCCAAAGCCCCAGACTTGATCCTGAAAATCAAGGACCAGTGAATGATTAATCCCAGCCGCGACGGCTTTGATATTGGGTAATCCGGAAATGATCTTAGGCTTCTTGGTATTTCGCTTACTAATCTTACCATTACCCAATTGTCCATAATCATTCCTTCCCCAACTCCCGACTTTGTTAGGACTGAAGATGACCAAATAGAAATTAGATCCAGCGGTCATTCGGTCCTTGTTATTCTCGAAGGTACAGAGCCAATCAAGTTCTTCTCGATTGTAATCAGTCAAATCGAGAGAGGTAGCTCGATGAAGACTGGCCCGTCGCATTTGAGTAATCTCTTTCTCATTGAATAACTCAGCAAACCTCTTGGAAATCAGTCGAAAGGTAGTGATACTCCGACAATCCAGGTTAGAGCCAATGAGTCGAAGGGCATCCTTGGGCAAAATATCGAAAGTAGAAACATCATTAACTAAAAGACCTAGATAGCCAAGGATTCTTATCAATCGATCCTTGCGAACGATGGGAAGACCGATTTGATTACTAAGTTCTCTGAGTTGATCATCAGAAGATAAAAGGAGAGTCGAAGTCTTGTATTTTTCGGCTGGAATGTCCTGAGCATTATAGGCCAAGATGAAATCCTTGATAGCTAGAGAGGAAATAGTCAAACTTTCTTCATTATCTTTGATGATTTCCCAGGCCCGGGTATAAATGGCCTTGTTGGTCCGAGGGATTTTGAGACTATTTTCCTTCAAAAGGAGGACAACATCCTCAAGAGGAATGGTAAGGAAGGTGGACATTTTTGAGTAGCCTGGAAATATCAGATATAATGGAGGTGATCTAGCAACTATATCCCTCAGGATTAACATGACCTAGATGACTAATAAAATAATAACATTCAAGAATGTCTTGAATGTTGATGAACTGCAGGATTTTCTGAGATGAAATCAGTAGACTTCCACTTTTCCTATGATAGTCGAATCATAAAACGTCAATTGGAGGAGTTCTCCTTGTTTGGTTATCACTGTAAACTCTCCCCCAGGATAATGAGCTAGAGCGATGATATCACCCTGGTCCAATTTTTTCTCTTCTATTTCTTCGAGGGCCTTCTCATCTATGATCCCATTATAACTATATCTTGGGTAGAACAAGTTTCCTCGATAGTCCACGATTATGAAATTGGTCACGCTTGGTTGGATAGACATAACTCGATCCATTCCCAATAATTTGATTGGGGCGATAGTGTACTCATCTTCACTGATTTCAGGTCTTATTTCTCCCAAGACTAGAATCTCTCCTTCAGTATTGAGGAAAAAGGAATGGGTCGCAGTCGCGGTTATAGCCACAATATTTTCTAGGTGATTGATCTGAGTCATGGATGATATTGACCCGTTATCAACGAATCCCAATACTCTATGGTAATTATCACCAGTTCCATAGACCATTCCCTCTCGATTCAAGAAAAGAATGTATCTGTGTTCGATGGAGACTGAGATGATATCATCGATATCCTCGATAAGTCGGGGAATATTAGGGGAAATAGGTGGCGAAAGAATTGGAAGTCCTCTCATTTCATGTCCTCCAATTAAAATCACTCCGAAATGATAACCTCGCCCCTTGTTATCTAAGGCAATAGAGCTCCAACTTCCAGCAAAAATTGCCATGATATCTTTCAATCCTGGGATCAAGGTGGGTACCTTGATATTCAAGTAATGACCAAGCCCCAATTGCCCCTTAATATTATTGCCCCAACTGTAGACTTGCCCTCGGAAATCTAGAGCCAAAGAATGAGAATATCCAGCCGCTACGGCCTTGATATTCTTCAAGCCAGGAATGATCTTGGGTTTCGTAGTTACTCGAGCACTGGTTTTTCCAGTCCCAAGTTGACCATGATCATTCCTCCCCCAAGCGCAGACTTTATTAGGGTTAAAGATGACCAAAGAGAAATCGAAGCCTCGAGCCAGTCGTCCCTTATTTTGCTCAAAGGAACAGAGGGTATCCAAATCGTTTCTTGTATAGGTGGTGAGATTCCGGGAGGTAGCCCGATGTAACGAGGCTCGGATCATATCGGTAATTTCTTTTTCGTTGAAGAGTTCGGCAAATCTCTTAGATATCACCCGGAAAGTGCCGATACTTCGACAATCTAAGTTACTTCCGATGATCCAGAGGGCATCCTTGGGCAAAGTATCGAAAGTAGAAACATCATTAACCAAAAGGCCGAGATAGCCTAAGATTCGGATGAGTCGATCTCGTCGAATTATAGATAAGCCCACTAAATTAGAGAGATCCCTGAGTTGTTCATCAGAAGAGATGAGGAGAGTGGAAGTTTTGTATGATTTATCGAGAGATCCTTGGGAATTATAGGCCAGAATGAAGTCTTCGATAGCTAGAGAAGAAATGACTAATTCGCCTCCGGAACTCAGGGTTTCCCAAGCCAGATTATAAGTGGCCTTGTTGGTCCGAAATCTATCAGATTTCGGGCTTGCGGTAGCAGTCCGGGGAATCTTGAGATTATTTTCCTTCAAGAAGAGAAGAATGTCCTCAAGCGGAATGGTAAGAAAGGTTGACATTTTGATTGGTCCGAATAATAAGGAAGAAGATACTCTCATATCTATCTCCCGAAAATAGAACCCTTCATCCTTTTATCATGAGAAAATGGAAAGATCGGGACCTATGACCCATAATCATGATTAATCTCAATCCTTAATTATGATGAAATCAAACATTCAATTACCTATTGAATGTTAGTGAGGACGGTGGACTCGAGTTTTTTTGATTGATAGAGTTCTCAATAAACCTCCAATTTACCCACTACCACTGAAGTATTAGGACTAGATTGAATTAAGTCTCCTTGTTGATTGATAACCAGTGCTACATTCCCAGGATAATGAGCGAAGGCTATGATATTCCTCAAATTAGGATGCTCCATCAGTCTCTCGAGTTCTTCTTTGTCGGTGGCTGATTGTCTGATTAGGTGATGTAAACGGCCTTGATGATCTAAGATAATATTATAAGATGAAGCCAAACTCATAGTTATTACTCGACTCAAATTAGTCATTTTAGTGGGAATGACAGTTTGAGTCATTTCATTGAATTGGGATTCGATTGTCCGGGCACCTAAGACTAGAATTTCACCCTCAGTGTTCAGGAACAATGAATAAGATCTAATAGCCATTACCGCTATGATTTTCTCAAGATTTTGAATCAAAGTCAGAGGATAGACTCGATCATCAAGAAGACCTAGAGCTTTCCCGTAATTACTTCCCATCCCATAGACTAATCCTTCATTAGTCAAGAACAGAACATGAGTCAAGCTGATAGAGGCTGAGATTACTCCATTCAACTCAATAAGTTCAGGGATAGCAGTCTGATCATAGACTCGCAGCATCAGGGCGCCCTGAGGTGGTAAATCACGATAAATAGTCCCGAATTGGTAGGTTTTACCCTTGTCATCAAGAATAATGGAACTATTGTAACCAGCAAAAATAGCCGTGATATTCTCAAGACTTGGGATTAAAGTAGGGATTGGGAGATCATCATAATGACCGAGTCCTAACTGACCGAAATTATTAGCTCCCCAACTATAGACTCGGCCCTGAAAATCCAGAACCAGGGAATGATGTTCACCAGCGGCTACCATCTTGATATTTTTCAGCCCGACGATGACCTTGGGTTTCTTGATCGCGCGTCCTCTGATTTGGCCATGCCCCAATTGACCTCGAAAACTCTGCCCCCAACTACAGACTTTGTTAGGATCAAAGATAGCCAAGAAAAAATCAGTCCCACAGGCCAACCGACCCTTATTTTGCTCAAAGGAACAGAGGATATCCAAATCTTTTCTCGAAGATCCTATCAGATTCCGAGAGGTAGTTCGATGGAGACTGGCTCGTAGCATATCGGTGATTCCTTTTTCATCGAACAACTCAGCGAATCTCTTAGAAATCAACCGAAAGGTGGCAATAGTTCGACAATCCAGATTAGTCCCAATCAACCAAAGAGCATCCTTGGGTAAAGTGTCAAAAGTAGAAATATCATTGACCAAAAGGCCAAGATATCCGAGGATTCGAATCAATCGATCTCGTCGGACCATAGATAATCCTAGAAGATTAGAGAGATCCCTGAGTTGTTCATCGGATGAGACCAGGAGGGTCGAAGTCTGGTATGTTTGACTCAAATTCCCTTGAGCGTTGTAGGCCAAGATGAAATCCTCAATCGCCAAGGACGAAATCACTAAATCGCCTCCAGCCCTGATGAGCTTCCAAGCTTTATCATAAATCGCCTCGGTAGTCTCGGGCTTCTTGGCCTTGGTGATTCGAGATTTCTCGATCTGATTTTCCTTCAAGAAACGAAGGATGTCCTCGAGAGGAATGGTAAGGAAGATCGACATTTTAAGATTAGAGAATAAAAGATCAACAAGTCCCCAATTCCTCGGGCAATTCAATCCATATCCGATCAACATCGGATATCGCTATAATTACTAACTGTGATGATAAGTTTTTAGTTTTTTATGATTTTTCTTTTCGACCTTTTGATCGTTTTCGTCTAATTTTCAATGAGTCCAGTTTCCTCGAATTAATCAAGGAATAATCAAGAAATCATGATTGGTCGGTCTTCTGTAATCTAAAATAAACAACTTTTCATTCCAAGATTTTATTAGAGGGGGTTATTAGGACTACTTTCATCTAGTTATCAATAAATCCTATTTCTCCAAAATCTCTCGGACTAGTCAATGAATATTCGATTATTATCGAATATCCATGCCATCAACAACTTACGATAAAAAACTTTTCATTCCAAGTTTTTTTATATATTGGGTATTCAGATCTATCTATCAAGCTGACCAATCTATTTTCTGATAATCTCAGTTAGTCTATTATGATCATAGTTATTCAAGGAAAATTGGGTTATCATCATTATCATCGACTTATAATGAAAACTATCGATTTAAAGTTTTTTATCTGATACCCAGACTTCTTTATTCTTTGTGTCGACTTGTCTGTCCAAATAAATCAACTACTTCACTATCCTCGACTAAATCAATAGAATCTTTGATTCGAGTTTTTTGATTAGTAAATCTCAACTCCATCGGCATAATCTACTCTTGGAACTGGAGTAATGAGTCGACCGGCCTTATTGATGGTTGATGTCATCGGATTATGAGGAGAGCCTTGGATTCCTATGATCTTAGTCCCAATAATAGGAGGTTCGATATTACCCTTGAGATGATTTCTTAGGTTAATCTCTTCTACTTCGAATACTCTCCCTTGATTGTCAAAAAATTGGAAGGACCTATCAGTAATAGTCATCGAGATAATCCCTTTGAGACTCATGATCCGGACGGGAAGAATGAACTGTCGATCTTCGGTAAACTCGGTATCGGCTCCCAGATTACCCAAGATATAAACTTCTCCTATATTATTGAGGAAACAGGTATATTTCTTACTGACTTGAAGATCGACAGTATTATCGGGGAACTGGAGGCAAATGGGTGTAGGATAGCGACCAAAGGCGACCATTCCCATCCGACTTCCCCCATTTCCGCGCCCAAAACCTAAACCATCAGCCGTCAAGAAAAAACAACAGTCATCTCCTGGGATAACCTTGACCACTCTTTCAATCTTGACGAGCCGGGGGATTGGGATACAGTTCTTAGTGCTGATCGAGCGGGCTGTCCGAAGGGAAGGAACTCCATTAATTAAAAAACCAAATTCATAGACTTGTCCTTGATCATTCAAGGCAAAAGAACTATTACCATGAGCGAAAATGGCCGTGATCTTCTCCAGTCCAGGAATCAGAGTAGGAACATTCGTATCATGATAATGATCTAATCCCAATTGTCCCTGATGATTGCGACCAAAGCTATGGACTCGACCTTGGTAATCAAGGGCTAGAGAATGGTTGGCTCCGGCCGCCACGGCCTTGATGTTCTTTAAATTAGGAGTGATCTCGAAACCAAAGGTACTCCGATATATCTTATCCAATCCTACTTCTCCGTGAAAATTAGTCCCCGAACACCCGATCTTATCAGGACTCATGATGAACAAGATAAACCCATCGCCAGCGGCCATTCGGTTCTTATTTCTCTCGATCAAACCAAACCAATCTAACTCTGGCCTTCGATAGGTAGTGAGGTCAAAAGAGGTTTTTCGACCAAGAACCCATCGTAATAACTCAGTGATCTCTGACTCCTTGAATAACTCAGAGATTCTCTTGGAAATCAGGCGAAAAGTGGTAATACCCCGACTATCCAAACAAGAAGCGATCAGACCTAGAGATTCCTTGGGGAGAAGATCCAAGAATGAGATATCAGGAATCAAGAGGCCGAGATGGCTTAGGATTCTAATGAGACGATCCTTCCGAATAACCGATAAACCAAGAAGACCAGTTAACTCTCTGATTTCCTTAGCCGAAGATGAGAGAATAGTTGAGGTCTGATAACGTGGTTGATAACCATTGAACTTCTCTCGAGTATGATAGGCCAACATGAAATCCTTGATATAGAGAGAAGAAATGATCAAGTCTTGTCTCTTGATCAAGGTCTTATAGGCTAGTTGATAAGTAGCCTTGATGCTTCGAGGTTTCTCGATTTGGTTCTCATCCAAGAGGAGAAGGATCTCCTGGAAGGGAATGGTCAAGAAAGTATTAGGGTTATCGATCATTTGGGACTATTTTAGAGAGTGGGAGCTCAAATTTCTAGGTGATAGATGATGACATAGGATAATCAACAAACATCTGATAAATATCGGATGTCTTTATTATTTATATCTTGATGGTCGGTTATTCTCGAGTTAGAGGGGGACAACATAGTTGTCCCTCCTCCGGGCCCTTGTTGGGCCCAATCAAGGGATGATCGAATATTGAGTTCCTTGGTTTTTTTCTTGATTGATTTATTCGTCGATGACCCATTTTCCTCGGGTTAAATGAGATAAATCTTGTCTTATCAAAGATCTTGGTTTTTCTGGCTGGTAATGGAGAAATTTTCCGTTTTAAGATTTTCCTTTTGGATTATTTGACTATTGTGACTCAAATATCAACTAGTCATTGATGTCCGAGCAACCCAAGGGATATTGTACTTTTCTCGAATAACTAGATAAATCTAACTAATGATAAAAAACTTTCCGTTTTAGAATTTTACTTTGGACCGTTTTGACCCTTTCTGCTTAATTGCTAGTTAGTCCATCAGACTCGAGTAACTCAATCGATATTCGACAAATATTGAACATCTTTATCTCTCGATCCTCATCGTCAAAAATACTCGATCATGATCGAGTATTTATTACTACCTGCTTTTAGTTTTTTGATTTCTCCATTTTCATCTGGTCAAACTTGAGCATCCTCATTTAACAAAAACGAAATCATCATAGGCCACAAAATCACAAGTTTGATATGAGGTATTGGTGCACCCAATAACCAACCGATGAAAACCAACCCAATCTAAAATAATCGTCATCGGAGTCGAGGTAATATTTACCTTTATATTATTCATTATTTGTCGATCAAGACCATAAGAAGTCAAGGTCATCTCTTGAGAAGAAGTAAAGATAGTCACCATTACCAAACTGTAAATCCCAAAGGTCGGACTTACTACTGACTCAATCAACAGATTTCCTTCTTGAATCAGAAGGAAATTAGGAGCCGAGGAAGCCGCCTTTTGATAGGACCTAAGCAAGACTCGAGGGATTCGTGTTTGATTGATCACCGATACTCCATAAAAGGGCCAGCCTACTCCGGGATTTGGAGAGTTGAGGAAACGCCAATCACCAAAAGGAATCGGGAGAGCACTATAGTAACCTTCCTCGGGAGGGACAAGGTAATCATCAAAATTAACCGTGATATATTGGGTTAATAGGGAGGTAGCGACTCGATGATCAGGCAAGACGAAGATTTCATCATATAACTCTGAAAAATCAGGATCATCGGGTCCTTGATGAGAGGTCACTAAGGTGATGAAGATAACAAGGATCAACATTTCGAAGAGAATCAAGAAAGAGAAATAACCAGATCAATCATCTCGAATAATCCTTGAGATGATGAGAAAAGAATGTACAATCTAGATTGTACATTAATAGACCTCGGCCTTGATGACTACTTCGGGGAATAATTCCTGATCATTGAAGGAATCAACAAAGAAGAGATCTCCATTCCCTTTTAATCCTAATAATTCCCAAGCATTTGGTCGAGGTTCAAGAGAAATGGGACTTCGGGGTAAGTTGGATAGAGTCAACTCCAACTCAGTAATACCAAAACCGAAAAATAATTTCCATGTCTTTCCTTGGTTATCAAGGAAGAGACAATTTTGATTGTATCCAACCGCTATGATTCGGTTTGGGATCTGGAGTTTAATAGGAAGAAGAGTCGATCCATCTTCACTATATTGAGTGAATTGTCCTAATTCTCCTAGAATATAGGCCTCTCCTTGACTATTCAAGAAAAGAGAATGAGATCCAGCCATCGAGAGACCAACGATGTCTTCTAGATGAGACAAAGGAGTCAGAGGATAATATCTCTGATCAAGGAAACCTAACCGACTATTTTGGTTGACTCCGGCCCCAAAAACCTGACCTTTCCGAGACAAGAAGAGAACATAATTATCCCCCACTGAGATCGTAATTATGTTCTCCAGATCGAGAAGTTGAGGAGTAGCATTCAATAAGCCAAAATACCCATTATAGCTCGTGGTAAGAGTTTTTCCAAATTCATAGACTTGCCCCTTAATAGTCAAGGCAAACGAAGTATATCCTTGAGTAAAAATAGCCTTGATTTTTTCTAGATTAGGAATCAAAGTAGGGACTGGTCGATTCGACCATTCCCCAAGACCCAATTGCCCACGTGAATTTTCACCCCAACTGTAGACTTGTCCTTGATAATCTAAGGCTAAAGAATGTTCCCAACCAGCCGCTACGACCTTGATACCCTTCAATTCAGGGATAAGCCGAGGTTTCTTGGTTGTTCGATTGCTATATTTTCCGGTTCCTAATTGCCCATATTCATTCTTGCCCCAAGCCATTACTTGATTAGGGTTAACGACGACTAAAGTAAATCTATTTCCACAGGCGATCCAACCCTGGTTCTTCTCCCAGGTGCAAAGATAATCTAACTCTCTTCGATTATAAGTCATCAGATCCAGAAAAGTAGTCCGATGAAGACTGACCTTCAGCATATTGGTTACTTCTTGGTCAGTGAAGAGAGTAGTGAAACCCTTAGAAATCGACCGAAAAATAGCAATACTCCGACAATCCAGGTTACTCCCAATGATCCAAAGGGCATCCTTGGGTAAAGTGTCGAAGGTTGAGGCATCATTGATCAGTAAACCGAGATAACCCAAGATTCGAATGAGCCGATCCTTCCGAACCACGGGTAGACCGAGAAGATTACTAAGTTCTCGGAGTTGCTCATCGGTCGATAGGAGAAGAGTCGAAGTCTGGTATTTCTTGTCGGTTAAGTCCTGAGAATTATAAGCTATGATAAAATCTTCAATTGCTAACGACGAGATGATCAGATCGCCCCCGGAACTCAAGGCTTCCCAGGCTTTAGTATAAGTCAATTCGGTCAACTTGGATTGCTTGGCTTTAGTGACCCGAGGGAGCTCTATTTGATTTTCCTTCAAGAAGAGGAGGATATCCTCGAGTGGAATGGTGAGAAAGGTGCTAGTCATTTATAGAGGGAATCTAAAGACCATTGATTAACTCTCAGTTCCTATTGATAATTCGCACCGTAATTACGGTATGAATCTTTATGTCATCGTTATATGATGTATATCTTGATAGTTCAAGCTTTCGAGATTTTTTTCCTGGTTGATCTTAAAAATCTATATGAAGTGCCTCCTAATCTTGACCATTGGAGTTTATTTATTCTCTTTAGGTCAAGCTACTGCCCACAAACCAACAGTCGCTCCGACTCGAGCGCCGACTAAAATTCCTACCTTGGCTCCGACCAACCAACCTACTAACCAACCAACCAATTTTCCAACTAGTCAACCCACGAGTAATCCGACTAATCAGCCCACTAACGAACCGACTAGTAATCCCACGGTCAACCCAACTGAATCACCCACCGAATCACCGACTAATGAACCGACTAGTAATCCCACGGTCAATCCGACTAATCAGCCGACCGAATCGCCTACCAGTGAACCGACCAATGAACCCACGGCTAACCCAACTGTCAGTCCGACCAATTCACCAACTAATGAACCCACCATTTTGATTACTCAAAATCTGAACTTTGATGATTTTGTTATTACTGATTCCTTCGGTTACGTTACTCTGGTCATTCCCTATGACGGTTTTACTTTCACTGGTTCCCCGACTTCAGTAGTGGGTTGGCCATATCCCGGTATTTGGGTCGGTAACACTACTATCATCGGATTGCCTAGTTTTACTAATGCTCTCTCGACTCCTCCTAATATGATTTGGACTCAAGGAGAGAACCTCTTGGTTTATCAATACAATGGCCAAGGATTTTCTCTCTCTTCTTTTACCATGGCCACTATCTATGATCCAGCCAATCAACCCATGTTCATCAATGCCTATTCGGATTTGAATCAACAAAATCTCCTCTATACTACCATCATTACTTGCACCCGGACGCCCCATCCGCTCAGCTTCAGTGGCTGGAATGGGATCGTTTCCTTGCTTATCGGCTGCACTAATCCCTCGACGGCTACTTGCAATTTTGTGGTTTTTGATACCTTCGTGGTGACTCATAATTAATCAAGGATAACAACCAAATGTCCATATGGATATGGACATCTTTGAGAAAAAAAGAAAACGGATAATATATCCTTTTAAAAACCTCAAATGCTAGTCATCTTAGTCGTCTTATTTTCTCCTATTTTATCGATCAGTGATTGCGATCAACGAACCCCAACCTTCCTGGACCACGGACCCAGTAATCAGGGTAGTTATTTCTTTGCTCCGGAGACTTTCCGGGCTGGAAGGGGATGGATGACTCAAGAGAGCTGCGCATCTAACCAAGGCTCAACTACCTTCCGAGCCTTGATTAACAGTCAGTATCCTTGCTCTGGTGTCCATTGTCAATTGAGTGCTAGCACCCCTTGGGGTTGTTTATCAGGCAATAGTCAAAGTTGTTACAACGTTGAACATATCATTCCCACTGGCCACAATATCACTGAGTTACAGGGCTGTTCGGTTAATATCATTGGGAACCTAGTTATGTCCTATGGCCGATGGAATCAACAGTTATCTAACACTCACTATGGTGAGAAACTCTTAGTTTATGGTGATATTTTCAATCAAGCCTACCAGACGATCTATTGGTGTTGCCGAGCCCAACTGCCAGCTTCGATTCCGGTTCCTGATTGTTCGGTTTCTTCGGGCTTATCCCTTGGTCGCTTGATCCTTGGTCTAATAATTATCGTGGTGATGGTGATGGTAACCTTGGGAGTAGTTATTTCAATGGTGGGCTGGGATACTTTGACTGGTGAGATAGTCGATTAATAAAAAACTAGAAACGTGTGATCACATCACACGTCTTTTTATCGATCATGATTCTTATTTATCTATTTATAATCTTGGTGGGTGGTTATTGGGAAATCAAGGATAAGAGTAAATGAGATTCAAGATAATTTAACCCTATCGTTACAAATGCTCATCCTACTGATTTTCTTTCACCTTATCTCATCAACTGATGATTGTGTCCAACGAACGGCTACTTTCCGAGATCACGGTCCTGATAACCAAGATAACTACTATTTTGTTCCTGAAACTTTCCGGGCTGGAAAACAGGGACTTACCAAGGAGTTATGTGACATCGATCGAGATGATTTTCAGACTTTGATTAACAACCAATTTCCCTGCAATGGAACCCACTGTCGATCGGAGATTGGTATTGATCGAGAGGCGGTGATAGTTATTTCCTGGGGCTATTATCAAACAACTCAAATAATTCCAGTCAATCACAATCTCACTGAGTTGCAGGGCTGTCCGATCAATATCATCGGCAATCTAATTATGTCCTATGGTCGGTGGGGGCAACAGCTAGGTGATGGCTATTATACTGAGCGACGCTTGATTTATGGAGATTTGGTCAGACAAGCCTATCAGACTATCTATTGGTGTTGTCGAGAGAGGATAGCTTACTCCATTCTTCTTCCCGATTGTTCTCGACTTTCGTCTCAGGAACCAATTGATGAGATAGTCCTTCCAATTTTGTTGGTCGGGGCGATTTTAATGATGATGCTAAGTCTGGGGAGTTTCATTATGAGGATTCGACGATGATAGAATATAAAAAAACTTGCTATCGCGAGTTTTTCCAAGCTTCACCAGTAGAACTGGTGAAGCATAAAAAAACTTATCATTCCCTTGATCTGATCCATAAAAAATCAATCTGATGTTCTTCTTCTGGTGGCTGATTTTCTCCTCTTCTCTTCTGGCTATCAATGACCAGCGAACCGCCGTCTTTCTAGAACACGGTTCCTCTAACCAAGATAATTACTATTTTGTTCCTGAGACTTTTCAAGCTGGAAAACAAGAGAGATCGAGCTATCTCTGTAATCTTGATGAAGGAAAGAAATCTTTCTGGGACTTAATCAATGACCAAATCGCCTGCATTGGAACTCATTGTCAACCAGGCATCACTCCGCCTTGGGCTTGCTTGGCCAGTGATAATCAAGAATGTTATCATGCAACTTATATTTTTCCCATCAATCATGGTCTCTTTGAGCTGAGAGGTTGTTCGGTCAATATCATCGGTAACTTAGTTATGTCCTATGGCCAATGGGACCAACAGTTGAGTAATTCTCATTATGATGAGAAACTTTTAATTTATGGCGATCTCTTCAAGCAAGCCTATCAGACTATTCAATGGTGTTGTCAAACCAATCAATCCAAGACTCTTCCATCTTCTAATTTTCGATTCGTTAGTGATCTTATTTGTCCGTGGTTGATGATCGGGGTAGTCATCATGGTCATTATCGCAGAAATGAGAAAGTGGTTTCTCAGGTTAGATAAGGAATAGATGAAATCGAGTAATTCATTCGATGAGTATCGAATGAGTGTTAATCTAGTTGAGTAACTACTAGGGAATCAATAGCTAAGATTGAAGAAGCCGGAGAAATCTTGACGGTCGTGACATTGGCCCAGTTAAGGACTATCAAATTAGGGCCAGCCATAAAATTAAAAATCGTAAAGATGTAGGTATAAATTCCCTCTGAGTTACGACCCCAAATAGTGACAAACGCAATCGTACCAATGGGAGCAATGGTCAATGATAGTAGATTAAAGGAAGTATTAGCATAAATCACCCAAAAATAATCGCCACTTATGACATAATTGGGCCAAGTCGAGGAAAAATTACCCTCTGGAGTGAGAGTATTATTGAGAATAATGACACCTGTTGATCCGATAATTTGTCCCTCACTGGCCAAGGAATAGTTTCGATAACTACTAATTTGAACTGAGAAGTTGAGGATGATCAAATCATCAAAAGTCAGACAAGTTAAGGAATTATTGGCTGTGAGCTGACAGGTTGAGTTGATGCCGGGACTTCGACTAAAAGTCTCTTGAGGATTCTGATAAATACTTTTGACACAAGAGATTGGCTCGGTCGGGGCTTGAGTGGGGGAACTAGTAGTAACTTGATTAGTTGGACTTTCGGTGACTTGATTAGTTGGGGGGCTAGTGGTGACTTGACTTGTCGGGCTGATAGTAGGATTGCTGGTAGGGCTACTTGATGAACTACCAGTAGGATTGCTAGTCGGTCGACAAGTAGGTCGAGCTGTAACTACTCGGGACTGGCACTTAGGACTATCAGGAGGGAAACAAGGAGCTTCCTTGATTTTAGTTGTTTTCGATTCCTGAAGACTCGAGAGGATTAAGAACAGCAATAACATAAGAGATGTTTAGTAAAAATTCAAAAAACTAGAGATACTCGATAATTATCGGGTATTTTTTCGATCAATCGATCATCTATTAATAAAGTTTCAAACAATTCGGCGAATTTACTAAAAGACCTCATGTTATCGTTTATTTTCTTAATGTCCTTGGAATTCCTTGAAATTAGGGCTGTCGAAATTAAGGAACTTCCTTGCTTCCCTCCTGGTAGTCCTAAATGCCGATCTCGAGCTCCCACTCTTCAACCGACTTGTCAACCAACGAGAATACCTACCAAGATGCCGACTTTATCGCCGACTCAAACACCCACTGATGCTCCTACCTCAGAGCCAACAAATATCCCGACCAGCCATCCCACTGAATCACCGACTCAAGCACCAACGAACGCTCCCACTTTAGAGCCGACAGAGATCCCGACCGAAGCACCGACGGTGACACCTCGATGTATCACGGATGATGCTATCATTCCTTTCCCTAATAATACCTATTGTCTGGCTCCGAACATTACTCAAGTTTGTCAGCTACCAACCAATAGTTCTTTGACTTGTTTGACTTTTGATGATCTCTCAGTCCCTAGTTCTAGCCCTCTAGCCATAGTATTATACCGGGGATATTCTTTCTTGACCGAAAATGGAGGTGGAGGCCGATCTGATATCAATGTATTCAATAATTCTTTCTCCCCAATTAATCTTTCATCCAGTTGGCCCAATTACCTCAGTACTAAGCCCGGGTTTATAGAGTTTGATATGTCTAATTCGACTTTCTTTGATCTTCTTTCCTTGACGATCGCTCTTCCTAGTAGTAAGACCATAGAAATCTTCGGGTTTAGTGGTAATGTTCAAGTTTACAGTTATTTCATTCGTGGATTTACTACCAATACTCCCACTTTCCTCATCCTCAATTGGACTAATCTCACTGAAGTCCATATGTTCACTGCTGGATTGATTATTGTTGATTCAATCGTGGCTACTCGTAAAGATTAGATCAATTCATTCGATACTTATCGAATGAGTTTCAATATAACTCCATTTTATCACGAAGAAGATCATTGGGGTCAGATGAGAGCAAATTGCCCTTTTGGTCGATGAGAGAATAATGTCATTGAGATCACCCGGAGAACCACGGAGACTGATAATATTCGATTAATAAGCTCGAGGTTCGGTCATTTCCTGGACATACCGCCACATCTTTGCTTCGTCGAGACTCCAAATCTGTCCGTTCTTATCTAAGCACAGAAATTTCGAACTACCGATGGTCATTGAGATGATATTAGTCAATCCTGGGATTTGATCTGGAAGAATAGTCTGACCGTCTTCGCTATAATGATTGAATAGTTGTAGGTCACCCAAGACCAAGACTTGCCCCTGATAATTTAGGAAATAGGAATATTTATTTCCAGCCTGAAGATCGACGATTTTATCTGGGATTTGGAGGGGAATCGGATTATAATAATATTTACTATTCACCGACCCCATTATTTTCTCATCATCATACCCATAACCCAAAACCGAACCAGTTTCGGTTAAGAAGAGGCAATATCTATTTCCTGGTGAGATCTTGATGATCCTATCTTGGATATCTAGAAGATGAGGGATACTTGATCTCGAGAAGATAGAGGATGAACCATTAGGAAACCGGAACGGTTTCCCAAGCTTTGATAGCATGCTATCAAAGCCTAAGAAATTGTCCGAATTGATAGACTTGCCCTTGGTCATTGATAACCAGGGAGCTTCCCCCAATAGCATAGACAGCCATTATCTTCTCCAATCCCGGGATCAAAGCAGGAAGATATACATCTTTACTAATACCAAATCCTAACTGGCCCATTTTATTGGCTCCCCAAGCGTAAACCCGACCTTGATAATCCAGAGCCAAAGCATGAAATGTCCCAGCTGCTACCATCTTGATCTTCTTCAAATCCGAGAGAATCTTAGGTTTCTTGGTGTAACCTCCACTAGTCTTTTTTTGACCTAATTGTCCATAGTAATTGAAGCCCCAAGCCCCTACTTTATTGGGGTTGAAGATGGCCAGAAAAAAGCTGCTTCCAACCGCTAACCGCCCCTGATTCTTCTCGACTAAACACAATCGATTCAGTTGATCTCGATCATAAGTAGTCAGGTCCAAGAAGGTAGCCCGAAATCTATCAGATTTCGGGCATGCGATAGCACTTCGATAAAGACTCAAACGCAAAAACTCGGTAATCTCCTTTTCCTTGAATAACTCAGCAAATTTTTTGGAAATGGAACGAAAAATGGCGATACTTCGACAATCTAGGTTGGAAGCAATAATTCCTAAGGTATCCTTGGGCAGAGAATCAAAAGTGGTAGCATCATCAATCAAGAGTCCGAGATAATCCAAGATCCGAATAATTCGATCCTTTTGGACGACCGATAACCCGAGAAGATGAGTGAGTTCTCTGAGATCATCATCAGACTTAAAAAGAATAGTAGAAATCTTATAAGATTCGTTGATATCTCCTTGGGCATTATAAGCCAGAATGAAATCTTGAATCGTTAGGGGCGAGATGGCCAGATCTGATTTTTCACTGATAGCCTTCCAAGCTTGGTCATAAATGGCCTTATTAGTCCGAGGAATTTTGAGATGATTCTCTTTCAAGAAGAGACGAAGATCATCTAGTGGGATGGTGAGGAAAGTCGACATTTGTAGAGGTTAGGATAATCGAGGAAATCAGATATCCCATTATTCTCGAGTTACTCAATCAATACCCAATAAATATTGGATATCATCATCTTCTATTTTAGTTGAAGATATTTTCACATTAAAATTTTTTATAGACTATAGGGTCAAATCATCATGCCAATCACAATCGATGACATTCACCGATCTCAGAAAACTCCCTGTTTTCCTTGAGAATTAAGATGAAATTATGATCTTCTCTATCATCTTGTCATCTGATCAATGAATTTGTATCAATCGATATCCGATGATCTATCATCTAAGATAATCAGCCATTTCGTCTCAGAAACACTCGATAACTATCGGGTTTTTTTATTATTCGATTTTCCTCAATAAACCTCAGCCTCACCAAGGAGGATTAGTTTGCTCATTAGATTCTCAAGAAGTTTCCCTGCTCGATTGAGGAAAAGGGGACAAAAGTTTGAGCCAAATTGGAAGTTGATGAAATGGTGGGGAGAGATCTGGAGAAGATGTGATGATCCCCTAAGATAAGCCAGAGTATTATAATGGGACAAAGTCAGGGCTTTCCTTTGACTATCGATGAAAATCATATCGTAAGGAGTACTGATCATCGAAATAATCTTGGTCAATTCCGGGACTCGAAGGGGGAGCATGGTCCGATGATCTTCACTATATTGGGTCAAAGGTCCCAGATTACCCAAGACATAGACTTCCCCTTGATCAGTCAAGAACCATGAATGATCTTGACTGAGACAAAGATCGATGATTTTATCGGGGATCGGGAGCGAAATAACTCCCGGGCCAGCCAAGCCCATTCGATTATTTTGATTGGCCCCAAAGCCTCGGACCGAACCAGTGCTAGTCAAGAAAAGACAACCATCCCATCTCGGCGAAATGGTCACCACTCTTTCCATCTCGAGAAGAAGAGGAAAAATAGAGCAACTCCCACTAACCAAAGAACCCCACTCATAAACTTGCCCTTGATCATTCAAGGCTAAAGAGCCATTTATAGTCGCCCAAATCTTGGTAATCTTAGTAAGACCGGGAACCTGGGTGATAAGAGGAACATTGTTGGTATGACCCAATCCTATCTGATCTTGTCCCAAGATCAGCTGGGCATCAGAGATGCCCAATTGCCCGCTCTCATTCAGTCCCCAAGAAAAAACTCGCCCCTGATGTTCAAGGGCCAGGGAATGAGCCGACCCAGCCACTACCATTTTAATGTTAGTTAACCCGGGGATAATTTGAGGTTTCTGGCTACAAGTTTTGATTATTTTCCCGTTACTTCGTTGACCGAATTCATTGACGCCCCAACTCTTGACTTTATCAGGACCAAAGATGACCAAGTCGAATCTTTGGCCACTAGCAATCCTACCCTTATTCTTATCGAAGGCATTGAGCCAAGCTAATTCTTTTTTATCATAAAAAGTAAGGTCCAGAGCGGTCGTCCGATGAAGACTGATTCGCAATAATTCAATGATTTCTTCTGGCTTGAACCATTCAGAGAACCTCTTGGAAATCAAGCGAAAAGTAGTAATAGTCCGTCCGTCTAAATGAGTCCCAATAATCCACCAGGTATCCTTGGGTAATAAGTCAAAAATCGACCCATCATCAATGAGAAGATCAAGATAGCCCAAAATTCGAATGAGTCGAGTTTTATTGATAACTGATAGGCCAAGAAGATCAGATAATTCTCTTAGTTCCCTCTCCGATGAGACGAAGAGCTGGGAAGTCTGATACTTTTGATTGATAGTCCCTTGATTGTTGTAGGCCACCACGAAGTCCTCGATTGATGGGGAGGAAATTACCAGATGATCATCACTCATTAGAGTCTTCCAAGCCATCTTATATATGGCTTTAATAGTCCGAGGTTTCTCGACCTTATTTTCCTTCAAGAAGAGAAGAACGTCATCCAGGGGAATGGTTAGGAAAGGGCTGGTCTTGAGAGCAGTTGACATTTTGATAATTAAGAATAAGTCAGGTCAGATATTCTCGAGTTATCCCGAGAAACATCCAATAATATCATTGGATGTTTTTTATTAATTATGATTGTTGTTGGTCGCTGGTGTCCTTAGATTTATTTAATAGATTTCTACTTTCCCAAGAATCGGGACCAAGGCATCAGAGAACCTGAGATTCCCATTTTTATCAAAGAAGAGAGATGAAGTATCGAAAATATATTGGATTCCTACAGGAGGATTAGATTCAGAGATTAAGGAAATTCCTATTCCCATATTAAGCATTGGGATATCAACAAGATTTATTCGAATCGTCCGGCCTTGGATATCTTGGACTAAGAGGCTATCTCTTTTAGAAGTCATAGCTATCACCTTGGATTTTAGGGCTAGGATACGAATGGGAAGAAGATATTCTCCATCTTCACTATATCTGGTCTCATCTCCCAAGTCTCCCAAGGCAAAAACTTCTCCTTGATTATTCAAAAACCAAGAATAATTCTGATTGATTTCGAGACTAATAATTTTCTCAGGAACTCGGATAAGCATTGGTTGGTGATAGATGATATTTTCCAACGTACCCAATCGATGATTATAATTATGTCCGAGACCAAAGACTTGACCAGTCCTAGTTAAGAGAAGACACCCTTTCTTATCTAAGGAGGCTGCTACTACCCCTCCGATTTCGATGAGGGTAGGTTTTATATAAGTAAGACCCTCCTCTGAGAAATTTCCTAATCGATAGACTTGTCCTTGATAATCAAGGAATAAAGAAGTCTTTCCTTGAGCATAGATGGCCACGATCTTTTCCAGACCAGCAATTAAAGTAGGTTTGCCGCTGGTTTTTGATTGACCTCGATAAAGACGACCAAATCCATAGATTTTTCCTTGGTAATCCAAGGCCAAAGAATGTTTGGAACCAGCGGCCACGGCTTTGATATTAGTTAGTCCTGAGATAATCTTAGGTCTCTTGGTTATTTGGTTACTGACTTTTCCGTTTCCTAATTGACCACAGTCATTGCGCCCCCAACTACCGACTTGATTAGGGTTGAAGATGACTAAATAGAAATCTTTTCCAACAGCTATTCGACCCTTGTTTCGTTCGAGTAAACAGAGATAATCCAATTCTGATTTAGTGTAAGTAGTGAGATCCAGAGAGGTATCTCGATGTAGTCTAATCCGTCTCATTTCAACTATTTCTTGATCGGTAAACAACTCAGCAAATCGCTTGGAAATCAACCGAAAAGTGGTGATAGTTCGACAATCTAAATTACTGCCTATGATCCAGAGGGCATCCTTGGGTAAAGTATCGAAAGTGGAGACATCGTTGATTAGAAGATTGAGATAGCCCAGAATTCGAATCAATCGATCTTTCCTAACCACTGATAACCCGACTAGATTACTCAAGTCTCTTAATTGATCATCAGAAGATAAGAGGAGAGTTGAAGTCTTGTATGATTGATTCAAGTTTTCTTGATGATTATAGGCCAGAATGAAATCCTTGATTGATAAGGGAGAAATGGTCGAATCTTCATTCTCACTAATAGTCTCCCAAGCGAGGTCATAAATGGCCTTAGTGGTCCGAGGGACTTTGAGTTGATTTTCTTCTAAAAAGATGATGATATCCTTCAAGGGAATGGTGAGGAAGGTTGATATTTTTAGGGATTGGAATAATGAAAAAAGTCAGATATTCTTATCTTGCCTAGGGCAATTCCGAGATGATCTTATCTATTTAATAGAATCATCGATGACTCGAATTATCCCGAATTAACCAATAAATATTCGATAAACATCGAATATCTTGATAAGATCAACACACAAAATAAATTTTTCTCGTTCTAAGTTTTCCCGGAGTATGGGCTATTTAATTCTATTGATTCCAATCAGGCCCCTCGGGCTAAATCCTGAACTTCTGAGAAATCAAGATGAAATTATCGACTTCTTGTTCATCAATGTCGTCACATCGGTACATCTTAAATTAACCATAATTCAGAACCTAATTAATCAACCCGCCCAAAGACATCCAATGAATTATTGGGTGTTTGTTCTATCAATAAATCTCCACCTCACCAATCACCGACGCAGTATGTTGGTGCAGATAGACCAATTGTCCTTCCCTAGTAATAGAAAGAGGGGTACTATTACCTGAACAACACTGAAGATTGAGGCTATTGCCATGAAAGAATGAAGGAGTCCGAAGACCTCGAAGATAGAGGACTAAATTAGATAAATCGAGACTCAAAACTTCTCCTCGATTATTGAGAAATAGAATCTCGAAATAAGCCTTGACCACTGAGACAATCCTGGTCAATCCAGGAAGAAGGAGGGGTTGGATGGTCACTCCATCTTCTCCAAAGAAAGTGGCATCTCCTAGGTCTCCAACCAGATAAACTTCACCTTGATTATTGAGAAACCAAGAATAACCATTGATAACATAGAGAGCCACTACCTCATCAGGGCTCGGGATTAATCGGAGTGGATGGTGCTGGAAACCATTGAGAAAACCCATCCCTCCATTATCATTATAACCGGCTCCCCAGACTTCTCCTTTTTCAGTCAAGAAGAGACAGTAATTATCACCGGCCGCTATGTTTATTATCTTCTCTAATTCAATCAGTTGAGGATGACTGACTACCACGGGTAACGTACATAGAATGCCCCATTCATAAACTTGACCTTGGGCATTCAGGGCTAAGGAACCCTTGTGGCGGGCAAAAATAGCCACTATCTCATCAAGATGAGGAATAATAGTCGGTGTTGGGAGATCATCAAAATGATCTAGCCCCAACTGGCCGGAACTATTGGCTCCCCAACTATAAACTTGGCCCTGATAAGTGAGGGCCAAAGAGTGATCTGATCCAGCCGCTACCGCCTGGATATTGAAGAGCTCAGGGATGAGTTTGGGTTTCTTAGTATGTCGGTGGCTGGGTTTTCCGTGCCCCAATTGTCCCGATTTGTTAGTTCCCCAACTATAGACTTGATAGGGATTAGCAATGACTAAATCGAAACCGTTACCACAGGCCATTCGATTTTGGTTTCGCTCGAAGGAACAGAGCCATTCTAATTCAACTCGAGAGTATAATTTTAGATCCCACCGAGTTACCCGAGCTAGATGGGAGCGAATCATCTCAGTGATCTCGGCTTCACTGAATAACTCAGCGAACCTCTTGGAAATAGCCCGAAAAGTGGTCACCGTCTGACAATCCAAATTAGTCCCAATCAACCACAGAGCTTCCTTGGGTAAGAGGTCGAAGGTCGAGAGATTGTTGATTAATAAATTTAAGTAACCCAAAATTCGGATCAGCCGGTCTTTTCTGACAGTGGGCAGTCCTAATTGGTGACTAAGTTCTCTCAATTCTTGGTCGGAAGAGAGAAGGAGGTAAGAAGTGGAATAGTTGATCTCGACCAAATCCTGAGCGTTATGAGCCAGAATAAAGTCCTCGATGGCCAACGAAGAAATAACCGGCTCCTCTCGTTCCTGAATTAGCTTCCAGGCCCGAGAATAATTGCCCTTGATGGTTCGAGAAAGCGGAAGATGATTTTCCTCGAGGAAGATGAGGATATCCTCCAAGGGAATAGTGAAGAAAGTAGCCGTTTTGGGAACCTGGGATAAATCCTGGTTGGCTAATATGTACCATATCTTCATGGTACATATGGTAGGTGGATGATAGTTTTTTGATTAGACGTCGATTATAAGACCAACGGCACCTTTCTTAAGATCTTGATCCCTTCTTCATCTTCATCCCGATAAGTAATACCCAATTGTCCAAATTCATTGCTCCCACAGCCCCATAGTCCCATAGGGACCGAAGGAGATGTAGCTGTGCTACGTCCCTTTAGTTCACCCGATCGATCTAATAGTAATGAATGATAGAATCGTGACTCCAGATCAAGGATATTAGTGGCTATTCGGGTCGGGAAGGAAATACAACTCATCTCCCCTAACCCCAGTTGGCCATACTCATTATTCCCAAAGCCCCAGACCTGGCCTTCATTATTTAAAACTAAAGAGTGATAAGACCCGGCTGAGATAGCGACTATCTGACTCAATCTCTCGATGAGACCAGGAAGACCTTGGTAAATAACCTCTCGGCCCAATTGCCCATGAGCATTGGATCCAAAGCTGAAAACTTGACCAGCTCGACTCAATAAAAGAGAATGATCATTCCCGGCTGAGATACTGACTATGTCCTCGACTGAAGAGAGAATTTGAGGATAAGAAGATCGACAAACCCATTTACCTTGACCCAATTGCCCATAATTGCCTGTTCCAAAAGAGTAGACTTGGCCTTGGCAATCAAGAACTAAAGAATGAGTCGTTCCGGCTGAGATTTCGATGATTTCTTTCAGCCCTATAATCGAAGCCGGACGATGGCGATCATAAGTATCACCGTGCCCTAATTGACCGGCATTATTGGCTCCAAAGGACCAAACTTGACCACTATAATCGAGAAGCAAACTAAAAAAACCACCCGGACTAGCGGCTATTGTTTTGATCTCAGGTAAGTGAGCAATCAAGGTCGGTTGGTTGATGGTGTTGGCACTACCTTCACCTAACCCCGATTGTCCTCGAGTCGAGGACAATCGAGCATCTACGATGCCCAGTTGACCGTACATATTATAACCAAAACTATAAACTTGACCGATCTGATCTAAGATGAGAGAGAAATCACAACCGGCTGCCAGCGCCTTGATCTTCTTTGATGAAATCGGACAAGCTAATTGACCAAAATCATTATCTCCAAAACCGTGAAGTTGTCCCTGGCGATCAAGGATCAAAGTGTGATTATAGCCCGTTTTAATTTGGATTCGATTTCGCCTCCTTTGAACCAGGAAATTCAGTTGGGTTCGAGAATAATTAGTTAAATCGAGCCGAGTTTCTACTTCTAGTCTAAGTCGCAAGAGAGTCGTTAGATGATCTTGGTGATCAAGTAATTTAATCCATTCCTTGGATAACAGGCTGAAGAGAATGAGATCTCCGCTTTCCAAATAATCGATGATGGCGAGGATAATTTCTTGGGGCAAAGTAGAGAGATTAGTCGAATTCATCTTTAGAAATAAGCATTATCTTGATGCTCATTTATCATCGAGAAAAATGGGTGACCCTTGTGGTCATCAGCCCGCGACCTCCGACTCATTATCCGAAGACCGTTTAGGTTCATTTGCCTCTATTATAACGGGAGAGAAATAATCTTTCTCGATTTTTGTTGAATAACAAATACCGTTACAACTTACCCAAGAATACAATGTATTCATATCTTCTGGTCTTTGCTTTCATTGCCTTATCATCGGGGAATAACGATGATCAAAGACACAGCTTCAAAGAGATCCTCAGGGAAATAGACGGCCTTCCGGGCAGGGCCGTCGATTCCATTGGCAAGAACGAGGAGGCGAAAGCCTTCGAGGACCGAAAGACGAAAGTCTTGGAGGACTCGGATTTCTCTAGTAAACCTACTTGCCCTGGTTGTCGGCCCAGTGCTCCGCCAACCAAGAAACCTACCAAGAGTCCGACTCAAAAACCTACCTGTAAACCAACTAAGCCGCCAACTCCCAAGCCAACTCAAAGACCGACTTGCCGCCCGACAAGTCGACCTACGACCCAACCAACTAAAACCAACGCACCAACCACCAAAGCTCCGACGACTGAGCCGCCGACAACCAGGGCCCCGACTACTAAGGCACCCACGGGTCAACCTACTAACGCGCCAACTACCCAGGCACCCACGGGTCAACCTACTAAGGCGCCAACTACCCAGGCGCCAACTAATGCTCCCACCAAAGCACCAACTACCCAGGCGCCCACTGGTCAACCTACTGGTGCCCCGACTACTAGTGCACCAACGGCTAGTCCTACTAAAGCACCAACTACTGGTGCACCCACTGGTCAACCGACTAACGCGCCAACCAATACTAATGCACCCACTGGTCAACCTACTGGTGCTCCGACTACTAGTGCACCAACTAAGGCTCCTACCAAAGCACCAACTACTCAGGCGCCCACTGGTCAACCCACCGAAGCGCCAACTAATACTAATGCACCTACGGGCCAACCTACTGGTGCCCCGACCACTCAGGCTCCAACGGCTAGTCCTACTAAAGCGCCAACTAATACTAATGCACCTACGGGCCAACCTACTGGTGCCCCTACTACTAGTGCACCAACGGCTAGTCCTACCAAAGCACCAACTACTCAGGCACCTACGGGCCAACCTACTGGTGCACCAACGACCAGTGCACCTACTAGCGCCCCTACTAGAGCTCCAACCACGGCGGCTCCTACCAACGCGCCAACTAGCGCCCCGACTACGACATCACCTACCAATGCGCCAACTAGAGCGCCAACCAGTCCGACCCAGGCGCCAACTTCTCCGACCAACACGCCAACTAGTCCAACCAATGCCCCGACTACCAAAGCACCAACTCAGGCGCCAACTAGTCCAACTCAGGCACCAACCACTAGCGCACCAACTAGCGCCCCCACTAGAGCACCAACCACGGCGGCACCTACCAATGCCCCGACCAGTGTACCAACAACTAGTGCACCAACTACCGCACCAACTAGTGCACCAACCACGGCGGCTCCTACCAATGCCCCGACCAGTGCGCCAACCACGGCGGCTCCTACTAATACTCCTACTAACCCACCAACGACTAAGGCGCCAACTAATGCCCCGACTACCCATGCTCCTACGGCCGCCCCTACGGCCTGTATTCTAACCAGAAGTCCTGGATTTTGGAAAAATATCCCCGTCATCAATGCTAGCTTCTTTCCTATTGAATTGGGTTGCCCCAGTGGCACTGATCTAATCAATGGGACGATAGTCGGTAATCAAACTTGGGCTCAGCAAATCCTTGGTATCGTAGGAAGTTCTAGTAATGGTTTGAATAAATTGGCTTCTCAGTTGCTGGCCGCTAAATTGAATGTTGCTAATGGAGCCAATCTTCCATCGAATTTTGGCTTCAACATCCTTCAAGCCGATAGTCTCTTGTGTCAATATGGCTTCGATCCTGGTCTATGGGATTCTTTGAATTCTGCTACTCAAAATTTCATCAACAGTATACAAGGAAATCTTAGTATCTATAATACCGACACTTGCTTCAATGCCTCCTCTCTACTGTTTGATCAAGAGTGTTCCTTCTATCAAGGATTATCTAACTTACTTTGTCTAGATTTCTCTGATCTGCCAGTGTCAATCAAGCCCCGGCTATTCCCCGAAAGCTATCGAGGCTATATCTTGCCCTCTTCACCGCTGGAAATCGTCAAACTTCCAGAGACAGATGCTAAAGGTCTGACTACTTACACTAACCGGGCCTTGGCTCGAGGATCAGAGACCCAGATCCATCGAGCCAATGGAGTTCCCTTTGATTTCTTGGCCTTTACTGCTAAGAGCAAGGAAAGAACCTTGAATCTGGTGATTATTGGGCGAACCACCGATGGCCGAAGCTTGAATCATCGGGTGAGTCTTGAGACTTCATGGATCACTATTGAACTTCACTGGACCCAAGTAACTCAAGTGGTAATTACTCAAGAAGGATCAGGACTTATCTTTCAAAAGTTGGTCCTGAGTTCTTGAGAAGATGTTTATATTTTAAAACTCACTAATCAAATCAATGAATATAGTTACGAAACTTATTCGTAATTATTTGGAAGAATCGAGAATCCCAAGAGGCATCTTACTCGTGGAATTTGGAGGGTGATCATCATCACCTAATCAAGAAACCAAGTTAGTGATCTTTTCTCGAATGGATCAATCATGGACTATTGGTCGATATATTTTGGGGGTAATTGGGGTTAGTTGATAATATTAGATAGGCCATCTTTATAATTTGAAACTACCTGCCCTACCCTATTTTTTGAAGGGGTCGGTCTTTTTTAGGGTTGATAGGATCTTCAGAGATCCAGGTCCTGAAGAATCAAGATACTCATAAATTGCAAGGGATAATATCCGATTTTCCCTGCTTTGATCTCAGATCACCATCAGCCCAATCATCCTTAATCATCATTTGAGTTAATATGAGGATTTTTGGATCTGATTAGATCCTTAATTATATTATTCTCTATCTCCTTACTTACTCATAGTCAAGATGAGTAAGTGTCCACCAACCATCAACTATTTCCCTTTTCCCGAGCTGGCCCCTTAGTTCTTGATGATTGGTTATCTTTAATTAGATGCCCACCACCATCCTTGATAAACGAGGGGAATGAGGAGATGTCATTATCATTGAATAATAATCATCTCCTCATTCCCCTTGAACGACCAGCTACTACATGATACTTTTTATTTTCGAAGATAGAGGGACGTAGTTACACTCCGGATCCAAAGAATATATAGCAAAGTAGCTATATATTCTTTGGATCTAGATAAAGACCCAACTAAGCCGATGTTCCTATATTTTCTATTTATCGTTCTGTTCTTCCAGATTTTCGATGGTAAATTAGATCCTTCTCAGTCCCTCAAGTCAAAGGGGAGAGAAGATGAGGAATTATCGAGTATGACAACTAAAGCCTTCGACGATCCTTCTTTGATCCAAGGGGGCAAACCTTCGACCAAACCTCCGACCAGAAAACCAACCTGTCGTCCGACTAGGCAACCAACGATTAAAGTCCCAACTAAAGTTCCGACTGCCCCGACTAAAGTCCCGACGGTGCAACCAACCAGGAAGCCAACTTGCCGACCGACTCGACAGCCGACGAACCAGCCGACAACTGGGGCTCCGACCACTAGGGCGCCTACCACTAGAGCTCCGACTACCAAAGCACCTACGGGCCAACCGACTAATGCACCGACGACTAAAGCACCGACAGTTAGTCCTACTAAGACACCAACGACTCAGGCACCCACGGGTCAACCGACTGGTGTACCAACTACCCAGTCACCTACGGGCCAACCTACTGGCGCGCCAACGACCCAGGCACCCACGGGTCAACCTACCAATGCGCCAACGACCCAGGCGCCAACGGGTCAACCAACTGGGGCACCGACTACTCAGGCTCCCACGGGCCAGCCAACTGGGGCACCGACTACTCAGGCTCCCACGGGCCAGCCAACTGGAGCCCCAACGACCCAGGCACCGACGACCAAGGCACCCACTGGTCAGCCGACATCTCTAACACTTCCACCATTTACCATGCCACCAGTACCCCAACACCCAACACCGATACCGATCCCACCACCATCCGCACCACCCAGTCCTACCATAGCACCAACTAATATCCCGACCACCCCTACCATGGCCCCGACTGTCGTTACTTATCGCCCTTGTCAACTCCCAATCGGAACCGGCAAACCGTATACTTGTCTCACCTTTGATGATGTCCCTTCAAGTACTGATAATGCCCCAGCCCTGACTAATTATAGTAACTATACCTTCACGGCTAAGAGTATTTTCGGGGGAGCCTTCATTCTCAATAACTCTCTTAACGACGCTTTTAATCTTACCTCCACTTGGCCCAATTATATCTGGGATTTTTCCAAGAACATGACGATGACGGCCAGCGATAATAGTTCTTTTGATTTCTTCTCATTTACGGCTGGGACTCGGCCTGGTAATAATGCGACTCTCAGGATGTTGTGGATCTATAGTGATGGAAGCAGTCTTCTCACTGACTATCCTATCAATAGCACGGTTTCTCTCCTCATCACCAATCAGACCAATTTGACATCAGCGACTTTTACTCAGATAACAAAGACGGCGGCTCCTGAGATCGGAATTGATAGTATTGTGACGGCTATTGCTGAAAGCATAACTCAACCTCCAGAACCCCCGACTTCCTCCAAAGGATTTTGGTCTTGGTCTTCATGGTTTTAATTATTCTCACCGTGTATGATTATCATCATACACGCTTAAAATTTTTACTGATCGACATACGACAATTGTCATACGTCAACAACAAATAATATAAAATACCCAGTATTCAAACTAATTATATGTCTTACCTTCCCAACCCCTCATTTCCGACCAACCTCCAGGCCTTCGTCGATAAAAGTGGCCACGATAATACCGGCCAAGTCGGAAGTATCAGCCAACCCTTCTTAACCATCGGAGCCGCGGTCGCCGCCGTAGTCAAGGCCATGAAGATGCAGCCAGGAGCTTGGGTCATCAATGTTGGCCCGGGAATTTATATGGAAAATGTAATTCTTCCAGCCGGAGTCAACCTCCAAGGATCGGTGGTTCAAGCTAATATTTCCGGTTCTCTCGATGTCACGGCTGATCCAGCCCTCGGAGCCGTCATCATGAATGTGTCAGTGGTGGCCGCTAACCAACCAGCTCTGATTATCGAGTCAGGTCATGTCAGTGTGACTAATAGTTTCTTCTCCTCCAATTGGACTGATAACTCCGACAATCAGGCTAGTGTGGTGACTAAGACCGTAGGAGCCAGTCTGATCCTCAATAGCACCGGTGTCTTCTCTTTTACCACTGGTTCGGTGGGGACTTCTAGTCTTTTCCTTAGCGCTGGGGAGATGGTCATTAATCAATGCTATGGAGAGTACACCACCAATGGACACGTCAAGTTATTTGTAGGTTATAATAGCAGCGGAATGGGCGCTAAGATCAAGATCCAACAAGGCTCGATAATGCTCACTTCTAAGAACGCCAATGTCGAGAAGATAGTTATCTATCGAAACAACCAAAGTAATATCTACGCGGTAGGTAATCGAGCCGATATCATTGCCCAAGTCGGAGCCGAGAATGTGACTCAAGTGGGTCTAGTTCAAGCCATCGGAGGAGCCCAAACGACTCTTCTTTCTCAGAATCTAGGTTTCGGCTCCAATCTCCCAACATCAGCTATGTTCTATGGTGAAGGAATTATCAACAATCTTGATGCCCCTTCTCTAGTGGCTGAGGGGACTAATTTCTATACCACTCCAGCCGTCGGTGATATCATTGGGGGAGAAGGCACGGTCCCGCCCTTCGTTGGCACCTTTGCTTCAGTTTCTCAATCTAGTTTCAACAAGTCAGGTTCTCTGGCTCTTAGTGGTAGTCTTCAGACCGGAGCTAAGAGAGTGACTACTTCCTATATCGCCCAGATCAATGATGGAACGGTCTTAGTTGACGCTGATGTCAAGACGACGGTCACCTTACCGGGTAACTCGAATGGGCTGGGGGCTGGAAGAGTGCCTAATGGATTACTGATGATCATCAAGAATAGTCCTCGTCGCATCCCTAAAGGTCACGAGAGTTCTAAGGGTCCTATCGGATGTAATGAGGTTCGAGTCAAGGGCCCGATTGCCGGTGGTAATATCACCCTCAACCCAGGGGAAGCCGTGACCTTCCAGTTCATTGAGGGTCTGTGGTATGGGATCTCTTCATACTAATAAGATAAATATATACCTTGTGTCAAGGTATATACTCTAAGTGCTGGTCAGGTGACTATTCTGATCAATAAAAGAGGGAACCGAGAATTCCTTTGGTTGGTCAAGGGCAATGGATCTTGAGTGAATCAGAAATAATGGAATTGGATGATTATCTCGAGATCGATGAGATGATGGGATGAGAGAGCCTTGGGTTCATCGATTTTGAAGGATATTCTGTACTTATGAAATATCTTGAGAGGGGGTACTCTATATTATGAAGTTACCCGGACGCCCCTATTTTTTGATGAGTTGATCTTGTTTTTGAGAGTCCTGAGATCTACATGCTCGAATGACAACTAAATCCATTTATCATTATGGAATTGGATGATTTCCTCGAGGTTGATGAGAAAGATCGATCGGATGATCAATGAGTCACCAGATTCGGGATGATTTCTTGTCTTATGAAATACTTGAGGAGGGGGTAGTCTATATTATAAACTATCTAACCGGCCTAGTTTTTTAATGGGTCGGTCTATTTTTGGGATATCTAGATCTTCTGAGATCTAAGTCCATGGATAATAGATATCATATAATCTAACACATTGATAATATCCGATTTCCTCGGTATATTAGACGTAGATCGAGATATTCATATTCGGATATTCGAAGATCATATGATTAGATTAAGTCCATCAAAAAACTAGGCCGGTTAGATAGTTTATAATATAGACTACCCCCTCCTCAAGTATTTCATAAGACAGAATTTGTCCTCCGGACGTCGATATCATCGGCTACCCTCAAAACTTGACGTGCTTGAATTCTCTTGATCTATTTTCTTATCTGACTGCAGTGATTGGCATCTAGATCGAGATATCCTTGATTCACTACCAAAAATTACAAAAGAAATACCCGATGATTTCGGGCATTTTTACGAGTCCAAAGATCTCATATCAAACCCGAGAAATTTGGACTATTAATTATTGACCGTCCGACTGGCTCGTTAGTTTATCTCCCCGTCTTTCGGTGTCTTTCAACTAAAAAAAAACAAAAACGCTACCCCTCCCGTCAAATTGGATTGCAAGAAAACGAACGCTTTCCTGACTTCAAATGGGGTAATAAAATTCGAGAGTTTCCCTCCCCATGATAATAAATCGGTGAGTTTCCCCACCTGTCAACGATGAATTAAAAAACAAAAGTTTCCTCCTGCGTTAATGGATTTTCAGATAATTTGCGAGAGTTTCTGTCCCTCTATATTTTGAGGCCCCAATAGGGATATTCTTCTTATACTCTGAAATTGAGAGATCTAACTAGTAGATTTCTTCTCGTGTTATATTATAGTCCAAACTTTGTTATTTGGTTGATGATATGATGATTGAGTTGATCTGATGATTTGGATTAATCGAATAGTTGAGTTTATCTGATGATTTGGGTTGGTCGGATTGTCAAGTTGATCTGATGTTTTGGATTTATTAGGTTGATCATATGGTCGGATTGATTGAGTTGATATGATAATTTGGGTTGGTCGAATGATTAAGTTAGTTAGGTTAAGTTCGATGAGATGTATTATTTGCGTCTATACCAGCAGAATCACCTGCTGGTGGGAGCTGATATAGATTATTGATTGGATTGGTCGGATTGTCGGATTCATTGAGTTGATCTGATGATTTGGATTAATCGGATAATAGGTTATTATTCGAGTCTACACCAGCAGAGTCACCTGCTGGTGGGAGCTGGTATAGACATTATTAGTTGGGGTAATTGGGTTGATCGGATGATTTCAGGATGATCACATCACATCAACAGAGTCACCTGATGGTGGGAGCTGATATGACGAATAATTGGGTTAGTCGGATAAATCTGGTCTGATTGAGTGTAGCGATAAAGTAAAAGTCAGCACTTGTGGGATTTCTTTGCAGATTCACAACGGAGCATCTATAAACTCTCACTACACAATGGATTCGGTTGAGTTGGGTTGGTTGGGTTTTATCTGGTCGATTGGTTTGTTGATGTCTAGTCGCTCTCTTATTAGACTATCGGTTGAAGTTGGTTTCGGTTAATCGGGTTGATTTGATAAAATGGTTTAATTGGGTTGATCTGGTCAGTCGGAGTGTAGCGATAAAGTAAAAGTCGGCTCTTGTGGGATTTCTTTGCAGATTCACAATGGGGCATCTATAAACTCTCACTACACGATAAATTTGGTGGTTTTGGTTAATTAGGTTGGATTCGGTGGGAGACGGTTCACTCACTTTCGTATCAACAGAGTCACCTTTCGGTGGGAGCAGACGCGATAGTTACTTGAACCATCTTACTAAGACTAAAAAAATTACAAAATTTGTATATTGTAATTTAATGAGCGCCAAGTCTCTCGATGATAATTGTTATGATCTAGTGATAACTATCATAGGCTAATCCGAGAGTCAGTGAGTCGATGCATTTCTTATTAATTGGTTTATGATCTAATAAAGATTTCTGAGACCAAATTAATGAGGTGATTAATCAGGAAGTTAATGAAAAATCGAAGATAAATTCTTAGGACTTATTCTGTAGTAGAATCAGAAGAGGATGTTGATCCAATGGATAACTTGATCTATCTTGAGCTGATGGTGAAGAAAAGGAAATGGAGGATGAATGGAATTAAGGCCAAAAAATTATCGGGTAATCTGGTCTAGTTGATAAAACCAAATACCTTGGGACATAATATATTATGAACTGCCTCCGGCGTCGAGATGCTCTCGACTACCTCGGACCATTCTATTTTCCGAGGACCTCTTCCCACAGGATCTTATTTATTATCAACTCTCACATCTAGATGCTACTTACAATCAAATGTTCGATGATTATCGAACATCTTTTTACAAAATCGAAATTCCTTTGATCAAAACAGGGGTAAATTGGGAATCTACATTCCCAAGTCCCAATTGTCCATCACCACTATGACCGAAGCTGAAAAGCTGACCTTGAGAATTCAAAATCAAAGAATGAGCTCGACCGACTGAGATGGCAATGATATCCCCGATGACTGAGTTATCTACCAGGGTAGGAAATGGTTGATCAGTAACATATCCGAGCCCCAAGCGCCCATTTTGGTTATTTCCAAAGGTAAAAATTTGGCCCTGAGAATTGAGGATTATGGAATGTCTCCCACCAGTCTCAATAGACGTCACCTGACCGATCTCAGATTGATCAATTGGAGTAGGGAGATTTCTATTATTGAGATCCCCGAGACCTAATTGTCCAAAACCATTGGCCCCAGATCCGAAGACCTGACCTTGAGAATCCAAAAATAAGGAATGAGATGACCAAGCCGAAATAGCTACTACTTCGGGAAGATCAATCAAAGTAGGAGTATTTCGTGATTTGATATCGCCCAGACCCAACTGTCCATGATCATTGTCTCCAAATCCGAAAACCTGACCTTGAGAATTCAAGAGAAAAGAATCGTCAGATCCAGCCGAGATCGCCACGATTTTTCCAAGACCGGAAGTCTTGACTAACAAAGGAATAAAACTCTTATTCATATTATCACGGCCCAATTTACCCACTTCATTACTACCAAAGGCGAAAACTTGACCCCGAGAATTCAAGAGAAGAGAGTGGTTATATCCAGCCGAAATAGCTATGATCCTTCCGATCTTAGGATTGGTGATCAGAGTCGGGATATCCCTTCCTCCCATTTCCCCAAGGCCTAATTCACCATTAATATTGCTTCCAAAGCTGAAAACTTGCCCTTGACTATTGAGAATCAAGGAATGTCGTCCACCCGCTGAAACCGAGATAATATATCCAAGTCCAGGAGTCGTAATCAAACTCGGAGTATCTCGATTGACCGGATCACCGAGGCCCAGTTGTCCCTGTACATTATTCCCAAAACTGTAAACTTGACCTTGAGAATTCACGATGAGAGAATGATCAGTTCCAGCTGAAATAATGGTCTTCTTCTGATTCATTTGACACAACAATCCTAATTCCTTCTGATCATAATGAGACAAATCCAATCGAGTTTCTTCTTGGAGCTTAACTCTTAATATCTCTGTGAGATCTCCAGTGATACAGAAGAATTTATTGAAAGTAGAGGAGATCTGACAGAAGAGACTCAAGGACTCACAATCTAAATTACTGGCGATAATTCCCAAAGTTTCTTTAGGGAGTTGATCAAAGAAAGAGATATCATTGTCCAGGAGACCGAGGTAGCCTAAGATTCGGATGATTCGGCCCTTGGGTAAATAAGGAAAACCCATCGATTCAGACAGCCGAATTATTTCTTCCTCTGACTTCATCAGAATCGAGGAAGTTGAGTACCTTTGGATCATTTCACCTTGGAGGTTATAAGCCAGGACAAAATCCTCGAGATAGACCGAGGGGATAAAAAGACCCGAATGATCAAGAATATAATTCCAAACGGTGAGATAATTTTCCTCGGAATCACCAGAATTCTTGAGGTGATAGTATCTCAAGAATTTGGAAATTTCTTCTTGTGGGATAGTTAGGAAAGGGCTGGTTTGGCTGGTCTCGATCATGAGATCGATCAATTCGATGATTTGGTATGATAGAGATAATTCCAATTTCTCAGACTAAGTTAAGACAAAGAATCAAGCGAATCTCATGAATTATGAAGTCTAAGATAATTGGGACTTATGACCCGATAATCATCCTATCTCATAATATTTTCAAAGATACCAAAGACTTCTCTCATCTAGAATATCTTTAGTAAAAGATATCCGATAATTATCGGACATTCTGATGATCGTCATTAGATCCAAGGAAAAACTTGACTGATCTCGGTCATTGATATGGTGATATTTTCATGTCAAGATATCCTCACAGCTTGATGACATAACCATGACCCAGATAATTTTTATTAGTCGATAATAGAAATATCGGTACCTACCACGGAGAAGATAGGATTATTTCTCATTTCATCAGAGATTTAGGTGATTTCTTGATGAATCAAGACCAACTGATTAAGATCCATAACTTAACTAATATCATCGCTATCTTGGCTACTTTTCTCGTATCATGTCCGAGAGAAAAAACTTCCTTGGTCGATCAAGGACAAACGGATCTCCAAGGAATGAAAATTAGTAAATAGGATCATGGTCTCGAGGTTGACGTCAGTCGCCGTAGGCAGATGAGAGAAAGAGATAGGGTGATCCTGGGGCCATGATTTATGATATTTTGAAGGACACCCCATCTTATATTATATCTTGAGGAGGGGGCATCTTATATTATAGAATAACCTAGATCACCCTATTTTTCGATGACCCCATTTTCATTCTCTGAAGTTGAGGGTTATTGGGATCTAGATCTCAAAAGATGTCCGATAACTATCGGATATCCTTGTTCTTCTCATCTCGAATTCGAGAAGATCAGAGAATCAAAAGATCCTCGATCAAATTAGGAGTTGTTCTCTCCTCTTTATCTCCTAACCCCAGTTGGCCAGCATCATTGCCTCCGAAGCTGAAAATTAGTCCTTGAACATTAGAAATTAGAGAATGTGAACCACCGGCTGAAATGGCTGTTATTCTAGAAATCTCGATTGAAACAGGAGCTGATCGATCGAGATAATCCCCGAGTCCCAATTGCCCTTTGCCATTAAATCCAAAACTATAGACTTGCCCTTGAAAATTCAAAATCAAAGAGTGGTAATGGCCAGCCGAGATAGCCACGATTACCCCAATCTCAGATTGGTTGATCGGGGTAGGAGAAAGAATTTTGAGTTTCTGACCCAAGCCTATTTGTTTTGGTCCTTTAGTCGAGATTTTTCCTAGACCTAACTGACCCGATCGATTATCCCCGAAACTTAGGACCTGACCTCGAGAAGTCAAGAGCAACGAATGAGCTTCACCAGCTGAAATAGCGACGATTTCACCAATTCCAGTTATTTCAATAGGAGTTTTTCTTTTCTTGATATCCCCAAGCCCTAATTGTCCATGAATATTCTCACCGCAACTATAGACTTGTCCTCGGGAATTAAGAAAAAGAGAATACATCCCACCAGCCGAGATAGCTATTACCTTAGGGAGATTAATCAAAGTGGGAGTATGGTGATCATCGATATGCCCTATCCCCAACTGCCCCAATTTATTGAGACCAAAGCTGAAGACTTGACCTCGATCATTCAAGATTAGAGAATGAGCTCCACCAGCCGAGACATCGATTATATCAGAAGTGCCAATCAAAACAGGGATTGATCTGCTATTGGTGTACCCTAGACCCAGCCGGCCAGAACCACCATATCCGAAGCTGGCCACTTGTCCCTTTGCATCCAAGATCAATGAATGATAACTACCGGCCGAAATAGCTACCACGTCGACTGTCCCAATCAAATTAGGAGTAGTTCGATTGATTTGATCGGTAAGTCCTAATTGCCCCGATTCATTGAGTCCAAACCCAAAAACTCGACCTTGGAAATCAACAACCAATGAATGATCCCCGCCAGCCGAGAGAATAATATCCTTGATTTTTCTTTGGCACAGAAGATTCAATTGTCTCCTATCATAATGAGATAAATTTCGACTAGTCGTCTCTTGAAGTTTATTTCTTAACATTTCAGTCATCTCACTAGTCTCACAGAAGAATTCATTAAATCGAGATGAGATCTGACAGAAAAGACTCAATGATTGACAGTCTAATTTCATGCCAATGAATTTAAGAATTTCTTTAGGCAAATGATCAAACATCGACTCATCATTGTCCAGGAGATTGAGATAACCTAAGATTCTGATAATTCTTTCTTTGGATAGGTGGGGTAAACCAGTCGATCTTGATAATTCAACCATTTCTTCATTCGACCTCAAGAGAATCGAGGAAGTCGAGTACTTTTGAATCATCTCGCCTTGAAGATTATAAGCGAGGACAAAATCCTCGAGATAGACCGAGGGAAGGAAAAGATTGGGGTGATTCAAAATGTAATTCCAGACCGTGAGATAATTCTGCTCGGAGATGACTGAGAATTTAAGATGATAGTATCTCAAGAATTTTTCGATTTCATCTTGGGGAATGGTTAGGAAGGTGCTAGTCTGATTAGGCTCAATCATCAACTTGGTTGATATGGGATTTGTTGTGACCTAGAGAAATACAGCATAGCTGTATTTTCTCCGGGTCCTGTGGACCTAAATAATATATCACCTGATAATCAGGCTCTGATGAGTCAAGGATGGATAGGATTATTCTTATTAATAGATAAATTAGATTCCCAGGACCTAGTCACCGAATGATCAATAGGATTCTTCTCCGTGGTTATTCCTTGATCAACCAATGCTAAAAGACCGAGATTCGAAAGGCATCGAACTTCGTTATCATCCTGGATATTTTCCTCAGATCAATTTGAGATAAACCCATTTGGTGGTCTGTAAATAATAGAAACTTAGAATCTCCTTGGTTCATCAAGGCCAAAGATATTTTGATGAGCGAGATTTATTGGATTTATCGATTATCTCGAGACAGAATAATAAGACCCAAAAAGTTCTTGGGTTATAAGATCGGAAGATTTTGAGAGTGACCCCTATTTTATAATATTTCTTGGGAGGGGGTAGTCTATATTGTGAGACAACCTGATCGACCCAGTTTTTTAATAGGGCCCGATCTGTTTCTTGAGAATCTAAATCTTTCGGGACCCAGACCCAGGAGATGAATAAGATCCATCCATCTTATCAGATCCGGAAGGACATAGTTGTATTATGTCTCCCTAGATCACATAATGTCTAATAATTTCAATGAGATAAATGGATTTAGTTACTTCTTAGCTCTTGAGTCCCAGATATTCTGATATCTTCAAAAAACTGGGCCGATCAGGTTGTCTCACAATATAGACTACCCCCTCCCAAGAATATTATAAGATACAGGCCACCACTGAGCCTAGGGAGGCATGGTATGGCTATGTTCTTCCAGCCCCTCGCCAGTCTTGAGACCTGAAAATTAGATGGTACTTAATAAGAAATGTTCGATAGCTATCGAACATCTGATATATCCTTGGATAGACATCAATCACCACAGGCCGACGACTCAAGGTTGACAAGAGCCATTATTGCCCCATGGCAATCAAATCATCCAGATATTTTTAGACCACCTCATAAATCTACAACAATGAAACCACAATTAACCGACCTACCCCCGCCAGTGACAGTTGCCAGCGTCAAGCTGGTCAAGGTGATGGATGGAATAGATCTTCCAACTATCATCAAGCGGGTCATCTTTCCTGGCAATTCACTATCATCATTAGTGGTGGGGACTCAGCCGGGTATCATCTGGAGACAACTCGAAGGAGGAACCAAGGAAATCTTCGTCGATCTCAGAAATCAAATGGGAGAACTTGGGGCCAATGTCCCCGGTCTTAAGGGACTAGGCTATCCTAAAGCCGGCACCTATGATGAAAGAGGTATCTTGGGAATAGCTTTCCCATCCGATTTCCAATCTTCTGGGTTGTTCTACCTGGCCTTTTCTCATATTAACGATCGTCAAACTCAGCCAAGAAATCCGCCACTTAGTCCGAGCCAAATTGTGGCCTTACCGGCTTTTCCTTTGCAACCTAAACCAGTGCCTGATCCTGAGACCATCAACATCCAACCTTATTTCTTCGAATGGTTGGTTTCGTTGGATGGACATTGGGACTATACCTGGTGGGATAATGTCTCTGTTCTCCAAGAGTGGAAGGTCGACAAGAATGGCAACAATCCTCAACCTATCCGGACGATATTATCAGTCAAGAGAGCTTCCTTCAATCACACGGGAATTAACAGCCTAATCTTCGATCAGCAATGCGGAAAATTACTTTGGGGGTTAGGAGATAACGGGTTCGAATATGATCCACTCAATCAAGCTCAGGATGATGATATCTTCGGTGGTAAAGTGCTGGCTATTGATTTGAGCCAGTTAACTTGTGCTGATTTGACTCAACCTGTGGCTGGTTACTCTGAATTACTGGCCATTTACCCCAAATTTGTCAGTGCTTTCACGACTATCGTCAAAGGAGCCCGTAATCCCACTTCGATCACCTTCGAACAGACCAGTTCGGGGGAAATTATGTACCTTAGCAATGCCGGCCAGGATACTCTCGAGTTTGCTCATGCTATCAAGAGAGATTGTACCGATCGCCCACCAGAGTTAGCCACTAATTTAGGGTTCAGGGCCTGGGAAGGTAGTTTGGTTACTAGTATGGAATTGAACGACTCCTTTAACTTGATTCCCACTCAATTCGCCCAAGAGGCCATAACCCTTCCTGATTTCTATCGCCCCTTCGCCCAACTTCCCCATCCCTTCGCTGACCAAGCCGGGACAATCAATGCCTCGGCCATGTCGGCCAGTGCTTTCTATAATGGACCCATTGCCGGCTTGACCAACAAATTCTTGATGACTAATTGGTTCAATGAAGCCACTAATCCCGGACGAGGAGCTCTCTTGGTGGCTGATCCGGATCGGACTAATCTTGAGACTGGAGTTCCTGTCAATCTGGTTGATGTTAGTGCTAACATCAATCTCAATTCGGCTTTTTATTACACTGCTTTGGCTTCCCAACAAACTCACCTCTTCTTGGGGACGGTTAATACCTCCAATTTTATCAAGAATTCGAGTGGAACTCCGGCCCAATCAATCCCTGGTCTGATGGTCAATAAAATTGGGGCGGTCTGGGAAGTAGTGGATAACTCAGCTTATCGTTCGTCCAGTAAGTCATCATCATCTAATAATAAATCATACCGAGTTGATGACCGATCACAACGATCAGATGATAAGTCGCACCAATTGAACAGTCGATTGCATCGATCGGATAAGCCGCAGCAATCTAGTGGCAAATCACCTCAAATGAATACTAAATCATATCACTCGAAGGAGAGATCGTATTGCCCTGATCGATTAAGGAAATAAGCGCCAACCATATTTTTTTAAAACAAACATACCAAGCGTGGTATGTTTTCCTTAGTGTCGACTGAGATACTTATCACTCGTCGCAGATAGACATCAGTCGCCGCAGGTAGATGAGAGAAAGTGAGACAAGAGGATCTTTTGGTCTGGGGGTCGAAGGATTTTGAGGGTTATTCTATCTTATAAAATATCTTGAGAGGGGGTAGTCTATATTATGAAGTGCCCTGACCTACTTAGTTTTTTTGATGGCCCATCTTATTATTCAGAATATCGAGGGATCCGGGACCTAAGGGCTGATAAGTAATCAAGTCCATTCGTTTCATTAAAATTATTGGGCATTGTATGACCTAGATTTGAGACATTCTTATAATCTAATAAGATAAATAGGAATTCATTCACATCCTGAGATTTAAGTCTCAGGGATTCCATCTATCGATGATTAGATCGGGACCCATCAAAAAAACTAAGTAGGTCAGAGGACTTCATAATATAGACCACCCCCTCTCAAGATATTTTATAAGATAGAATTTCGACCCAAATCACGTGAATCTCACGATCAAAATGACCCATTGATCTTTTCTCTCATCGATCTCGAGGATATCGTTCGATCTCGTAATATCAATGAAGCATGGCTCACTTCCAGGTTTTAAGTCCAGGAAGTATCCCAAGTCTTCTTTTTATCATAGGAGCCGATAATATCCTCGAGATCGATGAGAGAAAAGATCAATGGGTCATTTCGGATGGTGGGGCAGAAGATATTCGATGGATTCTATCTTATAAAATATCTTGAGAGGGGGTAGTCTATATTATGAAGTCCCCTGACTTATCCTAAAATCATCGACACCCTTACCCAATCATCCACCAATCAGAAATGCCCGAGTTAACTCGAGTATTTGTCATCATCCCTTGTCCTATTTTCGGGTTTTTTAATTGGCTCTATAATCTCTCATCTCCCACCCGACTTTTATTCGCCTGCGGTGACCGGTCTACCCGAAGAACCGAGCCACAAACTCATCTCGAGTCATCAAGGGAATTCCCTTCGCTCTAGCATTTTGGGCACTAGCACTGGCCGATTCTTTGGACTTAACTATCAGGTAATTAGTCTTGCCCGAGACTGTCTTAGTTACGGTCCCTCCTTGTTGCTTGATGGCCGCCTCTAGCTCCCGGTCAGTGAAGCCGGTGAAGACCACGTTCTTTCCCTTCAGCTCACCCTCAACAATCAAGGGGGCCTCGACCTTCTCGATCGGGGCAATGGTGATCATTGGATTTTGCCCAAGCCAGAACAGAAAATCGGGAACTCGCACGGCGATATCATCGGCTAATTTGTTGAAGCCAGGAACTCTTCGAATGGCTTGAGTTAATTGGTCGAAGGTCGTTTCGTCCATCAACTCTAAGAAATCAGGATATACCTCGACGATACTAAGAAATCGTTTCTTGCCAATGTTAGGGAAGAAACCGGAGGCCACCATGATATCAACCAGTGAAACATTGGTCACCTTGGTGTGAAGATTATCGACCAGTTGTTGGGCGATCTTCGTTCCGATTCCCGGAATGGTCATCAACTGCTCAGGAGTGACCCGAAGAAGGCGAGTCGATGTGTCCCAACCATGAGCCACCAAGAGACTCAGCCGTTTGTCGCTGACATGTTCGATCTCCAAGGATTTAATGAAGGTCTTCAACTTAGCCGTCTTAACTTCCTCATTCTCCTCGGGTTCTTGAAGGAGAAGAAGATCAGTATGAGTCTCATTCCATTCATAGCCTAATTCCTCAGGTGGAAGAGAGGGGCCAGTCGGTGAAGGTCGAAGGACTGAGATGATCTGGGGATTGGCCTCACCTTGTCGAGTCACTAAGATAACCGCTCCCGGGCCCAGCTGATGACTCTCAATATACTGGGCATTGTGACCACTAGCTTTACTCAAAAGGGCTCGAGGAAATTGGACTGGCTCATAGTGAACCACTGGCTTGACCTTACCGTATTGAGAGACCTTCCACCTGATCTCGGTCACCGTCGTCTCTAGAGTCGGAGAAGGCACTTTGAAGGCCATCACTTGATCTGGTGGGCCATCATCGGGATAATCGATCACCACGTTCTGATAGACCACCTGACCATCGATTTGACACTCAGCTTCCTTGACTCGTTGATGATGATAGTCTTCTAGGATTTCCCAAGAGATGTCATCCATAATAACTGGGTTAGGGACCTTAAAGCCCAGATCTTGTGCCTCGATCATATCTTCCTCGGGGGTCAAGGATTGATCCATAATTCGATAAGCGTAAAAGGACAAATGTTCGGCGATCTCCGGTTTGAAACTCTTATCAGCTTTGATGACCGCCGTGGTGGCCGAGCGACCATCATTATATTCGAATTTCTTCCCATAGAGCTCGAAATCATCGTAATTCATCACTAGTTCTCCTCGAATCCGATGATTTGAATTAGCCAATTTCATGTAAGCTAATAAATTAGACACATTCAAGCCATAAGTTCCATTGCCCCGAGTATAGAGGTGCTCAGTTCGATCATCCATTAAGGAAATTCCGTCAACCTTATCCATCACTACCCAAGGACCAGGATATTTCACTTTCCAACGCTCAATTTCTTCGGGACTACCGAACTTCTTGAGATCGCCCATGTACTGAGGTAATTTAGCCTTCTCGCCTCGAACTTCGGCTCCCACCCGCCCGTAGGGACCAAATTTGTGCTCGAAAATACTTCGAATTCGATCATAAGTCAAGTCACTAATGAGACCAGTTTGATTATGGTATTCCTCATCGAGATAAGACAAGAAATCACGAAATGAATCTCGATCCAAACCATTGACGTATTCGAAGAGTTGAGCCTCATCATCGAGAGGAAATGAGGGACGAGGGACTATCATAGGGAAACTTTAAGGAAAGGGCAAATTTTCGCTTGTATCAATTTCAACGGGAATTACAAAGACTTATTAACTAACTATTATGCTGGTCCCCGAGGAATCAGTTAACCCTTATCATGATCTTGACTATTGTGGTAAGAATCAAGAGATTGACCTCCTACTAAAGCAATACCAAACCAGCAAAGATTTGGTCTTATCTTTGATGAAAGAGGAACCTGAAATTTTAGTGGCTATCCTATGGAAAGATCGCAGTCCATTGGCTCATGATGAAGGCTGTCATTTTCAGGCTGGTCGAGGCGAAGAACGGACTCCTTTCCTTTGTTCCCAATGTCTCAACCTGACTCGCCTGACTAGATTAGACTCAAAAACTCACTTAGCTCCTTTTCTGATTCGAAGAGGATCGCTAGCCGGAAAACACTTGAGTATCTCTCAGGTAGTTGTCTCGAAGGTCTATTTGGAGTGGAGTGAGCACTATCCGACTCAAGAACAAAAGTACTCGCAATTCTTCGATTTTGGCAAAATCGAAGAATTGCACTATCTAAATGGTGATTCCTTCACCATTAACCTCCTTCTCAACTGGGAACTTCAGGATCGATTCAAGAAGAAAGCTCTCCCTCATTTTCAAGAAATCTACACCGCCTTTCGCTGTGGGCGATCGGGCTATTTATTGGCTGAGACCACTAGCCTCGGGACCATCTATGACTTAGGCCAACGAGATAAGTATGTAGTCAGAGGGGTTAACTCTAGTACTGGCAAGTCAACCAAACGGCTCCGTCTTCCTATTGTTCACTCGATTATTATCCAATTACTGGTCTTAACCAATGAATTGACGGCTGTTCGTTTTTTTAATCCTAACCTGTCACCCACCAGTCTTCTCTTGAGTGAGGAGACTCTTTCTTATCGCTATGATGGGGTTCAGGTCCAAGGTCCCGTTACTTTGAAATTAGCGCATAATCTATCCGGCATCTCAGCCACTCTGGACCAAGTTCACTATTATTCTGAAGATCTTCTGTCTTCTCTATTCTCTGAATCGACTCTCTTCCTTCCATCATTAGAAACCAAAGAGAGTTCAGGAATAGCTTATCGTTTGACAACTTCGACCATGTCAGTCTACCTTCACCTTCGTTCATTGGGACTTCCTCTCTATCTGGGCTCTTGGGAATTATATACTTCTCTGCTAGCCTTGATGAGTGAGGAGACTTTGGCTCGAACCGTCTATTCTGATTATCGACTGTCTAATCTCTGGTCTTTGATGTGGTTAGATGAGGATCAAGCTAAAGTCGAAGCTCGAATTCAAGAAAGCTGGGGCCACCCAGTGACTTCCAAGACTATCAAAGATTGGCTCCGAGGAGTCTGGCTTCGGGCTGACATCTTAGTGATTATTTGGAAGTTAATTAAGACTTGGAAATAATAGTCAACCAACCAGGACCCGGCAACTGATATAATTAAAAAACTTAAAAATGCTTGATTTCGTCCATCACCATTTCACCATTGTCGATGGGGTTCACTGGGAATTAATAGCTTCCTCGGATATTCAATGTTATTCGGCGGCCAATGAACTCTTCGAATATTATGCGACTTTGACCCGAGATGTACGCTATGATCGAATGTTCACTAAAGATTATCAATGTCACTCAATGTTGATCAATGGTATCCAATATCACATGGTAGTTACCAAAGATTTTCAATTCTATTCGACGGTAGTAGCAGCTATCCGCTATGATTTGATCATCATCAACGGAATCAAATATCACTCAATGGTGGTCAATGGTTTCCGTCATGAACTGCCGGATATTAATGGTCTCTAGAACCGCAGGTTCCGGAGGAGTGACAACTATGTTGTCATCCTCTAATTATCGATATTCGATTAAGATCGAATATAGTTCAACTCTAATGACTTCGAAGAAGATCAAAGATTTGTTACGAGGAATTTGGCTCCGCGGTGAGATCCTTAGTATCAACTGGGATTTCATCAGAACCGATCGGAACTATGAATAAGAAACCAAAAGGGTCGGTAATTATTGAATTACTGGTGAGTTTTAAAAAAACTCGCTAATATCAGATCCTATTTGGGACATTTGTGTGACTTGAGACATGATTGACACAACTTACGTTTGCATCTAAGACACGAATCATCTGACATGGCAAATTTCAAGCAGCTAAGACATACGTTTTCTAGTAACTTATCTATTTTCTTCTTATCATCATCATCGTCCTTGAGTAGCCGTGAATACTGTCTAGTAACGGGGATAGAGATGAACTTGTCTTCTGATGCGATAATAATGATCTCTCCAGTATTAAGAGTCATTGCTATCTCAGTGTTGGTGATTCTTGGAATGAGTCTCACTCGGCGGACTAGGACCAAGTCATAATTAGCATCGGAAATTTTCTCATCAGCCCATACATAGACCAAGAGAGGCTCAGGAGGATTCGACTTGATTAGTTCAATATATTTTTCAAAATTCGTTGTTGCTTTCTCGAGTAAACAATACACTAATCTCGAACCAACTAATCGAAAAACGATGGCTTTAGGTTTCTGAGCCATTTCCCAATAATAAACTATTCCCTCAAATGTCTCGGAATTCATTGTCTGGGTTTTGACCAGATTTTGAACTCGACTCTCACAAGCCGACAAATGTGAAGATAATGAATCCAGCATATGATTCGTATGATTTTATTCGAGATTGATTTTTTCTTGATAAGACTTGATTAGTCTTGATCGGTCTATAAATATCCGATCATCCTCGACCAACCTCATTATTATTCCACCCTTATCAACGGAATCAAATGGGTTCATTGATTTCTCCTAATTTCCAATGCTTTTCGGCCCTGATTCTCGTTATGATCTGATGATCACCAATGAGATTCAACACCACACTATATTACTCAATGGTAGTGGCTAATGTCCGTTATGAGTTATCTGATATCAACAGTCTCCAATCGATGTTCGATTCTTATCGAACATAGTTATTCCGCCTCTCCTTGATCAGACAAATCTGACACAATTATTTTCGATTATCTCGTAAAACAGGCCATGGCCAAGGAATTTACCCTCAAAGATCTGATGATTCATCAAGGTTCCCTGCGAGAATCATACCGAAGTCGGCGAGGGGAAGAAAAGACGGCTCTTCATTGGGGACAACGGAAATTGCTCTTGAGTGAAATCGAGTTCTTTGATTTCTATTGGGATCCTAAGAAGATTCCTCGTCCTCTATGTGTCTATGCCGGAGCAGCTCACGGGATTCATCTTCCCCTCTTATCGACCATGTTTCCGGCCTTTATTTTTCATCTCTATGATCCCTCGGAATTTAAGATAGAAGAGTCGGATAAAATCAAGATTTTCCCGATCTTATTTACTGATGAGATTGCTCAGTCTTACGCCGAGCGAGATGACATCTTTTTTCTCTCGGATATTCGATCGATTGATCATAAGATTCTACAACGGGAAATTCTGGCTACTAAGGGCTTTATTAATTATGATGAGCAAGGACAGCCTTTAGCTCCTGATACGGTGATTGAAGAGACCGATCGAGAGATGAAGGTTCAACTGGAGAAAGCAATCTGGGAAGATCATCTGACCCAACAGCGCTGGGTCCTTCTGATGAATCCCGAGCATGCCTTGTTAAAATTTCGTTTACCTTATCAGCCCCAAAAAGGTGAAGATCCGACTCATCGAGTCGCTAAAGTTGAATACCTCCGCGGAATTGTTTATCTGCAAGTCTGGGAAGGCCAATCATCTAGTGAGACTCGACTTAAACCAGTCAAGAACCAAAAGGGTCAATATGAATTGGCGACCTGGGACGCCTTAGAGTACGAGCAGTGGTTGTTTTATCATAACTCGATCACTCGGGAAGGGACTCGATATCAGAATGTTTTCACTGAAGTCCCGGAACCTCATGATTTTCCTGAATTACTGAATGATTTTGATAGTACCGCTGAAGCCTTTATCTTGAAACTCTATTTTGAGCACCGAGGACTCAAGAATCCTCGAACCGAAGTTAAGAATTTATCTCGGACCATTACCTGGTTCCTCAATCAGCAGCCAGCTGAGGCCAAAGATAATTTCACTCTTCAACAACGACGCAATGCTCATATCAAGTCAAGTCACCCTCGAGTTAATCTGGTTGACCCATTTCGAGAGAAAAAGATCCCACCAAGACCGATCATCCGGCCCAAAGGAGAGCCAATGACCCGAGGATCAACGGCCATCTCGCGACCGAGGAAAGTACCGACCACGGGTGTGGCAACAGTAGGAGTACCGACCATGGGAGTGGAAAGTACTCTAACCACCACTACTACCCCAGCTACCATCATCCCCGGAATCAAGAAATCTCCTCCGGCTAAGAGTAAACCAGGTCTTAGTGTCCCCGTCCCGCCTCGAATTACCAAAATCGAGAAACCAGCGGCGGCTAGTAGCTCCCCTGTTCCCTTGCAAGTCCCGGTCTCCAAGCCCTCGGTCATAGAGAAGAAACCCGGGGTCCCGACGACTCGAACGGTCCCGACTCCAGTCAGCTCTAAATTTCGGGTGGTAGGTAAGTAGGAAGTTGATTAGGTTGATGGTTTTAAAACTCGTTGGTTTAACCAATTAATTCCCGAAAGTTAATAGTTATTGAATAGCAAATACCAATCCATTCACAAATCATGTTGATACCAGCCAATCGGGACCTTATCTTATATTTTGAATTCAAAGCTCGATATGATAGTCATCGTCTTGAGTGGTTGCGATGGTTGGCCTTTCAAGAAAAATTTCGATCTCCTAAGAATCAAGAACAACTGACCGAGACCTGGAAATCTCGACTTTCGATCAACCAACCTGATAAATTAGAAGTTCGCTTCGAGAACAGAGGTAAACAACGAGAAACTCAATCCTTTTTCACGATTCATATTAATTCCAGATATACTCTTGAGGAACTCCTAGATTTGCTGGATACTTTTCGAACCATAATTAATGAACATCTCCAGAATGAGTTATGTGAGGCCAGACTGATGATTGGGTAAGTTATGGATCGAATTATCAGATAGTCCTTGGTTGATCAGCATAGCTGACAAGTTTTTAAAAACTCGATCAATCAACACACAAATTGATCTTGCGCTGAAATCATGATGGCGTTCGTTCTTCCAAATTCTTCTTTATACCAAGATGGACCATCCGGATCCACAGGATCCGATCCACTTCTCCCACCAATTCGATCAACTCAAGATTACTACTATTACTGCTATCATCTCCCTAAACAAGATAGTCGACAAGAATCTCTCTAATCTCCTTCTCCCAACCACTAGGATGCCCCTGGAAAATCGACCGACCTCCAAATATAAATTACCTCATTGTAAGACTCCTGGGGCTATCTTATCAACTGGTTATGATAATGTCGTTCGAGGAATCGTGAGGGGCAAAAAGAAACCTTTCCGGAATGCCGTCTCCATTGATCTCTCAACAGTTAGGAAGAATGTCAACGTCAAATTATCCAAAAACAAACTTCATATCTCAGGAGCCTCCTGTCAAGAGGATGTTTTGGAGGCCGGGGATCATCTGGTTACTCATCTCATCAAAATCCAGGGTACCCTTAATAAATTACATCGTTTTCCGGATCAAACGATTCGAATGATTAACTGGGTCAAAAATATCACTATGGGACCAAGGATTAATCGACAAGTTTGGCGTCGAGTAAACCTGGGACAGGTTTGTGTGACGCAAGAAGAGATTCTTCTTGATAATGTCATCATCCGACCTCTAGTTTATCATCGATCTCAAATAATAGGACCTATCAGTGATTGGTTAGGATATTTCATTCCAGAAAATTTCGATGATGAGATAGTTAGATTTTTATTGGCTATCGCTGATGATTTTATTTATCACAGTGATTTATGCCAAGTCTTAGACTACTTGCCCCAGATTACCAGTCTTTTTGGAGTGATTCCAGGTGAAGAACCTGATGATTTACCACTATCCCTGACTTCTCATTACATCGCGATGGTCAACTATAATTATTCTCTAGGTTTTGAAGTTGATCGAGACCAATTGAATGAATTGATCTATGGAATGAATGGCTTCATTAGTCATTATAACAACGCCCTAGCTGATAACGTGACCGTTGAGTTACCTTATGTCTGTACCAATGAAGCTCGACGTAAGAAGAAGAAAATCCCCCATCACACTTTCTTGATTTATCATACTGGAAGTGTCACTCAATCAGGTCCTGGAGGCGAGATGATGCGGGAAGTTTATTGTCTGTTTATGGCCACTATTGAATCTCTCCGAGATCGTATCGAGATCAAGGAAATTCATCATCGATAAATATATCTTAGACAAGATATATTTTAATAGTTAGATGTCACCGATCGGTGACATTCAAGGTCCATGGGACCCTAATACTCAACCTTCAGTCGATCAAGGTCACAGTCTTCATAATAATAGACTCGATGACCCTTATAATTTCGAGCAATATAATTTATTCCTTGGGCTAGACACTCATTAGGCAGGTCACCAAGCTGTGTGTCGAGAGTTCCAAAGTGGGCTCGATTATTCTCATCCAAAGTCCGCCGAAGATCAATGACCGGAAGATCGAATTGGCTCCCCATTTTCAGGATGAAACGGTTCCACTTATCAGCTACTAAGTTGGCAATATTCTTCTTGATATAATAAGAGGCCCCATTCCCCAGATAAGGTACATAGAGAGTGACTAGAATTATTTTTCTAGTTTGTTGAAGGAGTTGTTGAATTATCTGCTGATAAGTCGAGCCTATTTTCCCGGCAATCAGAGTTTCCATGGTAGCCTCACTTCTCAGGATGATCGAGGCTGAATGGTCCATGATATCATTACCACCTAAACTCAAAACTACCAAGTGCTCCTTCTCCATTTTGGCCCGGGTGACATTGAGATCCAGATTCCCATAAGCACTAATGAAAGCTTTTCCCCCGCTAGCCTTGGAAAAAGAAAGGAGAGGATATAATTTACCATCCTTTTCTGGTCGATAAGAGTAAGATCGAGTTTTCCCGTGATGATTGGATAATCTGATTCCTTCGATCAAGTTAGTAATTCGGGCCCCTTCTTCAGCGTGATTATGGACCTCATAGCCCAAAGAAACGATAGTGTTCTTCAGGTCTGATTTGGTATCAGTTAACCACTGATAATTGTCCAAGATAGCATCGCCAATTAGGTGAATGCAAGGTTTTTTATTCATCGGTTTACTGGGTGGTAATTTTCTTTTTATGTTCTATGTAGTCCCACTGGGGACCATATGAGATCTAGAGGGATCTAGCACAGCTGGATCCTCTCGGGATCTTATATAGCCCCTGAGCAACGAATCTAAAGGCACTTCAGTCTCTTGAGCCACCGTGACCATGGTCTTGACGAAGAGCCGAAATCGAAGAGCCCTAGTGGCCTGAAGTTTTCCGGCTTGGTTGAGGAGAAGGATCCCAGCCATTAAAGTCCAGGGATTCATGGCTAGTAAAGTTGGATTGTGACAGACCTGATTAACCAAATCAAAAAAGAACAACGAATCTAGGGAAATTAAGGGGGAAGGGGAAATGATGTCGATCGAGTCACTATTATCAGAGTTATCGGCTGATGGCGTCTGAAGGATAGGTCTTGATTTATTTAGAAGCAGACCTGGTGTTTCTAGCCGCTGATAATCAATGGTTGACGGTGGAAGAGGAACTCGAGTTTCTATTGGACCGAAATCCAATAAATCTCCCATCAAAGTCATGAGGTTATTGACTCGAATCCTGAAATCAAAAACCAAACAAACTTCCCACTCAATCTTCAAGGTATACAAGTTATCGGTGTCCTCGATGGCCGTTCGAGTTTGAGAATAACCATAATCTTCATTAATCTTGGCAATGATGACTGAGACAGCATGAGCTAACTCAACAGAATAGACTTGAGGGACGGGTGACTCACATAACCCAGCATCAATCGATTGATCATCCAGAGAAGCCCTCAAGAGATAAGGGGTCCGGGGACCTCGATAATTCACAAAGGCATCACCTAACTCAACCGCGGCCATGATCGAGGAATAACTATGATCAGCTTGTTCTCCTAAATCAAAAATCAAATCAACAAAGCAAGCCCGAGTGATCGGGACTGGTTGTTTGGGGATGTTTCTCGTGTAGAAGGTCATCGCCCAAGCCTTGAGTTTCAAAAAATCAAGAAAATTCTCGTCATTTCACTGATTTGATGAGAGATTAATTGAACTTTTAGCAGCTGAACTAATAAATGTGACGATCTGGTTTTATTTCTCCAGTGTCAAATCACGTGAATATAGTTGCATATGATCGAACCATCTAATCTTACCCGAAACCAATCTCATCGAGTCACTAAAGATCCCAAGATCTCGAATATCTTCGATAGTTTTTCTGAACCATTAGCTGAAGAACCTAAGGAGTTGACTCGCCCGCCAACCAACAAATCTAAAAATAATCGGTCCAAGCGTTACCGACCTGACACCTACCATTTCAGTGAGCGGATGCCCGTCGAGGTACATAATCTCGATCTCCCCGAGCGAGTCAATCCTCTGGATTCTAATATGGCCTTTAGTGTCTTTACTTCTAAGGTTAAGGAACTCAACCTGCTCTTTGTCCGTCCTCCTCGGGCTGGCTTCGTCTTGTACACCAAAGTTAATTCGATTATTTACTTTGGTTTTGGTTTGGACTCAACCAGTCATGATCTGACTGACTTTGGAGGTAACATTGTCTACAAAAAAGATCCTAATGTCATCGCTGGAGCTTTGCGGGAGCTTGATGAGGAAACTTTATCGATCTTTGAGCCCTTGACTTTCGAGGATGTCAAGGAATGCATCACTATCTATGATGCCGGGAATATGATCATCTTCATCCCAGTTGATTTGGATCCCGAGATTATCTGTATGAAATTCAATGATAAGTATCGGCGGATCGCTGAACAAAATAGAGATAATCAGAGTCCCAAAGATCTCAGCCCTAGAGGGAACACGACTGACCTCGATCTCCCTGAAGTTTGTGGGATTACTTGGCTTACCTGGACTGAACTTAAGAGTTGCCTCAAGCCCGGTAAGTTTGTTCTCTTCAATCGCCTGAGACAGTTCCTGACTCGAGCCGGTAACTTTTTTCCTTTGTTGTGAGGAGGGAAGGTGGCTGATAGATGAGATGAATTTGGATCAATCTATCTTGGTTGATAGAGATATTGGAATATCTGCGATAGTGTATCGCAGATATGATGGATATGATGAGATCCTGGCTGATAAATCTCATGATAAAAAAACTCATAATAAATCTCATAAGTATGGCCGAAATATGTTATCTTTTTTTAGTATTCCCGAAGAAGAGATTCGAAGATTTTTGAGATATTATAACTTAGAAATACCATCAGATATCACTGAGGCTTATCGGATGGTTTGGGATTATCTTATCGATCATCCTGATCTTTCGATTTCCTCGGATTCGATCTCTGATTTCATGCTAGCCTACTACCATCAAGAGAAAGTGAGCGAAAGCTACACTATTTCTCAGCTTCTCAGAATGCCAGAGAAGGAATTGGTGACCTTAGCGACTTCCTTGGATTTAATCGCTATCAACAGAGAAAGAATCATCAGAATCCTGGGTTACTTAGATCACCTGAGTGGTAATGGCTCGATCTTTGATGAGTTACCTCTTGATACCTGGTCGATCATCGGATCATACTTAGATGAGCGATCTTTGGGTCGGTGTGGTCGAGTGTCTCGAAATTTCTATTCTTTCTTTGGAAGTCCAGGCAATCTTCGAGAGTTACTACGAACCAAATTACAATCAATGACTCGGCTAGATCTCTCAGGTTACACCTTGAAACAGTTGACCTTTTTGTGTCAAATCGATCTCGAGAATCTACAGCGGAAGAGTCGCGCCATTTCCATTAATAATCATTCCTTGATTTTGGATTCTTCGGGGAGAGTTTATTCCTGCGGGAAGGGGGGTTATGGGCAATTGGGGTTAGGGGCAAATATCAATGTTTCAGTGTCCACTTTGATTGAAAACATTGAAGAAATAACCGCTATTTCGGCTGGTGCTGACCATTCTTTATTATTGAATTCTCGAGGCCGAGTCTTCAGCTTTGGGACTAATGACGTTGGACAATTAGGGCTAGGAGATGTCCGAGACCGAAATATCCCCACTTTGCTCGAGAAAATAAACTTTGATGGTGATATCATCGATTGGCCAAGTTCAATGACTATAGTGGCTATTTCGGCTGGGGGTGGTCATTCTCTAATTTTGAATGATCAAGGTCAGGTTTTCAGCTTTGGTTATGGAGGATTTGGGAACTTAGGATTAGGAAATGAGAATAATGAATCCATTCCTACTTTGATCTCTGATTTTGGAAGAAGTAGTAAAGTATTCATCGTGGCCGTCTCGACCGGAGACGGCCATTCTCTTCTCTTGGATTCTCAGGGTCGAGTTTTTAGTTTTGGTTTTAATGAATCTGGACAATTGGGGCTGGGAGATAAGAACTTCCGGTTGACTCCGATGATGATTACCAAAATAGAAGGACCATCAGCTCCAATGATAGCTATCTCGGCTGGACACACTCATTCTTTGATTCTCAATGTTGATGGTCGAGTTTTCAGCTTTGGGGATGGAGTTTATGGGCAGTTGGGGCCAAGACAAATATCTAGATCAACACCCACGATGATCAAGGAATCTGAAAAGATTCCTATTATCGCTATTTCAGCCGGATCGGGTTGTTCTCTTCTCTTGGATTCCCAGGGTCGAGTTTTTGTCTTTGGTGGTAGGTCCAATCATACCGAACAATTGGTTTTTCTTGAGAATATCTTCGATTGTCTTTTACCTAATGATATCGGGCGAGTTATTGCTATCTCAGCTGGCCGTGGTTGTCTGATGACCTTGAATTCTGAAGGTCAAATCTGTGGCTTTGGTGGCAATGATTGTGGACAGTTAGGAATGGGAGATCAGGTTGATAAATTAACTCCCACTTTGGTCACGAGTTTAACTCTGTCGGTGACTTGATTAATTAGAATTAGATTATTCAAAAAACTCACGACCTATATCGTGAGTTTGTTTCTTATTGGTAATGATAGATAATCGAAAAATAAGGGTAGCTAATAGATGAGATAACATCAGATTGGATGATTTTAGTTAATGAAATATTCACGATCCTATATCGTGAATATGATGATGAGTAATTATTAATCGATGGTGAATGTTTCATTATCTAAGATAGGACTATTGGACATGAAGGATATTGGATCCCTAATTTTTTGAGAACCTGTGATCATCATAGAGGATGAGATAATAGAATCTAAGTTGATAATATCTTCTCACCATCTACCTCATTAGTCCAAGTAAATTCAGATAATCGATCTTTCATTAGTTGATTATCCTCTTCTTCTATGATAATCAAGGTATCTGAAGAAGATCAAGATGAATAATAGAATTCTCGGATATTCTGGAGATAAGAAGAGCTTGATCGACAAACGATAATATAAAATATATCATAACCGAGGTAAAACAGAATTTCTGAGTTTTTTATTTTCCCTTACATAGGTTTCTTTTATTGTTGATTGATGATTCTATGACAATAAATTATCACAAAAATACGAATAAGATTATACATTTTTCCATCCATATGGGCCATTTTATCAACTAATACCAAATAATTCTGATTTTTCGACCCTCCAAATTTATCGACTTCGATGAGGGGAAATGGACCATGATTTCAGTCGATCAATTGGATTTGATTCTGATTTATAATCCTTTAATGTGAGACCAAATTTCCCCAATGTCTTCCTTTTTCGATTCACTGCCCGAAGATATTCTCTATTTCATTGGCCACCACCTGGATCTTCACTCGATGAGAACTTATATTTTTCTTTCTCGAAGATTCTATCTTTTCTTCGGACGAACCAATGGTTTTTGGGAACTAATTCGTAATAAATTAGAGATGGCGACACGATTAGATTTGTCCCTATATACCAACCAACAATTGGAATATCTACTTCTGGTTAATCTTAGAAGTAATCAGAATCATTATCTATCAGCCGGAGATAGTCATAGTATGATTATAATTCCTGAGAGGTCGAAGTTTCCTCGAGGTCAAGTCCATGGAGCCGGATCTAATATTCACGGACAATTGGGCTTTGGTCCTTATGGCAGTAGGACTGCTTTCGCTTCCGTCAAGAAGGATATGATGGATCTTGAATCAGTAGTGGTGATTTCTGCTTCGACTCGTCATTCCCTTATCTTGAACTCTCAAGGGCAAGTTTATAGTTTTGGTTCTAATCTTACTGGTCAATTGGGATTAGGAGACACCATCGCTAGAACTCGTCCAGTTCTCCTTGAAGATGTCACTGGAATGGGAAGAATAATGAATCTCTCAGCTGGGAATGATCATTCCCTCTTCCTCAACTCTCAAGGCCAGGTCTTTAGCTGCGGAAGTAATCGATTTCTACAGTTGGGGCTCGGAGGAGGAGAAAATAAGATGATACCCACTCTGATTGATATCCCGATCCCGATGATAGCTATCTCAGCTGGAGGATGTCATTCCTTGTTACTTGATTCTCAAGGCCGAGTTTACAGCTTTGGAAGCTATGGATTTGGACAATTGGGTCTTGTGAATGTAACTTGTCAAGGAATCCCCACTTTAATCGATGAAATTTATCATAATCATGTTTCAGTGATAGCTATTTCGGCTGGGCATGTTCATTCTCTCATCTTGACTAGTCAAGGTCAGGTTTTTTCTTTTGGAGGTGGAGCGCACGACGAACTAGGAAATGGAGGAACTAACAATGAATCTTTACCTCATCTAATCAGAGATATCTCGATTTACCCTATCGTAGCCATCTCAGCTGGTCATCATCATTCCTTGGTCTTGGATTCTTATGGCCAAATCTATAGTTTCGGTGGTAATATAATCGGAAAAACGAGAATGGGTGGTCATATGATGTCGAATCTAATTCCTATCTTGATCAATCGAGTCGACAAATATAATCAGGATACTGAGATAAAACCAATGATAGCCATCTCGGCTGGGGGATATTTTTCTTTAATTCTGGACTCTGATGGTCATCTCTTCAGCTGTGGAAACAATAACAACGGACAACTGGGGTTAGGAGATACAATTAATCGGAATGTTCCTACTTTGGTACTAGATTTTCGAACCGGAGAATCGTATCTTTGAGAACAAAAAAACCTGCGACAAATATCGCAGGTTGATGTGAGGTGATAAGATTTATCGTCGTGGTGGGATGATCGTCCCTGATATATGGATATTTAAGGTTTTAAATTTTTCTTGGTATAGGCCTATTTCATCAAGTATCAACCGATAATTCCCACTTCTCGACCCTCAGATTCTCTCGAGAAAAACAAGGAAAATCAGAGAAGAAAGATCCTACTAAATGAGATTATGATCCACTCGATCTTCTGGCTGATTGATGTCAGCCATTTTGACTCAATTTATTGATCCTGATTTGAGATATTTCATTAGAAAATCATACTTTCCCTTGATGTTATTTGATCTCCTACCAGGTGATGTCTGGTATTTCATTGGTCAACACTTGGATCTTCGATCGATTGGTTTCTATGGTTTCTTATCTCAAAAATTCTATCAAGTCCTGGTGGAAACTGGTCATCTTTGGATCCTAATAAAATCTAAATTGGAAGAAGTCTCCCGGCTAGATTTATCTCATTATTCCAATGATCAACTGAGATATTTATATTTAGCTCATACTCGAAGTACTCAGTATAAATATCGGTATCTATCAGCCGGAGGGGCTCATTCCTTACTTTTGGTTCCTTATTCTAAGAAGCTATCAGAGTATCCCCAGGGCCAAGTCCACAGTTTCGGAGCCAATTCTCTTTGCCAATTGGGACTGGGACATTCGTATGATCAAACCATTCCTATTCCCATTGATCTAGTGGAAACCAAAGAAAGAACGCTAACTCCCTTATCTACCCCTATAATCGCTATGATGGCTTCAACCTCTTATTCTTTGATTTTGGATTCTCAGGGTCAAGTCTATGGATTCGGAGATAATTCTTGTGGTCGAATAGGGCTCGAACTTGCGGTTGGAAGATGGTGTCCATGTCTTCTCGGTCAAATTAAAGGAACAATAGCGGAAATCTCGACCGGAATTTATCATTCACTCTTTCTCAATTCTCAAGGTCAAGTCCTCAGTTGTGGTAATAATGAATTCGAGCAGTTAGGTCTCGGTCATAATGTAGATAAAATGGCCCCTACTTTGATTAACATCGCGACTTCGATGACAGCTATTTCAGCTGGCGACTATTATTCCTTAATTCTGAGTTCTCAAGGTCAAGTTTATAGCTTTGGATACAATGATTGTGGACAATTGGGACTGGGAGATAGAGAAAATCGAGATATCCCTACTTTGATCAGTCTTGGGTCACGCAATAACGATCCAATCGTTGCCATCTCGGCTGGTTGTCATCACTCTCTCATTTTGACTAGTCGAGGTCAGGTATATAGTTTTGGAAGAGGGGAATATGGACAACTGGGGACTGGTTTCATTAGTAATCAAGTTATCCCCTCGCCAATTCTCAACCAAAATATCGGAATTATTGTGGCTCTGGCGGCTGGTGAATCTCAGTCTCTGATCTTGAACTCTCAAGGTCAAGTCTATAGTTTTGGAGATAATCCTAATGGAGAATTGGGGCTAAAATATGGAGGTATCGGAACTCATCTTCCGACTCTGATTGAAACTGTTGAAGGACTTGATGGTCAAGAACCCATTGGTTTTATCATGGCTATGGCGGCTGGAGAACACCATTCTTTCTTATTGGACTCCCGAGGTAGAGTTTTCAGCTTCGGGATTAACCATAGTGGACAGTTGGGATTGGGGGATAAGATGTGTCGATTTACTCCCACTTTGGTGAGGAATTTGACTTCTGGATAGATGAATTAAAAAACTCACGACAAGTATCGTGGGTTGATGGCTGGTGGTCTATCTGGTTGATAATGTTTAGTGGTTGATAGAGATATTTATTGATTACTCAAGGCTAAGCGAACTAGATATTAATTAAGATAGAATCCTTGATGAGATGAGAGTCAATGGAATTATCAGGTCTTTCGATTAATATCTTGTGATGGTTGGGATCTCTCATATCCAAAGACAGTGAAGATCGGACTATTTAATAATAATATCATCGTGACCAAATAGTCCGAGGAATTCAAGGATCATCAGAGATATCGATAAATAAATCAAGAAATATCTACGACATCGTATCGTAGATATGAGCATTGTCTGGTAGAATGATTAGATGATGATATCCCTTCTAAATCAAGGATAATAAAGCTAGAAACCAAGAAAAATTATATTCTTTTGATGATTCTCATGAATCCAGAGAGTTATTCAATCACTCTATCTTGGTTGATTTATCAGACTCTATTTCTCTCTTATTCCTTGATTACCTCGAGATAATTAGGAATATCCTATTCTTCACATACCTCACAATCAAACGAATATAATCTTTCCAATTATTATTTTTTTCGAGGATAGGGTTATTTCTTCTAGTCTTCATAAGACTCATCTATTAATTGACCTTCCCAATCACCCGAGAAAAACAAGAGAAATCAAAACTAAAATAAATCTATCTATTTTAGGCCATAATTATCCATTTTCTCGGGATTTAAGTGCTACCTTGATCCTCATCTTCCCACTTGGATTAATGATCCCAGTTTACCAATAGTTCCGCTAAAATACCATTTCTTCTTTATGTCTTGGTTATCTCTCTTCGATTTTCTACCTACCGACATATGGATCAAGATAGCTTCTTATTTAGATGGGCGATCCTTAGGTCGCTGTAGTCTATTAGACCAAAAATTCCATTCCTTCTTTGGAAGTCCTGATCAACTCAAGGAAATGTTACGATTGATTCTTCAGCCAATGACTCGATTAGATCTCTCCGGGTTTACCCTCAAGGAATTAACTCTTTTATGTCAGACCGATATCGAGAATCTTCGAAGGAGAAATCGAGCCCTATCTACCAATGGTCATTCCTTGGTATTAGATTCTCAAGGATTCGTCTGTTCCTTTGGATCAAATGAACAAGGACAATTAGGCACCATAGCGTATGAAGATATAACTCCTCCCACTTGGATAGGGAATTTCGCTGATATAACAGCTATCGCAGCCGGAGCCTCCCATTCTTTATTTCTGGATTCTGGAAGTCATATCTTCAGCTGTGGAGATTACCGATATGGACAATTGGGTCTATTGAATTTATGTTATGGATGTGGTCCCTTTCCAATCAAGAAAGTGGATCTTGGTTCTGGTCCCATTGACATTCCAATATCAATGGCTATGGTCGCTATCTCAGCCTCTAGTATCCATTCTCTGATCTTGAATTCTGAGGGTCAAGTCTTCAGCTTCGGAAGTGGGGACTTTGGGATGTCAGGGCTTGGAAATCAAAATATTATCTATGTTCCCACTTTGATCACTAAATTCGTAGGAGTTACTATCAATCCTATCATAGTAGCTATCTCGGCTGGAAACTGTCACTCTTTGCTACTTGATTCTCAAGGCCAGATCTATGGATTTGGGCTCAATGGATATGGACAGTTGGGAATAAAGGGTGGAGGACAATATCTATATCCATCCTTGATCATCCAAAAGGGTCCAAGATTCATTGCTATTTCGGCTGGCGGTTTTCATTCGCTGGCTCTGGATCGTCAAGGTCAAGTTTATAGTTTTGGTTTCGGTAAGAGAGGACAATTAGGTCACATGGACGAGGAGAACCAATTTACTCCCACCATGATCGAGGGATTTAATCAGCCGATTATCGCTATCTCGGCTGGCTTTTCTCATTCTCTAGTCTTGGATTCTCGAGGTAGAGTTTTTGCCTTTGGAGAAAATGCTTGTGGACAGTTAGGAATCAGCTTTTTACATAATTCGTATGGTCCCATTTTGCTTAAGTCGATGACTAATATTATTGCTATCTCGGCTGGTAAGCATTGTTCTTTGGTTTTGGATTATCAAGGTCGAGTTTACAGCTTCGGACGAGGGGAATTTGGGCAATTAGGTCTCAATGATACTGAAGATCGATTTACTCCCACTTTGATCCCGAATTTGTTGGTGGTCTGATGAGATATATTCAAAAAACTCATGACCTATATCCAAGAACGGTGGAGATCAAGCGAGATTGAGATCATCAAATCATAATATAATCATGATCAAATGATCAGAGGAAGTCAAGGATCGATAGACGATCGTCGAATAAATAAGTAAATATCCGCGGTACGGTACCGCGGATATGAGTAAAGTCTATTGTCATGATTAGAATATAATATCCCCCATCTATATAAGATAAATCATAACTAGGGAGACATAGTATAACTATGTCTCTCCGGTCCTTTTGGGACTAGATATTAAGAGCGTTGAATATCTTGATGATTATCATGGATTAATGAGAGTTATTCAACCATTTTCTCTCGGTTGGTAAGTTAAATTTCCGTTTCTTTCTCATTCCTTGATTAACTCTGAATAACTTGGAATATTATGCTATTCTTGACTTCTATCATCGAGGCGAAAAACAATCTTCCAAAATATTATTTTTCTGTCCATAGGACCAATTCTCCTTGTCTCCACTAAAATCACTCTCCTCTAATTCCTCGAGTAAATCAAGTGAATTGGAAGTAATCATAGATACTTTGATTTGATTATTTACCATTGACTTTTTCTGGACATAAGAGCCAACACAACTCGACTCCATTTAACTTGAATGATCTAATCATGATTAATCCCTGTCTGATGAGAGAATCCAAGAAAAACTGGCAATCTAAGTTGCTAGTTTGATCAAAAATGTCGACTTTCCTCAACATCCCTGAAGGAGAGATCAGGAATTTCCTAAGAGATCATCAGCTAGAGATACCGGCCGATAGCCTCAAGGCTTATCAAATAGCTTGGGATTATCTTATCGATCATCCCAAGCTCTCGATTTCCTCAGAGATAATAAACGATTTTCTCTTGGCTTATCATCGACCGACCGAAGTGACTGATCGGTATGCTAGATCAACAGGATCCAGAGGAGGGACAACTATGTTGTCTCCCTCTAGCTCCTGGATTCTCGGTCAACCAGATAGAGAATTATCGAATTTAGTTATTTCCCTAGGCTTGAAGGTGATTAATCGAGAAAGAATCATTAGGATTCTCGGATACCTCGATCTCCTGGACAATGATCTCTCGGTTTTTGATCTGTTACCATTAGATATTTGGAACATCATCGTCTCACATCTCGATGGGCAATCCTTGGGTCAATGCGGTCGAGTGAATAAGAAATGTCACTCTTGGCTTGGAAATCCTGAGTATCTTCGGGATCGATTACAAATCATCTTATCACCAATGATTCGATTAGATTTATCAAGGTTTACTCTCAGAGAGTTAACTTTTATGTGTCAAACTGAAGATGTTCGATCTCAAGCTTTGTCGATTGGTGACCATTCGTTGGTCTTGACTTCTCAAGGTTCGGTCTATTCTTTTGGACGAGGAGACCGAGGACAATTAGGATTGGGTCACACTAGAGATGTTCATTATCCTCTTCTTATCGATCACTTGGACTATTCTGATTATAATTATGCTGATGATTATGAGGACGGGACGATAATAGCTGTTTCAACTGGATGGAGACATTCTCTTTTGCTAAATTCCAGGGGCCAGGTCCTAAGTTGTGGAGATAACCAAAAATATCAACTGGGATTGAGGGATGATCTGGGCCGACTTAGTTCTAGATTAATCCGAATGATCAATCTAGGAAATGGTAAAATAACCATCCCTGAATCGATGGTCATGACTGCTGTTTCAGCTGGAGGTGAACACTCATTAATTTTGAATTCCCAAGGTCAGGTCTTTTCCTTTGGTGAGGATTATGATTTTGGCTCCTTAGGTTTGGGGTATAAGACTCGAGCCTCGGTCCCGACTTTGATCTCTGAGTTTCAAAGAATCGACGATGATCTTATCTTCATCGTCGCTATCTCGGCCGGTGGAGGTCATTCTCTGCTGTTAGACTCTCAAGGTCTAGTTTATAGCTTCGGGTTCAATGAAGATGGACAATTGGGACTCGGAGATCATGATAACAGGTCGATCCCTCATCTTATTACTGACTTTAATCTTATTGAAGATGATGAATCATCTGATGGTAGTATACCTACCATCATCGCTATCTCAGCTGGTCATCATCATTCCTTGTTTCTAGATTCTCGAGGTCGAATCTTTGGTGTTGGCAGCAATTGTCATGATCAGTTGGGGCTGGTTGGTCTTCAGCCCATCTCAATCCCCATGATGGCTGATATTTCTGAATTTTGGACCATAATAGCCATCTCGGCCGGATATTCTCACTCTCTTCTCCTAAGTTCTCAAGGTGAAGTTATTCTATTTGGATATTGTGGTCCGATTAATTCGAATCGAGCCATTCCGATTGTTATCCGATTGGAAACCATTGGTAAAGTAATAGCTATTTCGGCTGGTGATGGTAATTCTTTGGTCTCGAATGACAAAGGGCAGGTTTTCTCCTTTGGATCCAATGGATGTGGGCAATTGGGCTTGGGAGATAAAGAAAATAGGTCATCTCCCACTTTGGTCCCGAATTTGTCACTTGAGCTATAAAGAATAATATCTACCTCACGATAATAAAAAAAAACTCACGAAGATATCGTGAGTTTATAGGAAAATATGTCGGCCATTTCTGCTCTATTCGGTAAGGCTCTTGGTCACGAGGAGATAGCCCATATCCAGCCCCTGAGGTATTATTTTTTCCTCTTTGGTTCTCAAGGCCAAACCTATGCTTGTTGTCGTAATGAAGATGGGAGAATAAGTGTCATTGACCTTGGGGACCAATCAAGTGTTTCTTCCCGGTTGACTCAAAATCAATTAGAACTTGAGGATATAGAGACTAATGAAGATAAAGAGGTTATGTATGAGGTTGATTAGAATCCGTTAGCGGATTGGATATATTGATCCCTACTTTGATCTCACTATCGTTTATGATTTGATTATGATATTTCTGGTTCCATGAGCTTCAAAAAAACTCACGATCTAGATCGTGAGTTTGTATTTGGTTGATGGATGATTCCTTAGATTTCATAATCTCTCTCATCTTAATGATCAATGGTGAACTAGAATAAAGAGATTATGATATTCTCTTTCTTTCTCGACTTAATTCTCTTCCGATCTTATCGATCTAATCTTCATAGTCGAAAACTCAAGAATGCTCGACTTACCTCGAGTCTCTTCCATCCTTCATCTTTCCACAACTATTACCTCTGATTTCCTTGATCTACCCGGTCTTATCAGAGATTGATCTAATTTATTTCTTTTCTCCTCTAAAATACTCACATGATCACTAACCTACCTCTCCAATGGCTACAGGACCTGCAGTCATTCTTGAACGATCTCCTTCGGCCCGTCATCAAGGACCAAGAAATCCGAAATTTTTTCTTGGATGTTCAGGCCATGGAGATCTGGGCCAAGGCTTTCACTCATGAAACGGTCTCGCCGACTGATAACTATGAAGACCTCGAGTTTCTGGGGGACAAGGTGCTCGACTTGATTTTCATTCGCTATTTGATGAAGAGATTTCCTCGTCTCCATAACGGAGAATACACCGAACTCAAAGTAGCTTACATGAGTAAGATGGTTCAAGCCGAATTAGCTCGAAAGATGGGCTTGAGTGCCAATAATCGAATCCGGGTGGCCGGACTGGCTCGAGCTAACCTTAATCTAGAGGCTGATGTTTTCGAGTCTTTCTTTGGAGCTCTGGATACCCTGATTTTGATGATTCGAGAAAATGGAGCCATAGACGATAATCAAGCTCGCTTGATTAGTACTTATTGTGATGATATGATAACTCATCTCTTCAGGGATATTGAGATCGACATCAACAAGGGCCGGGGTTCCTATAAGACTCAAGTCATTCAAATGTTCGTTCGATTTGATCTTCCCAAGCCCGAGGAAATCAGTCCGGGAACGACCGTCACTTTAGAGGCGATAGGACCACTACGAAAAATCTTGGCTACTCAAGGGATAACTAGTTTCTTGATTGGTCAAGGAACAGCTGGTAAGAAGGATAAGGCCAAGGACCTGGCTTATCGAGAATTAGTTGAACTCTTGATGCGACATAAGTTAATCAAAATGGAGGTTGACCAGTTGTTCACTAAGAAAGGAGCTAGCCCGTCTTACACTGTCAAACTCAAGAGAGAACACTTAGAGTTCTTGGCTAGTTACGGCGTGAAAATCGAGAATCCGATCATCGGTCAAGCTTTAGCCTCCACTAAGAAAGAAGCTCAGTATGAAGCCTATAAGCAAGCCTTTGATCTGCTCGAGTATTATGGGATTACTACTGAGTGGGCCGATGCCGCCAAGCAACACCGGGATTTCCTGGAACCGTCAACGGCTCAATATCTTGAGGCCGCTCAGGCTCGACTTACTCGAGAGAAATTCGAGCAAATGTATTTCTTTATTCCTCGGAAGACCGTTACTCCTAAGGGTGCCATTGTTCAACTAGTAGGAATCCGAGATGATCACCAGGAAGAAGTCTTGGCTTATCTTCATACTGATGACAAAGAAAATAGTTACCGCCAGGCTAAGACTGAATTACTGAGGAGTTATGGTGGTCAGTGATTAATAAAAAAACTCGAGGCAAGCCGATGTCGCCTCGAAAAATCAGGATGATTTTTTCTTTCGCTCCCATCAGACAAGCTGATGTCGGCTCTACAAATCATTCTGATTTTTTTCGCTAATTATATATTCTCTAGGTTTAAAAACACCCAAATGTCCACCAAGACCCGTCGCCAGAAAGACGAAATTAAACATCGTTACGATGAAATTAAACCTCATGATGATGAGATTGAAGACGAACCTCAGGATGAGGAGACCCAACATGATGAAGTTCGTGATGGAGAATACATCAAACGTTGCTATTGCCAAAAATGCGTTGATACCTACGACAAATTTTGCCGAAAGCACAAGGATGATCCTCATGTGAGATGTCAACGCCGATGCTTCACGGTCTGTGAGTACAAGTGTGAATCAACTCAAGTTATTCGCAAGCACTGGGGCCACAAGAAGCAATTCAATGGTAAATGGGAACATCATCGTGAACTCCCGGCTCCTAAACATTGTCGTTCCTGTGGACATAAAGGCGAGGCTTGTTCTTGCAACAAGAAGTAATTTCTTCCTTTTGATTCTTTGATTTTTTGTGACTTAGCTAAGACCAAAAAAACTCGCTACCGCGGGGTTTTTCCAGACATCATCGATGATGTCTGGAAAAAACTAACATATGAGTGCCCAGCACCCACATGTGTTGATGATCAGTCGTTTGGCCTATGAATGACTATAATTTAATTTTTTATCGGTTAATTCGTTGATCATCCTGGACTTACTTGCTCTCAAAATGAGAGCAAGTGGGGATCTTTGATCCCCAAGAGCTGAAAGTCTTATTTAATTAGTTGTGGATGATTAGATTTCGTTAGCTTATTGAAGATTAACTAATGACCAATAGAGAAAATTATTCTGAAAGTTTTAGTTTTTAGATATACTTTCTTATTGATTGAATAGTTGGGCATCCTGGACCAAGATGACAAGAAATCCTATTGGGCATTAATCTATGATGATTATCGGTTAGCTTATCAATCATCTGTTAATAGCCCATATACTAAAGATTATTCTAAAAATTTTAGTTTTTCGATCTACTTTCTTATTTATCGAATAGTTGATCATTCTGGACCAAGATGACAAGAAATCCTATCGACCAATAATCAATCATCATCATTAACTAACTAATCAAACATCCACCAATTACCCATATACCAAAGATTATCCCAAAACTTTTATTTCTCGTTGTTATCTTTTTACTAATCGAATAACCGATTAATCAGGACTTACTTGCTCTCATCTTGAGAGCAAGCGGGAGATCACAGATCTCCCTATCTCCCGAGAAAATCACTCATCAACCAATGAGTGACTGTGAAATGAATAAAAATGTTATTTCCTGATTCCTTTCATCCCCGAAAATGAAGGTTAGTGGACCAAACTGGGAAGTTATTGAGGATGATGATCGTCACACCACCATTTTCTATGATACTCCTGATCTAAATGAGGTTAATCTATTGAAACGGTCAATCTTGACTAATATCGAAACCTATGCCGTTAAATATGTCACCTTCTACGAGAATACTGGCCCTCGAGAAGAAGAGATTTTGGCTCTTCGATTCGGTCAATTAGTCATTGATAACCAGCGCCTTAGGATCCCGAACAAGGAACTCATAGTTCCGTTTTCTTTTATTGGCCCTGGTTCCTTTACTACTAAGGATCTTCCCGATCTCCCGTTTCAACGAGAGACTCCGATCGTGACTCTCAAAGCTAATCAAGAGATAACTGGCGAGCTTCGAATTCGAAAGGGAACTAGTAAAGAACATGTCAAATGGCGCCCCATTTCGACCTTGACCTTCAAGTCTTTAGTTGAAGGTCAATTTATCGTTCCAGTCCTTGGTAACTCAGGGAAATTCATGGTCTCTCAAATCCAATTTGGTATTGAAACTGAACTACCTAATTATGGACGGGATTATACCTATGTGACCGCCATCTTGGGGCAACTTAGGATGGAGAAGATCCCCGATCTTTATTTGAAGGAAAGTTTGACTCTTAACCTGGTTGGTCCTAGGATTCTGACTATCAAAGATTTCCAAGGTTTCACCATCACTAATACCATGAACATCATTGAGTTACGAGGAAATGAACGAATAACTGCTACCTTGACTATCACCAAAAACACGGGAGCTCGACGAGTGGCTTGGAGTAGAAACACGGATGATTATTTCAAAAAGAAGACCACTGGCTTCTTGGTGACCATCAATACCCTTGGTATGCTCCCGGGTAAGGAGATCTTTCGACGCGGCTTTGAGGCCATGACTCAAACGGCTCAAGATCCAGCGGTTAATTTATTTTATCGCCCGACCATTCCAGTTGGTTACGCTGGGACTGGTTAGATGAGAGATATAAGAAAAAACCCCATGACCATGGGGTTTTTTTAAAAGTCTCTAATTACAAATTAGAGACTTTCGAAATTCGGTTGACCCGTCAACCGAATTTTAAAACTCGCTAGTTACGATGTAGCTCGAAGAATTACATCGGTGATGATAGATGAATTATATAACTCGGGTAACAATCACTCTAGCTCCACTAAGCAGGACTAAAGTCTCTTTATTTCGAGGAACCAGTTGTATTTTATATTGTTGACCTCGATGGATCGGGATGATAGTGGCTAGTCCCTGAACCCATATATTCCGTCTCATTGAAGGAAGAACCAAACGAGTCAAGAGATCCATGTCAGAGCTAGCTATGAGAGTGCTTTGACTCTTGGATTGATTCAGAGAATGATAGACTAACTCCACATCAACTCCCAGGGGATTGTCGATTTCTCCATAGAAATCAAAGCGATAGGATCCTTCATGGACAAAAGTAAGGGTATTACCAGCTGGGTTAATTTGAAGCTCAGGTTCTCCACGGCCCTTCATGATACCAGTGGAAAATCGAAGATCATATGAATTAGATTCGTTGAGAGTCAATGAGTCAGCCTGATGGAGGACTAAAAACATTCCTGATGGACTATTTTTAATAGTTTGGTCTATTTTCCTTGACGACGACGACGAGGAGCTTGCCGACGAAGGGAGACTTTTAGTCTTGGTACTAACTGGGATCGATTCACTATTTAGGGTTAATCCTTGAGTAACGGACGAGTTATTAATCTCATTCTCCATCAGAGTGGTACCAGAGTCTTCATAAGAAGAACCCGAAGTAAAATATCGACTTTTCGAGATATTAGTTGAAGAGACCGATTCTCCGGTCTCGATCTCAGGTTTGCTGAGATCTTTGATAGTAAATGGTTTCTTTGAATAATTGGGACTGCTAATCATTGGCCTAAATTCCAAGAAATGGTATTGTTTATACCAGTCGTCATAATATTTTTTGGAACTTGATGAATCTTGTATTTAGTGTTTGATCCGGGTTATCTCGTGGGTCTGATGTTACACTTACTTATTTTCTTCATAACATCCGAATATCGCGTAGTACCGAGTGCAAGTTTTAGTGTGTCCCACTCAGGATACTCGAATGTATCGCGCACTAGTAAACGATATTTCTTAAAACCTTTTTTTGGATTAATCCATAAACAATGTCCAACAAATCAGAGAAGCCGAAAATCAAAAAGGCAACTAAATCGAAGAGTAAATCTTCGAGGAAAGCCAAGGGGTCAAAGGGGAAAATTATGGCTTCAAAAATCCCCTCGATTGCCACCACCAAACAAGGAACCGGCCGCTGTCATTCATGTGAACAGTCAGGCAAATCCGATCCATCTTGTCAAGATTGTTTTGGCCGAAATTGCCGAGACTTCACTCGCAGTTCTATCATGAGAGATCTAGATACTGAGAATCAGAGTGCTCCTTCAGAAAACTTTCAGTATTTAGTCCGAGGACGTAAAGTTGGGGAGACGCATAAATCTTCCTCGTCAAGCTCTTCTTGCACCACATCGTCTAGCTCATCTAGCCGATCCTCAAGATCGTCCTCATCGTCAAGCTCCTCGTCCTCATCGTCAAGCTCCTCGTCCTCATCATCGAGCCGATCTTCTCGATCTAGGTCGTCCTCGTCATCAAGCTCCTCGTCCTCATCATCAAGTCGATCCTCAAGCTCATCATCGTCATCGAGCTCTTCGTCGTCCGGTCGTTCATCTTCATCGAGTCGATCTTCTCGATCATCGAGCTCATCTTCTCGATCAAGTCGATCATCAAGCTCTTCGTCATCCTCGTCATCCTCGTCATCGAGCTCCTCGTCCTCGTCATGTCCCTCATGCGAATCCAAGAAATCGACCGCAGGCATCCCTAAAGTCAAGAATTCAAAGGTGAAGAAAGGAAAGAAGGAAAGGAAGGCCAAGAAGTCCAAGAAAGTCAAGACAATCAAAGGACAATCTGAGGTCATCCGAAAATATACTAAAAATGGCGGCAAGTCAGACCAGAAAAAGAAGAATTACCGCAGCCGAGGAGGTTCTTCGATTCTCTTCTCTGGGACTCCAGCGGTCTCTGAGTCGAAGCCAACTCAGAAGTCTTCGGTTGTCACTACGACTAATAGTAGCCGGGCTAGCACCTACAACGGGACCACTAACAGCACTCTCGTCTCGAGTGCTTTCCCGACCAATAAGGACACCAAATTGGTCAAGGCCAAGAAATTCATCGTCACCTTCGGAGATAAGTCTAAGCACCCTTGGAATGAATATAACAAGGGTTCCAGCAGCATCTACGTCAATGGTAAACCAGGACCCTTGATTCATCTCTATCGAGGTTTTACTTACTACTTTGATATTCAGCAGAGTGCAAAGGCCCACCCTGAACACTCACTCATCTTCACCAACTCTCCCATCGGTGGACCCAGTGCCCGAAGCATCATTGTGAATCTCAAGCCAGAGTCTCGAGGTCGCATTGGCTTCACCGTAACCGATGAATTTCCTCGTATCTTCTTCTATCAAGATACCGTTAATGAGATGAGTGGAGGAATGATCATGGTCAATGATCAACCACCCAAGTAAGGGACATCAAGACCTGAAGTGTAATTTAATCAAAGACATATGTACCAAGTACATATGTTTCTCTTATTTCCCTTAGTCAAGGGCTGAAAAACTCGAAGATTTTTGTTGAGTTTTTGAGGTCAGTGGATCTGCTGGTCTTTAGCTCTCAGGATTTTTGACTTTTGACCGATGGGAAATGGGTCTATCAAAATTTAGGGGTTTCTGGGTTTTATTTTTAAAACTATAGAGGGGGATACTTGAGTTATAGAGTCTACCCGAAAATACCCAAAATGGTCCGATGCTCATTGTTTTTGAGATTTCCTGGACCTTATAATGAGAGAAGATCAGACTATCCATGATTCTTATAATAATTACCATATCTAGTTTAAGATTTCTCGACTAAGGACCAGGATTCTGGGTAGATCGATGATTTATTGTCTCATCATAGTCTGGATCATGGAAGATGGAGTATTCGGATGTTTCTGATTATTAAATCCAACTATTCTTATTTCATGGGACTTAATTAAGGAGTTGATCAATAGTGATCATCAGATGATCATCCCTTCTTGAATCAAGGAAATTCTAAGTAGCTCATGATTCAAATAATAAGATCTTATTATTTCTATGATTATCTCGAGTGAATCAAGGGTCCTTAAGGTACCTAGTTGATGATGAATCATTAGGTCTTGAGTCAAGGAAAATTTAGATGATTCGTTCTTTCTTGATGATGGATTGACAATAGTTACCTTACTTCGAGCAAATCGAGAAAAAATCTGGATGATAGATTCTCTATTAATCGTATATATACAGTAATCACCTTACCTCGAGGAAATCAAGGGTCTTCGAGATATCTAATTAATCTTTGATCATCAGCTCCTTAATCAATGAAATCCTAAATAACCTCGATTTCTCTAATTACTATTTGGATAATCTTCTAAATCTTGAGGATCCAGGGGGGAGATAGTTGTATTATCTCCCCTAATTTCTTGGGTCTCGATCGCGTCTGAGAAACACTAAACTTAGATGCATTAAGATGAGAGTAATCATGATGATTTCTTATCTCCTAAATGATAGTCTGATCTAGTGATATTTTCAGAGAGATAATGACAGACACTACTATCGAATAGCAACTACCAAATAATTCGGCTCTTAATCAAGTAAAATCTAATCACCATCGTATCTTATATCACAGATACTCAATACTCATTGAGTATCTTAGTCATCGTCCATTATGAATGAACCAGCGAGTTTTTTTGAACCCATTGATCTTCCCGTCCTTTCTTCATCAGATCGACTTATCGAAAATAGTCCGATAGCTAGTCTGGATATTCTGGTTATCTATCTCCTCAACTTCCTGAGCATAACCTTCATCAGCTTCCTGGAGGATATTGTTGATATCGGCCAGACCAAAACCCAAGGTACCAGCTGCCCGAAGAATGTTGTTGATCAGATCTTCCGAATTAATGAAGTCAGGTCGCAAGAAGATCCCCATAGCCGCCAGGAGCTGAATCAGTAACTTGGCCGCGTAGGGAATAATACAACGACCAAAATCTTTGGTATTACCACACAGATGACAAGGGGCATATCGTTTGATTCGAGCATCAAAGACCACAAAGGACTTGCAACGTCGACAAAAGATAGCCTGATAAGCATCCGAGGCGAACATCAATCGTTCTCGAAGGAAAGCACTGGATCCTTGAGCGATAGCGGCATCACGTTCCATTTCACCGAATCGGAGACCACCTCGGTTCCCTTTTCCCTTGGAAGCCTGGTGAGTGACTGGCCGGATGGGACCGAGACCTCGGTATTGGATTTTATCCTTGACGTGGTGCTTGAGAGATTGAAAGAAAACTAAACCATGATAGATGGGGACTTCTAGCGGTTTGCCCGTGTTACCCGAGCGCATGATTGAGTAGCCAAATTCATTGAGACCATAATTCTTCAAGGTATTACGATACTCAGTAATCTGGGGTTTAACGAAGGCATTGGCGTTAACGGTCAAACCTCGAAGGGCCGCGTGCTTTCCAGCCAAGATTTCGTCGAGATACTCAAGGGTCATCCGAGAAGGAATCGAGTGAACATTGATGATGATGTCGGGAGCAATTCCTCTTTCATCACAGGGGAGATTGATCTCCGGCAGGACAATCCCGATGGTTCCTTTCTGAGCATTCCGAGGGGCATACTTGTCACCTTCCTCGGGAATTCTCATGTTGCGAAGTTTAACAATGACAGTAGTTGACATATTCCCGGGGATAACCACTACTTTCTCAACGATTCCTTCATCGCCCATTCTTAAGATGACACTCTCGTTCCTGACCTCCTTGTTACCGGGGATCATCTGAACTTTCCCAATCACACAATGACCTGGCTTGAGAGGCGAGCCGATCTTAGGTAACCCGTTCATCGGATTGTTCTTGTCATTAGGATCGTACTGGATGTACTTATATTGATCGCTGGCTTCTCCTTCTCGAAGGGCGGGTCGAGTCAAGATCTCAGTCACATCAACTGAGTGATGAACTACGGTCTTATAGGTGAAGTATTTGAAGTAACGCATCCCTCCATTATCCAAGAATTCCTTCTTGAAGATGAAGGAATCTTCCTCAGTATCGGGCATGGCCATAACGGCCACGTCGACGGTCTCGCCCGGTCCTCGAGAATCCAGGTCAATCAGGCCATAGAGGCTAGTCTCCACTAAAGGTCGAGTGGGAAAAGCTAGCACTTTGGCCTCAACGTCCATCCGGGACCGATAGTTGCGATGAGGAATTCCCAGGGCCTGCTTTCCCATGGCGGTCTGGTAAGTATTTCGGGGAGCTTGATTATGATTAGGCCAAGGAATCAAACCAGCCGAGATAGATAAGATGGAGAGTGAGTCTAACTCACAGTGAGTATAAGGTCGATTACTATTTTGGAATTTAATCAAGGCTTTTCGGGCTTCCTCGATTCTTTCCTCGGCTGCTTGGAGAGTCAAGAACCCTTCGACGTCTCGAGCCAGAATTTCTTTTCCTCGCTCCACTAGAACATAATCATCCAGGGCGGCCTGGTATTTCTCGATCAAGGACTCAATCTCATTGTTTCGAGCCTCAATCTTCTCGACCGAAGTAGCTAACTTGATATACTCTTGTTCCCAAGGTGAAAGATACTCCATCAAGCCCTTCGATAAGAGAGAACTATTATATTCTTGAAGTAATTCATCTAGATTAGGGATTTCGTTCTTGACGAGAACTATCCCATCAACTTCTCGGGTTTCCAAACTAGGATTGATTATCAGCAGGGGTCGAAGGAGGCGAGAAGGTCCAGTTTCTACATAGATCCAATCCTCCTCTTTAATAATGGAAACATCACTGGGAATCTCAACCGATCGACGTAATCGGATTAAGTAGTCATAAGTCGCAGGTCCATCACACCAACCTAGGAATTTACCGTTGATGATTAACTTGGCCTGATCGGGCTCGTAGTTCATCGAGACCATTTGACCCAAGCCGAACTTAGATTCTCCAATTAATAACCGAGTGATCTCAGCATCATCTCGCTCCAGGGAAGTCTTGGTCGTCAAGGATTGGTTCTTGATAATCCCACAATTATGACTGACTATCCCATTAGCACAGATAATAGTGTGAGTATTGGGAGTTCTAGTCGTATAATCACTGACTAGACAAGGAGTCACCTTAGTCAGGGAAGCCACTGGGACAAAAAGACAATTTCTCTCGATCACGGTGATTTGTCGCCATTCCTCATAACTCATCGGGTTAACCTCTTGGGTCTTATATCTTAAATAAGCCAAGAATCGTAGGTCACCATTGACTCGCTGATTATTATACCGATAACCAATCTTATAGAAGAACGCCCCCGCCAGGGCTAAATCATCGGCTCCTAGATCCTCAGGATAATTAACCTTGAAAGAAGTAAATAATTCCCTCAAGGCCTGATGTTCACTCTGAGGTAAATCATGGAGGAAGCGACGAGATTCATCACCTCCCAGATCAAGTCGTCCCATCAGACCCGAGAGAAATTCTCGTTTAGCTAAGATTGAAGCATAAGGAACCCAAGAGGGGAGGGAGGGGACGGCCTTCTCACCGTAAGCCCCTGAATTCAATTTGAGACCTAAGGCCGAGAAGAGAACCATCAAGCCTCCACTGATTCGGGTCCGATATTGACATTCCTTCTTGTTGATGACCGAATCAGGGAACAAGGTGAATCCTAAAGTCTTGGCATCACCAACGAAAGTCTGACAATCTTCCAAGTCATTGAAGATGAGATATAAAGTCTTGGTTTCCCAGTCGATTCGATCGGGCAAGGCATACCCGACCATTCGAGCCAAAATAGGGAAGCGAGCATCTTGAGAAGTCAGCTCTAAGGGGCCAAGTTGAGTCAATTCGGTCTTTATTTTGATTTGTTTAGAGAGCTCCAGTCCTAACTCAGCCATCTTGTCTCCAAAAATTTCTTCATTCATCAGCGGAAAGGGAAAAGTAAGATGCTCAAAAGGAATTGGGACATAAGTTAGAGCCACTTTATCAACTCCTATCACTAATGAACTCAACGGCCGGAAACCAGTCAAAGTTAGAAAAGGATGATCACTAGTCGCGGTAACTCGTTCACCACTGAGTAGCTCGAGGGTGTAGACTGATTTGCCATAAATTTCGGAGATCTTGGTGAAACAGCCCATCACTGGGGTGATACTATGGGCTCCGGTGGTCGGATTGAGAGTCAACATCAGATCCTCGTTCTTGACCTCAGAAATGGGAACAAAACTACCGTCGCCGCTAACTACCAGAGTATCAGCCTGGAGACAAGCCACGTTCTCAGGAGTACTAGTCGGATCAACAAAACCATATTGAGAATTCTGGACTAACCGCAAGGATTCTTGGCGATCATCTCGAGGAATCTCAACATCGATAGTACTCATATGAGCATAGGTGGCCACCACCCCATCCCGCGACAAGGTCTGAGTGATATTGGTTTTCATCTTGCCTCCTTTGCCACCCACCACTCCCCACTCAGTTCCCGTGAAGGATTCTCGAAACGATTTAGTGATGATGACTGATTTCCGAAGATTAGTGGCTATCTGGTCCAAATCAGGATTATCGACCTCTAAATAGGATTTGATTGATTTCAAGGTCTTATTCCAGGCATTTCGAAAAAGAGATTCCATCATTCGGCCCGCCCCTTCGATCTTCTTATTAGACCAACTGTCTCGATCATCGACTTGCCGAAAGCCAGCCAGGTACTCCAGAAACCGAGCCACCATGATTGACAACAGGTAAAGTTTCGAGGTGATGATTCGCGCATTTCGTTCCTCAACCGATTCACCCGAGATTCCGGCGATATTGTTGAGATGGGGGAAGAGATCCGTGTCCAAGAAAGTCCTCATTTCCTCGATTTTCTGTTCGTAAGTCAGGTTAGTCTTCTCTAATTTTCTCATCACCAGTTCAACATCCTCAGTGATAGCATTATAATCCAAGAGTCCAGTCGCTAACTTGAGAAGGCACTTCTTTCGCTTGATTCGATCTGAGGGCAGAAAAAGAGAGATGTATTGGATAATATCTTCAGTACTTAGTGGGTCCATGTCATAGGCTACACTAAACAAACGATAAATCCGAAGGACATTGATAGTCTTAGTCTTTTCCCGCTGCTTGGCCATCCGAGCCAGAGGCAAATTAATTCGAATCATATTGCCGGTTCGATTCAGCGATAATTCAGTGAGAACAGCCCCCTTAGCGGTACTAGCTAGAATTCTAGTAATCACCGTCCCTTTAGTGTCGATATTCATCAAGAAAATCCGATTAGTCACCAATTGTTCCTGAAACAGGACCAATTTTTCACTCCCACCGACAATAAAATAGCCCGGAGGATCATTGGGATCTTCCCCGAGAAGAGCTAATTCTTGGGGTGATTTGTCACGAAGGATACACTTGCCCGAGTGGAGCATGATCGGAATCAAAGCAATATTGACCGTCCTCTTTTTAACCCCTACTTCCTCAGGGGCTTCCAAGCTTTCCTTAAGGTAAATATCGATATACCACTCACCCTCATAATTAAGTCCTTGTTCTCGGGCATATTGGGGTGTCATCGGATAAACCTTCCCATCCTTAGTGTATCTAGCTGGTAAGACCCGAAGATTATCAAAAATCACTACTTTCCCGGTCCTATTGACGAAGTACTTGTTCTTGATAGTATTTTCGGCGATCTTGTTGATCCAATTATCGAAGGTTTCCACGTGAGAAAAGCCGAACTTTTCCTGTCTCAAGTAGTGAGTGAGCAAAGCTCCTGACTTGGTCTCTAGGAAAAGGTCCCGTTCAATTTCTTCTTCGAATTCCCCCGATCTGATTAGGGCAGTTACTCCCTCGTATTCCATGTGTTTATGGAGTTTACAAATAAGCCGAACAATCAGTTATAATCACTTCAGGTTTGATCTGGGAAATTTGGCCTGTAAAATAAGCCAAATTTCCAGACCAAATTCCTCCAGTCCTTGAGCAGAAAATAATCCGCCCTTAATAAAGTAATAGACTGTAAAGATGTCTAAAGGAAAACCAGGGGTGGTCCCTGAGGATGGGGGCTCGTTCGAATTAGAGACACCCGAATCAAAGCCCCCCAAAAATCCATCCTTCATTCGAGCCATTTCCCATCGAAATCACAGGAGCCAATCTTTCCTCTCGACTAGGAGCAGCCATCAACCCTCAATGGTCCTAGCACTAGAGAAGATTGATAAATCCTTACCCGACCCACCCTCTAGTCCCAGTGAAACCACGACCACTGATTCCTCAAGTATCGAACAGTCACTCCACTTTATTCGGACCGAGCTTGACCATTCCTTGAAGAAGACTCAACTCTTTCACTTCTCTGAGGAAGATGAGGCCATTATCAGTCGATATGCTATTATGAGATGCCGCCACAAGGAAAGTGATCGCTTCGTCCATGATGAGACGATTACCATTTTGACTTTTCGTCGTTCGGATGATTTCGTGGTCTACGCCCGAGAAACTACTATCGGCTCTGGCCAAGAAGGGACGGTTTATCTAGCCCGAAGTCTTACCCAGAAGAAGCCGAAAATCCTAGCCGTCAAGGAACGTGATTATCTGACTGAGAAGATCCGAGAAAATTGCCTCTATGAGTATCGGGTGTTAGATACCCTCAAATACGCTCGAGACTTTTTTGGGACGGAGTCAGTCTGCCACCTCTTCATGAAGTATTTTAGTGGTCTTAATGCCAGTCTTCTTCCCAAGGATTGGCCACCTACCTTGAAGGCTAGTGTGGCCACTGGTTTTATTCGGTCGGTTCGGTACCTCCATAAATTAGAGATCATCCACGGAGATATCAAGACTGATAATTTCATAATCCTCCCTCAAGATGAATGGGTCTCGGTTCAGCTAGTTGATTACGGGAGTGCTCGCTTCTTCTTCGATGCTACTAGTATTATCCTGGGAACCCCGATCTATCAGCCACCTGAGTGCTTCGAACTTAATCGACCCAAGAATAGTGAGAAGACTGACCTCTACTCCCTGGCCACTTGTGTTCTTGATTTTCTGTCCTTCCATTCCTACTTGAAGTACCAGCTAACTAAGCCCGCCTCTTCTCCCATTTGTCACGGTGACCTGGAGGCGGCTTGTCCTGATGTTTATCCTAGTGAACGAGAGTTAAGTGAGTTGAGAGTCAGCGATCCTTGGAAATATGAGTTAATCATCGATGGTCATGCCATGCACTGTCGTGATCTCCTTTACCGACCCTCTGGTCCCGAGGTAGATGAGATGATGGTTCGCCTGGAGATCTTAGAGAATGAAGGATTAAAAAGTCAGGGGATTGCCCGGAAATCTCGGTCTCAAAAGAAATCGCCCCGTGATATGTGGCGATTGTTTTCTCCGGCTCGATCATCATCAATGACTTCACCACCAACCAGAAGTCGCAAGACTCAACGGTCCAATATCCGCCCAAAATCCCAGGATTTTCGAGGTGGTGAGGTTCGATCATTAGCTACGAACAGTGTCGGTGAAATCCCTTGGGGTCGCCTGGATTCCTTCAATCTCTATCTTTCTGAGATAGAGCATCCCAAGGATGAGTTAACTTCGGAGATCAAACTAATCAGAAGACTTGACTTGACCCCTGGCCATAGTGAATGCTCGGAGAGTCGACCTAACACTCCGTGATTGAGAGGTAATTGAGTATATAGGACTAACCGTAATGAAAATTTTGTCTAGTTGATATGATAGCTCATATTCAAGGAATTTTGATCTAATCCGAGTCCTCTATTTTTAAAACTCATCAGCAGAGCTGATGAGTTAGAAGACCAAATAACTAGTTATTTGGTCTGTAAAACTTGCTAGTATCACTGGCAAATCAATGGATCTATAAAAACTCACAAGGAATTATCGTGAGTTTATCAAAATGTCAAGTTTCCTTACCATTCCACTGAGTGAGATCAAGAAGTTTTTGAGATATTATAATCTCCCCATTCCCTCAGATCAAGAGGCAGCTTATGGCCTAGTCTGGGAATATCTAATAGAGAATGAAGGTTTGATGATTCCCTCGGTTTATCTTGAGGATTTTGTTCTTGCTTATAACCATCAAGATAAGATAGAAAATATTCAGAAAATCTCGACTTCTTCAATCCTAACCCGATCAGATCAAGAATTATTGGGACTCTTCCCTTCTTGGGATCTCACAGCCATCAATCGAGAGCGAACCATTAGAATCTTGGGTTATCTCGATCTCCTCGACAATGATCTCTCAGTCTTTGATAATCTACCTTTCGATGTTTTATCGACTATCGGGAGATACTTAGATACTCGTACTTTGCTGTGGTACACCCGGATTTCTCGCCGGATGGCTTCTTTATTCATCGAAAGTCAACAACTCCTTGAGATAATGAGGATTAAGTTGCAACCTAAGGTCCGAGTTGATTTATCCTTGGTTAGCAAGGAAGAATTGGGTTATTGGCTAAAGAGAGAAAATTCGATTCCCATCGCGGCCGGCGGAGACCACTCTCTCTTCTTAAACTCTCAAGGTCAGGTTCTTAGTTGTGGAAGTAACAAACAAGGACAATCAGGACAACCCGGCTGGGATATTGAGAGTGAACCAACCATCATTCAAGATCCAGAGGATGAATTGGGAAAAGTGGTGGCTATCGCGGCTGGTGCAGAGCATTCTCTTTTCTTGGTGGGATATAGCACAGCTATATCTCCACCGGAACCTGCGGTTCTGAATTCTCGAGGTGAAGTCTGGGCTTGTGGGAGAGGAGGAACGGAGCTTTATTTTCTGATAGAATGCATTGACTTTACCACCACTAAGATAACAGCTATTTCGACTGGAGAAACTTATTCCCTCTTCTTGGATTCTAATGGTCGGGTCTTAGTGGCTGATAATGAAACTATCTTCTCCAGAGAGAATGACTACGATGAAGATGAGGAACCAGAGCCCCATTTTATCTCACCATTAGAGAACTTCGAGGATATTGTGGCCGTCTCGGCTGGTGATAAATATAATCTTCTCCTGTCAGCTCAAGGCCAAGTTTATGATTTGGGTTCTGATGGTATTACTCCTACTTTGATTACAGGACTTGGTGATAGTCCGATAATATCTCTTTCTTCAGGTGGAAAGCATGCTCTTATCTTAAATGCTAAGGGGCAAGTCTATATTTTGGGATCTACTTATTATGCTCAAGCTGAGATGATTGGACTTATTACACCTATCTTGATTGATCAAGGAATCAGTGAGATCTCCATTGTGGCTGTGGCAGCCGGAGAAAAACATTCTCTTTTGTTGAATGCTGAGGGCCAAGTCTTCAGCTTCGGACAAGGATATTATGGACAATTGGGGCTGGGGGATAGAGGCGATCGCCTTTTTCCTACTTTGATAGGAGGATTAGGTGAATCACCCATTATAGCCATGGCTGCCGGACGAGAACATTCGATGCTCTTGAATTCCCAAGGGCGAGTCTTTACCTTTGGTGAAGGTAGTTATGGACAATTAGGACTCGGTGAGGTAGGTTGGGGAAATGTGACCATTCCTGAGATGATAGAGAATTTGGTTCTCTGATGGTCTCATCTTGATCCTAGAAGTCGAGAGTTTTTTAAAACTCATCGGTTAATGGAGTGAGAATGATTTATTAACTCATGGACCAAGGGATAATTCATAAGATGATATTTAGAAAAACCAAAGAGAAACATCGATGTTATCAAACCAAGAACATTCTTGATTATACTAATTTCCTATTTATTGCTGTGCCTCATGAGCCATGGGATATTATAAATTAGTGGGCTGTCTTGATATATAATAACTCATAGACTAAGATAACCCATGTAAGGTGAGATAGTCCACTTACCTATAAGATCTCATGAGTCACCGTCACAAGTAGACCACTTAGAATCATAGAGCCCGGATGAATATTGTGTTATCTAGCCCGAGGATTCTCATGATATACAATTTCTTCTTTTACTCAACTCAAGCTAGTTCAATCTCCTCTCATCGAATCCGAGGATTGAAGAAAGTCTTTGGTCTAATCGAAAACAATTGGTCAACCAATCAAAAAGTTACAAGATGTTCGATAGGTTATCGAACATTTGATAATCAGGGATTATCCTCAGTCAACTTGCTCTTTCCCGTCGATTACTTCGTTAGTTACTTTAGTCGTAATGTTGATCAGGGATATCATCAAATCTTCTCTATTTGTTATTTTGAAAACTGGACTACCCTCGAGTAAACCCTTGGCCAAGAATTCCTTCAGGGACGAATCCAATTGTTGGTTTAATTTCTCGTACTCTTCCTCGCCAACCAATTCGGTAATTTTAGTAAAATTGTCGAGTGTGGAAATCATTGAATCCTTATTTTCCCCCTTGAAGATCGGACTATTCTCACGAAAATCCTTGAGCATATTAGATATCGAGGAAACCATTTTTCCTTTTTCTTCTGGTTCTCGTTGTTGAGGGGCTAAAGCTGAGAATAAATTATTGCTTTGGTCATTATCAGAATCCCGTACTAAACTGACTAGATCATCTAGGTCATCGTTATCTTCTTTGATTTGCTCAGTCACCGGAGAATCGACCTTGGATTCTCTGGTTGAATTCATCGAAATGATAATGGGTTGTTTAAGGTTAGATAATATTTCGAATATCATAGCGATAGTCAATGAAGACTGTCAATCTTTCTCGTTGAATTTTCAAGATCGAGTTATGACTTATGGCCCAGATACGGGACTCCAGAACTCAAAAGAAAATAATAGTTTCTCATCTAGTTATAGTCGCACTTCCTTCTTGAATTCTCAAGGAAAAATCTTTACTTTCGGTGAGATAGTTATAGTCAGTTGGAACTCGAGGACGCAGATTGGGGGAATGCGATTATCCCCGAAATGATCGCAGATCTAATTTTATGATAGTCTCATCTTGGTCCTGGTAGGATGGAGTTTTAAAAAACTAGCTTAGTTGATTTATTTCCCATTAAATATCTCCTCATCAAGTTAAGGATTGTCCAATAATATTTATCTTCTGATAATCCATTGACTTCGATAGACCAAATCAAAAAAACTCATAATGAATTAGAGTCAAGACCTAAATGATGACTACTACCTTGAACCAATTAGTCTTTGATTTATTATGGTCCATCGAGAACCATTTGGACTGTCTAAGTCTGAGCTATCTGAGTCGGACTTCCTCTCGATTATCTCAACTCTTCATAATGACTGGTCAGCTCGAGAAAATGGTCCGAGATAAAATTCAATCGACTACTCGGATCAATCTCACTCATCTCTCTAGGGAGATTCTAGGATATTGGAGTCAAAGAGCAACTCACAGCTCACCGTTAGCGGCTGGATCGGCCATTCTTTCTTTTTAGATCGCCAAGGACGAGCCTATAGTTGTGGACTCAATGATAATGGGCAGTTAGGGCTGAGTGACCGAGATTCGCGTTTTATTCCTAAGATAATAAGAACCAATGGATTGATTGATAAGATCATGACTATCTCGACTGGAGAAAATACTTCTTTACTAACAGATTCCCAGGGCCAAGTCTGGAGCTGCGGTAAAAAGATGGGTTCTCAATATATTGGTCCTGATTGGGATATGGATTTTTATACTCTACATTTCATGGAAGGTATCAACTCTCGGATCATCGATTTGGCGGCTGGAGACAAGGGTTCTCTTTTGTTAGATTCCAAGGGACGAGTCTTTCTCTTGGATAATGAGAGGACCTACTACTCAGAAGATGGCCAACTTAATCCACTCGAAGGTATCTCAGATATCATTGCTGTGGCCATGGGTGAAGGCCAATCTTTCTTGTTAGAGGGATACAGCGCAGCTGTATCTCCTCCAGAACCTGTGGTTCTAAATTCTCAGGGTCAAGTTTATGGTCTTCAACCAGGGTATGGAACTCCGGTGATTCAAAAGATAATAGTAACTCCCTATCCAATTCCGATTCCTGGAGATTTCCCGATCGTAGCCATTTCAGCCGGTTATGGTCATGCTCTATTCTTGAATTCTCAAGGAAAGGTCTTTCTTCTGGGCTGTAGTCTATATAATCAGAAAGAACTAGGGATCCCCTCCCAATATCAGACTCCTATTCTTGTCAAAAAGGGGCTTGGGGGTATCCCTATAATAGCTATTTCGGCTGGCAATCATCATGATTTATTATTGGATGCTCAGTGGCTAGGAGCCACGTCCCCTGTTGGGGACAAGGACAAGTTTTTGCCTTTGGTCAAGGTTACGCCGGGCGACTGGGACTCGGAGATGAACGATCTCGATATTTTCCGACTTTGATCGAGAAAACTGGACCTTATCCTATTGTGGCTATCGCGGCTGGAGGAGAACATTCTCTTCTCTTGAATTCTCAGAATCAAGTTTATAGTTTTGGATATGGATATTGGGGCAATTAGGACTTGGGCCTGATAGACGAAAGATATCCTGTTTTCCAGAGTTGATCGAAGGCTTGAGACTGTGACAATCGTAAGATAAAAAACCCGTGAGTAATCTCACGGGTTGGTGAGCTAAGATTTAATCGATCGATAGTAATAATATCATCTCTGGTTATAGATGAGAGTTTTTTTTAATCATACTAATCTTAATTAATTACATATTTTCAGATAATAATATTCCTAATCAAAGTAGGGGAATATTCTTCCCTATTGTGGGCCAATCCCAATTGTCCGAAACTATTGCTCCCAGCGCTGTAAATTAGACCTTGGGAATCACAAAACAATGAATGACTGGATCCGGCTGAGATAGCCACGATTCCACCATTTTTAGTTTCTTTGATTAGAGTCGGTTCCTTTTTGTCCTTCTTATCTCCTACTCCCAATTGACCTGAGTCATTATTCCCAAAACTATAGACTTGGCCTTTAGAATTCAAGAGAAGAGAATGGCCTCCTCCGGCCGCAATAGCCACCATTTTTCCGATCCTAGAATCCTTGATCAAAATCGGGATCATTCGATGTTTGATATTCCCAGATCCTAATAATCCATTGTCGCTATATCCAAAGCTATAAACTTGACCTTGGGAGTTCAATAAGAGAGAATGGTGACTTCCGGCTGAAATAGCCATGATTTCTCCCATGGGCGTCTCGATCAGAGTCGGTAAAGATCGATCCCGCTCATCTCCCAGACCTAATCGGCCATTTTCGTTATCTCCAAAACTAAAAACTTGACCTTGAGTATCCAAGATTAGAGAATGGTGATTTCCAGCCGAGATTGCTGTTATCTTGGTAGGGATTTTAATCAAAGTAGGGTGAGCTCGATCCTTGGAATCACCCAGACCCAGGCGCCCAGATCCATTATAGCCAAAGCTAAAAACTTGGCCTTGGCAATCCAAGAGAAGAGAGTGCATCCCACCCGAGGAAATAGCCATGATATTATCTATTGCGATCAAGATGGGAGTGATTTCGTATTGACTGGGATATCCAAGACCTAGCTGACCGACAGCATTGGTTCCACAGCTGAAAACCTGACCCTGGGAAGTCAAAAAGAGCGAATGGTCATTGCCGGCCGAGATAGCCTTGAGCTCGGTCTTCTCGAAGGATTTCATCAAGATAGGACTGAATCGATTTTTCTTGTCACCTAGCCCCAGCCGTCCGTCGCCATTATAGCCGAAGCTGAAGATCTTACCTCGAGAATTACAAATCAAAGAACACTGATATCCAGCTGCTATCACCTTATCCCTACTTCTTATCCGACATAAGGATCCTAGATTTTCCTTGGAGTATTGACTCAAATCGAGCCCAGTAATCTTCTGTAACTTGGTTCTTATGATTTCCTTGAAATCATTGTACATAGTGAAGAGGCGAGATGATTTTCGAGAAACCCGACTGAGAGATCTCAAGGCCAAGCAATCGGTCTCCATCCCGATTGACCATAGTATTTCAGTGGGTAATTGGTTGAAAAGAGAGACATTAAGATCGGGGGAAGTCATCTAGTGATTTTCTATTAATTATGATTGTTATAACTTTGGTAAATCCGAGAGAATTGTCAGTATTCTCGGGGTCAATTCGCCCTAAAATTCAATTGGCTAAAAGGATCCTATTTTCCTGAGTTGACCGGAGATTTGGGGTTATGATGATGATCGATCCACAAGATTAAAAAAACCCACGAGATAGCTCGTGAGTTGGTGAGGTACCATTTAATTATTTGGTAATAGTAGTAAATTCTCGGATAAGATGACTAAATAGTGCCTTGCCATTATCTAGGATCAAAGTTATAGGTTAGCTGAGAGTTTTTTGATCAATTCAACACTTAATTGTTTTAGTGATAACTAGATGAAAATATCTTCGGTCAAGATATGAACAGAGGTCCTAGTTTAATCTTGAGATCAAGTAAGTTTTTATGGTTCGAATTCCTCGAGCAAATCAAGATAATTCAGATACTAAAATCCTCAATCAAAGTAGGGACATTTCGGTTCTCAGTCTTCCCTAATCCTAACTGACCAAAGCCACCATGTCCGAAACTAAAGATTTGACCTTGAGAATTTAGGATCAAGGAATGAGCACTTCCGGCCGCAACGTCGATGATAGTCCCCAATTCAGGTGATTCAAGAAGGACAGGCTGACTTTGATCCTTATTATCACCAAGTCCCAAGCGACCCATGAATCCATAACCGCAGCTGAAAGCTTGACCTTGAGAATTCAAGAACAGAGTATGACTGTATCCAGCTGAAATAGCCACTACTTTGAATAGTTTGGGAACTGGGGTCCAAGTGGGGACATTTCGATCGGGATGAATTAAAGTTAAACCTCTGCGTAAATCACGTTCATAAACCCCATTACCCAATTGGCCCATCGAGCTGCTTCCAAAGCCATAATATCGACCTCGGGCATCCAAGAGAAAAGAGTGCCCTCCGCCCGCTGAGATGGACATGATTTGTCCTTGGCTAGGGAAGATCAAAGTAGGAACATTTCTGTCATTATTATCACCATGTCCCAGTTTCCCTGAAGAACCACTACCAAAGCTAAAAACCTGACCTTGATCATTTAAGAGAAGAGAATAATAAGTTCCGGCTTCAATAGCCGTCACTCTCCCAATCCTCGAATCATCGAGCAAAATGGGAACGCGCCGATGATTTTGATCTCCAAGGCCCAATTGTCCATAATTATTGTTTCCAAAACTATAGACTTGACCTCGGGAATTCAAGAGAAGAGAGTGGGCTCCACCGGCTGCGATGGCCACTATCTCTTCGATATCTTCAATCATATTCGGAGTTAGATGCTCCATTCCCTTGAGACCCAATTGCCCCCAAGTACCATCTCCAAAACTATAAACTTGACCTTGAGAATTCAAGAGAAGAGAATGTTGACCACCAGCCGAAATAGCGATGACATCATCAATATCGATCAAAGTAGGAGATAATTTTCTTTCTTGATCGCCAGTCCCTAATTGCCCATATTGATTAGTGCCAAAACTATAGACATGACCTTGAGTATCTAAGACCAAGGAATGACTAGCTCCGGCTGAGAGTCTCGATTTTCGGGTATTGATTTGACACACCACTCCTAAAGCTTTCTTATCATAAGCACTCAAATCAAATCCAGTAATTTCTTGTAACTTATATCTCAACATTTCAGTCAGTTCACCAGTGGCACAAAAGAGTTGATTGAATCGAGGAACAATCTGGCAGAAAAGTCCTAGGGATTGACAGTCTAATTTGGAGGCCATGAATTTCAAGACTTCTTTGGGTAGATTGTCGAAAAGGGTCATATCATTGTCCAGGAGATCGAGGTATCCTAGGATTCTGATAATTCTTTCTTTGTTGACTTGAGGAAAGCCCAATGAATGAGCCAGTCCCCCTAACTCTTCATCCGATCTAGAAAGGATCGAGAATGTAGAGTGTTTCTCGATCATCTCGCCTTGGAGATTATAGGCCAGGACAAAATCCTTGAGGTGTTCTGAAGGAAGATAGAGATCAGGATTATCGAGAATATAATTCCAGACGGTGAGATAATTGGCTTTTGAATCCCTGGAGATTTTGAGGTGATAGTATTGAAGGAATTTCTTGATTTCCTCATAAGGAATAGTCAAGAATGTAGACATAGTTTGAGAGAGTCTCTAAAAAAAAACATTAAAAGCCTGAGATCCCTCGGCGGTCCTAGGATATAATTAGTTGGCCATTGACATAAACTCACCAGTTATCTATTGAGTTTTTTTGACCTGATAATCTATTCTAAATCTATCTCTCTTCCTTTCGAGTCTTATGAGTGAAAGCCAAGACAATCAAGACAATCAAAATCACTATCAAAAGAATACTTATCCCGGTCATCGTATTATTGGTTACCATTGAGGTTGATGGAGCCACCAAAGTCTTAGCTTGTCGACACTCAGCTTTCGTCGTGTAACCCCGGAGAGCATGAGTCTTGATTCGAGTCACCAATTCGATCTTACCTTCTCGAAGACGACAGAGATCTTGGTCCCGTTCAATCCAAGAAGTAGGGAGGAACTTGATGAACCCGGAAGGAGATAACTTACTCTTCCACTTGACTGGATATTCGATTTTATTAAGTCGAGTATATAGGGGATATGAGGTATTAGCCATGATTTCATTAATAGTGATCAAGGTGACCCAGAAGATCGTCTTGTTTTTCGAAATAACTGGACTAACTTCATGTCGATTATCCGGAGTCACTCCTAAGTAGCCTTTTCCTGGGACTATCAAGGAAAAATGGTACCGCTGAGGGTACGGGCCATTGAGGAAGGGTTCGTGTTGGAGGACTAGCTCTAAGATATGATCAACGTTGACTATTAGAATCGGAACTATTTCCATCACTCCATGATGGACCAAAAGACCAGCAATCCCGGAATCGGAGCCAACTCCTAGGATGATTTGACTATTATTGGCGATGGGACCAGAGAAATGAGACATATCACTCGAGAATTTTTAGGATGAGGCAATATCCTTGTGACCTAGAGAAGATATGGCGCAGCTATATTTCTCCAGACTCCATGAGTCTAGAGATATTACTTACCACCACAAAGATTCTCTCATGTTCTTCATCTTCCTGATTTCCCTTATTATTCCTGGTTGGTCAGTCCTCCTGACCTTCGATGATGTCAGTGTCCTCAATCAAGAGGGTTATCTCATCTTGGCCCCACCTTACCATCAATTCATCATCATTGGAGTAGCTACTAACTTTACTCCTTGGGATATCAAGGGTATTCCAGTTGGTAACGTGACCACTTTGATCAATACAGCTCCAGCCTACAAATTGGCCGCGGTCTCCTGGCCTAATTTCATCTTCACTCAAGCTGAGAATCTCTCTTTTAATTTCAGTGACGGACGGACCTTCTATGTCCGACAACTCTATTTAACTTCGATCTTCCTTGATCAAATGAATGTGACTTTGAGGGGCTATCGATCATCTTCTTTGATTTGGGAGCAACTGGTCACTCTGCCCTTGGGTAGTCCGATGGTGGTTAACTTACCAAGTCAAAAGGTTGATTATCTGTTGATCGGATGTACTAGTCTCTTGATAACTCAGTGTCTCCATGTGGCCTATGATAATATTGAAGTTGAGTATTAACTAACAAAAAAACTACATATTCTCAAATGAATTCCTCAAATGAGAGCCAGTCCGGTCCCCTGATTCTACCACCCAAATATCAATTCATTGGTCGGGAGCCAATTCCCCTCAGTGTTCGGGCTAATCTGATTTATACTTTGAAGAATCAGGAACTCTTGGAATTACTGGGACTTATCGAGGAGATTCAACTCAGGAATAAAGATCGATTGATTGATCTTATTTCAAGGATTTTACATGATGAAGGATGTCCGAGCAAATCAATGAAGAATGGACTATCATCTCAACCCAAAAGATGGAAATTTTCTATTAAATTTTCCTCGACTAAGATGACACGATGATGGATATAGCTACCTGACATCAGGTAGCTGTTTAGTTTTTTAGGAAAGATATAGATTCCTATAATAATATGAAAAATCTATTTATTTTCTCTTGATTTAGCATGATTTTAGATAATATCTGGTTAATCGGATGACTAAGGGATATAGGAGAAGATCAAGGGTAAAAGAGATCGGTTGATAATCATAATAGAATAGTTGGGTCATTGGCTTCTAGATATCACATCTAATCGATGGCATTATCTAAGATCGATGTTCCGAGTCAGATGAGAGAAGTCTAGATATTCTTGGGATCTTATTAAGTTCTTGGATGTTAGTTATCTTATCTTCTTGTCAATCAATGATGACCAACCAGAAATTAATGTTCATTGAAGGGCCAGGGATAACTCGAATAATTCTGGATCCTAAATAATATAAATACTACTATCAAGAATATTAGAGAGTTGAATGCCGATACTTTATCATTATAATGGATAGTTAGAAACTTACGAGCTATCTCATGAGTTTTTTGAAATTCGATAAGATAATTTATTGAATAGATTCAGATCACCAAATTCTCGACCAAGATGACATGATGATGAATATAATTGTTTGACGTCAGGTAGTTATTTTAGCTTTCTAACAATGGTGGAGGTTCCTATAGTATCGGGAAGAATTTATTTTTCTATTTCTTGATTTAGTGTAATTTTTCAGGGAATTTTATAATTCTATTAGTCAGAAAAATAGGAGATATCCAAGGAAATGAAAGATTAGTCAATAATCATTATAGAATAGTTGGATCATCGGCTTCTTGATGTCAAATCTGATGGATGACAATATCCAGAGTTGAAATATTGAGACAGATGAGGAGAATAGAGATATTATTGGAATTCTATTAATATTTTGGATGTTAGGTTGTCTCATCTCTCGATAAATCAATGAGAATCAACTAGAGATTAGTGAAGAATCTATCATGAACGATATCAGAGAGTTATGTTCTGATACTTGATCATCATGATGGATAATTAAAATTTACGAGCTATCTCGTAAATTTTTAGACTTTAATAATCGAATAGGATTAAATCACCAATCCCTCGATTAAAGTAGGGGAATATTTATCGTCAGTATCTCCAAGACCTAGCCGTCCGTCTGTATTATTACCGAAGCCAAAAACTTGGCCTTGAGAATTCATAATTAAGGAATGCTCCCCGCCCGCCGAGATGGCTATGATTTTCCCGACTGGGGCTTTGATCAAAGTGGGAATATTCACAAGTGGCTCCTCGTTCTCGGGACGATCAAGGCCTAATTGACCAGATTCATCATTACCAAAAGAGAAGACTTTACCTTGAGAGTTCAAGAGAAGGGAATGATTGGAACCGATGGCGATCGAGACAATGTCGGATGTATTAATTAGAGTAGGAGCACTTCTATTATCTTCATCCTTGAGTCCTAACTGACCAGATCCATTCTCACCAAAACTATAGACTTGCCCTTGAGAATTCAAGATCAAAGAGAAAAAACTACCGGCGGCAATGGCTATTATCTTACCGATCTCCGAAGTCTCGATCAAAGTGGGAGTTTCTTGTTCATCTACATCATCTCCGATTCCCAATTGCCCATATTCATTGCCTCCGCAGCTATATACTTGACCTTGAGAATTTAAGAAAAGAGAATGGTCATAACCGGCCGAGATAGCGATGATATTTTCGAGAGCCCTAATCCTCACTGGAGCAGGATAATATTCACTTTCTTCTTCATATCCGATACCTAACTGACCTTCTTCATCACTTCCAAAGCTAAAAACTTGGCCTTGAGAATTTAGGATTAGGGAGTGAATACTTCCGGCCGAGATAGCCATGATCTGACCGATCTCTCTACGTCTGATTAGGGTAGGTATTGTGATGAGTTTTTGTCTTAGACTTCCAGCGCCCAATTGGCCTTTATAATTTTCCCCAAAGCTGAAGACTTGTCCCTGGGAATTTAAGATCAAAGAGTGATAGTCTCCGGCCGAGACGGCGATGATGTCAAAAACATTGAGTAACTGAGGGGTTGTTCGATTTTCGGTGTCCCCCAGCCCCAACCAGCCACTTCGATTCTCTCCGAAGCCATAAACTAAGCCTTGAGAAGTTCGGGCCAAGGTATGAGCTCCACCAGCCGAGAGGACTGTATTTCGGTTACCGATTCGACATAGGAAGTCCAGTTCTTTCCTATTATATGACGACAAGTTGAGCTGAGTATTTTCTTGTAATTTAACTCTTAACATCTCTGTGAGATCTCCAGTGAGACAGAAGAGTTGATTGAAAGTCTGTGAGATCGAACAGAAAAGTCTCAAGGATTGACAGTCTAATCTCAATCCTATTAATCTAAGAGCATCCTTAGGGAGAGCATTGAAAACCGACATATCATTGTCGAGGAGCTTCAAGTATCCCAGAATTCTTATAATTCTTTCTTTGTTAACACCGGTAAGTCCGAGAGTTTGGGCCAAGCCAATTAACTGGTCGTCAGATCCAAAGAGGATTGAGGAAGTGGTGCGTCTCTCGATCACTTCTTCTTGATGATCATGAGCTAAGAGAAAATCTTGGATAGGGACTGAAGAAACAAAGAGGCCAGGATTTTCCTCCAGATATTCCCAGGCTTGGAGATAAGTTTCCTCTTGGTCGAGAGGAAGTGAAAGACCCTGAGATCTCAGGAATTTTTGGATTTCCTCTAAGGGAATAGTGGTGAAGGTTGACATCTTTAAGAGATCATAAAAAACTCGGGCTACTCTAGGGAAGACTGGATTTTATCTAGTATTTTAAGTTGATTATTATGATAATTATAAACTCACGAGATAGCTCGTGAGTTTTAAAATTCGATATGATTCTTCAAGAAGATAAGATTAGAGGACTAATCCCTCGATCAAAGTAGGAACTAATATGGATGTTCCAAGAGGGTGGTCACCGAGTCCTAATTTTCCGTACTCATCATCTCCAAAGCTAAAAACTTGACCCCGAGAATTCAGGATCAATGAGTGGCTGTCACCAGCCGAAATAGATACGATCTTCCCAACTGGAGTTCTTATCAAGGTGGGAGTCTTTATATCATCCTTTTGACGAGGACCAAGACCTGATTGTCCTTTTCTATTGTTCCCTAAGGAAAACACTTGACCTCGAGAGTTCAAGAGAAGAAAATTGCCTTCGCCGGCCGAGATAGAGACGATGTCTGAGATGTCGACCGGAACGATGCCATCCTCACTGCAATTGAAAACTTGACCTTGAGAATTTAAGAGTAGCGAACAATAAAACCCAGCGGAAATAGCGATGATTTCTCCTAGATCAGGGTCATCTATCAAAGTAGGCACATCTACTCCATCTTCTAACCCCAATTGCCCGTAATCATTGCCTCCACAGCTATAGGCTTGGCCTTGAGAATTTAAGAAAAGAGAATGGTTATATCCAGCCGAGATAGCTATAATGTTTTCGAGGGCCCCAATCCTCATTGGCTCGGGGTAGAATTTCTCTTTGGTCCCCAGTCCTAATTTCCCATCTTCATTACTACCAAAACTAAAGACTTGACCCTGAGAATTTAAAATCAAGGAATGATCGTGTCCGGCCGAAATAGCTACGATTTTACCGACTTTTTGATCATCGATTGTTTTGGTCGGGAAGGTTACCACCTCACCCCGACTGAGGCCAAGACCCAATTGCCCGTAATAATTTCCCCCAAAACTGAAGACTTGGCCTTGATCATTCAAGATCAAGGAGTAATTCCAACCAACCGAGACCGCAACGATATTGTTGATTTTAATTGGCATCGGGATATTGTAATCGTTATCTGTAGTTTCTCGACCATTCCCAGTTCTCTCATCACCTGCCCCAAAACTATAAACTAATCCTTGGGAAGTCCGAACTAAAGAATAAGTTCCACCAGCCGAGAGAACTGTATTCCGATCACCAATTCGACACAAAAAACCCAGTTCTTCCTTAGTATACTGGGACAAGTCTAGCTGAGTATTTTCTTGTAACTTAGTTCTCAACATTTCAGTCATCTCACCAGTTAAACAGAAGGACTTATTAAAATTCGAAGAAATTGAACAAAAGAGGCCCAGTGATCGACAGTCTAATTTCATCGCGATTAATTTCAAGGTTTCCTTGGGCAACTTATTGAAAAAAGACTCATCATTGTCTAGAAGATTGAGATATCCCAGAATTCGTATGATCCTTTCCTTGTTGACACTGGTCAATCCAAGGGATTGGGATAAATCAACTAATTCTCTCTCGGGACTCAGAAGGATGGAGGAAGTAGTGTGTCGCTCGTCTATATCTCCCTGGTGATCATGAGCCAAGATAAAATCCTGAATAGGGATCGAAGAAATAAAGAGATCGGGGTTATCTCGGATGAGTTCCCAAGCCAGAAGATAAGTCTCCTCTTGGTCAAGGGGAAACGATATATCATAAGATCTCAAGAATTCTTGGATCTCGATTAATGGTATTGTAGTGAAGGTTGACATCTTTATAAGAGAGACAAAAAACTCAGGCTATTCTATGAGATCTTGGGTTTCTCATTCTTGATTGATGATAGATTTTTATGGTAAGGGAATTAGAGTGCTAGAAGCTGATAGATTGATGTTCTTAAATTGTTCATTGTGATAATTATAAACTCACGAGATAGCTCGTGAGTTTTTTTAAATTAGATAATCGAATAGCATCAGACTGCCAAATTCTCGACCAAAGTAGGGATCGGATGATCATTATCATCGCCAAATTCCAGATCAAAAACTTGACCTTGAAGATTACTTATTAAGAAGTTAGAATCGCCAGCCGAAATAGCTGCCACTCTCGCGGATCCTAGCGGATCTATCTTATCAATGACAGAAGTATCGATCAGAACTAACTGGTTGTCATAATACCCAGTGCTAAAAATTTGGTCCCGAGTATTGCAGAGGAGAGAATTAGTACCACCAGCTGCAATAGTCCTTATCTTTCCAAGGTCAGGTTTGGTTACTGGAACAACGGTGAATTCACCACCATTACGAGTCTCAACATCATATCGACCAGAGGCATTCTCACCGAAATTATAAACTTGACCTTGGGAATCCAAGAGGAGAGAATGCCTCTCAATCGAAATAGCGACAATATTCGAGAGATTGATGAGACGAGGAGTTCTTCGGTCATTAACTTCCTTGATGCCACGAGGATAAAAAGTCGAACCAAAATAATAAGCCTGGCCTTGGGAATTCAAGGCTAAGGAATCACTCTCACCAGCTGAAATAGCCACTATATTCGATATCTCGATCAAAGTGGGTTCATATCTCTCATCATTATCCCCAAGACCCAATTGCCCAAATTCATTGGCTCCACAGCTAAAAACTTGACCTTGAGAGTTCAAGAAAAGAGAATAATATGATCCAGCCGAGATGGCGATTATCTTAGTGGTTGGTGATGATGTGATCGTTGAAATTAGAGTGGGAGTTGATACATTCCCCCCTTCATATCTGAGTCCCAATTGTCCAAAATTATTACTCCCAAAACTATATACTTGACCCTGAGAATTCAAGAGAATAGAATGATAGGCTCCAGCTGAGACCTCGATGATGTCCGAGATCTCGATCAAAATAGGAATGGCTTGATAACCCAAGACTTTGCTAGTACCCAACTGTCCGAATTCATTACTTCCAAAGCTTGATACTCGTCCTTCATCATCGAGAATCAAGGTATGATCTCGGCCAATCGAAATCTTTGGTTTCTTCTCATTCACTTGACTCAAAAAACCTAATTCTTCCTTGGTGTAATGAGTCAAATCTAATCGAGTTATTTGATATAACTTGATTCTTAACATCTCAGTCATCTCACCAGTCAACACCAAGGATTGATAGAAAGTTCGAGAGATCTGGCCCCAGTTGCCCAGTGATCGACAATCCAATTTCATCTCGATGATCCTCAAGATATCTTTTGGTAACAGATCGAAAAGCGACACATCATGGTCCAGTAAATCTAAGTAGCTCATAATTCGGATCATCCGTTCTCGATTATTCTCATTAAGTCCCAACAAATTAGCTAGTTCTCTTAATCCTTCTTCGGTTCCTGATAAGATAAAGGAAGTTGAGACTCTTTTGATTCTTTCTCTTTGACACCGATGAGCTAACAGAAAATCCTGGAGGTAGATCGAGGAAATATAACAGTCAGGATGAGTTTCTAAATATTCCCAAGCCAGGCCATAACTCTCCTTCGGATCAATGGGAAGCGGAAGATCATGAGTTCTCAGAAATTCACTGATCTCTCTTAGAGGAAGGCTAGTGATAGTGAGCATAATTTATCAAAAGTTGAGAATATCAGGATCATATAGTCTAGCACCCACTATCCTTGATTTACTCATGTGTACCTCAGAGTTCTTGGGTGTCTTCAATAAAAAGAAATCTTTCCACTAACTATTATATCTCTAATCGATAAAGCACTCATCATGTCCAAAAGTTCCCAAAGGAAACCCAATAAACCTCATCATCAGGAACGTTCTAACTTCCATCAATCTCGAGTCAATCACATCTTAGAACATCGAGAACCTCTCAAATCTAATCAACCTATTCGGTCAAGAAGTCTCCTTTGTGAAGGAATGACTGGAGCTACTGAGGCAGTCATTACTTTACTCAAGGGTGATGGAGTCGAAGTGATTTATGCTGATCCTAGTCTCTGTCCAGTCCAAATTCGATTGGGTACCCCTGAGTCTCCGAACTTCGAAGAGGATCGAAGAATAACCATCAAGGATGTCAGTCTGCTTGGCTCTATTACCACCTCGCCATACAATGTTACTGTCTCCGTCCCAACTCAATCAATCACGGCCCTCGAATCCTTGACTCCTATTGATGTCTTCTCAGGTCGCCAATATCTGACTTTTGCCAAGAAAGAAAGTGTCATCACCACCATTGGTGGCTCACTGACTTATCGATATTTAATTCATCCTAAATTAGGACCGGCTTGGGTCCTGGAATCTTATGTCATCGGGAATCCCCGACCTCGGGCTACTTCGGACCAGCTGATAACCAAGGAAATAGCCAAGAATCCGATTATGGTCCAGCTAAAGTAAGCATCAGCAAATATGTATCAAGAGCTTGATACATATGTTCTCATCAACTCAAGGGATTTGATTCGAATCTTAATAAACTAAGATGATAGATAATAATTCGGTAATAATATTTTCTTCTTGACTATAGGGGCAATTGAGATATTATTATGTCGATAAATAGAAAATTTTGGCTTTTTGAGAAGTAAGAAGAACCCTATGGTCAGGAAGAAAGATTTTTCTTTTCTTTTGATTTGAGTGATTGTTGATGATAATTATTTTAATTAGATAGTCACCAAATAGAGAAGAAATCAAGGGTAATCGGGGTAGTTGATTAATTATGGTACGATTGTTTGATCATTAGCAATTAGATCTCTAGTTATACCACAATCTATATCTAGGATAAGAACCTTGATCAGCTATGATAGATAAAGACTATTGTAGTCAATGAACAATAGTAATCTATCGAGTCATATCAAGCTCAAGATAACTCGAGTTATCTTGAGCATCAATTAAGAAATAGATATATACCAAGATTTTGGTATATATTGTGTCATCAGATCAACCCAAATTCAACTGGTTCAAGAGATTCAGAGTAGTCGTCACTTCTTCAGGCCTTCGACTCCTAGGACGAGTAATAACTTTTGGTTCTTGATGGCGATGGATCGTTCTCTCAGCTCGCTGGGGAATATGAGGCTGGTTCTTTTTCTTCCATTTCATAGCCAGATCAATCCGATGGACCATGGGTGAGATCTCAGTTGAGTGAAGAACCAAGAGAGGTCCCTTATATCTGGTAGTCAAGAAGGAAGAAGTAGGACCAAGTTGGTAATTAATCTTGGTCCCTTGATGATAGTATTTTCCTGGCGACTTGGGATAGACAATGGATTCCGGATAGATAGCGGGTAATAGATTTTCTAATGACTCTCGAATCTCCTCCCAGTCAAGAGGAGTCACCATGATCTGGTAGCCTTCTTGGGTCAACTTATAAATCAACTCCTTGATAACCAAGAGAATCTCTGATATCTTTGAAGATGATAATCGGGGATCTTTGATTCTTGAGAGTAACTGGGCTTCAGAGAGTTGAAGATCTTGATTAGTTCGAAGCCAATTCTTGAAGATCGAGAGAAAACCCTCCAAGTCATCCAGACTATCCGGCTCATAAGTATCTAACAGAGCCGTCACCATTATTCCAGAAAAGAGAGAATAGATTGGCGGAAGAGCCATTATTTCTCCCGGGAGTTTAGGGGCCAGGAAAGTCTCGGTTCTTCTGGGCACTTCAGGGGCCCAGAAGAACATTAACCGATAATCAACTCGGTGAGTCAGAATATTAAGAACCTCATGAATCCTGACCTTGACTTCATCGAGTGATTCTCCCAGATCCTCAAGAATAATATCTAAATCAGCGTTAACTGGAATCTTCAGCAGCACCAAGGGAGTCATTCTTCGTCTCAAGATTTCTCCGATTAACTGGCCAATAGGCACCTCATCTAAGTAGAGAGCGACTGACTTTTGATATTTATAGCTCGGCCCACCCCAAGGTGGATCGAAGTAGATGAGATCAGCATACCGATTTTCTTGAAAGAAATCTAGAGCTGAGAGACATAGGGTTCGGGTTTGATAAATATTATCAGTTCCCAAGATCAAAGCCGCTCTTCCCAGGTTACCTCTCAGGATTTGGGCCGTCGGAAAATCCTTCTCAATAGCAATCAACTGAGTCGCTGGAAAAAGACGCAGAAAATTAAGAGCATCACCGCCCACATGGGCCGTGGCATCAATGATTGAAATTGGGTTGACTCCTTCTTGCTCGAGGGCCAGGGCCACATACTCCATTTGCTCTGGTTTGATTGAGGAATATCGAGAAACTTCATTGATTTCCATTTCTCTCAAGTTGAGTCCCAGCTGGTTTCCTCTGGTGATCAAAGTTTCTGGGAGGTACTGAGGGAAACCATGAATCCAGTGCCACAGAAGAGCTGAGTTAGTCAGTGAGACTGGACTATCCAAGGACCAGGCTCCCAGGCTAGTTATCTGATTAGTGTTAGTGATCATTCCTCGGGAAATCAGGCTCTTGATGAGAGAAGTAGAATCTTGTGGCTTAATTCCCACTTTGATGAGAGTCAACAGACTAGTTGCCAAAAGATTGTCCGGTGGAGTGGTGGCTGGAAGATTCTGATAAGAAGCCGCTGTGATTAATCGATAAGCTCGAATAGCTCCAAGGGCCCGAAAAGTAGCTCGTTCTTGAGAGATATAACGAAGAGAAGTCCGACGGCCATGACCTGAATGATAAACTTCAATCATCAAGTCAATAATGTAGCGGCCAGATGAGGGAAGTTGAAGATCATCCAAGAAAATCGAATCATCATTGGTTACCAGCAGAATCAATCGTCCGGAAGAGGATCGAATTTTCTTGATCGTCGAGGGTATTATTTCTCTCATCGAGATGACTAAGGGTCGAGAAGATTCTAATCGAAACTGCTCTTTGAGTTCAACTGTCCAACTTTGATCCGGTAACCAAATGATAATCGGGTAGTGATCCTTGGCCGCCTGATCAAGCTGGAGGGCTAGCTCGACGGTAGCGGACAATAATCCGGTCCTTTGGTTATCAATAGATCCTTCGAAATTGTCCTTAAGGTAGGTGTAATTCTTGGCTGGAGTTAATCTCCTTAAATCATAAACTACCGGGCTATTCCCCTCTAATATAATCAAGGGAGATGAAGACAATAAAACTAATCGAGGAACTACTCGTTGATGGCTCATAACTTCCCATACCGACACTGTGATCTTGATCTCTGGTTGATTAAGGGAACCAACGACCAAGAAGAGAACATCATAAGGGTATATCTTATTGGGTTGACTGAAGAGCTCGATCCATGACTTAGTAAATTCTTCGGTATTATTAGGTAAGATGACTGACGACGTGGATGAGGCCACGGGCGAGGGAATAGTCGGGACTATGACCGAGACGGTCGAGCCACTCAAGGTCAAGAGACGTGGTAGCTCAGTTAATTCTCGATCGAGGAAATCAGTCAGTAACAGAAGGATCGAGTTCTCCTCAATTAACTGGATAACCTCAGTCCAAGAAGGTGAGACTTGCATAGATATTTGTTTGAAGATGAACAGTATTTCATCAGGATAAACTCATGATAGTTGTCATGAGTTTTTTAATTACTCTAGATCCACAGTCTCTCGATCAAAGTAGGAATATGTCTTTCTTCTTTATCTCCGAGTCCCAGTTGACCAAAGAAGTTATCTCCAAAACCAAACACTTGTCCTTGAGAGTTAGCTATCAAGGAATGTTTTTCTCCGACTGAGAGGGTCACAATTTCTCCAAGTCCTGGATGATCGATCAAAGTCGGGACATTTCTATTTTCTTTATCACCAAGCCCCAACTGACCTTGATCATTGCGGCCACAAGCGAAGACTTGACTTTGAGTATTGAGGAAAAGAGAATGACTTTTTCCGGCCGCCATGAGCTTTATTTTCCCTGTTTTCGATTGATCAATCGGGGTGGATTGGATTCTAGCTTTCCAATCCCCGACTCCCAATTTCCCATGACCATTGCTACCAAAAGCAAAGACTTGACCTTCGAGATTCAAGATTAGAAAATGAGATTTGCTAGCCGCGATAGCTATTACTTCGCCTACCTCAGAGGTATCAATTAGAGTGGGGATCAAAATATTCTTTTTACTCTTGAAGCCTAAGGGATTTTCTGCTTGCCCAAAGCTGAAAACTTGACCTCGAGTATTCAATAGCAAAGAATGATCATAACCGGCCGAAATAGCCTTGATAGTCCCCAGGTTAGGTTGTTCGATTAAAGTAGGTAAATCAATATTACGTCGATGCCCTAAACCTAATTGCCCGTAGGGATTATTTCCAAAACTAAAGACTTGCCCTTGGGAAGTCAAGAGTAAAAAATGGACATAGCCAGCCGAAATATTTACTATGGGTCCCATCTTGGGAGCCGTTATCAACTCAGGGATCGGCCCATTTTTCTTCTTTCCTAGTCCCAAGGCCCCAGTTCCAAAGATAAAAACCTGACCTTGAGCATTCAAGAGAAGAGACTGGACGTAACCATTCGCTAGGGCTACTAGAGACCTGAGGTCAGGAGTTTCCTTCAAAGTAGGGAGCAACAATTCTCCTTTCCTACCAAGACCAAATTTATCGAGCAAGTCATTCCCAAAAACGAAAACTTGATTTGATCGAGTCAAGACTAGAGAACTATCTTCCATTGTCGCTAACCTAGCAAGTCGGAGATTCATTCGACTCAAGATCCCTAATTCCTTCTTAGTAAAGTGGGCTAGATCTAGTTTAGTCTCCAAAGATAAACGAGTTCTAAATAATTGGACTAGATTATCAGTCATTCCTATAAGTCGATGGGTCGATGAGGAAATTCGACTGAACCGACATAAGGAATCATAGTCTAGATACCGCGAAAGATATTCTAAAATATCCTTAGATAATCGATCAAAAATCGACACATCATTGTCGAGAAGATCGAGGTAACCCAAGATTCTAATAAGTTGCTCTCGATTTACTTCAGGAAGACCCAAGGTACGAGCCAAATCAATGAGTTCTCCTTCCGGGCTAGCCAGAAGATAAGAGGAAGAATAACGATCGGTTATCATGTCTTGGTGAGAATAAGCTAACATAAAATCTTGCAGATAGACCGAGGAAATAGTGGGCTCGTGATCAACCAAATACTCCCAAGCCAACAAATAGGCTGCTTCCTTGTCGAGAGGGAAAGGGAGATCATATTCGCTCAAAAACTTGATGATTTCTTCGAAGGGGACGATAAGGAAAGTGGAGGTCGAGCCAGCGAGATCGATACTGATCTCAGGATTAGTAGCCATCTTTCTATTTTAAAAAGATCGATTTTATCAGATATTCTACTTGATTGATTAGAGTGATATTTGTCCCCAGGAATTGAGGCATTAGTTTGAAGATGAATAGCATTTTCTTGCCGATTGCAAAAGGACTCAAGTAACGGGAAAATATTCCCTGATTATGGGGCGACCATGGATCGAAATACTGGCCATCATAGCTTATGTGGCTGTTCTGGTCCTAGCTATCATCTTAATTGCCAACTTTTATATTTGTGACGCTAAAACTTGTAGGGCTTTCAAGGACGGGTTAGCCGCCGGGCCAGTGGGTAGCAAAGAATATACTTTGGCTGTTCTCAATGAACTCTTCCAAGATGGGACTTGGCCCATTGCTTATATTGGAGCTAGTATTTGGACTCCCTTAACCCTCTGGTTCATTGAGGCTCCTATCAATGTCCGGAATTTTGCTATTGTTTTCTTTGTCACCTTCGCCGTCTCCTACTTTGTCCTGGCCTTCATCATTCACCATTATGTGAAATTTATTGTGGCTGAGGTGACCCAATTTATCCAGACCAATACCCTGGTTAATGGACCGATTGGTCTAGCTAATAATGGTTCTCCCTTCGAGGAGAATCTTATCTTGTTATATCACAGGCATATTGTCTCATAAGGATCGAGTTGCTATTTAGTGACTCCGACTTGTCAGCCCAGCTGACAAATTAAAACATATCTATGAATTCATAGATATATATTCAGAGTTTACAGGCACTATCACCATCGTTCCTTCTAACTTGCCAGCACTACTGGCAAGTTTTTTTCTTATAATCATAGATTCCAATTGATCGGTTTATTCCCTTGTTCGATAAGGTATTTATTGGCTAGATTGAAATGATTACAATCAAGAAAACCTCGACTGGCACTTTTACCAGATGGATGTGAGGTTTCCAAGAAGATACTTTTCTCCCCTAAGAGAGGTCGCAATCGTTGGGCCTCTCGGCCCCAAAGTAAGTAAATACATCGAGGATTAACTCGGGCAATTCCCTTGAAGACTTTCTTCATGAAATCCAACCAAATCCCTTCGTGAGAATTGGGTTCATCGGGTCGGACCGTTAAGCTGGTGTTAGCTAAGAGAACTCCTTGGGTCGCCCAAGCCCGAAGATCACCATGATTGGGAGTCTGAAATCCCTCGACGGTAGAGCTGAGTACTCGATAAATATTTTTCAAAGAAATCGGAATCTCATCGCCTCGCCTAACACTGAAGGATAAGCCGACGGCTCGAGGAACTACTTTTCCATCGACATGAACAGTCTGAAAATAGGGATCTTGCCCGATAATGACCACTTTGACCTCGGGTAAAGGAGTCAACCAGAAAGCAGCAAAGATATCTTCCTTCAAAGGATAATAGATCCCACAATCTTTCTCTTGTTCCTCGAGGATAACCGCCAAATCATTAAGTTCATTCTTGGCATCTTGAAAAACCTCCTCCCAAGTCTCAGGGACGGCTTCTTGGATCAAGCGAGCAAAAGCCCACTCTTGAGTGACTTCAGGGATAATTTGGAGACGTAACATTTAGAGACTAGTCATCATGGATTAATGGATCAAATTATCAGTAACTATCGATCGCCAGTTTTACTTGATTTATCAAGGCCCAAGATCATTAGTCATCATGACTAATGATCTATCATGATCGAATTATCTTTTCCTTGATTGACTCGAGATAAATCAAGGACCGATTAGCTCGACTAGAATAGTTGTCATCTCTCGGGTTAAGTCGAACCATAGCACCCGGCTTAGTCAAGCCATCGTTAATTCTCAATTTTACGTTGACGAACAACAACAATCCACATCTCCATAATGACAAATACCCGAGAGAATAGCACATCGAGTGACTCCTAGGGAGTCACTGATTTGTCCTGAGAAATTGGTAATTTGTTCGGCTATTTGATCCTCTGCCATGGTTGATAATGAGGACAAAAAGGAAGCGGTCACCACTAGAACGATGGCAATAATAAAGATCCCGACCAAGATGAGACCCACCCCTACTAACCAACTTATCAAACTAGTCGCAATCAAGACAATGACAATAATCAGGTACAAGATGAAAGAGAGAAAGACTAGGATGAAAATAATCGTCCCTAAAACTTCCTCAGACGTAGTGGCCACGATTCCTCCTATGTTAGCGACGGCATTGCCAATAAGACCTAGAATACTTTCGTCGGGAAGATTCGATTTAGCGACATTGATCGATTGGATCACCTTGGGAATATTGAGAGTAATTCCCTCGGGAGCCTTCAGGTTAATGTTCAATCCTGGGCCTGGGAAAGTGGTCACGATTCCGATTGCTGAGGAGGCATGTTGGAGACAGGTCACATTGGCCGTGGTACATGAGAGACAATCTCCGGCTTCAATCTCGGAAGCTGCAGGGAGGTAAGGGGCCAGAAGATTTTCAATAGTTTCCTCTTCTTCATCCTCATCTTCGTTCTCTTCATCGACGTCTTCATCCTCAATTATCTCTAATTCACTGAGTTGATAAGTGGGATCTGTCATCTCATTATCGATCTCCTCGTCCTCATCGATCTCTTCATCCTCGGTAGAAATATTTTCACTTGAGTCATCATAGTCTGAGATATCTGAATTATCCTCTGATTTATGAGACATCGGTTATGGTTGATGAATACTTTTAGCTAAGGCTAAAGTTTATGTAGGTAATCGATGATTATAAGAAGATATCCGAGGCTATTCTCGGATATTGGTAATTTATCCCCTGATTATCGAGAGATCAAAAGTATTCGTTGACTCTTTCTTCTTCGGTAAGTGCCCTGACGGGTATTTCCTTGACTACCGGCTTCTCAATGACCACCATCCAATAACCTTGGTAGACGTAAGTCAGAAATCCTAGGGCCAACAAGAGAAGAAAACCAGCCACTAAGGCAATGGCCGAGTTCCTGGTGGCCCCCTCGAGAGAAGGATCAGTGATCCCCGTGTTGAAAACATTGAAGATGGCCACTAGAGTGAAGATCATGACTAGCATGACAATGATCACGACAATGATAATAGTGTAATAGGCTATCCTTTGAACATTAGGATTAGGAAGAACCAAGGGATCCAGGTAACTAGAGGTGTAGATGACAGCACTTCCGATAATCAGAGCGGCAAAGAAAACGGCTAGACTAAAACCGACTGAGATGATGAGAAGATTATAGGCACTGCGGACATTAGAATTAGTTTGAAAATTACTGGCATTCAAGGTATCCAGGGCCGCCAGGATGAGGAAGATCATCCAGATAATCACGATAAGAAAGGTCACCGCCGCTACCACGATAAAGGTTGATCGGGAGGCCATGATTTTCTGTAGCCTTATTTTTCAAGCGAATTGTAAAGATGGAACAGAGAACCATTGAGATTATTGTCTTGGTTGTCCTGTTACTGATAATCTTGATTATCTTCTTCGTAGCTTATTATAAGTTCACGGTCTCGCCTTGAAAGTTTTTTAATTATAGCGAGACCTTGGCGCCCCCAACTGGAGTTGAGACTTTGGCGGCAGCTAGAGGCGGAACTTTGACCGTGGTGGTTGGGGCACTAGTGATCGCCGGGACTTTAGTGGCAGTGGCAGCTGGTTTCTCTGATAATCTCGAAGCCAACTCCAACTCCGACAAACTGGGACCCTTCTCAGCCGGGCCTACCACGGTGACCTGGCTAGTCCCACCTCCTCGACCTGAGGGCCGGAAAAAGAGGAAACTAAAGATAATTATGCCGATGACCGCGAAAATGGCGAATACCGCTCCGAAAACAGTGGCAAAGAAATTCTCAACCGTGGCCGTTGATTTTTGGTCTACCGTCTGCTGAACGGCCTGAGTCGCATCAGTTACCGCTTTATCCTTCATCACACAATTGACCACTGACTGATTATATTGGGACCAATTGGCAAAAACATTGACCGAAACGTGGGTGTTTTCATTGATATTCAGATTCTGGACCTGAGTCGCCCCAGCCGAACAAGTCTGAATAAACGAATTGGAAACTCGGATGGCCAAGTTAGTAGTGGTATTGACCACGTTCTTGGCCTCGGAAGCCGACAACTGGAATTGTTGGGCGATCGACTTAGAAATCTGCTCCGCTTCCTGGAGAATAGCTTGATTAACTTTATTTTGAACTTGGACATCCTGAGTGCAGTTAGCTTTGAGGACGGCCACTTGTGACCAATTCAGATTCAGATCAATAGTGGAATCCTTATTTTTGGTGACATTGGCTCCTTGGAATTGAGAGGTGTCAACCATACAAGTCGAGATGGCATCATTAGTCACCGACAGCATGGCCTGAACGGTTTCATTGGCGATATTACTGGCTACTGTCTTGGAACCTAACAAGGCTCCAATGCCAGCGATGGCTCCTAGGACTAGGCCACCGGCTAAGAGGAAGGCCATGATAAGATTTTATAGTTGCGATAAGAAACTTTCTGTCTCATGAGACAGAAAGTGCCCGAATGCGACAGCATAAGGAAAAATATCCGAGAGATCTCGGATATCTGATCATGATTATCTAATAGTTGGTAGGTTCCAGATGAGATAGAATTTCCTCATCTCATAATAAGGAACTCTGATTTGCTGACCCTCGGAGTAAGCAATGATATTATCCATCGCCTCGAGTCGATAATCGATGATTCGGTTATTACTCTCATTAAGCCAATGAATAAAGGCTGGATCCATTTCCTCGCGAAAGAGAAATGGTAAAGTCTGATCTCCCTTGATTTGATCCAAGAGATCACGATAGATCTCAAGATTTCTTTTCTTCCCTTTGCCAATCAGAAATTGCTCGGGTGAGTCGGGGGCTGAGGTAATTGGTTTGAAGAGAATTATCTGATGAAAACACTGGGCGATAAGATATATCAATTGGGCCATCTGAGAAGAAAACGAATCGAAGATCTTGAGGACCAAGGATCCCTCGACCTTGGTGGTCTCTAGAGCCATAATGACTTGAGAGACCAAGGATTGAAAGGAATCAGGGTCTTCCGGCTGCTTCTTCTGGTGACCAAGAAATAAATCCACTCCAATTGGGAATTCCTTGGTTACCAGTGATCGAAAAGTCTGGTCATTCATCTCGTCAGAAGCATGGAAGAGAGTCCCAGGAAATTGGACTCGATCATCATAGCCATAATACTCATCCTTGTTCCACCCAAATCCATGAGCGTTAGGATACCGATATTGCAAATATGGTAAGAAGTTATCTGGACTTCCCCCTATCTCGATAAAACTCAAGGGTTCAGGAGAAGTCTTGTTAAGAAAAGTAAAGAGATTAGGTAACACATGGTGAACAGCATCTAGATTGGCCAGTTGGAGACTCTCTATTTTCTCAAAGTATCCAGATTCAAAGATGAAGGGGTTAGTGGCTGATCGGGCGATCTCGACGGCTTCAGGCTCCATCTGGTCGATGATGCCCTTCTTAACTAAGAGCAGTTGATACTTTTCTTCATCAATGAAGGAAGGGAGAGAAAGGGCTTGCTTTTGTTCTGAGTTGAAGGGGGATAGTTGAGTCTGTTCGATTGAGAAATACCAAGTCTCATAAGGCGGTAATTTAGGTGGTGGCTCAGTGAAATTATCATAAATGCCACATAAGAAGGAACTAGGGTCCATGGTCTTTGATAAGATCTCCAAAACTTGATGGTGATCATTTGGTCATTGGTGACTCATTTATCATTCATGTTTTGCTAAGTAACTTTCCCTTGGATTCTCAAGGGAAATATGATTAATTACAAATATTACATAAAAGAAAATATTCTCTTCTCGTAACCAGGATGAAAATTACTAGAATCTGTAACTTCTGTGGGAAAAAAGAACCTCATATGCCAACCTGTTCAAGATGTCGGACTATGTTATATTGCTCGAAAGAATGCCAGAAAAAAGACTGGCCTTCACACAAATTAACCTGCAATAAAGAACAAAGCACCGAAGCTACTAATACCAAACGAGCCGCTAAAATCTTGACCAAGAAAGCCTCATTTATCAAAGCAATGTCGGCCATTTGTGCCTTACACTGGTCAGAGAATAGAGCCTTAGTTTGTTCTTTGAAAGAGGAAGGACCATCGCGCTGGTTTGGTCTGATTGAATCTCAAGAGGGCAAATTACCATCATCCGAAGATAACTATGTTTTTGCAATTTACGCTTTGAGTGAAACTAATATCACCACTCATAACTGCTTGTGTCTTTCTATTCCAAGACAAATAGGTCACTCTAACCTTGAAATATTTGGTGATCATAAGCCAGTATTACCTATCGTGTTGGCAATAGTTGATGAGCGCATCGCTATATCAGATGAGGACAATCACCGATGGATCATAAGTTGATGAGACTATCCAATGGTTTTTAAAACTAACTAATCCAACTGGCCAAAGGCAATCTTTTCTAGCCGTGGACTAAAAATCGATAACAATCCCAAGGCCCCAAATGAATTGTCGACCTTCTCCTCATCAAAATAGGAAGAATCGAAAATTTACTGATCGTTTGATCGATTTCTATTTTCCCTATGCCAGGACCAACTATCTTCAACTAATCCTAAATCGAATTAGTTTCTTCTGGTTGATCAGATATCCCGGGACTTATGACCGGAAACGATTCTATCGCTCAAAATAAACGCCCCAATTGGGGCGTCTATTGATTATCACTCATCTTCAGGTCCCAGAAGATAGTCAACAAATTAAGATGCTCTTCGAACCTGGGAACATAGACTGAGATCAGGGCTTTCTTGTAGATTATCGGATCTTGAGGAGCCAATTCTTCTTCATGACCGATCACCCGGGCGGTGATTTCATCCTCTATCTTCTTTCCTAAATAGACGATACGATAGTATCGTCCACCCCCAAACAGATGTGGAGTTTTATTGATGTATAATGAGAGATCTCCCAGGAATACTTCGGTCTCGGGAAGATCCTCATAGATAATTACAGTCAAGCCTTCATCCTCACTGATCTTGATTAAGTCCTTGGTCTTATTAATTTTATCATTGGCTGAGCCCATTTTGTTTCAATAAATACTTCGTTTGAGGTATTTATTTATTCTATTTCGAGAATCATTTGATTCGACTTGGATTCAAGGCCATCATCGATGGTGAAGCCTGACTTAGTCTAGTCCGTTCTTGATCAATGAAATTATCAACTTCTTCTTTGATGATTAAGATAGCTGGTTGGTCCTTGATTATCTGGTACAATTTCTCTCGGTTATGATCCAAGAAATATCTCTCTCGATCATCTAAGATTAAGGTCATCAACTGAAGATGAGAATCCAAGTCTTCATCCTTGATCTCGAAGATTCTAGTGATAATAGCATAAGTAGTTTGAAGTAGATCATCCCCCTCATCAAGATGCTCCATTAACTTCCAATTCCTAAGAGCGATTTGGTTCAAGATGAAATTATAGAACATCCCAGGTAAACTCGAGAGAAAGGAGGTGGTCGGATAATCATACTTGATTTTCTCTCGAAGGTCCTCGACTAGCTGATGATGAAGGGTTATTTGGATAACTCTGATCTTCTCATCTCTGAGAATCAAGGGTTCAACTTCATAAGGCCAAGGGGCGCCCGGACCCTTCCAACCTCGAGAATACATCGATTGAAAGAAGAGACCGAAAAGGATGGACTTAACCGCTGTCTGTTGACCAAAGTTTAATTTATTATATTCTAATTTCAACTTCTGGATTTTCCCTTGGATGATCTCAAGACCTTGGGTCACTAAGTTGTTCAAGGTCTGGATTTCTTGAGTGGCTTGAAGATAAGGGGTCTTGATGCTCAGCAATTCTTGTAATTTGAGCAGACTCTCCAGGGTGAAAACTCCCCCGTTATCTCCAGGGACTCGGAACTTTGGTCCTTCTTCGATAGGACCAAGCTTCCGTGTGCCTTCACATGAAGGCACACGGAACTCCAAAGGATACAAAGTAAATTCTTGGATTAAGGTTGAAAGATCATAGCATTGATAAGACCGCGGTGGACCATAAGACAAAACCGGATTATTCGAAATCTTCTTCTCCTGACAATACTTATCCCTCCAAGACCAAGAGTATTTCTGACCTCGACCTTCTTGAATGATCAGAGTTATTAACTCCTTTCTGGTTCTCCACTTGCCCACTGGTTCATAGACCTCTAGTAATTCTCGAGTGGTATAGATTTCTAATTGTTTCTCTACCTCTTGGGCCGTGATTAGATCAGTAGTTACCCCAATTCCTTCAATTAGTGGAGGTTCTGGAAAATCCTCGGGTCGATTGAAGACGGGACCATAAGCGGCAATTTGTTCCAGGAAGTCTCTCATCTTAGTGGTAATTTTACCCTCGGGAAGAACGACTTGATACGATTCTATCAAGTCATCCAAATTTTCCAGAATGACCTGCTCAAAAATGGCCTCGATGTCATCAAAAAGATGAGCGGCCACTAGCTCATAAGGAGCATAGGTAACATAAGGACTTCCTCTGTTCAACCGAGTTAGGTTCCAACGAATCGTGGCCATTCTCCAGATCACCTCAGGGGAATAGAGCCTTATTTCCTCATATCGCTCAAGATCAAAGAGTCTTTTAGGTAACGACTGACCCGACATCATAGCAAAGAGAAGAGAAGTCTGACCAGTATCATGACCAGCGAAGTGATAACTCTCCGGCAAGAGAATCAGGAGTTGATCAGCCGATAAGGTCCCAAGATAACCGACTTGTTGAGGAGTTAATTTGGTCTGAGTGGAATTAGGATATTTTAAGAGTAACCAGAGGAGATTATAGGCCCGGTCGAGCTCTTGATCCGAGGTGAACCCCAGATAAGCCAAGATCTCCCCCACTAGATAAGAGGATGATTCCCTCATTAAATATTCCATCAAGTGATACTCATGACCCTGGACCATGAGGTGAGAAATATTAGTTGTAATCAAAGAGCCCAAGATTTCCCCCGTTAACTCAGTCACGACGATAGGTTTACGATCAATGGATCGGGGAGGTTCCTCAACCCTTGGATAAGTCCACTTAGATAGGATCTTCTTGATCGAATTCTCGAGAGCTATTGTTTTGGTCGATCTCAAGGAAGACCGGGCCATGATAAAGGTTTAGAATAACAAAAATACCTCAGATCTAGAAACACCATGTTCCATCTCAATGACTTTTCCTTGAGGATTGTCACTGATTCCCCTCACAAGGAACAACAAAAAGAGGGGCTCAACTTTCTTTCTCTTCCCGAGAAAGCCCATTACTCACTGGAAATCGAGAATCGTCGATCAGTAGAAGTGACCGTTAAACTCTTGGTCGACGGGAAACATCTGGGTCAATGGACTCTTCCGGCCGATTCCGTTCTCAGTGTCACTAACGAAGATACTTCTGATGGCCACTTTATTTTCCGGTCTGGAACTGGCTTGTATCAGGGACTAATCCAAGTCTTCTTCTATCCTCGATTAGAGACTAGTTCTAGTTGCGGATCATGCGGCAGTTGTCCCCTGTCTTCTCCAGTCAATCAATCCGAACTAGATGAACGGCGACGACTGATGGGTTATGAGAGATTGTCCCAGAAAGAGAAGGATAATGTTGATCTGCTCTTAGCCTTATCTCATTCTCAATGTAAATCCGATCAACAAGTTCCAACCAATAATCCTATTTCTAATGATCAAATCAACTGGGACCAAGCCACTGAAATTAGTGTCAAGTTAGTGTCTTTTAATCGCACTGGTCGAATGACCCAAACGACCGTGCCGATTTCTCCGGTTCGATATATTCCACTTATTTCACCGACTCCATCGATTCCATCCAAGAAATCAGCTTTTAGATCCACAGGTTGCTCAGTCTGCGGTTCGTAAGACTATCCCTATAATCAAAAACATCCGATCACCATCGGATGTCTCTCTAAATTGAGTTATCTTTCCTCATAAAATAGGGAAAAGAGTAATTTCCTATGAAGACAATCTCTCCTTCTCTTCTTTTATCAGAGTTACCCCAGGAAATCTTATCTCTCATTTGGCGATATTCCGGAGTCGAAAATCTATTACAATTTCGCCTAGTTTCCAAGGAATGGAGTGTTTATTGTCTTAATCCTCAACTATGGTGCACTTTGCTCGAGGAAACCCACAGAGTGGGTTCCGGACCGAATAGGCCCGAAACATCAGAGGCTAATGGGTATACTTGTTGCTATAAGTCCTATGGAATTTCCTCCGATCTTCATCATACTTCGATGGCCGATAAGAAACATATTTTCGCCAGTCTGGAAATAAATCTAAAGGCCCATCGTCAAGGGATAATTGAGGATTCCTTTGATTTTCATTATGAGGCGGCTACTTATCTCTCACTGTGGACTACTCTTCAATCTTATCAAGAGATAACTCCCGATAACACTACGTCTCTTAACATCATTCATACTGATCAGACCACTGACCCGAGAGTCCGAGCTCTGGTAGCCAAGATTTTGAATCTGGCTCGATGGCTACCCAATCCCGAGCAAGTCTACGATCTTCTGACTCGATCATTGTTGGGTTTCTTCCGCTTCATTGTTTCAGCTAAGAAATGGGAGGGTAAGTGCCAACGGTTGAGATCAAATACTTCGGTTTGTTGTCGACCTACTTTACCCTTATCTTTGTCCTGTACTTCTTGTCTGATTCGACCCAGGGTATGGGATCGGGTCAGAGTCATTGAATTACGGTCGGGGTTTGATGAAGAGGGGTTCCTTTTCGATGAGGTTTATTGAAGTTGGGTGGTTATGTCATCATGGTCCTGAAAATTAGAGGGAATAAGATTAGTGAGTTTTTTAAAACCATCGAATCAGGAAAATAGTATTGTCTCATCGGGATGATTAATTCTTCTTTCTCTATCTCAGAGTTACCCTTAGAAATCTTGACTCTCATCTGGAAATATTCTGGCGTCGAGTACTTATTGAAATTTCGCCTAGTTGCCAAGGACTGGAGTGTCCATTGTATGGATCCGAAATTATGGTGCACTTTACTCGAGGAAACATCGGAGGCTAATGAGTATACTTATTGTTATTCATCTGATGAGATTTCTTCAGATCTTCCTCGAATATATAAGGAAAGGATAGAATATGTTCTTTTTAATTTAGAAGTAGATCTACGAAACCATCTTGGAGGAAAAAGACATGATTCCTTTGATTTTCAATATGAGATGGCCACTTATCTCTCCCTGTGGGATAATCTTCAAGAATATCGTCTGAGGATAGCCCCGATTAATCTTGCTATCCTTAGTCTGATTAGTATCAATCAGACCACTGAGCCAAAAGTCCAGGCTCTATGTCGGAAGATAATCAATATGTCTCATTGGTTGAATAATCCCGAGCGAACTTATGATCTTCTAACTCGATCATTATTAGGTTTCTTTCGCTTCATTGTTTCAGCCAAAAAATGGGAAAGAAAATGCCAAGGGAAGACTATTCGTGGTGGTGAATGCGGTCTTCACACTTTACCCTTGTCTTTGTACTGTACCACCTGTTTGAAAAATCCAAAGTGTGGTCCAATTAAGATGATGCCACATCAACCACCTGTCGGTCGAGGTCCAATGGGTCAGGGGATTCGTTTTGGATTCTAGGATATTAGATCGATAAGTCTGAGACTTACTAAAAAACTCAGTCCTCTGATATATCTTATTTACCTATTAGATATGAGATAACTGAGGATGATAGATTCCTTTTGACAAGAAATCTCATCTTGTCTATATATGCGCCCAGTCAACCCCAACCCTAGTTTTATCGGTCGAATTTATGGCCCTAATAGCAATATTCCCATCAAATCAACTTTCGCTCGATGTTTCATAGTGACTCGAATTACCAAGGCCAAGATCTTCGCTCGAAAACTTCGAACCATTGAAATTCTTGAGCCAGTGGGTCATGGTTTTTGTAGTGAGGCTGATCTTGGGATCGTGATCATCCCAAAACCATTGATTGTGTTCGGAGAAGAGATACCATTTCTAGTTTATCATATTCAAGGTGGTGATACGATCTTTGATTATATTCAACATGAGAATATGGTTCTATTTCGAGTCGACGACGATGTTATATATCACACCTTGAGTTCTGAACATAGGATTTTCCATCGGACTCCTTGGTTTCGAGATGAATAATATCTCATAACCATAAGAGTTATTGAACCAATGGTTAGTTTTAAAAAACTAACTCATCTCGATGCGATAAATTCCAGATATCATCTAGTATTTATAGCAGGTTGCGTGGGTCACATGGTCGATCCACGCTCCCACGCCGATCATGTGACCTTTCTCACATCTAGCTGCGATAATTATCATAAAACTAAAAATAAAAAACTCGGACCTCTAAATGAAAATTGTCATTGACAGCCAAGGCGAGTGGATCTCCATCGATGATTTGGCTCTGGGAATGCTCCATTCCGAGGAATATTTCTGTCCTGATTGTCAAGAACCAGTGATCTATGTCAGTCGATCGGATCGGGCCGGCGCTCACTTCCGACATCAGGTGGAATCTCATTGTTCTTATGACGGAGATCGGACTTGCAAAATGTATCTAAACAAAAAATCCGACTTTCACCTTACTTGGCAAGGTCTTTTTCCCAAGAAATGCTTGGAAGTTGTTATTGGTAGTAATAGGGTCGACATTTATCTGACTTCATCAGATAATAACTTAGTCATCGAGGTCCAACATTCTCCTATCAGTCGACAAGATCTGATCAAAAGAGAAAACCAATACCCGAATCTTTGGTGGATTTTCGATCTTCAGAATTCTAAGTTTACCATTGAACATCTCAGGACTTACGTCGAGGATACTTATCGCCTTAAGTTTTTTAAAGGTGATAGCAGTTTCATGCAGTTATTACACTGTTCTTCCAAGGCCAAAATCTTTCTCGATAACGGGGGGACTAATCTTTACTAAGTGGCTAATAAACCAAGGGCTGATCACGAATACCTGGAAATTCAAATGGTAAACAGACAAATCCTTTTAGATTGCTTAAGTCAGTCTTTCAATCTGGAATTAAAGTGGCCCAAATCGATGACTATTGATCGGATTAACGAGTATGATTATGAGCGGATTTGTCTTGGGTTAAGAGAACGGATAGCTGATCGTGATTTAAAAAGTTTGAGGAAAGGATTTTATTTGCTAGAACTGATCAAACCCTATTATCTCATCAACAACTCTGATTTCCGTTGGGGCAATGGGCTTCTAGAAATAGGACAAGGAATGTCCTTATTATCAGGAGGAAATGGAGGGGTGGTTGAAATGATAATTCGATGGGTCATGAAGAATAAACCAATCTATGATGATAGGATTACCTTCGGGAAGTACGAAGGAGAAAAGATCTCTGAGTTGCCGGTTTCTTATTGCCAATGGTTCGAGGATAATTATGACTTTAGTAATAATTATAACCCCAGAGATAAACATCTCAGAGATGAGATATTCACTATGGCCTACTTTGATGAGGGAAGATTACGAAGAGAGTTTGATGGTGGTGGATCCAAGAAGATAATCGGTAGTTTAATAGTCCTTTATCGAAAAATTACTGGACAGAGTGGATGGTTACCACCCTTGATCAAGTAACTAATATCCGACCGATTATTTCGATCGACGAGAACAAAAGGAGATCAATGAGTTTAAAAAAACTCGCTTATCTTGATGTGAGATATTTCGAAAATAATTAAGTCTCTATAATCTTATTCTTAAGTTGGTAGGATGTCTCAGATGAACTCAATGAATCAAGACTTATCCTGATCAAATCAGTGAGTTTTAAACAACTTATTCATCTCAATGCAAATTTGAGCCCCAATTCTAAGAAAAAGAATCATCCTATGGAGATAATATTTATCATTCCAGATATCCCCCAAGAACTCTTCTATTTTATTTGGAAATTCACTGGAATCGAGCACTTATTAAAGTTCCGCCTGGTATCCAAGGACTGGGGCCTTCGTTGTCTGGATCCTCAATTATGGTGCACTTTGCTCGAAGAAACACAGCAAATCACCGAATATAATTCTTGGTATCCGAAGAACAATGGAATTTCCAGCCCCCGGTCCTTTGATAGTCACTTGAAGTTCTTCGAGTATCTGAAATATAAATTAGAAGTACTCGGTCAAGACGAAATCCATAATTTCCTTAATTTTAATTACGAGGCTTCGATTTATCTTCTCTTATGGGAAGAAATACAGAAATATGGAGGAGTTAATCAGAGTGGAATCTTTATTCTTGAGGAAATTGGGGGCAATGATGATAGCGAGACCAAAGTTCAAACCATAAGCTCTGAAATATTATTCTTGATCTGTTGGCTAGAAATTCCTGGACCTGCCTGTGATCGTTTGACTCGATCTCTCTTGGGTTATTTTCGTTTTATTGTTTCAGCCAAAATGTGGGGTGCTAGGTCCCGAAAGATGATATCAGATAGTACCAATGATAATTTTTTACTTTTCCATTCGTCATGGATCTATGCTAGATCCTAATCTTCTGATCTTGATGGTCGAATAACATCTCTCCTCTTCTATCTCGGGATATCATGAGAAACCATTAATCTCTTTTTGTATCTTGTGACCTTCGGCTCTTTGATGACATCGTTTTACGGATCAAGTAAATAGTTACTTGATCTTCTAACTTACCAGTATAACTGGTAAGTTTTAAAAAACTCGCAATTACCTCAGAAGTCCCCAACCAAATTAGGCGATTCTTTATCTCCAGTATCACCAAGCCCTAATTGCCCTTGATCATTACGGCCAAAACTAAAGACTTGGCCATGTTGATTACGAAGTAAGGAAAAAATCCCACCGGCCGAAATATCAGTCATCTCTCTGTTCTCAAAATTCTTGATCAAAGTGGGAGTATAAACTCCTTTCCCTGAAATAGAAACTTGTCCTTGAGAATCTAAGAATAAGGAGTGACTAAATCCAGCCGAAACAGCTATTATCTTCTTGGTTCCGAGATAACTAATTTTCTTGGGCTTACGCTGGCTAAAACTTTGTTTCTTTCCTAGACCTAATTGACCATCCCCAAAGTTTCCGAAACTATAGACTTGACCTTGGGCATTGAGGAGTAATGAGTGACTACCTCCAGCCGAAATAGAGATTATTGTTCCCATTTTAGAATTCTTGATTAGGGCAGGGGTAAATTGGGGCGAACGGACTCCAACATTTCCAAGGCCTAATGCCCCTTCGAAACTAAGACCAAAGCTAAAAACTTGTCCCTGAGAATTTAAGAGAAGAGAATGAGAACTACCAGCCGCAATGGACACGATATTCGAGATGGCTAATTTAGTAGGGACATCCTTGTATTTATTGTCTTCACCTAATCCCAGTTGCCCTTCATCTCCGAAGCCACAGCTAAAAACTTGACCCAGAGAATTCAAAAATAAAGAAAATCCATTGCCAGCTGCCACCGACACGATTTTCCCGATGGCCGGGTCATTGATTAGGATGGGAATTTTACTCCTTCCACGAAGACCGATACCCAATTGAAATCGATCATTGGCTCCACAGCTGAAAACTTGACCTCGAGAAGTTAAAAAGAGCGAGTGGTCATTACCGGCCGAAACAGATATGATCTCCTCGTCTTCTAGAGCTTCAATTAAAGTTGGGGCTGAAGCTGACCCTACTTCCCCTAGTCCCAATTGGCCATCCTTATTATCACCAAAACCCCAGACTTGATCTTGATGATCGATCACCAAAGAATGGCGATAACCAGCGGCCAATCTGGATCTCTTATGAGGTCGACACATGGATTCTAATTCTTTCCGGGTATAATGACTCAAATCTAGACCAGTAATACTTTGCAATTTAGTCCTCAGAATTTCAGTCAACTTGTCCCCAGAACAGAAGCGGTAATTAAATTTCTTGGAAATTCGACATAATAAGCCAAGATCGGAGCAATCTAGTCGCATCCAAATATTGAGAAGGGCTTCGGTCGGAAGAGTTTCAAAGATGGTCAGATCATCCTCGAGAAGATTTAGGTAACCTAAGATCCTAATAATTCGTTCTTTATCCACTTGAAGTAAGCCTAGGGAATGAGCTAGATCGGTTAGATTTTCGTTTGTCTCCATCAAAATAGCAGAGATGCCCTGAGATTCGGTCAACTCTTCTTGACGATTATAAGCGAGAATAAAATCCTCGAGATAGATCGAGGGAAGATAAAGGTTAGGATGATCGGTAATATATTCCCACGCCGAGAAATAAGCCTCGGTTGAATCAGAGGGAATCGGTATCTCATAATATTCTAGGAAACGATGGATTTCTTCGAGGGGAATAGTAGTGAAAGTAGACATTTGAGGTAGTGAGTTTTTTAAAACTATAACAATTAATCAATGGTTCCCTAACCCCAAGATTATCGCCACATCTTCTCAGAACTTCTGCTTAGTGCCCCCACTATATGGATGAACCATCTTAATCCTAGTTTTCTTCTCTTGTTCTAGCAGATAATCAGTGGCTATCTTAGTCCTCTTCTCATCCTCATAAACCACGGCCAGATGACGCCCGTATTTGTCAACGGCGATACTACTCTCAATGAACTGACACCAGACAATCCCCTTGATCGACTCGAACTTATCCTCCATCATCTTCTTGGCTACTTTGCCCTCAGTCGTGTCCTTCTCAGCTGCATCATAACCATAAGTCCGAAGAGCCACCTTGGCAATGAAGCCGGATTGCTGGTAGCGACCCGAAGGCAGAATCGAAACCTTGGGTTCCCGTTTTTCTCCCAGCACCCGGGAGGTTCCCAAGGTCATCAAGGGAACAAAGAAGGCCATATCAAAAGTATCCCCATCAATCACTGAGATAATCCGTCCCTTGACGAAGAGACCTCCAAAGGAGAACTTACAGAGGGAACTCAGGGTATTTAGGGGGATCGACTCGATATCAACCTGGCCGGTCTGGGTACTCCCCACGATGACCGTCCCAGCCTGGCCCTCGAAACAAAGATGAGATCGATCAGCCGCTTCATTAGCTAAGTACTGGATATTCTCAAAGGGTTCGAAGATCGATTTATTCATCTGGATCCCAGGGAATCTTTTGGCTGTTAAGTCCTTGTTAAGCTTGAGAAAAGTCTTGATATGTTCGAGATCTCCGAGCACTCGGATCTCCCTGAGTCCATAGACGGGCGAGTACTTAGGCCGATTCTCGACGAAGCGTTTACTGTTGAGGTTATACCACTTGATAGGGGATTCAGTGAAGAGTTCACTCTCCGTATTGAACCATTGGCCTTCACCGACGACTGGGCTGGGTTTCTCGGGGATTATTTTCTTAGGAACTGGGGATTTCTTGGTTTCAGTTGTCGGTTGAGTCACTGGGACCTTGGGTTTCGGGGGCATTAGTTGTTTGTGATTAATCTAATAATCTCTTCTCTATATTCCTCATCAGAAATAAGAGTGATCCAGACCAACTAAGGAATAGGAAATGAATTTAGCTCAACTCCACCCACATCCTCGAGACCAGAGGATTTCCTTCAAGGAGGAGACCCATGAGTATACTATCGAAGGATTTTCTAAGAAACCGATCAGTGTTACCACTTTAGTCCACCATTTCTTCGAACCCTTTGTGGCCGATAAGGTCATCAAGGAAATCTTGGCCGCTGAGCGAGTAAGCCCCCAGTATGAAGGAAAATCGCACGATCAGATTGCTCAAGAGTGGAAAGAGGCCACTAACCTAGGGACTAAGATGCACGAGAATATTGAACTCTTCCTCAATCAAATTACTCCTCATCAGAGCACGACCAAAGAGTTCTCTATGTTCAGGAAGTTTTATGATGATTTGTGTCGCCAATATCCGACTCTCAATCCCTATCGAACTGAGTGGGTCGTTTATGACATTAAAGTGGGAGTGGCTGGTTCGATTGATTTAGTTCTCTCCGATTCTCAGGGCAACCTGGTCATTGTTGATTGGAAACGATCCCGAAAAATCCGGACTCAAGGCTTCAAGGGAAAACGCGGCTTCTTCCCCTTTGGTGGTCTAGAGGATTGTAACTATTTTCATTACAGTCTACAACTCAACTTCTATCGCCAGATCTTGGAGAAAAATTATGGCAAGAAAGTCATCTATATGATGTTAGTCATCCTGCACCCAGATCAGGAGAATTATCTCTGTTTTCCAGTTGATTTTATCGATCTTTCATTAGTCTGGTCACTCTTGGAACATAGAGACGTAGGACATGGGAAGTAGAAAGGAAAAATAATGACCGTTGGTGGCCGGATGAGTCGGGTCTGAGATAAGTAGATATGCGAGAATTCTCGCATATTTTTAATAGCCGAGGATATATTGGTCTTTATCCTCATCAAATCAAAGGGGGATTGGTCTCATCGAAAATTAGGATCAAATCATCAATCGATACTCAGAAAGATCCAACAATAAATTCTCGAAGACACTTAAAACAACCAATGCACGACCCATCTCCTCCAGTAAGAAGAGAAAATCTTAATTCTAACGTAGGGCTAGTAGCCAAATTCACCTCACCTGAAACCGTCAATTCTTGGGGTATCATAGCCGAGAAAAAAGAGAAAAGTTTCTGGGTAGCCAACAACGGCAGCGATACCTTGACCAAATATTCTGATAAGGGCAAACTTTTATATAACGTCAAAGTGACTGGTCAAGCCCCGACTGGCTTGGTCGCCAATGATTCTTCATCAAAGTTCAAAGGCTTCAAGTTAATCACGGCCACTGAGAACGGGACGATCGAAGGATTCAACCCAACCATTGACTCAATGCAGACCGTCAACGCAGTCACTACTTTTAACGCCGTTTACAAAGGATTAGTCATCGCCAAAGACAAATTGTATGTTTGTAATTTCCGTAGCGGCGAGGTCGAGGTTTATGACAGTAACTTTAAGTTAGTATTTACTTTCACTGATCCGGCCTTAGTAGCGGCTGGATACGCCCCTTTCAACATTGCTTTTAATGGCGAACGCCTTTACGTGACCTTTGCTATGCAAGATGACGCCAAACATGATGATGTCAAGGGTGATGGTTTTGGTTATATTGACATCTTCGATTTAGATGACAAGATCCTCCATCGTTTTGTCAATCGAGAACCCTTAAATGCCCCTTGGGGTCTTCTCTTCAGTCAATATGATCAACATCTCTATGTTGGTAACTTCGGTGATGGAAGAATTAATGTCTTTGATGGCAAGGGCGAGTTTCTTGGTCCTCTCCGTGATAGGCATGGGAACATTGTTGTCCTCGATGGTCTTTGGGGAATTACCTGTGGTAACAAGGGTATTCTCTTCGCTTCAGGAATCGATGCCGAAGCTAATGGTTTAATCGGTGTCCTCAGGATGTAAGTGGTAAAATGTTCGAGAACTCTCGAACATCTAGAAATCAGGGCTGTCGAAGATTGAAGCCAAATCATCAGAACTAGATTCAGAATCCGGCTGATAGGCGCAGTCAAAGCCCCAACTTTCTTTAGGTGGGTGTCGCCATCGGAGAATCAAATGACTTGATGTCTGACTGTTATCTTTAGTTAGTAGATCTTTGAAATCAAGAGGAGGGATTGATAAACCGCTCTTAGGTGATGAAGATGAGAGAGATAATTCGGTGGCCATTGAAGTAGTCACTAAATCCTTGAGAAGATTTTATGCTAGAGAATTATCTTTCGAATCTCAAAACCAAACAAATGGAATTGTACCTTCGTGGCGACTTAATCGATCGCACTAGCTACCACCCAATCGAGGACTTCAGTGGATTGGGATTTACCTGGCCTAGTCAGAGAAATAAGTTATATACCCTTATTATCTATGATAAGGATGCTCCTTATCCTGAGGATTCTTATGAGTCTCCCTATGTCAACTTTCTAATCATCAACGTCCAGGATAATGACATCCTCAATGGTGAAGTGATTTTGCCCTTCGAAGAACTGCTTCTTCAGGGTGATTCTGATAATCATGTGATCATGGTTGAAGTCTATCAACAAGAGAAGAGGGACCCTAAGATCCTCCTCTCAACTAGGGAGCTTTTTCCCTTGGAACTCTATGTCAAGAGAAATAAGTTGAAGTTATTGTATCAAGAGAGACTAGTGGTTGAGCCGGGAACCGAGGCTTTCTATACTCATCATAGTCCCGATCCTGAACATCATCTCATCAAAGAGAGTACTACACTAACCGAAGGAGAAAAGAAATATTGTGACTGTCTAGTTGGGGTTTCCGGTAGTCAACCTGGGGCCTGCCTAATGGAGAAGGCTTGGTATCAAAAGAGAGAAGGGCATACTTGCTACAACCCGTATGCCGTCTGTGCTCATAAGGGCACGGCCACTAAGCAGTGTAGTATTAACTATGACTTTGATGACATGAGTGTCTCTGAGTTAATGGCTTATGCTAACCTCCATCGGATTGAGTTGCCCGCTAAAGTCACTCGGACCGAGTTGGTCCGAAGGATCAAGGCCAAATTCGAGCAATAAAATAACAAAATTACGACATACGAAATATTTCGTATGTTGGAACCTGGTAAGGTTGGGGGATATTAATCAATTGGCAGTTAAGACCCGTTAGATCAACCTTCAATCGATGAAGAAAAAAAAATAGGCCATCGGTGAAATTATGACCTTCGGGATACTATTTTCATAATACTAGTTGCCCCCCAACTCATGAAATAAAATATGGTCCGAGAGGCCTTATTTTTCACCGATGGCCTATTTTTTCTTTATCGAATGAAGACCGATCTAACGGGTCTTAACTGCCGATTGATTAAGATGAATTAGCTATCTATTATTTGATAGTTAATTCATCAGAGTTGATGGGTCATACCAGGCTGATAATCATACATATTCATATGTATGATGATAAATTCCTTGTTTGATTATTTTCATGGTCCTTGATTGAGAAGAATCTATCTATTAATAATATGTTATTTACCATTTTGATTATTCAGCACTTAGGCCACAAGATCCGGAAAAACATAGTATAACTATGTCTCCCTAAGTTCCATATATTCGATTCCCGATTAATAGAAAAAAATAGGCCCGAGACACATCTTTTTATAATATATTGGACCTCAACCTATATTATAAAAAACTAGCCCGAGAGTCCCCAATTTTACCCGATGATCCTTCTTCTCTATTGATCAAAGAGATGGATTAATAGAACTTAGGGAGACATAGTTATACTATGTTTTTCCAGATCTTGTGGCCTAAGTGCTGATTCTCTGTCTTTGGAGTGAGTTTTTTAAAAATTCACCAGTGAAACTGGTGAATTAGAGGATCAAGTAACTAGTTACTCGATCCGTAAAACTCATTGATCTCCTCGAAGTATCCTCGATTATTTATTAACCCAATAATCAATCAACCCTCAAATTCCCAAGATCCATAATCAAAGTAGGACGATTTCGATTCTTATTATCCCCGATGCCCAATTCCCCATCTTGATTACGACCAAATCCGAAGATTTGGTTTTTATTATTCATAATTAGAGAATGGTGCAATCCGGCCGAGATAGCCATTACTTTGCCCCAGAGATCACTTTGGATTCTAATGGGAACCCATTCTTCTATCTCTCCCTGCCCCAATTGACCACATCCATTTTCACCACAGCCGAAAACTTGACCTTGAATATTCAAGAGAAGAGAATGGCCTCCTCCGGCCGAGATAGCCACTATTTTGCCCATTTCATGACATCTTATTGGCACCGGGATATATTGGTCTTCATCATCATCTATCCCCAATTGCCCACTCTCATTACTACCAAAGCCATAAACTTGACCCTGAGAATTCAAGATAAGAGAGAAGTGATTACCGGCTGCAATAGCCACTATTTTCTGGTTCTCGGGAACCCCAATGACAACTGGCAATAATCTATTTCCATCATCATCGAGGCCTAATTGTCCCCACCCTCCAAAGCCAAAACTAAGAACTTGCCCCTCAGAGTTCAAGAGAAGAGAATGTGAGCTACCAGCCGCAATGGCAATAATAGTCTCCATTCTAATTGAAAATAGCCAAGTAGGGACTAATTTGGACTCAGTATCCCCTAGACCCAATTGCCCATCGGCATTATCGCCGCAACTAAAGACTTGACCTTGGGAATTCAAGAAGAGAGAGTGTTTTCCGCCAGCCGCGATGGCTGTTACTGACCCAAGGATTGGGGAATCAATAGGGATAATAGGGGCATTAACTCCATTTTTCCCAAGATGTAGTTGTATTCGATGCGATTTGACATCTTCGATGCCTAGTTGTCCATCGCTACTATTACCGACACTGAAGACTCGACCTTGATTGTTCAGAAATAAAGTATGCTCTGGACCAGTAGCGATAGCGGTTATCTTTCCGATTTGAGAAGTATCAATCGGGGTATGGGCATTTCGATCTCTGGTATCACCCAAACCCAACTGGCCGTAAAAATTATAGCCGCATCCAAAAACCTGACGCTCGGGTGTCAGAATCATTGAACTTCTCCCTCGATTGGACAATCTCGAAGATTGGAGACTTCGCTGAAAAAGAAAACCCAATTCTTCCTTGGTATAATCAGTGAGTTCCATCCGGGTGATTTTTTCCACTTTGATTCTTACTATTTCTCGAAGTTCATCTGGGGTGATGAGAGAAGCCATTTTCTGATTAGTTCGACGTAGGAAGCATAGTGATAAACAGTCCAAATTCATCCCAATAATTCTCCAAATATCTAAAGGTAATAAATCAAAAAAAGTCATATCATGATCGAGGAGATTCAGATAACCTAAAATCCGGAACATCTTTTCTCGGTTGACTCCAGACAATCTGAGGGCTTGAGCCAAAGATCCCAATTCTCGTTCTGGTCGCCGGAGAATCGAGGAAACCGAGCACCTTTCGGTTATCCGTCCTTGGAGATCACGAGCGGTGACAAAATCATTGACATAGACCGAGGGAATTGAACAATCCGGATGACCAACTAGAAATTTCCAGACTAGTTGATAAGCCTTGGTCGGATCTCGAGGAATTTCTAATTTGAAACATCGCAGGTATTTCTTGATTTCTTCCAGGGGAATGGTGAGGAAAGCGTTAGTTAGGTCGGTGTCATCCATGAGATGATAGTAATTTGGGACTAACTGGCTATATTGGTGGCCAGTTTTTTCGAGTTAGTCCAAAATGCTCGATCAACATAGGAGAATGGTCAAGGATATCGTGGTGACTTATGTCTGTGATAGATATCACCAGATATAACAATATCTCAAAAACAGATGAGACCCATTGAACAAACTCACGAGATATCTCGTGAGTTTTTTTTGGTACTGATCGATCTTACCATCGATTACCGATTAGCTCCCAAGATCCATAATTAAAGTAAGACTATCCCGACTCTTATTTTCCCCCAATTCTAATTCACCAATATAAAAAACCCAATTCTTCCTTGGTATAGTCAGTCAGATCTAGCCTAGTCGCTATTCGCACTTTAGTTCTCACTATCTCTATAAGTTTCTCGGATGAGATGAGAGACTGCATCTTCTGATTAGTCCGACTCAAAAAACACAGGGATAAACAATCCAAATGAGACCCAATAATATTCCAATTATCAAAGGTAGCAGATCAAAAAGCGACATATCATGGTCTATGAGTTGGAGGTGACCCAGAATTCTAATTATCCTATCCTTAGATATTTGAGATAACCCTAAGATTTTAGCCAATCTAATCAACTCAGACTCATGACTTAACAAAATAAAAGAAAGCGGGCATCGCGCAATGGGTTTGCTTTTGAGATCTCGAGCGAAGAGGAAATCCTTGATCATCACTGAGGAAATGGGAAGGTAAGGGTGAGTATTAAGATGATCTTCGACTAGTCCATACGCTGTCTCATCATCTTGGGGGATCTCGAAGTCATAAGATCTCAAGTAATGGTTGATTTCTTCCAATGGGATGGTCATGAAGGTATCGATCATGGGGCAAGATGACAGAAATTTAGACCAAACTGGCAACACTTGTTGCTAGTTTTTTATAATATAATAGCTCACTAGAATCCCTAGACATTCTAGCTTTTAGTTTTTAAATTAGATTAGATCGAGAATCCCTCGATCAAAGTGGGGGCCAATTTCTCTTTCCCATTTCCAACTCCTAACTGTCCGTACCTATTGCTCCCAAAGCTGAAGATTCGACCTCGAGAATCAGAAATCAAAGAATGAAAATAGCCAACTGAGATCTCAGTGATTGGGTCCGTACCAGGAACCTCGAGCCTAGTGGGTAAAATCAGATTATTTTCAACTCTGGGATTCTGAGTAGTACCAACATTATTCCCAAACCCGAAGACTTGACCTTGAGAGTTCAAGATCAAAGAATAGCCTCCACCGGCTGAGATAGCAATAATCAGACCGAGCCAAGGAGCCTCGATTAAAGTAGGGATTAGTCTTCGCTCCAAATCACCAAGTCCTAACTGACCATAAGCCCCATAGCCAAAGCTGAAAACTTGGCCCTCGGAATTCAAGATTAGAGAATGACTATTGCCAGCCGAGATAGCTACTGCCTTCCCGATGGGAGTCTTAATTAATCTAAGATAAGGTTGATCCTCAATATCTCCGAATGCTTTGGCATCCGGGGATTCTGGGTCCAAAGACCCAGAATTTCCGAGTCCCAATTGTCCTTCTTCATTGGATCCACAACTATAGACTTGACCTTGATCATCCAAGAACAAAGAATGAAACCCGCCGGCCGAGATAGCCACCATTTTGATTGTCTTGGTTTTCTCGATCAAAGTGGGGATATCTTGGTTATAAAGATCCATGAGGCCCAATTGCCCATGTTCATTGGATCCGCAGCTGAAAACTTGGCCTTGAGAGTTCAAGAAGAGCGAATGATGACTACCGGCTGAGATAGCCACCACTCTCTCGGATCTTAACGGATCTATGTCACTAAGCAAATCGTTATGGATCAAAGTGGGAGTTTGTCGATTAGCCCGATCTCCAAGGCCCAATTCTCCCAGACTATTCTGTCCAAAGCCCCAAACTTGACCCTTGTGGCCAACAACCAAAGAGTGATGCATTCCAGCTGAGATACTAGTTATTTCACACATGATTTCAGAACCTTTGATCAAAGTAGGTATAATAACAGCAGAAAGATCCCCAGTGCAAATTTGACCAAAGAAGTTAGATCCCATTCCCAGAAGTCGAACTCGAGAATCTAGGACCAATGGTTCTTTACCATGACATTCAATGAGAACCAGAGAATGATGACCACCAGCGGCGATATTAAGTTTTCGGTTGACGGCTCGATAAACAATCCCCAGTTGTCGATGAGAATAATTAGATAAATCTAATCGAGTCCTCTTTTGTGTCTCAAATCTTAATAACTCTATTATAATACCAGTGATTCCCAGGAGTTGATGGAATCTCCGAGAGATCATCCCAAAGGATCCCAGAGATAAACAGTCCAAATGGCTTCCGATTAATTTCAAGGTATCTTGGGGGAGTAAATCAAAAAGAGACATATCATGGTCCAGAAGATTTAGATAACTTAGAATTCGAATGATCTTATCCTTGTTGACCTTGAATAACCCGAGGGATCGAGCCAATCCTAATAACTCTTTCTCTGATCCCAGAATGATCGAGGAAGCCAAGGATTTCTGAATTATTCTTCCTTGGAGTCCATAAGCCGTCACAAAATCATTGAGATAGACTGAATGAATCGAATGATCGGGATGATCGAAAAGAAACTTCCAAACCAGATCGTAAGTAGCCTTGGCTTCTCGAGGAATTTCTAGTTGATGGTATTGACAATATTTATACATCTCATCTAAGGGAATAGTGAGAAAAGAGGACATCGAAATTTGAGGAGTGTCAATCATGATGACTAGAATTTTGGACTAACTGGCCATATTTATGGCCAGTTTTAAAAACTCTCATCACGGAGCCAAATTCTCGACCCTTCTGATCTACTAAAAATCAAGGAACTCAAATCGAAAATCTCTCGATCAAAGTGGGAATAGATCGATTTTTATTATCTCCAAGACCCAACTGTCCAGAAAGATTGGATCCGAAGCTAAAAACTTGGCCTTCTGAATTAGCGATTAGGGAATGACAGACCCCAGCCGAAATAGCCGCTATTCGCCCAATCCCGATATTCTTGATTATAGTCGGTTGATTTCGATTCTTTTCATCCCCGAGACCCAAATGGCCGCACATATTACCTCCAAAACTAAAGACTTGTCCATTAGAATTCAAGATCAGAGAATGTTCTCCACCGGCCGAAATACCGATAATGTCACCGATCCAAGGTGCCTCGATCAAAGTAGGAACTAATCTATATTTCGATTTTCTGTGACCTAGCCGACCTAATAACCCACTTCCAAAACTATAGACTTGGCCGTCACAATCTAAGATCAAAGAGTGATGACCTCCGGCTGAAATTGCGATGATATTGATAGCCGGGATCTCGATCAAGGTAAGGTCAAGTCGATCCTCACAATCCCCTAATCCCAATTGTCCGAATTCATTGTTTCCACAGCTGAAAACTTGACCCTGATCATCCAAGAACAGAGAATGACTCCCGCTAGCCGAGATAGCGACGATCTTTCTCGACTGAGTCTCCTTGATTAACATAGGAAGATTCTCGTCTTCGTTCTCCCCTAATCCTAACTGCCCACAATCATTGGCTCCAAAGCTAAAAACTTGGCCTTCTGAATTTAAAAGTAAGGAATGATAAGATCCGGCCGAAATGGTTATTATTTTCCCGAGCTCAGATGTTTCAATCAAAGTAGGAAGATTTTGATGTTCAATAGCCCCAGCCCCCAACTGCTCATATTCATTGGTTCCAAAGCTAAAAACTTGACCTCGAGTATTGAGTATTAATGAATGACTCATGCCAGCTGAAATAGCTGTTATGTCACCAATGAATTGGTCCTTGAGTGAGAGGCAGACAGACATCAATTCGTTATCATGATGACCAAGACCTAGTTGACCAGCATCATTAGCTCCAAAGCTGAAGATTTGTCCCTGAGAATTGAATATCAGAGAATAATAGCCATTAGATGAGAGATTATCATTCCGATTTTCAGCTTGATAAGTAATTTTCAGTTGTCGCTTGGTATAATGAGATAAATCTAGCCGAGTAAGATTTTGTACTTTGATTCTTAACATTTCAGTCAGCTCCCCAGTAAGATTGAAGAGTTGATGAAATCTTCGAGAGATCAGGCCAAAAGATCCCAAGGAATCACAGTCTAATTGCGATCCAATAATTATCAATACTTCCTTGGGAAGCAGATCGAAAAGCGACACATCGTGGTCCAAGAGTTGGAGGTGATCTAGGATTCGAATAATTTGGATCTTATCGACCTCAGGAAGTCCAAGTGATTGAGCCATAGAAAATAATTTCCTCTCTGAACTCAGAAGGATCAAGGAGACTAAGTATTTTTCTAGATTCTTCTCTTGTTGATGATAAGCCGTCACCAAATCATCGATATAGACTGAGGGAATTGGATAATCTGGATGACCGATAAGATATCGCCAAATTAGATCATAAGCAGCCCTGGGATCCTGAGGAATTATTGGTCGATAGGATCGCAGATATTCTTTGATTTCTTCGAAGAGAAGGGGGTTAATCATCAGATGAAAAGGCTGAAATTTTTGGATTAACTGGCAACATTTATTGCCAGTTTTTTAGATGTCTTCGAAGTCGGGATTAACCTCGAGAAAGTCATCCAAGTTTTAAAAAAACTAGGTCAGAGTCTGAAGTCCTTGATCAAAGTAGGGAATCGGTGTATCTTCTCATCACCGGTACCTAATTGACCAAAATGGTTGTAACCAAAGCCATAGACGTGGCCAGAAGAATCCATCACGAAAGAATGCTCTATCCCAGAGGCAATCATGATAATTGGATGATCCCCAGGAATCTCTAGAAGAAAGGGACTAACATTTTCATTATCCAAGACATCGTGAGGATTAATTATATCAGGACCCATCCCATAGACTTGGCCATCAGCATCCAAGAAAAGAGCGTGTTGGTTCCCGACCGACATAGTAATAATATTAGAAAGTCCGAGAATCGGGACGATGATAAGACCATAATCAGGTTCCTCAAGATCATAATTATCAAAATTCACTTGGAAGACTTTCCCCTCGGAAGACAAGAGAAGAGCTGCATAACTACCCGCGGCCACGACTACTACTGGCCCGATGGCTGAAGTGTCAAGCATAATAGGTGAAGGGAAGAGATCTTCATCTTCATTCTCTTCTATATTGTGACCTAAGAGGATAACTTGACCTCCTTCATTCAACAATAAAGAATAGAAACCACCAGCCGCAATTGTCTTGATAGATCCGAACTGAGATAAATCGATCAAAGTGGGAAGATCCATTTCCTTATTTATCCCCAGTTGCCCTCGATCATTAAGACCACAACCAAATAATTGGCCTTGATCATTGAGGAAAAGAGAGTGCTGGAACCCAGCGGCTATCTTGATCACATGACCCATTGGTTGAGTAATCAAAGTGGGAGTAAATTGGCGACGAGCCCCACTTAATCCCAATTCTCCATCATCATTGATGCCACAAGAGAAAACTTGACCTTGAGAGTTAAGAAAGAGAGAATGATAACTTCCGGCCGCGATGGCGACTATTGTTTCTAAGTTAGTGGGGTCAAGTTGGGTCGGCGTCAGTCTCTCTTGGTTTCCTTCCCCTAAACCCAACTGTCCCATTGAAGAATAACCGCAACTATAAGCTCGTCCTTGAGAATCAAGAAAGAGGCTATGTTCGGCTCCTCCGGCTAATTGGACCCGATGGTTTATTCGATGGCACAACAAAGCTAATTGATCCTTGGTATAATGAGAGACATTAAGACCAGTTTCTTCGGCTAATTTGATTTTCAACATTTCTTGGATCTCCCCAGTTTGACAGAGTTTCTGATAGAAAACTTGACTCAGTTGACACCAGAGACTCAAGGTCTGACAATCCAGCTGATAACCAATTAACTTCAGAGTATCATTAGGAAGTAAATCGAAGACTGACATATCGTTGTTGACGAGATCGAGGTAACTCAAAATTCGGATAATTCTGGCTTTATCCACCCTCGAAAGGTCTAATGAAGTAGCTAGAAATCGTAATTCCCTCTCCTGAGATAAGAGGATCGAAGAAGTTGTTCGTCTTTCGATAGTGATTTCCTGATGATTGTACGCTAGGATAAAATCCTCGAGATAGACCGAGGATTTAGCCGATTCAGGATGAGTCTGAAGATATTCCCAAGCCACTAGATATTCTTCATTCTCAGAAGCCGAGAGATGATGAAGAGCCAAGAATCTCTTAATTTCCTCGTGGGGAATGGTGAGGAACGAACTAGTTTGATTAGTGATCATGAAATCGGTTGGTTTATAGGGTTTTTTTTAGAGTTGATAATCAAATACGACGCTCCTCTATAAATTATGTTAACTACCGTCTATGTTCTCCGTTGCGAAGGCGACCATTATTATGTCGGGCGAACTGACCGATCAGTCGATGATCGATACCAGGAGCACTTAGCTGGTCGAGGTAGCAAATGGACTAAGAAACATCCACCGTTCGAAATTATTCAAATCATCCAATCAGCTGACCAGTTTGATGAGGACAAAGTCACCAAGCAATACATGCAGAAATATGGAATCGATAAAGTCAGAGGAGGTAGTTATAGTCAGCTAACTCTCCCACCTTCTAGTTTAGCTTCTTTGAAAAAGGAATTATGTAGCGCTTCGGACCAGTGTTTTCGGTGTGGTCAAATTGGTCATTATTCCAACAAATGCCCGAACAAAAAGGACGAGGAAGGCGAGGATTTCAGTTGCGGTAAATGTGGTAAAAAATATAAGACCGAAGGCGGATTAGCCCAGCACCAACCCAAATGCGAGGTCAATTGTCGACGTTGTGGTCGCAATACTCATAAGGCTAAGAAGTGTCGTGCCTTAACTCATCTTGATGGTCGACCATTGGCTAAGAAATGAGAGGATATCCTTGATTAATCAGTTGATGAGTTTTAAAAAAACTCATTGGTTAACCAATGAATCGATATAGATGATTATTCAACCTATAATGCATTGATTAATCAACGAATTTTTGGAATCACCATTCTCTATAAATGGGACGACTCAATGAATCCAGAACTCATTGATAAAACCAGTGAGTTTTTTAAAACCAAGATCTAACTTTCATCTTCAGACTCATCCTCGAGTGAGAAAAAACTTTCTAGGTAGAGAGTGGTAGAATTGCCCGAATAGAAGTCCGATTCAATAGAAAAAGGCACTAACTTATCGGCCGATAAGATGCGTCGAAGTTGTTTTAATCGAATAGTCGCTACTTCCTCATCATGGAAATGGTAGTCATCTTCATTCATAATTCCTCCTCCGACCAGGCAGTCATCTATATGATAACTCAAGACGATCCGATATTCTTGATGATTCATCAAGAAAGTGGTGAAGATGGCATATTTCTTTCCTTTCTCATCATCCAAGAGTCCATAAGTGAGATTCTTCAGACACTCTTCTCTTACTAAGGTATGATTGAACCAGACGATATTATTATGACCGATATTAACTTCTCCTTTGGCCCAGTAGTCCAAGGGGATTCCGTCTTCAATGACCCGGAAGGATTGAGGTAAAGCACCGTAATCATCGATCTCATAGTCAAGGTCGATGATCTTGCTTCCATCATAGATGGCCAGGCCACTATTACGATAACCGCTGAGGGCCTCAAAAACAATTAAGTCTCCTTTGACTAAGTCAGCTTGCTTGATTTCCTGTAAGTAAATCAGAGCCAAGTCGAAGTGATCTTGGGTAAGTTGATCATTATCCTCAAAATCAAATGAATCTCGAGGGATGAGATGATGACCACAGAAACGAGAACGAGGGAAGACAGAAGGCTGCATTTTAGCCCTGCTATTTCTGATTTTTTTATCCCTTTTTATTGAGATTAGATATCCTTGATTTCCTGGGGCTAGATAAGGACCATCATCCATCACATGATGGATGATTATAACATTCTCGGATTCGTCGATGAATCCAGTGAGTTTTAAAAACCTCATCGATTCTCAGATCTACCCCCAACTAGAACCCACCCTCGATATATAGAGTCGAATCTTTTCCGGAATACCACTTCGATTCAATCAAAAAGGGAACTAACTTATCAGCCAATAAAATTTCTCGAAGACGCTCCAATTTCCTGTCCTTTAAGTCCTCAGAAAAGAAGTGGTAATCATCCTTATCGATATCTCCATGTTCAAGACAACCTTCCAGGTGATTACTGAAGACAATCTGATATCCTCGATCATCAGCCGAGAAACTGGTAAAAATGGCGTACTTACCTCCCTCTTCGCTCAATCGAGCGTAAGTAAGATTCTCCAAGCATTGAACCCTCACTAAGCTGTGATCAAACCAGACGATACTATTATAACCAAGATTAACTTCTCCACCTATCCAGTAATCCAAGGGAACTCCCTCTTCGATGACACGAAATTTTAAAGGCAGAGCTCCATAATCACAGAGACTATAATTAAGTCCGATGATCTCCTCACCATCATAGATGGCAATTCCTTGGTTACGATAGCCACTAAGAGCCTCAAAGACAATTAGATCACCCTTGACCAGGTCAGCCCTATTTTCCTGGAGATAATTCAGGGCTCTTTCGAGATGATGGGGAGTTAATACTTCATCTGAAGCGATGATTAGATCCTGAGTGATAAGATGACTGCCACAAAAACGAGGGCGCGGAAAGACTGAAAGTTGCATTTTGATTTGAGGATTTCTTGTTGTATTATAATCCTTTTTGATTGAGGTTAAGTATCCTCGATTGCTTAGGGGAAAGATGAGAAATATTGTCCATGATGTCATGGATAATGGTGATGGAAGATCTCGATCAGGTCGGACGACCTGATGAGTTTTTTTTTGAGACCCACCTAGAAACATCATGTCTACCTTCCTCAATATTCCCCACGAGGAAATCAAGAGTTTCTTGCTCCTCTATGGGCTCAAAACTTCCCGAGATCCTCAAGAGGATTATCTCCAAGTCTGGAATTATATTCTTGACCACCCTAACCTTTACGTTCCTCCCGGGTCAATCAAGGATTTCATTCTAGCCTATAACCATCAAGGTGATTTAACGGCGCGCCACACCACTTCCTCGATCCTCCTCGCTTCTAACCAAGAGTTCTCGATTTTGACTCGATCCCTGGGACTTCCGGGCCTTGATAAGGAACAATTAATCCGAATTCTAAGTTATCTCAATCTTCTGGACAACGATAAGTCGGTCTTTGATGCGTTACCAAAAGAAACTCTGAAAGCCATCGGAATGAAGTTAGACTGTCAATCTCTAGGAACCTTCTGTCGGTTTTCCTCAAAATTCAATGATCTCTTTTGTGTCACTGCGCCCAAGGGCGCGCTGTCTTCGGAAATTTCCGAAGACAGGAGTGAGTTGACTGAGATGTTGAGAGCTAAATTACAAGAAACCACTCGGCTAGATTTATCTCAATTTACTCGAGAAGAATTGGGTCATCAGTGTCTGATGAATAAGATGAAAGGTAAGATTTTCCCGGGTGGGATTAGATCTCTTGTCTTGGATTCTCGAGGTCGGGTCGAACGATTCGAATTGGTCAGGAATGAGGGGTATTCTTTAGAATTACTAAAGACTTCGAAGGTCGGTCAAGTAGTTGCTATCAGCGATAGTGAACAGACTCTTCTCTTGAATTCTCAAGGTCAAGTCTTCGCCTTTGGAGATAATGCCTCAGGTCAAGCTGGTCTAGGGGAACAAGAGTATATCGAAGTCCCTACTTTGATCAAGAAACCAGATCTTGGTAAGATAATCGCTGTTTCGGCTGGTGGAATGCACTCTCTTTTCTTGAATTCTCAAGGCCAAGTTTTCAGCTGTGGTTATGGTGATCATGGTGAACTGGGGTTAGGTGATTTCGATTTTAGAAACATTCCCACTCTAATAGAGGATACTGGGTTTGGTAAGATAACGGCCATCTCAGCTGGATATGATTATTCGTTGATTCTAAATTCCCAAGGGCAAGTCTATGCTTTTGGTCGCAATAATCTTGGCCAATTAGGCCTTGGGGATGATGAAGCTAGAGAAGTCCCTACTTTAGTCGAGACACCGGGCTTCGAAAATATTGTGGCTATTGCGGCCGGTCAATCTTATTCGTTAGCCTTGGATTCTCAAGGGCAAGTATTCACCTTCGGTCATGAAGATTTTGCTTTTTTACCTCCCGAGGCTTATGAGACTCTCTTCATTCCTAAATTAGTCGAAAGCCAAATCATGGGCAAAATAGTGGCTATCTCGATTGGCTCAGGCTATTCCTTACTTCTTAATTCTCGGGGTCAAGTCTATAGTCTCAATGTCATATCTGTCTCAAGAGAAGCCCATGGGGGTAGATATACTGTTACCTTGGTTAACTCTCCTTGGAACCAACACATCGTGGCTACTTCAGTAGCCTATGATCATTCTCTCTTCTTGAATTCTCAAGGCCAAATATTCCTCATTAAAGATGAGGAACCAGGGTATATCGATTTTGAGAATCTATCCGAAGAAAAGAGTTTGGTCTTGGTCAAGGAGATAACTCTCTAGAGAACCCGGTGATTTTTAAAACCCTTATTAGAGATAACCATCAAGGATTAAAATTACTCATCAACTCATGAGTAATTGTTGGAAACAGAAAAATAAAATAAACCGAGGATCTTATCCTCATAGATAGGTACTGCCCAGTAGCCAGGAACAATCTATTTACCATTGGATCTATTTATCCTCAAGTTAACGAGAGAAATTTGGACTCAAGTGTTTTCTTATTTATCTAATATCTAATTCTTGAAGTTTCTCACATCAAACTGGGATAATCAACAAAGACCCAATACCATTCCGAACCCTTTATTTCCCAGAAAAAGACTAAAAGAAAAAGTTTTTTCTAATAGTAATTTCCTGATGACTGAGAGATATTTTTGGATTTATCTTTTTCTTCTCCAATGGGACAATTCGATAAATCCCAAGAGTCATTCAAAAAAACCAAAAGGATCGATCAGCCCTATAACCGGAAAAATATCTTTTCGTTTCGTCTTTTTGATCATAAATCGAGAAAGAAAAATAATATTTGGGTCGATTTTGAGACGATCGGTCATTCTTATCTATAACCGGGAAAAATAAATAAACTTTTCGTTTTTCTCATTCTCGCGGACCACAGAAATTTTTTCTTTTAAGATTTTTCTTGGAGATAAAGGATCGAGGATTATTCTATTTCTCGGTGTGGGTGAGAAAAGCATACTCGAGATATCCCGATGAAACTCGGGATATCTCGAGTAATCACGATTTTAGATAAGAAGGATCCGAGTTAATGAAAAGACCATAGGATGATTAATAAGTTCTCACTTGGCCAAAATAAATTATCTAACCCAAGACCAAAGAGTCATGATTAGTGAAGGGTTGATGGTGATTTCGGATCCCTATAGCATGATTATTATCAGTGGAATTTTGGTTGCTCTGTTAGGACTGATAAACTGGGGATTGACTCGAATGATAATGGAGTGTCAGGAAATAGTGAACGAAGGGATATTAGCGTGCTCCAGATTGGGGGTCGCGGTAATGATCAGTGGCCTCCTCATCTCTGGTATTGGGGTCATGATGGTGATCATCAGTCAATCTTCGAGATAGAGAGATTATGAACCACCTGAGTTATATAACTCTCTCGAGATTAGGGCTGACAAAATCAATAAAGGAGTAGCTCATAGATCTGGTGGGTTCTCATCAACTTTGATGAGTCCTATGAACTGAATGATCGTGCATCTCGAGATGCACGATAATAAAACTAGTGTTTCCTTGTCTAGCTCCTCCCATTTTTCCTCATCGGTAGATAGTGATTTTAGTGTTGATTAGGTCGAAGAAGACTGAGATCTTCATGATACATTATTTACCATCTTGATCCATATGTATTCTCTATAATTAGAGTCTATCTATCTTATATAGAAATATATTCTGGGGTTATAATTTAATCAGAGGAATCCTCTCCTCAATTGAGAAAATGGGTTGATGAGACCTAAGAGCCAAAGATTCGTCGGTCTCATAATTGCAATAATCATACCCAACAAGATAGCATCTACGTCCTATCGAAATAACGGAGACTAAATTTTTCAATTGATTATCAGACGATAGGATTTTTATGGCTCATATGTGCCACTTAGTTGACCATCAATCAACTTATGACCCCAGAATATGTTTCTATATAAGATAGATAGACTCTAACCATAGGAGATACGACATGGATTGGGTATATCATCTCTCAATCAAGAGATCTTTTCTTCTTGATTTGATAGAGAACAATCATAGGACTTGGGTGCTAAATACCGATCTATTCTACTATCATGGAGATAACTTGATAATAAGGTCGAGTTGATCAAGATCAACCAAAAGAAAATCATAATCGACTATCATCTCTATCTCACTCAGAAATCTAACCCGAAAAATAGGATTTCTTGATAATCATCTTATTGTTTCCTATTCATCCCGGACTTTGATGAGATAGTGATAACTAAACAATAAATCATCAAGGATTGATTGAAAAACTCACGACATCGGTCGTGAGTTTTGAAGATCTCTGATAGCAGATTCAAATCACCAATCCCTCAATCAAAGTGGGATTATCAACCCAAGAATCTTCGAGGGCCAATTGGCCATAATCATTATCACCGAAACCATAGACTTGCCCCTGAGAATTTAGATCCGCAGGATCTGGAGGAGTGACAACTATGTTATCACCCTCCAAGAGCAGAGAATGTTGGCCCACCGATATATCGACTATCTTGTGATTTTCCGGGACTTTGATGAGAAAAGGGGCTTCTTTGTCAGAAATCAGTTCACTGTCTTCATTATTGATCAAACCAAAAACTAACCCTTGAAAATCCAAGAATAGGGAATGGTGTAGCCCCGCAGCAATAGCTACTATTTTGTTCGGCATATCTATCAGAAATGGGTAATAATTATCCCTATCTTCCCCAAGACCCAAAGCTTCTCCGGTGATGATGACTAGACCCTTAGAAGTCAAAAATAAAGAATGTCCATCGCCCGCTGAAATAGCTATGATATCGGGCATTTTGATTAAAGTGGGAATATTCCGTTCTTTGACCCCGCCGAGTCCCAATTGGCCATAATCATTATCACCGAAACCATAGACTTGCCCCTGAGAATTTAAGATCATTGAGTGATTAGTGCCTGCTGAGATAGCTATGATCCGTCCGATCTCAGGAGCCTCGATCAAAACAGGATATCTCGCTTCTCTAATTTCTCCAAGACCTAATTCTCCACTTCTTCCATTTCCACAACTGAAAACTTGACTCTGAGTATCCAAAAATAAGGAGTGACCATATCCAGCCGAAATAGCCACGATCGATGAGGTTAAATTATCGATCAAAGTAGGAATCTTTCTTTTCTTTTTATCTCCCAGACCCAATTGATAATACTCATTAAGGCCACAACTGTAGACTTGACCCTGAGAAGTTAGGAATAAAGAATATACAGAACCAGCCGAAATAGCAGTTATCTCAGAAATAGACAAGATCGTAGGGCCATTGATATATTCTACATCCCCGAGCCCCAGTTGACCATATTCGTTATCACCAAAACTATAAACTTGCCCTTGGGAAGTCAGAGCCAAAGAGTGATATTGACCAGCCGAGATCCGAGATGGTTCTCTTCTTCGAAGGAGGAGACCCAATTCTTTCTTAGCATAATGAGTCAAATCAAGACCAGTTCGTTGGTGTAATTTGAATCGGACTAATTCTACTAACTCACCAGTCAGCCCCAAGAGTTGATGGAATCGTCGTGAAATTCGACTGAAGATACCTAGTGATGGAAGATCTAATCTCATTCCTAGGACCCTCAAGATATCGAGAGGTAACAAGTCAAAGACTGACATGTCATGGTCCAGACGATTGAGATAACCCAAGGTTCGAATGATTCGTTCTCTATTTACCCCAGGTAAGCCCAGGGATTCAGCTAATGGTGAAAGTTGTTGATCCGATCCTTGAAGGATCAAGGAAGCAGTCCATCTCTCATTCAAATTATTTAGTCGATGATAAGCCAGGGAGAAATCCTCGAGATAAGGGGAGACTAAATTACAATTAGGGTGAGTCAATAAATATCTCCAACTTTGACGATAAAGTTCCTTGGGATCATGTGAGATAATGGGTACCTCATGGTATTCCAGGAATTTCTTGATTTCTTCCAAGGGAATAGTCCTGAAGGGACTCGAGTTTACTGAATCGACGTCGATCTTGGAGGCAGGGTGCATCTTTCTGGGAGGAAAATCGCGAAATTAGTCATGAGTTTTTATAAAGGTGGTGACCTATAATCCCTAGAGAAGATAGTTGAAATTGTAGACCAGATGAAATTCATTAACCGTCGTTGATGGTTGTTGTTTACTTCCCCCATTTGGGCCCCTGGTTGATTACATAAATTATGGCCCTCAGGATTATCTAAAAGAAATCCTGACCAACTATCGTCCCTGTCTCATTCAGAGATCTAATTCGAATAATAGTTCATTGGGTTCCTCATGATTTATTCACCAAAATGACCATTTAATCATCAAGGAATGATCATAGAACAAACTCACGAAACAAGTCATGAGTTTTTGAGAGACTTATTATGTCGATAAACCCTCGATCAAAGCGGGGATATTTACATCAGCATATCCTCCGAGCCCCAATTGCCCACATTGATTATGACCGAAACTATAAATTCGATCATTAATATCACTAATCAATGAATGATTCCCACCAGCTGAAATTTCCCTTATCTTCTCGGGCGTTTTTATTAAAGTAGGTACTATCTTATTTCGGCAACCGCTGAGACCCAATTGCCCATATCGATTATGACCGAATCCAAAGATTTGACCCTTGGAATTGAGAAGTAAGGAATGATCATAACCGGCCGAAATAACTACCACTTTACCAATCCCCGGATTGGTGATCAAACAAGGATAATTTTGGTCATGATTATGACCGTGACCAAGTTGTCCACAGATATTAGATCCAAAGCTGAGAACCAACCCTTGGGAAGTCAAGAGCAAAAAATGTCGAAAACCAGCCGAGGTAGCGATTATTTTGTGATCTCCGTAATTCTCGATTAAGGTAGGGATAACTTTTGTCTTACGATCTCCAAGTCCCAGTTGCCCATAATCATTACTTCCAAAACTATAAACTTGTCCTTGGATATTCAAGAGCAATGAGTGATCGCCGCCGGCCGAGATAGCGATGATGTCAGAAATTCTGATTAAATTAGGGCCGTGTGGATCTTCGAAATCAACAAGGCCCAATTGCCCATGGCCATTGGCTCCACAACTATAAACTCGACCTTGAGAATTCAATAATAGAGAATGATTCCCTCCAGCCGAGATAGCTGTGATGTCGTCGGTCATCGCGGGAATCATGATCCAAATAGGAGTAGATTGATTTTTACCATTCCTAAATCCCAATTGCCCATATGTATTGGAACCGCAACCAAAAGCTTGGCCCTTAGCATTCAGAAATAAAGTATGGCGTCCACCAGCTGAAATGGCTATGATCTTTCTGATATCGGTGATGATAGGATTGGGAGTAGATATTGGTAAGTTATCATCTCGATCACCAAGACTGAGTTGCCCATATTCATCATCACCAAAACTATAAACTTGACCATGGGAATTCAAGACTAAGGAATGGGATTGACCAGTCGAGAGATTACCGACTTGATGATTTCTTCGACCCAATAATCCCAATTGTTTCTTGGTATAATGAGTCAGATCCAAGGGAACAGCATCCTGTAAGTGGATTCTAGCCATTTCCTTGAGTTCATCTGTCACTACGAAGAATTCATTAAATCGTCGAGAGATTCGACCAAAAGCCCCTAATGAAGTAAAGTCTAACTTGATCCCGATTAACCACAAAATATCCTTGGGAAGTAGATCAAAAACCGACATATCTTGGTCCAGGAGATTGAGATATCCTAAAATCCTAATAATTCTTTCTTTGCTGGGATAGAGAAGGCCCAAGGATCTAGAGAGTTCGGATAAGTTGAAATCTGAACTATGAAGAATCGAGGAAGCTGAATATTTCTTGGTTATCTTATTTCGAAGATCATAAGTAGTGATATAGTCACTGATGTGGACTGAGGGAAAAAAATAACCGGCATCCGAAAGAATAGGCCGACCCAGAACAATATATTCCAGTATGTATTGCCAAACCAGGCGATATTTCATCTCTGATTTCTCTGGTTCCTTATAGCCAGCAGGGATGGCTTGCTTATATTGTCTCATGAATTTATTAATCTCTTCTAGCGGAATGGTCAGGAAAGTGGGTGGAATTTGGAGTTCGTCATAGCCCAAGAGGGACTTGATTTTTCTCAATGTAAGGTCCAGGTAATTGAGCATGGATTTTTGGATAGACTGGCAATATGTATTGCCAGTTTTTTCGGTATCTACGATATGAAAGTTGGGAGTCAAGAAATTATTAAGATCGAGGTGATCAACCAATACCACCAAGTCGATAATGGTTTATTCGATAAACCATTCCAGTCATTCTGACTTTCAGCACCTAGGCTCTAAAAGAGCCCGAAGGAGGGACAACTATGTTGTCTCCCTTTGAGACCTATCAAAACAACAAAGACTTAATGGGCAAATCATCAATCATGTCGAGTGATTTTGGGAGCACGTAGCCCAATCATCTTATATCATCGATCGAAAGAGACTCTTCGGTGATATTATGGCCTCTCGGGATATATTTTTCTAACCGACTTGACCTAGTCTATGAAATAAATTATGTATCGGATGACATATGAATCACCAATGAGTCTATTTTTCTTGATCGATGGATCACTAGCACCCAAGGGCTGAATCATCGATTATTCATCCAATTAAATAATGAGTCTAATTATCTAATCACTAGGAGCCGATATTACCAATAGGATTGATTTTTTCTCATCGTCCGATGGAATATTCTAACTTTCAGTCATTAGATCCTGCAGATCCAGAGGGATATAGCTGTGCTATATCCCTCTAGGTCCCATTAAATCTCCTTTCGATTGAGGAAGAATAAATTAGCCCTTCGGTGATATTATGGCCTCTCGATACATAATTTATTTCATAGATTGGGTCAGCCAGTTAGAAAAATATTTCCCGAAGGGTGATGATGTCACCGAGGGGCCGATTTATTCTTCCTCAATCAAAGGGAGATTTATTGGGATATAGAAGCCAGAGGATCGAAATTATTCGATTCTCTATTATTTCATTTCTTTCAGTATGTTTGTTAGGACGTAAGAGCCAAAAGAATCAAGGAGATCTTATCTAATTATCATCTTAGGGACGAACCTGTCTTATCGACTAGTAAGAGCCGAGTTTTTTGATCCCTCGGATCATCATAATATCTCTCGTTCTCAACTCCCTAAATTCGGGATCAAAGTAGGGCTATATCTATTTCGAATATCCCCCAGCCCTAATTGCCCATTTTCATTGATTCCAAAGCCAAAAATCTGACCTTTGGTGTTGATTATTAAGGAGTGATGATCACCAGCCGAAATAGCTACGATTTTACCGATCAGCGGGGACTTGATCAAAACTGGAGTATTGATACATTTCGCAACAAGTGATGAATCTTGATAATCTTTCCCTAATTCTCCATTACCATTAGATCCAAAGGCGAAGACTTGTCCTTGAGAATTCAAGATTAAGGAATGAAAATAACCAGCCGAAATAGCTATGATCCGTCCCAGCTCAGGATACTCGAGAAGAGTAGGGATTTCTCGATCTTCTTTATTTCCCAGACCCAATTGCCCATTATCACTTCTCCCAAAAGAGAAGACCTGACCTTGAGAATTCAAAAACAAAGAATGAAATCCATTGGCCGCAATGGCCACTACCCTCCCGAGATCGGATGTTATAATTCGAGTGGGCAACAAATTACATTGATCACTTGAGATTATCTGACCGAAGTGGAAGACATGACCTTCAGAATTCAAAAGGAGAGAATAGAAACTTCCGGCCGCAATAGCCACGATTCGGCCGAGATCGGGAGCTTCTATCAAAGTCGGAGTCAATTGCTCATCCTCAGTCTCAAGACCTAGATTGCCATATTCATTGTTACCAAAAGAGAAAACTTGACCTTCAGAATTCAAAAGCAAAGAGAACCAAGAGCCAGTCGCAATAGCCAATATTCTCCCTATTTCTGAGGCTTCAATCTGAGTTGGAACCTTTCTAGATTCATTGTCTCCCAGACCTAACTGACCCACTCTATTATCACCCAGAGAAAAAACCTGGCCCTCAGAATTCAAGAAAAGACAGTGATAGTATGAGGCGATGGCTATGATCTGACCAATTTTCGGAGTCGGGATTATACCGTTAATCCCTCGCTCTAAACCTAACCCGGCCCGAATTAAATCATCATCCCCCAGAAGGAAAGCTTGTCCTTGGTTGTTCAGGATATAAGAATAACCATTATCAGCCAAGAGAACTGTTTTCTCATTGGTCACTCGATAAAGTAGCCCCAGTTCCTCACGAGAATAAGAGGCTGTCTCTAGCTTGGTTATCTCTGATAGTTGGATTTTCAATATCCCCATTAAATCAAGGGAAGAATAAACAAATCGACTAACCTGACCGAATGAAACTAAGAATCTCCCATCTAAGTACAGACCGATGAGATCGATGGTTTCTCGAGGTAAAAGAACGAAGGGGTTAGGATCAGCAATCATCTTTTCGAACCAAACTTATGATAATTATCGTAAGTTTTTAATAGTGGATATGTCCTTGTTAAGTCAAGGCACTTTGACTTTTTAGTGTCATCATCAATCAGATCACTAATCCACTGATCAAAGTAGGAGTATATTTATCATTTTCATCACCCAATCCTAGTCGGCCATATTCTCCCTTTGGCAAAGCTGAAAATTTGACCTTGAGTATCACTAATCAAGGAATGTTGAGTTCCGGTTGAATGATGATACCTTTGTCTATGATTCATAATCTTCTCTTATCTCAGGATTCCAGGACGAGCAATCCAACAAATATCCGATGATCATCGGATATCTTCAACCAAATGATCTCTATCATCCGCTCCGCCGATTCGGTCAGCAAAGCTGACCTCATCTAATTCCTTGATAAACTAGATAAATTATAGTCCTCAGGATTTCTTCTAATAGTAAGATCAAGTCGATCAAGATCATCCAAAAGAAAACGCGGATCAGTTGATCAACTATCATTCTTATCTCATCCAGAGATCTAACTCGGAGAAATGGTATTTTTCTGATAATAATATTTCTTGGTTGATGACTCTAAGTTCTGATTGGACTTCGATGAGATAGAGATGAACTCATCAATCATAAATCACTGACAATAAGATAAACTCACGACTTATCTCGTGAGTTTTTGAGAGAATCTATTTATTAGATGACAAGTCCCTCGATCAAAGTAGGGACCGGCTTCTCCTCGACTTCCTCGCCTATTCCCAACTGGCCAGAATTACCCTGTCCGAAGCTGAAAACCTGACCTTGATCATTAGCGATCAAAGAGAAATCATCACCAGCTGAAATCATGACTATTTGGCCGAGATCAGGATGATCGACCAGGGTGGGGATCTTCACGTCTTCGAGACTCGAAAATCCTAGCTGGCCATATTCACCTTGTCCAAAGCTAAAAACTTGACCTGATTCATTCAAGATCAGAGAATGACTCGAACCAGCCGAGATAGCAACGATTGAACTAATTGTTGAAGTATAGATCAAATCCGGATGGCCTCGGTTTCTAAGATCCCCCAGACCTAATTGCCCGCTGCCATTACCACCAAAACTAAAGACTTGGCCTTGAGAGTTCAAGAGAAGAGCATGATAATGACCAGCCGAAATAGCCACTATATGACCGAGCTCCGGATCCTCGATCAAAGTGGGAATAGTTTTGTTACCAGTATGCCCCAATCCCAATCGACCATACTGATTGTTTCCAAAACTAAAAACTTGACCTTGAGAGTTTAAGAGCAGAGAGAAATTAATGCCGGCCGAAATAGCCGTCATCTGGCCAGTATACGGAGCCTCAATCAAAATAGGTCGATCAGCTTTGCTTCCGAAGGGACCAAGTCCCAGAATCCCAAAATCATTGGAACCAAAACTAAAAACTTGACCTTGTTCATTCAAGAGGAGACTGTGTTTCTGACCGGCCGTGATGGCGATGATTTTTCCAGTCCTTGAATTGTCGATCAAATTAATCCCTTCTCTCCCTAGTTTATCCCCTAGACCCAATTCTCCATCATCATTGATACCAAACGAGAAGACTTGGCCTTGGGAATTAAGGACCAAGGAGAATAAACTCCCGGCCACCACTGATATCACATGACCAAGGATTGGATTCTCGAGTAAAGTAGGGGTTAGAACTTCTGCATTAAATTTCGAGCCTAATTGCCCATAACTATTACCTCCGAAGCCCCAAACTCGACCCTGAGAGTCGATAAACAGGGAATGATTATCCCCGGTGGCCAATAATTTATTCCTTTGGCGAACTTGACAGAAAAATCCTAGTTCTTCCTTAGTATAATGAGCCAAATTTAGTCGGGTCGTCTTTTGTAACTTGATTCTTCATTAAGTTCTCTAAATCCCCGGTCTTACATAAGAGTTGGTTGACTTGGGAAGAAATTCGACACAAGAGACCCAGAGAGTGGCAGTCCATCTCGAGTCCCAAAGTCCAAAGAACATCACGAGGTAACCGATCGAAAAACGAGGTATCATTGTCGAGGAGGTTGAGGTAGCCCAAAATTCTGATAATTCGTTCTTTGTCTACCTCGAGTAAACCAAGAGATTGAGACAAATCAACCAGACTTTCTTCTGAGGAAGTCAGAAGATCAGAAGTTTTGTGAATTGTTAGCTGATCACCTTGATGGTTATATGCCAGGATAAAATCCTCGAGGTAGATCGAGGGTAAATAGAATTTGGGATGATCAAGAATGTAATTCCAAACGATGAGATAATTTTCCTCATGATCTTCGGAGATAGGTAAATCATAGTATAATAAGAATTTCTTGATTTCCTCGTAAGGAATAGTCAAGAAGGTGGACATGGTTTTGATTCGCCAAAAAAAAATAAGACTCAGAGGTCAAGATGATCCAAACAACCACCGAGATCTCCATCTCCTAAGTCCTAGATCACTAACTTCATCGATATCCAATAATTATTGGATATCCTTTCTCTCATCAATCGAGAAGATCTCATGATTCTCTCCCTTCCCTTGATAAATCAGATGATCATTCACCTCGAGAGTTTTATATATTCTCAAGATTCTTCCAGTCTCAACATTTATAGGCAATCAGGTAATATCATCACCAACTCAATCTCTCACACCATCCAAGGAGTTACTATTCGAGACCCAGGAAAATTAGGGTTCTCTATTCTCAAATCATCACCTTGGTCCCAAGGTAGGGCCATGTCTGAGAATATTTCACTATCCGAGGAGAATTCTTTGCTTTCCAAGAGAAAGTCAGAATTCTGGGGAAAAGCAACGGTTTTCTCAGGTTCAAAGATCCCTGAATATAATAATTCAGTCGGCCGATAATCTGGGTGCACGTTGAAGGCATAAGTTCGGGCCAGAAAACAACTCAAGAAAAAACTAAACTCGACCTTCACTTGGGGTTGGTTAACGATCAGATTCCAGGCCTCGAGGTAATTCTTATATTTGTCGATCGATACTTTGATTTGATGGGCTCTTAGGAAGAGGATGATCTCCTGATGGGAAATATAGAAGTCCATGGTTTTGGATAGTCTCACTTAATCAAGGAGACATTAAAAAAAACCATCGAACTATCGAGACACCTGACCGTCAGGTGTCTTGGTCAATAAGATGCTCGAGTTTTTTTTTAGATAGATCCTAGATTATCAGATCTCTTATCAAGGTAGGAGTAAGGACATTATATTTGTCTTCATCTCCCGAATATTCATTACTGCTTTCATCATCATCACTATCATCTTTATCCTCATGCTTACCCAATCCCAATTGGCCAAGTTCATTATTACCAAAACTAAAGACTTGCCCTTGTTGGTTCATGATAAGATTGTGGGATTCTCCAGATGAGATAGCCACGATTCTTCCTATCTCAGGATGATCGATGAGTTTAGGACTTCTTACCACCCGAAGAGAACCCAAACCTATTTGTCCGCAAACATTATTACCAAAACCGAAGACCTGACCTTGGGAATTCAAGACCAAAGAGTGAGAAGATCCAGCTGAGATAGCCACGATAACTCCGATAACCGAAGATTCAATCAAAGTGGGAGTCGATTGAGGATTCAGATGGCCGAGCCCCAACTGACCGACATTATTGGCTCCGAAGCTGAAAACTTGACCCTGAAAGTTCAAGATCAAGGAATGTTCTCCTCCAGCCGAAACGGCTATCATAGTCCCCAATCCTTGAGTATCAATTAGAGTGGGTATTCGAAGATATTCCTTATGCCGGGAGCTGAGGTATTCAGATCTCGTCATTCTCTTATTATTATGCATATAATTACCACAGCCGAAGACTTGACCATTAACATTCAGGAAAAGAGAGTGAAAGGTGCCAGCCGAAACAGCCATTATTTCGCTCATCTCAGAATCATCGATCATCGTAGGGATTGAAATTATTTCTTCGGTCTCACCCAACCCAAGTTGACCATAATCATTGACCCCAAAGCTACATACTTGTCCCTGAGTATTCAAGATTAAAGAAAAGTTCTCACCGGCTGAGATCTCCTTGATTTGATTAAAGTTGAACTCACCCAACGGGCGGCTATCATCGGTGCCAGCAATGAAAACCTGATCGTGAGTATTAAAAAAGAGGGAATGATTATAACCAGCTGAGATAGCTAGGGTTTGACCAAGGAAAGAGTCATTGAGTAAAGTAGGAAAATAGAGATCTTCATTATAGTCCAACCCCAACTGACTATCATTATTATCTCCAAAAACATAGACTTGCCCCGAGGATTGAGGGCCAAAGAAAAGCCAGCCCCAGCCGCAATCCTGGCTTTTTTCTTCTTGATTCGATAGAAAAGACCCAGTTCTTCTTTAGTGAAATGAGTCAGGTCCATCTGGGTCCTTCCCTGAAGTTTAAGTCGGAGCATCTTAGTTAATTCTTCGGTCTGACCAAAGAGCTGATATAACCGCAGAGAACTTTGGGTGAAATGAATCAAAGATCGACAGCCCAGTTTGATCCCAATGAACCAAAGGAGATCTTGGGGTAACTCATCAAGATTGTTAGATAAGAGACTATTAGTCGATGAAGTTGACATATTTAGTTCCATTTTATATTAATGGGATCAGAAATTCCTCTTTCCTTGGTTGATCAATGACCGATAGATATCGGTCATCGTTGTGATAATGTCTTTATGATGAGACAGTCTATCCCGAGATAGTTGTGTAAATTGAGAGTGACTTAACATTATTAGTCGTGAAATTGTATTTTATATTACCCCTCATGATCTCTAGAATTCTGCCTATCTATAAGAGAAAGAATTGAATTAGCCAATCGATATAATCAGAGAGCACTTTGATGAGAGGAGCAGTTAGTTTTACGGATCAGGCGATCGCCTGATCCTCTAACTTGTGAGCAAAGCTCACAAGTTTTAAAAAACCATTACATTTCCTCAATCCCTCAGACATTCTCCCTAGTTGGCTTGACCACCACGTAGGTCCCATCAGCGAACTTCCTCACAATTCCCAAATCGACCCCATTTTCCTTAGTCAAGAGCCCATTTTCATATTCTTGGATGGCGATAGTCACCGGGTCGAGCATCATGACAGCTTCTGAGAGATCATCATAATAGTATTTCATTAGTCTCTGATGTTCCTCTTTCTCCTCAGGACTGGCTGATTCTTGATCTATCTCCGGAGGGAGAGTCAGGTCAGGCAAATTATCTGTCACCTCGACCAAGGGTCGGGCATTATTGGCTAATTGGTTAGCTCGCGTCCCAATTATTCTAGCCTTTTCATACTTGGTTAATTTAAGGTGAGGCTCGGCCAGAGGGACCGGCTGAGTAATATCATAGTTAATAGCCGTGTCAGTTACCTCGGGAGTCTTCTTCATCACCGGAGGCCGAGCCAGTAATTCTTCCTGCTCTAAGGCCTCGGAGTTAGCCGCTAGATTACGCTTGACTAATTCATTAACATCCTCGGGCACCCAGCCCCGTTCAATGTTCAGTTCATAGGCTAGACTCTTAATATCGATGAAGGACGAGAAGTTCTGTTTTCCTGGGGTGTTGATGCTGACCATTTCCCCGATATCATAACCAGCGTTATAGATAGGTGAGAACATGGTCCCTACCGTGTTCCGGACCGAACCGTCATAACCAATCACTACATTCTCAAAGGCTTTCATCATTCGTCGTTGCATGTCTCCCGTCTCCGAGGTTCGAAGAGCGGTATCCAGGAGATTCTCTCGCCCACCGGCCTGGATATAGAAGAGAGATTCAGGTGAAAGACCAGTGGCATAGGAAGTCGGGACGAAACCATGGGCAATGGGATGATTATCATCTTCATCAAAAGTAGGAAGGATTCGGCGGCCCTTAGTCAAGGTAGCTCGGAGTCGATCACCTCGATAATTTTGTTGACCGACTGAGCCCATCATTTGTCCGATGTTGGCTAGGCCTCCCTTGGTTCCGGCTCCTTGGTCAGTCATGACTCCAATGGCATTGTCGCCCGAGAGAACTTCCTTGGCTAACCGGAGACCGATTTCTTGGGCTCGATTGACCAAGTTATTGATCTGTTTGCGGCGGAGTTTCTCCTCGACCACGTCTTCGACTTTACCACCCAGGGCCTCCATCTGGATGTAGATCTTAGCTAATTCTTCACTGAGGATCTTCTCATTCTTGTCATACTCTTCTTCTTTCTTTTCATCATAGCCAAGATTAAGGATATCTAACATCCCTACTGAGAAACCCCGTTCGACTAGCCACTTATTGATAACATAGGGAGCATCAGTGAAGAAGTCGGCCGTTCGATAAGGACCGTGGCGTTTGTAAATATCTTGCTCCAATGATCGGGTGGTAGGACCCACATGGGCCTTCTTGATTTTGCCCGAAAGTAGGACTCCCTCGATGATCAAAAGTCCCTTCTGAAAATAGAAGAAATCGGCCGGGAGGAGGGCACTAAAAAGAGCCGCCCCGGATCGTGGATGAACTCCGTACTTAGCCAGTCGTTGATAAAGTCCTTCAACTTCTTCTTGGTTGGTGATGAGTGACAACAGCTCAGCGAAGAGATCATCCTCTAATCTAGTTCGAGGATCTGAGAGGAGAAAAGCTCCAGTGTTACTGTTCATCACTAGCCCCATGATTAGTCGATTCTGTTCGGCCGAAGGCATACTGTTGATGACATTAGAGAGAATTTCTAGTTCAGCTTCAACCTCATTGTCTTGAGGGATCCAAACGTTATTCTCATCACCGTCAAAGTCACAATTCATCGGAGTAGTATAGGACAAGTGAAGGCCAATGGTATTTTCATCACCTAGAACGGCATGATAGGCCATCATCGACTGACTATGCAAGGTCGGCTGGCGATTGTCGGCCACTCGATCTCCAGTCATGAAGGGGCGCTCGATCTTGTCCCCGATTTCTAGGAAAATCTTGTTTTTGTCTCGATAATATTTTCGATAACCTGAAGCTCGAGGGATTAAGTGAGTCACTCGGCCCGTTTGAACCAATTTCTCCATTACCTCCCGATTGAAGTCAGTGATCTTGGTTTTCTTGATGTGAGTCTGAGTCCAAACCCGAGGGGTCCTAATTTGCCCAAAACGAAGAGGGGAAGCTGGCCCAACCACGGTCCGGCCATTGTAGTCGCCTCGTTTACCCATCAAGAGGCCGCGCATCAAGGAATCTTTGCCTTGGATTCGGGGGATGATGGCCAGAAAAGGCGAGCCGGCAATGTTCTTGCTATCAGTCTTGAACATCAGCTGTCGAAGTAATCGATACAAATCCGAGCGTGACCGACCAGCTTTACCCGTGTTGGACTCGAGAACCTTGACCATATTGAAAATATCCTTGAAGTGCTCAGTCAAATGATCATGACTGAGGATTCCCTTCTGATAGATTGGTGGCCGAGCACTGACGGGTGGAACGAGGACCGCTTTGAGGATCTTATTTCGCGGATGATTACCAGGGAGAAACCCCAGTTCTTTGAGAGTGTTTTCACTAACCAAATCCAAAATCCCGAGCAGCAAATTAAACCTGAGATTTCGATGAGTGTTAGGAAAGATAAAGCCATATTCTTTCAAGGATTCCGGCGGAAGCTCGTCTAAGATCTTTAAAATAACCGAGGATGGTTTCTTCTTGTAAGTCTCGATCGAAAGACCCAGATTTTCAAGAGCTTCTTCTGGTAAGGCTCCTAGGTGTTCGAGGATGATTTTATAATTAATCTGTCGAGGCGTCAACTCGGCCTTCAGGGCTTCAGGACCCGAAGGAGACATAGCTGCGCTATGTCCCTTCAGATCCCCAGAAATCAGAAGAGTTTGAAGTTGACTAGGATTGGCTTCATCCAAGATCGATAAGACAGCTTCCTCCGGGAGATTTCGATGATAAGTCCCGAAACCCATCAGAAATAAGTCCTTGATTGAAATATTATTCAGGATATCCAAGACATTCTCAACGGGCATGAAGTGGACCGGGGCATTTTCTTTGGGTTTAGTTGATTCACCCTTGGGCTTCTTGCCTTTAACTGGGGCCTCTTGATAAGTTATTTCTCCCTTCTCCTTGAGATCAGTAGTAATGAAAATAGGATTCTTTCGACAAGGAGTAATCGGACCCCCTGACTCTTCAGTCATCGGACGGAGACACTTGAGTTTCTTGGCGTATTCCTCCATGGCAGAGAGCCGTTGATCATACTTCATTTGCAACATTCCTCGCTTCCGCATAATGTCCTCAGGAATCAAGAGACCACCACAACTATTACAAACACAAGTCAGAACTGAGATTACCTCCCTGATATAAGCTGGATTATAGACCGGATGTTTCTCAAAGATGATAATTCCAAAATGGCCGGGACAATCAATCTGCGAACAATACTGACATAGTCGGTTCAAACTGACCACTCCCATTCGCTCATCATTGACTGATCCAGGACCCGAATCTTTGTTATTAGATATCCTGATCACCCCAACTTTGAGCATTTCCTCATATGAGTAGAGAGAAATGAGCGATCCGACAATGGTAAAGGCTGGTAACCCCGATTCGATCTCTTCTCTCTGGTTAGTCAATTCCTCTTGCAACTTTTTAGGAATTAAATTCGGGGAAGTAGGGCGCTGGGATCGGGCAAGCTGCATGTTAATGATATTTGAGGCTTCTATTATAAATAATAATGCCAATTTTAAAGTTCCCCGTCTAGCGCGGGCAAATTCGGGATTCCTTGGACTTCATGGTCTAGAGAGATATAGCACAGCTATATCTCTCTAGACCATGAAGATAATCTATTCCAATTCCCTGACTAACACTGAGGAAAATCAGAGAATCGGGATATATCAAATAATTCAACCGACAGCCTTAAATAGGTAAAAGTTGGTTCCTTGAAAAAAAGAAATTACCCGAAATGCTTACTTATCTAGCTCCTCCAACTACCTCTTTCCTCTCGGCCACGGCCTCCCCCTCGACTGTGGTCTCCCCCTCGACCTCCTTCTCATCGGTCTCCTTCCCATCGTATGGACTTGGTAGCAATAATTTTGACCTTGATACTCTTGGTGAGGAATCCGAACCCCTCAATTTCGAGGGGTTCGAGCTCTCTCGGCCGGAAGGGTCGATAGTCGAAATCAATGAGAAAATCTTGAAGAAAATAGCTCAAGAAGTTCACAATGAAGCCCACCTTTCAGCTTACTTGAAGAGTGGGACTATTTTTCGAGTCACTGAGACTCTAATTGGTCGAGGTTCTTATGGGAAAGTCTTCAAAGCCCAAGATGAAAATAATCGGACCATCGCTGTTAAGTGCTGTCCCCTTAGTAGTAAGGGGATTCCGGGGATCCTGGAATGTAGTATTATGAGTACTCTGATTCACCCCCATCTCAATCGAGCTCTGAAGATCAGAGCTTCTCTTCAGACTTCTAAATTATATATTTTTCAAGAACTAGCGGTCAGTGATTTCTCTCAATACATCAGGAAAAATAAGGATCATTACCAACCCAATAATGAAGAGCTCAAAAATTGGACTTTTTCCCTGTGTAGCGCTGTCCAAGCCCTTCATGAGAATCAGATTATTCACGGTGACATCAAGATTAGCAATATTCTGCTCTATCATGACGGATCAATTCGACTGACTGATTTTACCCTGGCGACCAAGCAATGGAAGAAGACTGATACCTTCCAACATATGGTCGGGACCTATCCCTTCCGACCTTTAGAATGTTTTCTCAATAAGAATTGGGATAAATCTCTCGACATCTGGTCCTTAGGATGTACTTTGTATGGGATAGCCTATGGTGAACCCCTTTTCCCTTGTCAGACTGCTGCCTCGACGACCATTGATGTTCCTAGGAAAGAGATGAAATTGCGGCTCTTCAAGCGTTACATTAATGCTATTCTTCATTGGCATCTTCTCTATCCTGATTCTCAGTCTCAATTGGACTTGCCGCGAAAATTCAATATAACTTATCTCCCACCTAAGATAGTGGTAGCCTTCCAACAATCTCATCAGCCTGAACTCAAGCATCTCCTCCTTTCGATACTGAAAGTTGATCCTAAGAGTCGGCCTTCGATTGAGAGGATCATTGCTCATCCATATTTCTTTGGGAAATCCCTCCCTAGTTACCTAATGATCACCAAGGATCGAAATCCCTCAATTAATAAGGAAGATCGGGCTCGAGTGGCCAAGGGAATTAAACATTATCTAACCGATGATGAAATGGTTGAGGTAGCTCTAAAAATTTACACTCAATCTCAAGAATTAAAGAAGATCAATGAGAAGACCAAAATTATGGCTTGTATCTTACTAACTCTGAAACTCTTCAACAAGAGCCACTCGGGGTTTGTTTCGATCTCAGATGAAATCGCTAGAGCTGAGATCGAGATAAGTAATTATTTATCCTTTCGACTCCATGAGTAGAAAACCCGGGCGGGTTTCCCAAGCTGTACCAGCGATGCTGGTACAGCCTAGAAAACACATCATAAGTTAGTATAACTTATGATGTTGATCGTGTGCTACGATGCTATTGATTAACTGAGTGAAGATTATATTTCCTCACATAGGCCAAGAAATGGTTAGCTGAGAAATCCCCAAAGTTCATATTGAAGTAGACTAACTGACCTACCTGACAAAAGATATCTTGATTGGGCATCACGGGCAGGGGATACATCGGGGCTACATCACTCAAGTTGACTACTCGAAAACTAGTCTTAACTAGTTGCTCAAACTTCTCAGCTCCTAGCGGGTTGAAGAGAGCAGGAGCCGCAAAAGAATAGATGATCGGCTGAGCTTGAGCTAGATCTAGAGCGGCTAGTTGGGCGAGAGCCCCGCCTAGAGAATGGCCTGTGATGACTAGCTGGGGTCGGTTCGGGAGGTAGCGCTCAAGGATAGTCAATAAATCAGACCTAATTTTCTTGTAGAGATGATAGACGCCTCCGTAGCACTTAAGTCCCGGGAGATAATTGGTAAGACATTTAGCTTCTTTTTGTTCATAGAAGAGGTCTAACTCGGCCTCACAAAAGTTAGTCGTCCCAGCCATAACTAGGTAGACTAAATTTTTCTTTCGATGATAGAAGACACAGAGAATCGGGGAAGGCTCGATGGCCGGTGAGGAACAGACTTCAGCCGAGATAACCGTCCCCTCAAGATAAACCGGGACTCTTAGTTCTTTACCAGCAAAAAAACTCCCGGAGACCATCAAGGATAATTGCAGGGCGACTCGAGCATCCTCCTCGGTATACTCAGTCTTGAAAATTCCTGAGTGCTGATCAATCAGATCCCAAGTGAAGAAGAGACTCTCAGTTTGAGCGGCCGAGATCAAATTACTGACGGTGAAGACTTCAAGACAAAAGTCCTTGAGGTATTGCATCGGTCGGAGGGATTTTAAGAGCTCTCGGAATTTTATGACTAACTAACCAATGATTCTTATTCAGACTTTTAGATTTCTCGAGTTGATCAATGACTAGGTGACTTATTAGTTTTTTAAAAAGCCACTTTGTCATCGATATACGAGTTAACTCGTATATCGTAATACTTATTAAATTTTTCCTTGAATTCCTTGAGGAAACTGAATCTTAATAGCCTCAATGTTGGGTTTAGAATTTCTTTTCACGATCCCCGGATATCCAGGGTTCTCATCGTGTTCCTGAAAAGATGGAATCGATAGATGTTCAGCATAGCACTTACGAACCAGATATCGCAAGTGAGTCTTGGCATCCCAGTCACTTCGCCAATCTTTATGAGCATTCAAGGATCGCGCGTGAGGATTCCAAGCATCATAATTAATCACAGGCTTGTTGTTTAGTTTCGAATCACATCTTCATGTAACCTATATGAACGAAATTGCTATTGTAGCCCAAGAGTTCCCCATGATCAATATAACCTTGGACTTCTAAAATATAACCCATATTATGTTTTGAAATAAAATATTTTTGGGAGTCATTTCATTCATTGATCATAGCTACAAGGGATGATTTGTTCCTTGTTATCATTGGCAAATCAAGGGATAACAAAATCGTCGTATATCATTGATGAGATGATGATATTATCCTTGACTTGTCAATGACATTTATTAGTTTTTAAAAACTCTCGACCTTCTCTCACTTAGGTCCCGACTTCCCCAAGGGAACCAAAGGAGGATTCTTATTATTCTTCATCTCTCGGACTAGCCCGTATAAACTGCGACCATTTTCTTTTCTAATGAAATTCCAGATGATTGATCCAATTACCTCAGGAAATGTCATGCATCTTCCCTTCCGAGAAAAGTTATTACCTTTATTGATACTCTCCCGCGCCTTGGTACGGGAAGTGGTGATAATCATCTTAGCTCGAGCTGAAAGTTCCAAAGTCTCGATATCCTTGCGAACATTCTTACTTTCTAATTCTTGGAGCCAACCGATCAGATCATCGCGATCCTTCTTGAATTGAGTAATGATTTTCAAGGCTTCCTCTTGAGATGAAGGAGGGGAGGCCATAACAAAATTAATCCACAACAAATGAATCCGAGCTTCCCGACTAAAATAGTCTTCTCGTCGGGTATTAGTAGGGAGAATCAAGAGAATTCCATTATTCTTGTGATAAGCCTCAATTAATGAGTCAACATCGTACAAGGGATAGATAATTAATCTCTTCTGAAGTTTGATCCAGGCTTCCTCCTCTTTGATGTCAGGGTTGGCGATCCCTAATAATAAATAGAATTGGTTATTCATATTAGGATTATCACCTCGAGTGGTGAAGCGCCAATTACAAGAGGGACTCCGAACCTTGACGATATCAACAATATTGTTGTCTTCCATTAGATAGACTATGATAGCTTCGCCGGTCCCTTGTCGCTCATCATCACACACGTTACCGCAATCGGCCAAAGATTGGCCGTAGTAGCCATTCCGAAGATGATTATTGGCTTCATCCAGAGTCAAGGCCTGTGGTTCGTGAATGCATGATTGAGTCACCAAACCTTTGATCTCGGAGGTAACGGTGAACTTCGAAAGACCGGGAGCTATCTCCTGAGGATCACGAAAAAGATTCATCTCTTTTTGACCCAAAAAAACTAAATAGGGAGCCTTGATCAACTGGCGAGTTCCCACTATCAAAGCCGGATCAACCACTAAGAAAGAATAACAAGTACTGCTGTAAGGTTTGCTCACATCAAAGAGCTGCTCCGCTGTCGGGCCGCCAGCTTCTTTGTACATTTCGAGGAAAGTCTTGGAAGAGCCCCAGCGAGATTTGAGGGGACTGATTTTTCGATGGGTCATCATGTGACAGGTTGAACGATGCCAGATAACTCTGATGACTACGCCCTCAAACCAGCGCTTGATGATCACCTTATCAAGAGGGAAAGAATGTATCACTTCCTCCTCATCTTTAATATGATAGTAGCCCTCTTCCTCAACTAGCGAAGAAGCCACCGCGATTGGAGTATAACCAAAGGAATCAGCCACTACCGCTCCAACTTCAGTGTCAACTACTAAGCCCCGAAGAGCTCCGTACATTTCCATTTCGGCATCAGCATCGTAATGAACCATGACTAAATTTTCTCGCTGGTCGACAATCGACCAGCCTTGCGCAGGGATTCCGAGGATCTCGGATACATGTTTGGTTTGAGCCAGATCTTCTATTTTTTCTCGAGTTCGGATTGGTTTTTTGAGTATGTTTTCGATCATAATCGACTTATAGGTAAAGCAGGGTTTAGCCTACAAGAAATTTTGACCTGTCAGTTTCCCATTAAATTGACGATTCAAAGGGTTAGTAATCAGAGGGCTAGAAAATGCAAAACCCAGTCATTGCCGCTGATCATTATAATCCCCCACCTAAAATCGCCAGTTTACAAGCCCTAACTCGCCTCCGTCCACCTCGAGGCCAAGAATGGCAAGTTTTTGCCTTTGTCCTCAATCGAGATATGATCAAAGAAGACGGCACCCTCGATGATCTCTATGCTCTCCTTTTTCCCTTGGGTTCTTTTGGGGAATCTGAAGAAGCTTTCAAACACGCTCGAAAGACCATCGAAATCACTGGTCATAATGCTGTCATCGCTGGTCCCTATGGCTCGGCTATTAAATTGTCCTCGGCCTTTGATCCGGATCATCTTGAGGAGGTAGTTCTCAATGAGAAAGGGAAATTAGTTGAGTTCGAACAAGCCGAATATGATCATATGAAAGAGGAATATGAGCGCCGAACCAAGATTGAACGCGAGGTGGCCGAGGAAGCTGAGAAGGAGACCGACCCTGATGAGCTGGAACATTTCAAGCGTCAGGCTTACTTAGCCATCAAGAATCTCTCGAAGTGGAAGCACCTTCAACGAGAAACCGAAACGGCCCAAAAGAACTTCGAGAAACGGCGGGACTTAGTCCGAGATCATTATCGGCGTCATCCGGAACATGAAGCTCAGTGGTTACCTTACCTCAAGGATAAGTTGATCGAGAGGGGAGAAAATGCTCTCTATCAAAGTTTGGAGGCGGCTTACCAGGAAATTCGAGAGGATCTCTTGGGTTTGGTGGAAGAAAAGGAGAAGACCATCGAAGAAAATAAGATCAAGGAGATGGTATCCCCTTCGAAGCATGAGAAACAGGTTAAGACCTCAATTACGGTCATCCCTACTCCTCCCCAGTTACCAGGTAAAAAGGGAAAGAAATAAATACTAATAAACTAGAAATAAAAAACGTCCGATAAGGTCGGACGTCTGATGATAAAATTGGAACCAACGTCACCGTTAATTCGGAAAACAATAATAATTAGATTTCGATTGACTTGATGAGTATAGAATAGTTGGGTTTTGACCAATCGAAATCGAATTATCTTATAATCTATTTCTTTTGATCATCATCCAGTGACTAAGTCCCATGATAATCAAGGGTCAATGAATATGCTATTAATATGGCACATTCTTGTTAATAAGTCTCATACCTCTTATCACCACTATCACCCAGAATGATATGTTATTCATCGAATGATAAATCGACTATGATCACCAGCCCTAAGACCAAGATCAGTCCTTTCCTTACTATTCCTCGAGCGGAAATAGAATCTTTCTTGGAACATTATCAATTGGCTGTCCCTCTCGAGGAAATTGAGCTTTATCGGGTGGCTTGGAATTTTCTATTGAATAACTCGGATAAATATATCCCATCGATGGCGATCGCTGATTTCTTGTTGGCTTATCAGCATCAAGATCGAGTGTCTCAAAGATGGACTACTTCTTCAATCATTTTAGCTTCAGATGAAGAATCAGTCCCTTTAGCCACTTCACTGGGACTTCACTCAGTCAACAAGGAACGAATAGTCAGGATGTTGGGTTACCTAGATCTCTTGGATACTGATTTCTCATTCTTTGACCACTTACCCGAGGAAATTCTGTGGTTCATCGGAACTAAATTAGATTGTCAATCTCTGGGTCTTTTATGTCAGATCTCATCAAAGTTTAATAAGTTAGTGGAACTTTTCCGAACTAAACTCCAGGAAATTACCCGATTAGATCTAACTCATTATAACAAAGAACAATTGGGCTTTCTTTGTCGAGCCGGGACCAAGCATAACACCTTGGCCGGAGGGAATGCTTTTTCTTTAGTTTGCAATTCCCAAGGCCAAGTTTTCAGCTTTGGATCTAATGAATATGGTCAATTGGGTCTCAATGATTTGATGGATCGAACTACCCCCACTTCGATCGAGCAATTTGAGGGAGTTGATGAAGCTCCCTTCATCGTTTCGATTGCGGCCATGTCAATGCAATCTCTTCTCTTAGATTCTCAAGGTCAAGTCTGGTCTTTTGGTCTGGGACATTTAGGCTTGGGGGATCATGAACAAAAGATAATCCCTACCATCCTCAAGACACCAAAGATAATAGCTATCTCGGTCGGAGAAGATAACAGTCTTCTCTTAGATTCCCAAGGCCGGGTTTGGGGATTTGGGGCGAATGACGGTGGTGAATTAGGGACAGGCGACCAGGATCCTCGAGGATTTCCCGAATTGATTGAAACAATCAACACTGAGATCATTGCTATCTCGGCCGGTGGTTTTTATTCTTTAGTCTTGAATCGAGTCGGTCAAGTTCTCGGCTTCGGAGATAATGATTATGGGCAATTGGGCTTGGGAGATTTCGAGCGTCGACTTTCACCCGAAGCCATTGAGGTAATTGATGACTCCCTCAATCAGTGTCTTATCATTGCCATCTCAGCCGGTCATTCTCACTCTTTGGTCCTGGATGATCAAGGTCGAGTTTTTTCATTTGGTAATAATGAATATGGGCAATTGGGATTAGCAGAAGAAGGAGTCGGATCTACTTATCGAGAAGATCCGGTCCCATATCCCACTATGATCCAACAAGTCCAGGATGTAGTAGCTATCTCGGCCGGCTCTAGGCATTCACTATTATTAGATTCTTATGGGTTGGTCTGGGCCTTTGGGTGGGGCATCTATGGGGAGCTAGGGGTAGGGACTTATCTTCCGACCTTTTATCCTAAGATGAGTAAAGAAATCCAAGAGGTAATAGCTATCTATGCTGGTGAAGAATTTTCTCTTTTCATTGATGCTCAAGATCATGTCTTCAGCTGCGGTCAATATAAGCAAGGCCAATTAGGACTGGAGATTAGCCCGGGTCGTACTGAGCCGATAACCAAACCGACCATGATCAAAGATTTCATCATCTAATAATCCTTGGTTTATCAAGGATAAATTTCACACATCCGAGAATTCTCGGATGTTTTTATTTACTAATTAGACTATTCTGGTCTTAGATCCTCAAGAGATAGAACATCTGACTTATCCGATCAATTCGAGAGATATTTAGTTGATATTTAACACCCACTCTTTTAGGTCTATAAGATCTGGAGAAATATAGCTGTGCTATATCTTCTCTAAGTCCTCCTATCTCATCTCTTGTAATCGATAAAGAGAAATCCTCGGGATTAAATCATTATCGGAAAATATTTTATATTACCATTAGGGGCAATCCATGAAGTTAAAGAGCCGGGTTGGATAATCTTGATTTCTGGATGATATTAGACCGACCGGGATCCAGGAGCTGAAAATCCAAGATGATAGATAGTCAATAAAATAAGATTCTCTCTCTTAATTTTAATAGGTCATGATAGCTGGATGATCAAGGTGATAAGATTTATTATGATAGTCCTTGATTTCGATAGGACTCAGATGTCTAACTATCAACCGATAAAAATAGAAATAAGATCAACCGATCTTCTATTGACTTGATGAGAACTAATTTACTCTTCAAAAAAGAAGAAAACCGGGGCTTGGCGTCGAAGTTACTCTTTAATTTCATAAATTGCCCCTAATGGTAATATAAAATATATCTCGATAATTTCTTTCTCTATCATCCGAGAGATGAGATAGTAGGACTCAGAGAAGATATAGCACAGCTATATTTCTCCAGATCTTATAGACCTAGATGAGGAATAGTTGATTATCCATCACATCATAACCAATCAACTAGACTTTCACGAGTCAATAGGAAGATCGATATAATCAGAAGATGCCATATCTATAGCACCTTCAACCAAGTGAAATCAAAGGATATAGATGTACTATATTTTCCGGTCCCTCTAGGCCCGAAGGCCTGAAGGAGATATAGCTGTGCTATATTCCTTTAGGACCAAGTCAATGAATAATCAAGATCAGACTAGTCATCGAATAGTAAATAGGCTTTAATCAACTTTAATAGCTCCTGGCAGCTAGAAGTCCAAAATATCATCCCATAAGATAACACTCATTGACTTGATGACTAGAGGGACACAGCGTGGCTGTGTCACGTCGGTCCCTCTGGGACTAAAGATTCGAAAGGATGGAAAATATTGTCGAAGAGCTTGAGTTACGTTGAGTTAATAAGGATCAAGTCATTCTTCGATCAATATCATTAACAAGACTGAATAAATTATCAGAAGATATTTTATTTTACCATTGGGGAATTCCATGAAGTTAAAAAGCGTTTCTAACATCATGATTATGTTAATCATGAAATGACTTGATCCTCATCAAGTCAATGGGAATTTAATTAATGGTGTCGAATCTTTATTTTTCTGATTATCGAGGACATAAGGTCAGTCATAGTCAATGGATATCTTAATACTCGATAATAAATCTTATCATCTCAATCATCCAGCTACTATAACCTATCAGAATCAAGAAAGAAAAATAGGATTTTATTGACTATCTATCATCTCGAATTCTCAGCCAGTAAGTCCTAATAAACCAATTATCATCCAGGAATCAAGATTATCCATTTTGGCTTTTTAACTTCATGGATTGCCCCCAATGGTAATATAAAATATATCTCGATAATTTATCTAGTATTTAGAATGCTATTAATCGAAGAGTGACTTGATTCTCATCAAGTCAATGATATTCCTAGCTACCCAATAATATCTTCCATCCTCTTGAATCTTTAGTCCCAGAGGGACCGACGTGACACAGCCACGCTGTGTCCCTCTAGTCATCAAGTCAATGAGTGTTATCTTGTAAGATGATTTCCCAGACAATTGGCTCTTGGGTACCAGCTAGATCTGACCATGACTAAGAATGAATAAATGTGCTATTAGATGGCACATTCTTGCTGAGATGATTGGTAAGTCGATCTTTTATCGACAGATATCTAAACCAATCATGATCACCAGACCTAAGACTGAGGTTAGTCGCAGCCCATTTCTTACTATTCCTCTAGAGGAGATTGATAATTTCTTGAGCTATTATGGCTTAGCTATTCCTTATGATCTTGAGGAAACTTACCTAGTGGCTTGGAATTATCTCTTGGATCACCCAGGTACTTATGTTCCCTCAGTCCTCATCGCTGATTTCCTTCTAGCTTATCAACACCAAGATGAAATATCTCAGAAGTACACTACATCCTTCATTATATTGGCCCCAGAGGAAGAATTAGTCTCTTTAGCCGATTCTTTGGGACTTCCCTCGGTCAATAAGGAACGAATCATCAGGATGTTGGGTTATCTTGATCTCCTGGACAATGACGCTTCATTCTTCGATAAGTTACCCGAAGAAGTCCTCTGGTTCCTCGGAAGTAAATTAGATTGTAAATCATTGGGTCTCTTATGTCAGATCTCAACTAAGTTCAACAAGTCTTTCTGTGGCAGTAACCAATTGGTTGAACTCTTTCGGTCTAAACTTCAAGAAACTACTGGTTTAGACTTAACTCATTACACTAAAGAACAATTAGGTTTTCTTTGTCGAGCCGGTGATAAGAATCATTGTTTGACCGGAGGAAATGAGTTTTCCTTGGTCTGTAATTCTCAGGGTCAAGTATTCAGCTTCGGGGCCAATGATCATGGACAATTGGGTCTCGGAGATTTGGATGGGCGAACTACTCCCACTTTGATCGAGCAATTCGAGGGCGTCAACGAAATCCCATTTATTGTTTCGGTCTCGGCCTCGGGAGCCCGGTCTCTTCTCTTGGATTCCCAAGGTCAAGTTTGGTCTTTTGGCGAAGGATATTTGGGGTTAGGGGACTATCATCAAAGACCAGTCCCCACCAGACTCGAAATACCAAAGATGACCGCTATCTCGGTTGGAGGAGAGCATAGTCTCCTCTTGGATTCCCAAGGTCAAATCTGGATCTTTGGTTCGAATGCTTATCACCAATTAGGTACGGGCGATCAGGAATTATTTCTTCCAGAGTTATTGAAGATGATCAACATTGAAATCATCGCTATCTCGGCCGGAGGACTTCATTCTTTGGTTTTAACTCGAGCCGGTCAGGTTCTTAGCTTTGGAGATAATTCTGATGGTCAATTGGGACTAAATGATTTTAAGCGTCGGTTTTCACCTGAGGCTCCTGAGATAGTTGATGACTCGTTGACTCAGTGTCTAATCGTGGCCATCTCAGCCGGATATCTTCACTCCTTAGTCCTGGATGATCAAGGTCGAGTCTTTTCTTTTGGCGAGAATGAACATGGGCAGTTAGGATTAGGAGAAGACTATAGCGAAGAAGACGCGGTCACAACTCCCACCATGATCGAAAAGATCTCCAATATTGTAGCTATCTTGGCTGGGACCACTCATTCTCTTCTCTTAGATTCTCGGGGGCAAGTCTGGTCCTTTGGTCAGAACGGCTTTGGGGAGTTAGGCTTAGGAACTTATTTTCCAGTTTCCTATCCGGTCATGAGTCTTGTCATCTCAGAGGTAGTAGCTATCTATGCTGGTAATGAGCATTCTCTCTTTGTTGATGTTCAGGGCCAAGTCTTCGGTTGTGGTCAGTATAAGCAAGGCCAATTAGGAATCAAGATGCGCCCGGGCTTTTTCAACCTGATAACCAAGCCAACGGTGATTGGAGGTTTGATAGTTTGAGGATCCTTGATTTACCAAGGATGAATGATAAATATTCGATGAGATCGAATATTTTGGTTGTGATTAGTTGGGTTTTCTGGATCAAGTTCGAGAATGGATATTATCGGGGTATTTTGATGATATTCTGGCTTATCTCATGAAAATATATTTGGGGGTCCCCTATATTATGAAGAAACCTGGGTAGCCCTATTTTTTGATGGTCTGGCCTTGTTTTCGAGAAGCTAGGATTTTGTTGGACTTACGATACGATAGATCTAATAAATCCATTTCTTATTAATAACTTTGATGATTTCCTCGACTTAATCAAGGAATCCTCAAAAGACTAATCATCATCGAATAATCTCGATCCAGATCCTGATCACTCTGATCAACAGTCATTCAAATTAATCTCAACGATGATCTGGCCGATAATTCCCTTACTGGCCCCAGAGTTCTTAATTCGTGCTTGATCATTGATGATCCCTTGATTTAGTCCCGAGACCAAGACTAATCAACTAACTAATTAATAGTTTCTCCCATTTCCCTAATTATTCACGATACTTATCGTGAATAAAAACAACCCATCCCCACCACTCTATCTATCTCTCACCCAACATCCGAGAACCATCTGTCCATCCTTGACAAAGATATTCAAAGACTCTTAAAATCATTATGCTTCAACTAGCTGATCTTCTCGAGTCACGACCTAGCGCCATGACCCCAGGGATTCAGACTATCATCACGGCCAAGAAAGAATATTCTGAATTGGCCTCCGATCCTCAAGAGAAAACCCCGGCTCCGGGCCAAGGTTATAAACATCAACGCTTCTATTGGCGCTTCCTGAGATCTTTCTCGGATTTGTTGATCATGGATGAAGCTGGGGTGGGTAAATCCTGTTCGGTCCTAGGTTTTGTTGAGGAAGTCCTGCGAGAGCGACAGAAGGCCCAACTTACTCCCTTGGAAGCCGATCCGTTGTTAGCTTATTTTGCTCGAGTCATCATCTTAGTCCCAGGCGAATCCCAGCGCTATGACGCTATCAATCAATTGGTCTGTAAATGTTCTAATGGTCACTATGTCACTCCTCATGTTAAGAACGGCGGTAACGCCAACATCCGTCGCCGCCGCTTGGAGCAGGAAATCGAGAAGGCTGGAATCTTTATATATACCACTCGAGCTTTCGCCAAACTTATTGATGATACCTATACATCCGGGATGGATCAAGAATTAGCCGAGGATTATGCTGACACCATCTTCTGGCTCGATGAAGGCCATAATATTAATCTCAAACAAGGGAAAACTTATGTAACTAAGAAGTTGATCTATGATACCATCTGGCGAATCTTCCATTTGGCTCTCAGGTCCAAGAGAATTATTACGACTGCCACTCCCTTCAAGCATCTCGATGGGTTTAAATATATCCTAAATCTTCTCTTGCCTGATAATCAAGCTCTGCCCCTGGACTATGACTATCGACGGGCTCCGCCTAATGATCTTCGAGTTCTCTTTCCTGGCTTGCCACCTGAGATCAAACCAATGACTGCCTCCTATGAAGAGATGAATGCTTACTTTCAAGGCCAAATTCCAGCTGATTATCCTTTGATCAAGGCTACCCTTGAAGATCTCGAGCCTTATTTACGGGGACGGATCGGTTATATTCGAGCTTCAGGAACGGGAGTCAAAATCATCAATGAAGTCAACGAAAAGATTTATGAACGAATCAAGCCCGAATTCCGGCCCCAATCTAAGGTCTATGGTAGCAGTATGTCTGACTTTCAATTTCGAGCTTATGCCAAACAACTTGAACTCCAGTCAGGTCTCAATATTGGAACCCGGAAGGCCGCTAACCTAGTCTTACCTGATGGAAGTATCATTATTGGGGGAGAAGGCAAGCTCCCACTCGAGCGACGTCAGCTGACACTCGAAGAGGAAGAGTTTTTCCCCGTTCCTGAAGAAGAGATTTCGTCCTATTATTCTTGGGGCCCGGATAGTCTGATTCCTAGTGAGGCCTTCCTTCGAGAAATCAGGGGCAAGGTCCAGCAATACTCATGTAAGTTCGCTAGTATTATCAAGATCCTCAAGGAAACCGAGGGCAATGCCTTCATCTTTGATGATCTAGTTGAATCAGGAATTATGGCCTTGGGAATGTGTTTGGAGGCCGAGGGCTTTGAGCGATACGATGGAAGCGAGCCGATGTTCGAGACGACGGCTAATTTGGAAGAAGAGTTTTCCTTTTGTCCCACTTATTCTAGTATCTTGACTGAGGACTTTGAGCTACTAGATTATCGGACTAAGATAGCTCGAATGGAGAGTGTGATTAACCAGAAGAGCAAGGGCCGGAAGACTAAGATCAAACCTAAATTTCGCTATGCCATGATCACTTACCTGACTAACAAGGAGAAAATCGCTAACATTCTCGAGGCGATGAATAGTTACGAGAATCGGCACGGTAACTACCTCAAAGCCCTCTTGACTTCGGGGGTCGGGAAAGAAGGAATCAATGTGGCCAATGTGCTCCAGATTCATCTGGTCGGTTCGTCCTGGAATGAAAACGATAATTACCAGGCTCTCCGACGAGGGCTGAGAGCTCTTTCCCATGATGATTTGCTCTTGGAAAAACGACTCGACTTGGAACGAAAAGGCCAGAGTTCCGCTGAATTATCAGTCGAGGTTCACATCTACCGACATGCGGCCATTGCTCCCCAGGGAGCCAGCGTTGATCTGCAACAATATCTCTATGCTGAAGGACAAGATAGAGAAATTAAACGCTTCCTTCGCTACATGAAGCAATGTGCCGTCGGTTGCCAAATTCATTATCAGCGAAACGTCCACCCCGAAGATCAGGATGATACTTTCGAGTGCGATTATGATCTGTGTCCAGGCAGTTATCCTCGGCCCGAAGAGACCATTGGTCTTGAGCGGGCTAATCGCTATTGCTATGACCCTTATCCTCAGTATGTTGATTATGATACTTATGATCTCTTCTATGTCCAGGAATTATTACAAACTATTAGAGGAATTTTGGTTAATCTCTATCGGCACCAAAATGCCTATTCTTTGGAAGGGTTGATGGACTCAGCCCCGATTAGCCAACTCTATCAAGAAAAGCACGTCCTAATGGCTCTTAGTGAACTGATTTATCAGAAAACTCCTCTCCTCAATCGGTTCGGTTTTGCTTGTCGATTGAGGGAAAATCGGAAGATCTTCTTCCTTGAATCTTATTACCCTTCAACTGGTTCTCCAGACTATGCCATGAGTTACTATTCTCAAGTGGCTAATGGCTTGTTATATAATGATCTCTTCAGTCTAAAGAAAATCACTGAGACACCCTCAGAGATAATTCAGCTCGAAGATCTGAGGACTCTAGAAATTGAGGAACTCAGGGCTAGATTAGAGGTGCTGCCCTATGAGCGTCAAGTAATTATTTTAGAGGAGGCTCTTCTAGGTTACTTGACGGAAGAAGAGATCGATCCTTACTATCTCAAGGTGGCTGAGGTTTATTCGATTGTTACTTATGAATTCCCCGAACCCATCACTGAATTGTATAACAAATCAGAGCGAAAGGGCATGAGTAATAAAGGCCGAAAGGCCAAGGAAGGGACGGTCCGCCGCGTCGAAAAGATTAATCCTAACCGAACTGATCAGATCAAATTAGTCGAAGATCAAGACGCCGAGATGGTTTTCATCCACACCCTCAACTCCCTGCGAGCTGATGCTAAATATAGCGTAATTTCTAGTTGGACCAAAGGAGAGCGGGCTCGGCTCTTCAAAGCCTCAGAAAATCTGGGCTGGAGGGACTTAACCGATAATGAACAGAAAGTCTATAGTATTCTCATTCAACTCGAGAATGCTAGACGTAATCAAGTCTTTCGAGATAAAGGATTGTATGGAATCTATCTAGGTCGAGAATTCCGGGTAGTTGACGTCAAACGAGAGGATACCAAAGCCAAGACTAACGGTCGCTACGGAGTCAAGGGAATGAATTGTTTCTCAGAGAAACGAGGGTATCTGATTGATGTCATGTGGCGGCTAGGTCTTCCACCTCACGGGGGTATTCCGGAGACTTATGACGAAACTAATCGAGAGGAATACATAGCAACTATTATGAAGGCTACTAATCTCTCTTATGAAGAACTGCAAACCTGGAATATCGAGAAACTCTATTGGTATCATGACATCTATAGCTTGACAACTCATGATTATAATCGAGAAGATATGTGTGGAGACATCAAGAACAAAATGGAGGAGCTAGATCAGTTACAGAAGTAATAGTTGTGTTAACTAATATTCGATAATTATCGAATATCGGTGGTGTCATCAAGTCAAGGGTGATTTGAGGGATGATGATCTTAATTATAATAAGGTTGGGTTATGGTATGATAAGTCCGGGACGGTCGAGAGATGTTGATGATATTATTGGTTTTTGAGAAAGGTTGGACTTAAGGGCTATCATCGTCGATGGATAACTATTGAGTCATTGAGTCTCTCAAAATATAGGGTATTTTATAATTTCTCTAGAGAGAGGATACCCCTAACTCTAGTATATTGAGTGGACCCAAAAAGTCATTGAAATCGAGGGGTCATCGTGGTTTTTAATGAATTTGGCTCTTTGATGTGAGTATATCTAATAATTCACTAAAAATGTGTGATGAATATCACACATCTATATTCTAGATCAAGGAAGATTGAGATGTTCATTAATGAATTAATTTATTTTGATTCATCAGGTCCTAGGTCCCGTTTGGTCTAAGATCATCGATTGAGCCATTGGTCTCTCAAAATATAGGGTAATTTATATTTTCTCTAGAGAGGGTATACCCCTAACCCTATTATATTGAACTACCCCAAAAATGTCTCAAATTAGTAAACCGTCATGGATATCGATCCTCTCAGTCTTTTGATGTGAGTAAATCCACTATCTACGTTTGTATGTTTGTGTCTAGTCTAATATCTATGTCCAATTCAATGGATAACCAAATTGCGACATGATATCTTCATCGCCTCTATCATATGGCGCTTAGGACCCAACTAACTTATTGGATGATAAATTATTCATTGGGATATAGATTTTCATCATATCTTGAAGGTAAAAGAGCTTCGGTATCCCTGATTTTCTAGTCACATGGTCTAAGTCAATGAAAAGATAGATAATTTACGATTAACTATTATCTCTGTTGAGCACTTGAAGAAATTATGCATTTACATGAGAGAGATGATGATGTGATTTATTTGCTGTCGAATGTTATGATCTTCTTTTGATTGATGACATGAATGGTGAGATGTCTCATGAAAATAAGATAAAATATCAAATCTCTGGGCCTGGATGACTGAAGGTCTTTATCGTTATGATGGTCCGTCGATTTGAGACATTTTTGGGGTTATTCAATATAACATAGCTAGAGATATCCTCTCTCTAGAGAAAATATAAAATACCCCATATTTTAAGAGACTCAATAACCCAATCGATGATATCAAATAAACCGGGACTTTGGACCTAATGAATCAAGGATGACATCATTAACCAATGAACATCTCGATCTTTCTCGATCTAGGATATAGATGTGTGATATTCATCACACATTTTAGTGAATATTCAACTTCATCACATCAAGATGCTAAATGTCTCAAAAACTATCTTGGTCCATCGATTTTTGATGACTTTTTGGATTTACTCAATATACTAGAGTTAGGGGTATCCTCTCTCTAAAGAAAATATAAAATACCCTATATTTTGAGAGACCTAACATCTCCATCAAGAACTACCCATTCTTTTGGGACCTAGAGAAATACAGCACAGCTGTATTTTCTCCGGATCCTGTGGATCTAGGATATATCTACCCGAAAATCCATTGTGGTCCATCATCTAATTGAAAATAGACAGATCAAAATCCCGAATCCATTCACGATACTTATCGTGAATGTTTTTTTTTTCATCTTAGAGAGTGATAAGACCTGATGACTCAGCCGGTTGATAATCATCAACTACTCGCCCCAATTGCTTGGATATATAATTTCCAAAGCTGAAGATCTGACCTCCTCTATCTAACAAGAGAGAATGACTCCCTCCGGCTGCGATAGCTACTATATCACTAATATCGAGAAGTACTGGATCATAGTAATTATCGGGAGCTATGTCTCCAATTCCTAATCGACCGTCTAGATTACTTCCAAAAGCAAAGACCAATCCTCGAGAGGTCAAGACCAAAGAATGGCTTCCTCCCGCCGAGATGGAGATGATGAATTCATCCTCGAGAAATTCGATTAAGACTGGGGTTTCTTGATTCTCAAGCTCTTCATCTCCTAGACCTAATTCCCCATGATAATTATTACCAAAGCTGAAAACTCGACCTTTCCCATCCAAGATGAGGGAATGACTGTGACCAGCTGAAATAGCCACAATGTCCTTACTTTCCTCGATCAAAGTAGGGGTATAATGATCTTCATCATCACCAAGACCTAATTGACCATCTACATTGTGACCACAACTGAGAACTTGACCTTGAGAGTTTAAGAGGAGTGAATGGCTGTGACCAGCCGAGATAGCCACGATTCCTTCGAGTTCTTCAATCAAAGTTGGTTCATAGCGCCAAGGATCAATCTCAGTATCATAGTATTCAGCGAAAGAAGCCGCATCTTCATTATTCCCGATTCCTAACTGGCCAGTTTCATTGTCACCACAACTAAAAACCTGACCTTGATTGTTCAAGAAGAGTGAATGATATCCTCCGGCTGAGATGGCCACGATTTCCTTCAGATTCTCGATTAAAGTGGGAGCACCGACATCGATAGTCGATTCTCCGAATGGTGGCTCATCAGTCTCCGGTCCATTGGCTCCCAGACCCAGTTGGCCGGTGTTGTTGCGCCCGAAAGAATAAACTTGTCGGTTCTTAGTGAGTAAAAGGGAGAATCGATCACCGGCTGAAACGGCTACGACATCATCGATTCCTGGAATCGGAAAGGGTTGACCAACCGAGGAATTACCACGAGGATAGGACAATTCAAAAAGATCACTCCCGAAGACATAGACTTGCCCGGACTTTCTATGAGAATCGATAACTAGTGAGTGAGTATAACCAGCCGAGATCTTATTATTGAGATTATTACTGCCGACTAGACACAGTAACTCTAGTTGTTCTTGATTATAATTAGTCAAGCTGATCCTCATAGTCTCTTCTAGCTTATTACGTAGGAGCACCGTTAACTTCCCACTATCACACAATACTTTCTTGAATTTCTGAGATAATTCACAGAGTAAACCAAGGGATTGACATTCGACTTTGGAAGCGATGAAGTAGATGATTTCATCTGGTAGTTTATCAAAGGCGGAGAAGTCATCGTCAAGAAGTTCGAGATAAGTTAAAATTCGAAGGATTCTGGCCCGGTCTAATTCGGGTAGGTCCAAGGCAACAACTAATTCCTCTAACGATTCAGGAGATCCTAGGACAATTGAGGAAGTTGAATACTTGGTCTTAATGGCATTTCTCTTCTGATAGGCCCAAAGATAATCAGCCACTAGGACCGAGGGATAATATAATTCTTGGTTATTGGAAACGAAGTCCCAAACCATTTGATATTTCCCTTGGAGATCAGAAGGAAGAGCCAGCTGATGATAATGAGCCACCGATTGAATGGCTTCTAGGGGAAGAGTGCTGAAAGGTAACATGATGTTTCAAGAAGATGAGAATAATCAGATACGAGTGAGCTCGTACTTGAATGATAAAGAAATCTCATGCTCAATGTTCTATCAGACCTAATCAATATCATTATGATACATAAGACTAGAAAAATAGGGACTCTATATATTTTCTCTGAAGAGACGAGACCATAGCTCATGATAATCATCTGGCCCAAAATACTTCCTACATCATGGCCTTATAATGAAAAGAGAGATTGTTGGCACTTTGATCTGAGATAATCAACCGTGACTAATAATTAGAGTCATTACATCTCGCCGAGTATAAAAGTCAAGTATCAAAATGGATGTTGATTTTTCTCATCCAACTCACGATGAAGATCCATTATTCGAAGAATCGATAGTTGACTAATTATCTAGAGATTTAATTAGGGCCTAGGTGCCAGATAGTTGATTAATTATTTAGATATTAATCATGGTTAATTATCTTATAACTTCTTACGATTAGCCTCTATATTATTGAGAACCGATAGTCATCTCTTAATTTTCCTGGACTTAGGATAAGGATATTCGATAGATATCGAACATGCAAATGAAAAAATATATTCTACCAGATCAAGGAGCCAAAGGTTTCGATTTTCAATATATTAACTTAATCGGGATCTAGATCCCAATCAATCATTAGGGTCTCTAATTTAATGAGACCCAGGTACTGATCGACCAGGATGACTTGTTGTATTATGAATTTCTTGATTTTCCTTTGATTTGGACTGTGGTAATTTGATATTCACGATGAGTCCATAATTTGGGCCTATTTTTGGGTTAATTGAATATTATAGAATAGGGAACCCAGTTTCTCTAGAGAAAATATAATTACCCCTAAATTCGATGAAACCCAAGACCCCATCGATGATATTTAACTTCAATGGGACTTAAGAGCCTATATTACCAAGATATTATTATTTATGATGAGATAGTTGGTTATTCTCGATCTACGATATAGTCATTCTATAATCCACTAATGACTTTTCTTCCGGTGGAAATGGCTGGACCTAAGTCCCAACACATATCTACGACACCTATCGTAAATATTTTCTATCTTAGATAGTGATTAATCCCGGCAAATTAGAGGGATGATCATCATCGACTTTTCTTCCTAATCTACCATCTCGCATATATCCGAAGCTGAAGATCTGACCATCCCGATCCAATAAGAGAGAATGAGAAACTCCAGACGAAATAGCCACGATGGTATCAATGTCAAGAAGAATCGGGCTAAAATAGGCCATAACTACTTCTCCAGTTCCTATTTGACCCGCTCTATTACTTCCGAATCCAAAAACCATCCCTCGGGAAGTTAGTACTAAAGAATGGTCTCTTCCAGCTGAGATAGAGATGATGAATTCGTCTTCAAGATATTCTATTAAGGTGGGAACATACTCGCTTCCTATATTTTCATCTCCGAGGCCCAACTGCCCATGGATATTAGAACCAAAGCTGAAAACCCGACCTTTCCCATCTAAAAGTAAGGAATGATTATATCCGGCCGAAATAGCTACGATATCGTTGACTTCGTCGATTATAGTAGGGGCATAGCGATCTTCTTCATCACCGAGACCTAATTGACCATTATCATTACTACCACAACTGAAAACTGAGCCATCTCGATCCAGGAAGAGAGAATATTCTTCTCCGGCCGAAATGGCCACGATCCCCTCGAGATTTTCGATTAAATCGGGCTCATATCTCCAGGGATCGGCGAGGCTATCATAAAATTCACAATAAGTACAACCGTCCTCGTTATCTCCAATACCCAATTGGCCAAATTCATTATTACCACAGCTGAAGACTTGACCTTGATTATTTAGGAAAAGAGAATGAGCTTCTCCAGCCGAGATAGCTATGATATCCTTCAAACTCTCGATCAAAGTCGGGACCGGAACATCGATAGTGGATTCTCTATTTGGTGTCTCATCGGTCTCGGGTCCATTGGCTCCTAATCCCAATTGACCGTAATTATTAAGACCAAAAGAATAGACTTGTCGTTTTCTATTGAGTAACAGGGAGAATTTATGACCGGCTGAGACAGCAATAATGTCGGTCATTCCTTCCAAGAGAAACGGCATATCGATGACACTATCAATGTCGGTGCCCAATTGCCCTTCAGTATTTTCACCAAAGCCATAGACTTGTCCGGTCTTAGTATGAGGTCCGAGGACCAGGGAATGATTGCGACCAGCTGAGATCTTGCTATTGAGATTATTACTACCTACTAGACACAATAACTCTAGTTGCTCTTGGTTATAATTTTCCAAACTAATCTTCATCGTTCCCTCTAGCTTATTTCTTAACAAATTAGTCAACTTCCCACTATCACACAATACCTTCTTGAATTTCTGAGATAATTCACATAGTAAACCAAGGGATTGACATTCGACCTTGGAAGCAATGAAGTAGATGATCTCTTCGGGTAATTTGTCAAAGGTAGAGAAGTCATCATCCAGAAGATTAAGATATCCCAAGATTCGAAGGATTTTAGCCCGATCTAGCTCGGTCAATCCTAACTCGGTAACTAATTCCTTCAATGACTCAGGAGAACCCAGGACAATTGAGGAAGTTGAGTATCTTCGCTTGACTGAATTTCTTTTCTGGTAAGCCCAAAGATAATCAGCCACTAGGACTGAGGGGAAGTAAAGTTCTTGGTTGTTAGAAACGAAGTCCCAGACCCCCTGGTATTGCCCTTTAACATCAGGGGGAAGATCCAATTGATAATATCGGGCGACTGATAAAATAGCCTCTAGGGGAAGAGTGCTGAAAGATAACATAATGTTTGAGGAAGAGAGGAATAATCAGATACGAGTGAGCTCGTACTTGAATGATAGAGAGATTCCAAGATTCATCAATGAATCATGGAGTCCTCGAGAAAATAGGGACTATATATATTTTCTGTAGAGATAGACTCCCCTAATTCTATTATAATCAATCATCTGATCTCAGGAGATATAATATAGCTATATCTCCTCCGGGCCTTCATTGGGTTTAGAACCAAGATAAATCATTGGACGAAGATTCATCTATTTATAGCTTTGGATAGTGAGACTTTATCATAAGTTGATCGAGGTTACTTGATGTTGATTTAATCATAAAGTATCATCGGGCTAATCAAGGAAATTAGGAACAACTATGATTACAATAATTAACCCACAAATATTCCAATCATCAACTATCTTGATGAGAGAAAGAAAGATCGATTATTCTGATTTTATTATATTCTATCTTCTTCGATCGATCCTAAGATCAAAGAGCCGAGGGTCTATTTTTTCATGATGGTTTGGGATTATTTTGGGTTAATTCATCATCATAGAATTAGGAGAGACTATCTCTACAGAAAATATATATAGTCCCTATTTTCTCGAGGACTCCATGATTCAATGAATCTTGATGAGATCGCTCCTAAGTCCCGGTAGGATCACAATCTCAATGATTGACTATTGTCATCTCGATTTTTCTGGACTTAGAATATAGATACTTGACATAAATCGAATCTTGGTAACATCCTTGACTTATTAAGTCAAGATTCCACCATACCAATCATAAATAAAGGCTATTTATGATTTTCTCACTAATTAGGATTTTGATGACTAAGACCCAATGGTTCTGAATGGATAGAATATAGATACACCCCTTCAGACAAAATCAACGTCTCCACTCTCATGGATGTTATTATAATACACTTGGGCCGAAGGGTGACTCTCTCTTCTTGGTGGAAGATAAGAAGTAATATCATAGTCTTGAATTAGCGTTTCCAGATCAACATCTTCCACCAAATCATAAGTTCTGGGCAAGCCAACCGAATAATCTCGAAAATCTTCTTGGAAGGCTTCACAACCCATGATAAATCCGCGGACTAAATCAAGGGAGGCGAATTGGACCACGAAATATTTTCCGGCCCCCCGACTAGCTGGTATCCCCGCGAGCACCCACCAAAGATACATTTCGGGTTCAGCATGATAGAGACTATAGTTAGTCAAGGATTCATCAGTGGTCAAGATAAAAGAAGAAAGATAATGAGAGAACTCCTCTTTCTCTAGGGTTATCTGCTCCTCACCATCAAGGGTAATCGTCAAGTCTTGATAATCGAAGACTCCTTCATATAGACTATGGAAGATGACATAGAAGCCAATCATCAAACCGGCCACTTGATCGAGAGTCAATTCTCCCTCAATGGACCAGAGTTCTCCATCTTGATAGAATAAAGCCAAAGTCTCGAAAGTATCCTCTGGCTCACTCATCTCTTTTGTTTGTCAAAGGTAGGGATATTTTATTTTCTCTCGGTCTATCAAGTCTAGAAAGACCTAGTTATACTAGGTCTTTCCGGATCCATTAAGTCCTAAGTTCCTTAGGACTCAATCAGATCTAAGACTACTTAGATCTGAGTTTAATAGAAGATCTCATCAGTAAAAGTAACAATATCATCAGTCCGTTCAAGGGGGACCTCGATATTCTCATCATCTTGCTCCTCGATCTCGACATCGTCGGAATCAGGAACATCAATCGTCAGTTGGCGCTGATAGATGACATAAGTATCCAGAGTATACCATCTAATTTTTCCTCCTTGAGAAGAGAGGGAAAAGGGGAGACCTGAGAGGTAACTTCGAAAGTCGACCTCGAAGGTCTGACAAAGAGTCAAGATCCCCTGAAGAAAGACACTAGTTGAAAATCGATAAAGACTATAGCAGAAAGGTTGTTGTCCCCGCAGCCAGAGGCCATATCGATTGATGGTGGTTAGATCGCGGGTGCATTTTTCGATGTCATCTTCGAAGATCTCTGACATCACTCGGAAAGATGATAAATCGGTGTTAGAGTCGAGATAAAAAGTCTCGGCCTGATTGGGACGATCCGAGTAAGTATTAAGATCATAGATTATCCCTGGGCTGATAGCCAACATACCAGCCAGTAGCTCGAGGTTATCGGTTTTCCAAGTCCAAAGAGGACGATGTTGTTGATTGTCTTGATAAGAAGAGAAATATAGATGATAATAACTCATCTGGGGTTTTTGATTGGGGTCTTTTTGTTTTTGGTGGCTGGTTATTCTTGTCAGATGATATTGATTGAGAGACACCGATGTATCATGACTTATCAAGGTCTTATTGTTATATATCCAAGGACTATTGGATATATTTTTGAGTCATTGCAATTTATTGATCTTGATGATAGACAATCGAGATTGGCAAGTTTTTTTGATTCTTATTCTAAGTCGAATAGATCTTCCCTACCTTAAGTCCCTCAGGTTTGGTCATTCCGATAGGCACCAAACTAGGTCCACCCCTTTTCCCTTCTGGTCGCGACAAAATGGTCGGTGGTCTCGAGATAACGGTCGGCGGTTCAGTCTTCTTTCTGAGACTTGAAGGGATAAATTCTTCAGCTTCTAGATTGAATTTAGTGATTGGTGGTTGATTTACTGGGGGGGTCAAGGATTCTCTGGGTCGAGATGGTGTTAATGTTCTTCCCCTAGGAGATGACTTGGTTCGAGGCTGGAAAGGTTCGCGTCCACGACCTCTACCCCGAAAACCTCCGCGCCCACCTCTCTCTCTAGTTTGACCTGATGATCCACCTCCCCTGGATTGATATTCTTTAGGTTTCTTTCGCTCATAGAACTCCCGCTTCATCTTTTTCAATTCCAACTGATGATGATAGAATTCCAGTTCTTCCGGGGATAACTCCCACTTTCGGTCCTCGCCCGGTAACCATAATTTAGCTCGCTCGAGAGTGAAGGGGATTTGCTCAACTGCTCGCCAAATTCGGCCTCGGTCAATGAAGGGGATGAGCGGGACTCCCTTGTAGGCTTCATTGATCCCATTCATCTCAATCACAAATTTCTCAGGAAAGAGATCAACAATCGGACTATCATAGGCCATCAAGGGTCGCAATTCAATCGGTAACAGTTCTTGCGATTTTCGGGGCATAACCGCTACCAACTGGTGGAGAGCCGTGAAAGGAAGTTGAGAGGCTGAGGAGTCATAGCCGATCAGGGGCCGATCAGACTCGATCACTTCTCGAATCATAACATTCAGATCAGCCAACAAAGGAGCGTGATAATAAGGGTATAACCAGTCTTGATTGATAGCCTGATGACCTTCTCGATAATAAAGATAGTTCCAGGCTAAAGTCCTCAGATAATCAAGGGTCATTTCTTCGACTTGGCCCATCTTAACCGTCAAGATATTTTCGATCGAAGAATCGGGACGTTGTTCCCGAATGATTGACTGGAGTCTTTCAGTCAATCCTGATGGATTCTTAGGTGTCAAAGCATTGTGATACCACAGGGATCGGAAGGTAGTCGGATAGAACTTTCGATTTTTAACCGATTCCTGGAGGAACTTCGAGGGATAAGTGTATTTGCGGCCGGCGTTAGTGGCCAGAAGAGTGTCCTCCTTCTCAGCTAAGACATCGATGAAGATTCTCATATTAGACCAGTCAATCTCGCCTTCTAGGGTTAAAGAAACTCCGACTTGGAGATAGGTAGTCCATAACAAATTAACCGAGTCCGCTATTTCTAATAGAGTCGGATGATGGGGGAGAAAATCATTCCCCAAGAGGAAGGTCATCACCACAAAATCATCTACCGCCGAGTCCCGGCGAGCCCGAGCCACCAGGTATTGCCGGAAGATGTTAATGCTGATGATCTCGTCGATATTCTTTCGATAGAGATAGATCTCTTCGACTGGGGATAGAAGAGATAACATAATCAGATCAGCGTCCATTCCATAGATGACATGGTTACCAGCTGTCACTCCGGTTCCCGAGCCCTCGATGGGTTCGCTCACCTCCCCTCTACGAAAATATTCCATGATCTTGTGTTCTCCTTCCCCAGGAACTAGGTGAGAACTATAGATAATCTTGGGAGGGAGATTAGGTCGATGAGTCGCGATGAACTTGATTAGAAATTGGTCTAACTTGATCATTACTTCGGTCCCGGGCGTCAGAGCATTCTTATCGAAGACTTCGGTTTCATTGACTATCCTAGACGAACCCGTAGCTTCTTCAGTATCCAAGCCTCGAGCCCGTCGGGCCCGTTGTTGCTGCAGCTTGGCCCCGGGTGCCACTCCATCGACCGCCAAGATCAGGACTTCCTCGGGCTTGACGGACTCGATGACTTCCAAAATTAAGCGCCCGATGGTCCGGTGAAATTCTCCCTCTAAGTAGGCCGGTTCCAGACTAGCAATCTCGGCCATTATTTGTGGGTCAGTCTTCTCGTCTCCATAGACCAGAACTCGGGCCTCGTGGAGAATGCCGTTGAGGTCGAAGGATAAGGAAGCGACTTGATCAGGGAGAGCATCAAGGATAATTTGTTTGGCATATTTGACCAGCCAGTGGCCATAAAACGAGGGGATACCCATGGGGATTTTTGAGGTTCTTAGTTTTTTTGAAACTCAGTGTTTTTGGTATTGAGATCATCGATGATCTCTCATCATAACGAGAGGGTTTAAAAACTCACTGGTTTCTTGTGAAGATTATTGAATCGTCGAGCCTCTAATGCCATTCAAGAAGGTTGATATAGTCATCATCTCACTCATGTCGTGAAAAGGTACCTCAATCAAAGGATGATTATCTGGTAAGATATTTTGCTCTTGATCCTTCTCATCTGATGACATCTTTTTCCAAACGATAATTTCATCCGGGACTCCCATGATGAAAGCTGGAGGTTCGTACCGATGAGTCATCATATTGAGACTGGGTCCTTGAAATCCATAGTGCTCTCTCAGGATCTTGCTCATATTGATGAGAGGAGTCGTCACTAAATATCTCGCTCCTAATTTCCTCCCGTATTCCTCGACGGCCGGGATAATCATCTCACTCAACTTGAAATTACTTAGTTCACTCTGATACTGTTGAGCCGCTAACAATGAGGCTGACTTGCGAATTCCGATGAAGTAAGCTACTTTTTGGTCATCGATGGTGGTTCTCGGGTCCACGGTGACTGAAATCGATCCGATGATAATTTTCTTATACTTGATAGCGATGATGACACAATTCTCGGGTCTTTGATCTGGTGATTCCAAGATAGTCTTCAAAAGCTCCACAACCTCGAAAGTTGGGTTGATGGATCGGTGATATAGACCTTGATTGACTACCTTATCTATAACATCAGAAGATAATTGGAGTCCGAGCAATTCTTGGACTTCATCATAGATTGGCTGGAAGTGATTGACTTGTGGCCAATAGAAATTGTATTTATTGTTTAGATTATCGATGGTTATTTCTCGTTCGAAATAGTCGGAGATCCGGCTGATGTTCTCACTAAACATAATATCATTCTCAACAATAGGGATTATCTCAGTCATAAAGGGGCTTGGTTCAATCATCTTGGATAAAGGATGGGTGGTAGTGGTTTAGTCGAGGAATTTAGAATAATTATTAGTAGAGAGTCAGTTATCGTGAATAGTGTGGATTAGCCCGGTAAGTCACATGAAGATTAAGATTTATGATTTTAGATGATTGATGGGTTATCAAAGTACCAGATAATCAGTCCTAACTAATCCAGAAAACTGAGAATTCTATTTTTTGAGATGAGATAAAATCTCTGTTGATCAGCCCTTATGTCTCAGACCAACGATAGTTTTACTTTCTCTATTCCGAAAGATAATCACCCTCCCATTGGCGGTCGTGTCTTCTTGCCTAACGACCGCCGACCCAGGCTGCGTCTTCAATTGATCCATTTAAATCAATCACATAAGACTAAGTGGGGTCTTCTTGATTTGATGAGTGGATTTATTGTCGCCGCAAACGTCTACTTGGGAATTAAGCTATATTTAGCTACCATTATTACGTCGTGAGTAACTGAGTTTTTTAAAACTCGCTAGGTCGTTAACGAGTCAAGGCTCTATCAAGAACTGAGCCATTAAGGCATGAAAACGACGACTCAACTGAAGCTGTTGATCGAAGCAATCATCACCAGGATGATCGGACTTACCTCCTTGGACGACAATGAGATAACCTTCTAGGTCAACACAGGTGCTCAGGGATTGAATCAATTGAAAAACCTTAGGATGAGGATTAAGGGCAGCTAACTCTAAGATTTCTTGATAAACCAAAACTTGATTTGAGGGATGGCCGACACAATTAAGATAAATAAAAAGAACACGAACCATCATCTTCGGAGTGCCGCTAGTCAGAGCCGTCTTCAGATCAAACCAATAGTCAGGGGCTTTCTGTTGATAGCGCAACAGACCTTGCCAGAGAATCTCCACCCCTAGAAGATTATCACACTTAATAGCGAGAGTGGTCAGTTCTTGATGAAGTGAAGTAATCGACGACTGTCGAAAGTAAGTAACTGCCCAACGAAATAGATCATTAAATCGTTTAGGGTCAGCCGCCCATGAGTGATCGGTAGTTAAGACTGGAAGAGGAAGGGTTTGGTCAAACAAGATGTCGATTTCTAATTGTCGCATTAGGCTCAGGGATTTCTAACTAATAGTTAGTTAAAAATTATCAGATATCATCTGATAAAACCGATGAGTTTTACGGGCCAAATAACTAGTTATTTGGCCCTCGAACTCGTTGGTCTTACCAACGAGTTTTACGGGCAAGATGGTCATCTTGCCCTCTAACTTGCCAGTATAACTGGCAAGTTTTACGGATTAAATAACCAGTTATTTAATCCTCGAACTCGTTGGTCTTACCAACGAGTTTTAAAAACTCAAACTCACCAATCATTGTCATTGGCCGATAGAGGAAGAAAATGGACAGTGGCTACACACATCTTAACTCCTAGGTGGAGATCAATGGTGGTAATAAAAGCATTCATTATATCAAGGATTTCAGGGTAAGTCCAATGATCAAGACCATGGACTAGATTGATAACAATCAGATCTTCTTTCTCTCCCAACCATTCATCGAGGCACTTGATACGAGCTTGTCTTCGTCCGTAATAACCAAACCCACCTTTATTTGGACCATTGATGAACGGAAGGGCTTGGTTAGAAGGTAAAGTTAAGTGGGACTTCCAAGACTCTAAAAACGGGAGACGCTCATTAGAGTCAAGGATAGCCCGGAACTGCTGCCACTTGTTCTTGGTTTCTTCTAAAATAGAATAAGGAAGTTGAAAACGAAGCTCGATATAGCAATCAATGAGAATGTTAGGATCGGTGGTCGATAGGACGATAGGCTGAGACATAAGGGCAGGACTTTATATTGATTTGATGGAAGGATAAGATCTCAGTTTTCTGGTCTTTCTAACCCCACTTATCACCCGATTCCCATGAATCATATTATGCTTGGTCGAATAAATATATAGTTTTTTTAAAACTCACTTGACTTCTCGTCAAACAAGGTCAACTCATAAGCCTTCTCGGTCAACTCAAAGAAATCAGCCGGAGAGTATTGAGTTGGTCGAGGAGTTGGTCCTTCCTCGGGCTTAACTTTCAATAAGATCTCAATATTCTCGGAAGTCAAGGGTTCCTCCTTCATCTTCTCAAATCCTAGGACGGCCCCTAACAAAGCCCCAGCAATACAGGCGTTAGTATCGGTATCGGATCCTTGGACTGAGATAACCCACTTCATGGCTTGAGAGTAGTCATCAAAGTAGAGAATAGCCATCATAGCACACCAGAGAGCATGAAGACACCAGCCCTTGTTAGTGATGGTGTCTCGATCTTCATTGCGTTCGATCTGGCCAAACATCTCAAGGACTTCATCAGTCCGCACCAAATCCCTGACTTGCTCCACAATTTCTGATCCCTTGAAACCAGCTAGTGCTAGTCTCAGAGCCGTGACGTAGATGACACTACAATCGATATTAACGGGATTGGGATTGGTCAGTTTGACATCCTCGATTATCACCTCCTTACCCGAGAGAAGAGCCAGGGGACTGGCTCGCATTAAAGTGCCATTGGATTGGGAGCGTTCGACCTCAGGTAAGTCGAGGATTTTGTCCATTCGTTTCTGATATCCTTTGATGGTCTTGATGCCCTTGAAAATGGCTCGGGTATTCTTACCCAACATCCAACCACCGGAATTAGCCCAATCGAGATAGGCTTGGGTGACATGATTCTTGATATAGCCCTTGTCTTTGATAATAGTTCTCAACAGAGCCAAGGTCATCTCACTATCATCAGTCACTTGACCAATCTGGAGTTCGTGACGGACTTGAAATCGAGTGATATTGAAGGCTTGGTGCTCCAAGCGGCCAGTATACTCAGCCTTGTTGACTTTGAATTCATGGGGAGCTCCGAGAGCATCACCTAGGAAGGCACCCATTAACATCCCTCTGATCTTATCAAGGGAAGGTCTTGTAGTGGTGGGAGGTAACTGCATAGTTATTTGAGATTATCGAATAATAATTAGTCCTTTTTGATTGGGCAGATATCAAAAAATTAGGATAGATGTAATTATTGAGTTGATGAGAGATAATGGGTCCGTTTGATTCTCTAATTATCATGATAATGAAAAGATTGAAAAGGATCGAGGAAATCAAAGGTAATATGACTTGTTTTAGAATTATTAGATCTCAGGACCTAAGTCCAGATTTTTGATAATCTTGATGATGATCTAGTATGTTCATCGTCGATATTCAAACTACCCAAGACTTAACCAAGGACCCCAAATATTTCCCTGATCTCAGGGAAATATAGCATATAGATGTGAGGAACATAGTTTTTTAATTATACTCGATGATCTACTTTTTCCTCCAGGAGCTAGGACTCATCGTATTTTGACTAAACCAATCCTCCGCAAAAGTAACGATCTCTTGATAATGATCTTCAAGGTTAACTGCTAGAACAAAGAATTCGGTGTTGAACTGAGCAGTAATCTTCTCAGCTCCATCATTAGTGTTGAGATAATAGTGTTTTCCCTTGAGGTAAGTATGTCGGAAGACTAAGAAGGGAGAAGAAGCTAGAGTCTGATAATACTCAGCATCAGTCCAGGCCGGGACGGTGATGAAGAAGCGGACCCAATTATCTCCGATCTCTTGACAGACTTGAGTAACTTTGATGGCCATCCGATTTAGAAGTTCTTCAACATAAGGTGGGTTGACATAGATACTTTGCCCAGTACAATCGAAGGAGAAGAAGTCACCCTGGGAACCATAAAATCGATCGGTATCGGGGAAGAGACTGCAGTATTTAAGAGCCGGGTCGATAAAGATAATTTGGGAGTTAATGGGCGAAGCAAAAGCCTCGACTGTCACCCCGTAATTTTGAACTAGATACCGATAGAGCTCCAAGGGAACGGCCCACTGTTGCCCACCTACTAGTAAACAGGCGTATCTCATAATCATAGTTCCTAAGATTTCTAGCGATGGATTTAACTCGAGTAAGATCTCTAGTTTTCCGGGTGGTAATTTTCTAACATAATCACCCACCCGGACCATATTTTCATCGATGATAACTGGGAGTTCTGAAGGCTGATAAGTCACCAAAACTAGGTATTCTCGAGCTAATTGGAGGATACCATTGATACGGGCCTCCGGATTGGGAATTCTTTTCTCAAACATCTCGGTCATCATCTTACCTGGGAGCCGAAAGGCCGATTTATTCTCCGAGAAAATCGGATCCTCAGTGTCTCCTTGATTATCATTGGCTAAAGTCAGGATCCATCGTTCCAAGATATTCTTCATCTCATATTGAAGTTTAGGGTGCAGATCCTTCTGAGCTAAGTGGAGAATCCCCTGGAGGTAAGTCCATCGAGTCATTTCTCGGTCAAGCTTAGAAGATGGCTCTTTGGGAATGGGAAATTGGCCTCGCATCACCACCAATTCTTCGGGATATTGTTCTGTCCCACCTGGCAGCATCGACACAGCTAAAAGGTAATTCTCTAAATTGTCCGAGATAATAGCCAAGTTAGGACTCTTTTTCTTGGGGTTTGATCTGACGATCATTTGGGATTTTGGTTAATAAATTAGATAATATAAATCAGATTGAAAACCTGCGAGTTAGTCGCAGGTTTTTTTAACTATCCCTTTCCGATAATTCAAGACTCCGGAATCTCATCTTAACCATTGGGACTTGAATGGTATGTTGATCATCAGAATTGGCCACTACCGTCTTGAAGATGACATTGCGGTTTCTCCCTCCGTGACCGCAGACACACCCATGAATAAAAGGTGAAGGAGAGAGTTTGACCTTCTTATGGCCACTATTTCGTTCGGTGCTCTTGAGCTTATCGATACTCGGACGGTGCTCGAGGTTGGGGCTGGCTGGGTGCTCAGTGCTTATCTTCCGTTCCGGGCGCTCGACACTCACTTTTCTTGGCCGATTAGGACTGACTCGTCGGCCTGGAACGACCGATGACTCCGGATGCTGTCGCATTCGGGCACTTTCTGTCTCATGACAGAAAGTCTCCGGATGGCCCCATCGAATGGGGCTGGTTGGTCGATTCGGGTAATTCGATGACTCGGTTTTAGCTGAAGTCCAATTTCCACTTGTTGTTGACATGAAGTTCAATATTTATGGCAGAACCCAAAAATATCCTAACACTTGCATCACTTTATGCATTAGACGATGAGTAACTTTTGGATCTTTGTCTTTACTTTGGTCCTCCTCATCCTTTGGATTGTAGCTGGAGTCTATATTACTCGAGCTAACTTGATTCTCCAAAATTATCAGAAGGTTGATGACAACTTTCTCAATGCTTTTAACTATTCTTATTGGGCCGCCTTTGTCACCTGGTTCCTCGTGGCTCTTTTTGTCCTCTTGATCCTTCTTTCCTTCATTGGATTGGGAGTCCTTTTTAGTTCCGGAGTTGGAGAGACCGGAGCCTTGGCTACTGAATGGGCCCGCTATGGGAATGATCCTGAATTAGTTGGTCTCTTGGAATCCAAAATTTCCTGGTGGGCCGTTGGCTCTTTAGTGGTCGCCTTAATCTTAGTTGGAGTGACCGGCGTTCTCTCAGCCCTAGCGGCTAATTGGTTAGTGACTAGTAAGAATTTTGATCCCAACAATGCCAATCAGTACACGGCCTATGTTGATTGTATTATCGCAGCTTCCATTTGTCTGGGAGCTGGGGGTCTCCTCATCATCGGGCTGATTATCTATCTGGTGGTCGGATTTCGTAATCAGGCTAAACTCCAGGAGCTAGAGGCTAAATTAGATGCTCAACGAAAGAAAGAAACCGAAGAAGTCGACAAAGTCAAGGCTCAGCTGACGGCCAAGATCCAAGCCAACACGGCCGAAATTCCAATTGAGAGTGGAGAGATCAAGGTCGGAGTTGGGGAAGTAGCGGTCGAAAAGTTATGAGACCAATTTAAAGATCAAAAAGTCCGTCATCAAAGTCCATAAAATCTTAGAGCTATATTAATCGAGTTGTTCTATCGAGGTTTTTAAAACTCAGTAATCATATCTGATTACCTAAAAGTATATTAACCTTAAATATGTCAACCTTCTCTCATCTACCCAAGGAACTTTTGCTCTGTATTGGATTAGAATTAGATTGTTACTCCTTGATTCAATTGGGGCTAGTAAGTACTAGCATCTATCAATCCTTTGGTTCCTCTGACGGACTTTGGGACTTAGTAAGGACTAAACTCCAACCACTGACCCGATTTAATCTCAAAGCATTCATTCCCAAAGATCTTCAGGGTTGGATGAGAATAAGCTTGAGAAATACTGGGTCTTTGAGAGATCAACTTAGAATTATCTTACAAGCCGAAGAACATCTAGAGATAGTTTCAGTTTCTCTTAGTAACACTCATCAACTAGTCTTATCTACTCAAGGTGAAGTTTATCTTGACCACGAGATGAATGAAGAGAAACATCTGACCCAGATGACTCATATAGACACTAGGACAATTGGGCCGATAGTAGCTGTTTCCAATAAGAACGGTCACCTTCCATTTGGTTCTTTATTGCTCAGCGCTCAAGGGATAGTCTATAACCTAAAAGACAATGAGGCCTTCCCTATTCTAGCTACTGTTCCAATCGGGACAATAGTGGATATTTCAGCTAATGGAATCCTACCTCTCCTCCTTAATTCACAAGGTCAAGTTTTCGCTCTTGATTACTTGGATGGTGATTCAATACAAGCTTGCTTAATTAAATTAGACTTCCCAGTCCGAGGAATTGCCACTGGCAATTATGGTTCCTTGATCCTAGATTATCAAGGAAATGTCTTTTGTATTCCAGAGGACTTAGATCTTATCTTCTCCGGAGAAGAAATAATCACCGTAGACCAAATAGACTGTGCTATCGCTGGGGAAATAAGGGCTATTGCTTCAGAGAGTTTTTTAATTCCGACTGAATCGGGGGAACTACCATCACCTTGGTTCCTCAATGCTCAAGGACAGGTTTATGGTTACGGTAATCATGGTTTTGTTTTGTTGGGCTGAGGGTTGGTGGGCTTTAGACTTTTTAAAAAACTTCCCGATCTGGATCGGGAATTTTCAAAACTAATTATGATCGTCATATAGATGAGATAATACTAGTTTATCTTATATTTCATAATATCTCATATTGTTGAGTGTCGATTCATATCTCATCATCTCTATGGATTAATTGGTTTTTGTACTTAGGCGAATAGATGGGATATTATCTCTAGGTGGTCCATGAAATATATTAGTTCTATGAGATATGAGTATATCAGTCCTAAGATATTTTAGTTCAATAACTCATGAAGTACATTTATTCTCACAGTCAACGAGATACTATCATCCCTATGAATCAGTATATTCTATAAATCTTAGAACTAATATATTTCATGGACCACCTAGAGATAATATAACTTTATGATCCATAAGCTCATAAATCTTGGGCCATGAACATCCAAGATCAAGGAAAAACATACGCCCTCAGTATACATATTGTGAGTTTTAAAAAACTCACCGGTTAGCCTACAGGTTCTCGACTTCTCTCTGTCGAAGAAAACAAGAATACATTTCTCGGGCGGTCATCGGGCCTAATTCCCCTTGGCGAGCACAGAAAAGCAACAATTCTTGGACATCATCTTCATCTAATTTATGACCAAAGGAATCAGCTGTTTCATAGAGGGTGGGGCGGTAGAGATGATAATCAAGACAATGAATCAAGAAAGTACTTTCAAATTGTTCAACCACGACCTTGGCTACTTCACCTCGATATTCCTCGTCAATGATGTTATCATATGAGAGGGCATACTGACCACAAGAGAAATACTTTACCGCTAGGTAATAACAGGCCATAAATCGCAGTTCCGTCTCGAACTGGTCATGGATGAGGCCTCTGATATCTGACGCGACTAAATTATCTGGTCGTTCTTGAGTCGCCATGGCTGAGAGATAACGATCGCTCAAATCCATGGCCTGGAAGAGGGACCGATGATCATACCAAGCCCGAGATTCTCGATCATTGTAGATCTTGACGACCATGTTATACATCCAATCTCGTTCAATTCCCTGATAGATGACTAACTTTTCTTCAGGAGGGATATAGTTAGTTTGTATTACGCGAGTTGCCTCAATTAGAGTCTGATACTCAGCGAAGAAAGGATGAGCAAGGCATTGTTGGACGGTCCAGCGCTCAACATTCTCAAAGGCCAACATTCTTTCGAGCAAATGGCAAAAAGACTCGTAACTCCCGGCTTGCTGCTGGAAGTTGGCCATTCCCTTGACCGTCAGGCCGATTTGGGCCGCCAGGGTCTTTCGCTTGACTTTCTGACTGGCTGGGGTGAGTTTGATAGTTCTCCACTTGTTGGCCTTGATAACTCTCATGGTTCTTAAGGGAAGATCATTAGGTAAAGCCTTCAAGATGGCCGAGAGAATTTTACTGGAATCATCTGAGAGTTCTCGAATAAATCGTCGTCGACTAACCATTTCAAAGAAGACACACCCCAGACTCCAGATATCCACCTTGAAATCATAAGCTGGATCCCCCAAGACAATCTCAGGGGCCCGATAGCAAGAAGTAACCGTGTCGGGAGTCTGATCAGCTTGATAAGTATAAGGCTTAGCCAAGCCAAAGTCACCAATTTGAATCAGGTCACCTGGAGAGTTGGGTTCATCCTTGAAAATCAAGAGATTACTGGGTGTTAGATCTCGATGGATGATCTGATGACTGTGAATCCCTTCTAGCCCCAGGAGAAGCTGAACCATGTATTTCTTGATTTGGGTGAAATTGGGAGTCGGAGTTTTATAGATATAGTTCAGTAAAGTCGCCGAGGCTTCCTTGAAGATAAAATGGATCTTGTCATCCTTTTGATTCTCATGAAGATCGGGCTTGATAGGCGAGAAAGGAACCTCATTAAAGGGAGTTCCAAAAGTTACCTTTTCCAAGCTGATAACATAGGGGCAATGGCGGAGAGTATTGAGAAGATCTAATTCCTTGATATTTCCGATAAAATCAATGTGGTCATCGACAAGATTTCTTTTGATGGCATAGGAAGTCTGATTCTCTGGGGATGTGCAGGAGTAGACAATACCAAAACTACCTTCTCCTAACTTGGAACCTGGGAGCATCGATTTTCTCATTTCTTGATAATGGTTTGTCGGTTTTTTGAGATTCGCCCAACTTATTAAGCGAATCATGAAGATCTCCAATAACAAATTGGAAATCTGTATGATTAAGGACTTTTTCTACCTGTTAATCAAGGACTTTTGATCTAGTTGGTCAAAAAGAAGATCGTGTCATCTGGATGACACGATGGTTGGTTTTTTTAGGGATCAACAGCGATGCTGTTGATCCTTGGAAAACCCGAGCAAGCTCGGGTTTTTTAAGTGGTTAGATATGATCAAGTTTGGTCACTGCTCGTTTGTCCCATTACAAATGGTCCAAACGGGTAACAACCCGGGCTAATTTCTTTTTCCATCCTAGTTGATCTGAGGTGATCAGATCAACGATATTGAAAACAAAGTGGTCATGACTGGCCACTAAGTACTCATCATACTGGTCTGAAGAGAGCAGAGTGCCAACAAACATTTGGATATAAGTATCCGTCCCATTTTTCCGGGTACACGGGCAGATTTTGCGGATGACTTCAGGAGGAAATTTTTTCTTGGCCAAGTGGTGATGTTCCCCCAGGAAAGCATAGATGTCTAGATTTAGGATTTTTAGATTATAATGTTCAGCTATTTCATCAATCAAAGAGGGCAAGTTCTCAACATCGACTAAGAGAACTCGTCGGGTTAGCTCTTTCCTTCTGAAGGAAGGACTTGAAGTGAAACCCAAGTCTTTGATTATGCTGATGGCCGGACTATCGGGATTGATAGTCGGGCAATCGGGTAAATCAGGTAACTTGAATTTCAATCCTAGATCCATAGGATCCAGAGAGGACGTAGTTACACTACGTTCCTCTAAGATTTCTTCAGGAGGAAAGAGAGGAGATCGTGATATTTCATTAATGAAGGAGCCAGAATCCTTGAGAGGAGGAGAAGTCAATATATTAGGAACTCGGGGTTTCGGTTGATGAGATCCAAGGCTCCTCAAGGCGACCGAAGCGGCTGAATTTTGAGCCTGAATTTTAGTGGTTTCAACCTGGCCTCTGAATTGCCGGCCATCAGGCAAAGTCACGACAGCTCGCCATTGCGGAAGATGGTCTACTCCCCCGCAGATAGAGGCTGAATAAGTAGGAGAAGGTTCCTTGAGTTTCTGATAGATTTTGACGAGTTCGTCTTTGCAACTAGTGGACATGATGGAATTTCTCTTATCAAGATGAATCAAAAGGCAGTTTTTTTGAACTTTGCTTAGGCATCAAAGCGGCGATGTAATGCTTGGAAAAACCTCGATCGAGGTTTTTTATTGAGTACTAGCCGAAGGAGCTGACCAATAGGAGAAATCGAGAATCAGATCCGCAGGATCTGGGAGAAGTGCACTTAGATCCGCAGGATCTGGGAGAAGTGCACTTAGATCCGCAGGATCCTGGAGAGGTGCAGCTATGCTGCACCTCCTAAGATTAGTTCGACAAGTAGGGCAAGTTGAGCCATGAACAAACCATTCTTCCATACAATCAAGATGATGAAGATGACCACACTTCAAGAGATTCAGAACATTCCCTGATTGATAGTGCTCCAAGCAAATCGAACAAATCTCCCCATTTATCCCATGTTCCTCAGGGGAATAGATAAAAGTAAAACTCTCTTCCCTTGAGGCTGATAATTCCTGGGTCTTCTTAGGGGGAGGGGAAGCTGATTCTCTGGTCATTATGGTCGGAGCAATCAGAACGGTGTAAGTCGCTGCTTGTTTGGCTCGTCGACTTTTACATTTAGTGGGTCTCATTTGACCCTTGGTGATTAATGATTTTAGAGTGATCATATAATCTGGTCAGTGTTGAATATCATACCTCGAGAGAAGTATGATGGTATGAAGAATATCTTATGAGTTGGTAGTTGGGTTACGCGGTATAGCTATTATCACAGTGGATACTAATGGATAATTATGATATGACTTATTAGCTACCTGTCGGAACCGACAGGTCAGAGATGGGTAAGATTTTTTCGATTGAACAATCCGAAAGGTAAGTGGGGCCTCTCGGCTTGGATGTAATTAGTCATCTACACCCATCGGGTGTAGATGACGTCCTTATGTTAATGACAAGATTTTGACTCGATGGTCGGTTGGCTGTTCAATCATAGAATTAGAATAATTCGACCTCATCAGTCGGGATCATTCGGGGAATAGAGACTAGTTTAATTGGGTTCTTGGGTATTTTGGGTAAGCCTTGGTCGAAACTTCGGAGATTGTTGCCAATTATATCGGATAATGGGATAGATCGGTATTCTTGGGATTTGATTGATGATCGGTGAGATTTGGGAGCTGGTGGGATCGGATGGGTTGGTTTGGTCGGAACAGTGGAAGCTTTGGTTATAATTGGGATCGGTTGGATAGGTTTGGTCGGAAGGGTTGAAGATCGTCCAGTTGGGAGCTGGACGACTAAAGATCGGGGCGATTTTGGGGCTGCTGGGATTTCAAGGGTTGTTTTGGTCTTCGACCGAACAATCGAAGATTGTGTAATTGGATTGGTCGTGGTAGTTGAAGGTTTTGTTACGGTAGGATTCGGATAGGTCGGTTTGATTGGGGGAGTCAAAGATCGCGCGGCTGAAGGCTGAGCGATCAAGGATCGGGGAGATTTTGGGGCTACTGGGATTTCAAGGGTCGGTTTGGTCGGAGCAGTTGAAGATTTTGATACTGTAGGATTCGGATAGGTCGGTTTGGTTGTTTTAGTCGGGACGGTTGAGATTTCAGAGGGATAAAGCTGTGCTTTACCTCCTCCGGAACCTGCGGTTCTGGGCGATTTGGGGGCCGGTGGAATTGGGTGGGTTAGGTTAGTCGGGACATTCGATGATCGTGCAGCTGAGGGCTGAGCGACCAAGGATCGGGGAGATTTAGAGGGAGACAACATAGTTGTCTCTCCTCTGGAACCTGCGGTTCTAGGGGCCATCGGGATTTCAAGGGTCGGTGTGATTGATTTGGTCGATGTAATCAAAGGTTTAGTTATCGGAGGAATCGGGTTAGTCGGTTTGGTCGAAGATCGCCCAGTTAAAGGATGGGCGACCAAGGATCGAGGAGATTTTGGGGCTACTGGGATTTCAAGGGTCGGTGTGATTGATTTGGGTACGATAGGTTTTGGTTGGGTCGGTTTAGTCGAAGACTGAACAATCGAAGATTGTGTGGTTGATGATCGTCCAGCTGGAGACTTAACGATCAAGGATCGGGGAGATTTCGGGGCCGTCGGGATTATCAGGTTTGATCCAGCTGAGAGTGGCGGTGATTTGGACTGGGTGATCCTTTGAGATCGCAATGGCCCCACCACTCGAGGAAAGCCCGTATTCTTGATCTCATTAAGGCTCATCGGTTTGACGATGGCTAATTTCCCTTCATCTCCAGTCGGAGAAATCAAGGGGGCGAAAGGAACCCGTATTAGATTGCGAGTGAAAGGAATGACCGGCTCATCTTCGCTTGAAGAACCGACATAGGTATGATCTTCCGGATCTGAAGATCCTTTGATCTGGCCTCTCATACCAATGAGAGATGATGATGAAATTCTTTTCTGAGATCCAAAAATATACCGGAAAAGAATTTCGTCATCATCTATAGTCATGGACCGAACTTTCTCGAATCAAGAAGAATATCCTCGTCGAGGGTATAGACGAGCCTATTATCGACCCGAGAGACGAGAGGGAATCAGGTCAGCCAATGAAATTTTTTTAAGTCGATTGAAGAGATCTTTAGATTCTCTAGAAGAAGGCAATAAAATCGAAAATGCCGATTTTATCATTCGAGTTCTATCGAAGAGTCCTAATCTACATCACATGAATCTTGAGATCTTAGTGGCTGTCTTTATTTATCTTCGGGATCTCGAAAAATCCAAGCGTAAAAACCTAAAAATCGATGAGACCGAAATCTTTGATCAGCACGTCGAGGGGATGGTCAAGAATTATGTTGAAGAAACCGAGGGAGAATCAACTACCACGGTTGACATTGTCAAATTGCGGATGGTGGCTCTTTTCTTGCGTTACCTCGAGTACTTCAGACTGGCCGAGGATAAGTATCAAGGTGAGAGATAGGAGGGACGTCGGCTCGGCCGACAGATAAAAAAACCCGCAATTGCGATTGGGATACAAAATGAATCATCTTTCATTCCAAAAATGGATTTCTATAAGGAGTACGTCGTGAAATGCAAGACTTGCAATTCCCAGGTGGCTTGTTTTTCAGCCCAGTATGAGAGATCATTGAGTAATGGCTACTCCATCGAAGAAGCTCTGAATGATCTTCAGATCATGAATGTTTGTTGTCGAGCAGCCATGAAGAACCCAACCATCGTCACCTTCGAAATGGGAAATCGAGAAGTGATCGAGGGAACCAAGCGAGCCAGTGATGTTCTCTATGAAACTATTTCCCCTCCCTTTGAATTAGAACCTTTTCTCAGTCGAATTCAAACCCAAGAGACCCAGCCTTCCCTTCAAGGCCGAACTACCATCCGACCCTTGGCTCCCAAAGAGAAATCTCGAGGTTTGCATACTGGCCTTTTATCATCCTTATCAAGATCAGAGAGTGCAGAGCTTTCGTCACTCTTGTCATTGGCCGGAGACATTTCGATGTTTAACACCACTTTGGACCCGGGAATTGAGGTGGAGGTTGAAGGAGAGGAATTCCTTGAACCCACCATCCCTGGTTTCCCGACCATCAACAGTGATCGGACTCGAGTGACTCGAACCATCGAGGTGGGGGCGGGTCGGAAGGTCGAAGTCTTGAATGGTCGCACCTATTTGGCGGTGTGATTAATTGGTTTTTAAAACTTGCCAGTTGTACTGGCAAGTTAGAGGGCCAAATAACTAGTTATTTGGTCCGTAAAACTCATGAGCTCTGCTGATTTATCAAGGATAAGTTGATTATTCAGTGATGACAACATAGTCCACATAAATTATATAGATACCATAGTCAAGATGACTCCAAAAGTAGATAATTTATAATTTACTTGGTTTTGATGATTTGGTCTGTCATCTAAACAACATGATCCACGATAATCATGGATCATGGTCTATTTCCTTGAGATGATGAGACTAATTCTCATCAGAAGATAAATTAGTATTTTTTATCATAGACTAGATGGGATATTATAGGTTATATGACTAATATGAATCTCATCTTATTATAAGTATCCATCGTGTCATAAATCCAGCATAACTGGCAAGTTTTAAAAAAACCAATTATTCAGATGAAGTCTTCTCTGATTTTCGGCCATGAAACAAGAGAACAAACCCTAAAATGAGGAAATTGTAACCGAGAGTCATCGTGACCATACTCAGTCCAGTTAAAATCAATTGGTCGTTGGAAATTGCTTGATCATACTTCAACCAAGAGGGTGCCGATAAAATCATAAAAGAATTCAAGAAGATAAGAACAGATCCACCACCTATCAAAGATCCTTCGAGATTATTGGCTGGTCCTGGATTTCTTAATAACCAGATCATCGATAATAAAAAGGTCAAGATTTCTACCATGAAAACAATGATTCTCATCGGAAGATTCGGAATAATTTCCATTGCGTTGATCATTTGGTTGAATTAAGAAAGGCTAGATTTTCACACATCAATAATCACAAATCAACAGATCAAATCAACGAATTCAAGAAAATCACAAATCATCTTCTTCGATTAAAGAGAAATTATTAGTTTGTATTTTTTATTCTCTATATGACCATCCCCAAGATCTTTCGTGCTAAATAGTTGCATTTTAGCTATCAAGAGAACTATTTCTCACTATATATTGATGAGAAATCTATAAACTAATAATTCTTCTTAATTGGTTAGATCCGATAGTTTTTTTAAAACCCAATTATTCGAATGAGGTCTTTTCAGGTTTTCGGCCGTAAAATAAGAGAACAAATCCGATGATGATGAAATTATAACCAAGAATCATCATGGCCGCAATTAGTCCGGTTGAGATCAATTGACCTCTGGCGACTGTCTTATCATACTCCAACCAAGAAGGCACCAATAAAATCAAGAAAGAACTTGAGAAGATGAGAGCCGATCCACCAACTATCAACTTACCTTCAAGATCATTGGCTGGTCTTGGGGTTTTCCAGAACCAGATCACTGAGGTCAAGAAGATCAAAGTTCCTATTATGAAAACCATGACTCTCATCGGAATATCCGGAATAATTTCTATTATATAGGTCATTTGGTTGAATTAAATTAATAGTCACTAATTCTCACATCAAATCAATGAATTCAGGATAATCATAGAATATCTTCTCGACCAAAGAGAAATTATTAGTTTGTATTTTTTATTTCTCTATGGGATGATTATCAAGGTTTTTCTTGTTAGATAGCTGCTTTTTAGCTATCAGAAGAACTATTTCTCACTATATGTTGGTGGAAAATCTATAAACTAATAATTCTTCTTCAATCAGATGTCCGAGATTCTCTAACTCATCTTTTCCTTGATTAGATCTGGTAAGTTTTAAAAAACCTCAATCAACCAGCACTCTTCAATGTACAAACCACGATGAGCTCAATGATAAGCCCAGAAAGAAAAGAACCGATAGGCCAAGTATAGGCAAGGCATACCTCTGAGTCACATCCTCTCTCTTGATTTCTTAGCCAAAATAAGGTACCCAGAAATCCTAGGATCCCAGTGATAATCAGACCAAGACCGAAAACTATGATTATGATAATCATCGTCTCGGGACGTATCTCTTCGAGCATTTTTGGTTACTCTTGGGGAAAAGTAAGATTCAAAATCCTTGATCAATCAGCATATTCCATGAGAAATAGGTCGAGATGATTACCAATATCAAACCACTTACTAAACGAGTACATAAGTAATACCTTTCACAATCACATCCTCCTTGATAATAGGTTAATTGGATTAGTGTCATTAATCCTATAAATCCAAAGATAATCATAGCGATATCAAGAATGAAGATGATCATGATGACTGTCTTATTAGTGATCAGCACTTCGTCGAGCATTTTATAAGATCAAAGATAGTTAGGTTAATAATCAGTCACTTGGTCCTCGAGACTAATGGGTTTTTTTAAAACCTTGATCAACCAGCATATCTCAAGAAATGGATAGAGATGACCACTAAAGTAACCCCAAAGACTGAACCACTAACAAAGCAGAAATATAAGGAACAGATATTGAAATTGCATCCTTCATCATAAGTCAATCGAATCAAGGCTATCAATCCTATGGAGGCAGCGATGATCGAGAGAATCCCAAAGATAATAAACACGATCATCGTCGTATTGGCGGATGACAATACTTCATCGAGCATTTTCAGCTCTTCTTGGAGAAAATAAGATCAAAGATAATTAGGTTGATCGTCAGTCATCTAGTCCCTAGAATCAACGAGTTTTTTTAACTCTCAAGTCAGACCATGTCGAGTCCTCAAAGTCGTTCGTTCACCAGAGAAATAAACCATACCGAGAAGTAGAAAGAATCCATTCATTAATTGAGCCCCTGAGACTAGAGGGATAAAGCACAGCTTTATCTCCTCCGGTCCCTCTGGGACTAGGCAATAAAGAAGACGACCATAGTAATCACAACTTACTCCACCATCTTCTCTCTTACAATAGATCATGATGACTATCATCTCAAATGAGATCAACGAGGCTAAGATGGTCATCATGATGATCTGGCTATATCCCCAGATGATCAAGGGAAATAATCTTCGGTCGAGCATTTTCAATTAGTTGAGAAAATCAAGATCAAAGATAGTTGGTTTGATCAGTAAGTTTTTAAAAAACTCTAAGCCAAACCAAGACGAGGTATCGGATACTGCTCTTCCTCAGGGATACATGGCTCGACCAGAAATAGAAAAGAAAGGATAAACATTCCAGTCGCAGTGAACAGATATATTAGAATCCAAGCATAATAATAACAACCCTCTCCTTTACATCCTCCCATTCCATTGGCCAAGATGAGTCCTAGTCCCGGGGGGACTGGAGGAGACACAACTATGTTGTGTTCCTCTATTTCGAATGATATTACTATTGCCATCATAGTTATTATGATGATCTGACTAACACCCCAGAGAGTCAAGGTAAATAGTTTTCGGTCCAACATTTCTTGATAACTCCTGGGAAAATAAGATCATCAGTCATCTAATCTACGGAACCAATAGGTTTTTTAAACTTACTAGTTCGCTACCATTACTTTCAGTCATACTGGTAAATCAAGAATAACCAATTCTATCTACATTCATTTAGACTAAGACGAGATACTGGACACTGCTCTTCCTCAGGGAAACACTGGGTGATTATAAATAAAGAAGGAGGGTAAATATCCCAGCTATTATGAGCCGACATTTGAGGATCTGAGTATAATAAAACCAATTCTCTTTTGGCCCCCTTCTCACATGGGGCAAGATGAGTCTTGGTTCGAATATCACTGATAAAGTCATCATAGTTATCAGAATGATCTGATTTCCACTTTGGGAAGGGAGAAGAATGGCAGATGAGTTTGATATGATGACTATGATTATCTTCATATCCTGGTCCACAATAGACTAATATGATCAACACTTCGTATAACATCAACGAAATCCAGATAGTCATCATCATGATCCAACCTTTACTCCAGAAAGTCGAGGCAAACATCTTTCGATCGAGCATTTTTATCGATTTAGTTTTTTAGGCATCAATAGCGCTGCTATTGATGCCGGAAAACCTGCGAACTATTCGCAGGTTTTCCGATTAGTCAATAGTATCAAGCCAACCATCAGTGTGATTAGTCGGTGGTTTGATCATCTTCATTATCCCTAGTCCAATAGCTGGTAAGATAAAGGAAAAACTTATCAATAAGAAGATCCAAGAATGTTCCCCGGCCTTTCCGCTCTTAGTGGCTATTGACCAAAGAATCAAAAGAAGCAAACCGATGAGAGCGGCCGCTCCTCCTAAGAAGAAGGTGAAATATTTAAGGATCTCGATTTCAGTCGAGTCACCGTCGAGCATCTTGACTTTTCTCTTTCTGAGTCGGTGGGTTTTTGAACCTGAATCGGTCAATAATCTTTCTTCGAATAAGTCTTATTTCTTGAGAGATAAGTCGAGATAATAACAATAGTCATCCCAGCCATCAAATAACCAAAAGTCCAAGGCCAAGAAAAATAGAGATCTTGATCGTATCTTTTATCATAACACACCGAGATGATTGATGCCCCTAGTAGACTCATTAACCCGATGGTAATGATGAGAAGACCGAAGCCCCAACCATTGGTGATGATAATTTCTTTGATGATGAATGACTTAAGATCGAACATTTCAATCAATCCTGGGGAAAATCAAAATCAAAGATTATCAAAATCGAACGAGTGACGTAAGGTGGGAGTTAGAGGGGTGATTTTTAACCACTGATTCCATCTTTATTATCGCCAATGAGTTTCACGAATCAAGTAGCTAGTTACTTGATCCTCTAACTCGTTGGTAAGACCAACGAGTTTTAAAAAACCCCCACATCAGATCAAGGATTGATCACATCTCATTCTTAGTGAAAATCGAACCAACTTCATATCGAGGAACATGTTTACCTTCGCTATCCTCGATCCAGGGCTCATCGAAATCGAGTCGCCGAAAATCATCGAGCTCTGATGTGCCTGTTATGCCCTCATCTTTCTCGATCGCGTTATTTTGGATTACTTTGACCAATTCTTCCAAGAATTTCTTAGCCAAATCCCGGTCTTTCATGAGATAAAATTCTCGAGCATGCCCAGTCCTGATGATAGGCAATTCGTTGTCGACCTCACAATTCTCGATAAAAGAAGACAGATAACGACTGGACCAATTACTCCAAAAATCAACAGCCATTTCATGAAGACTATCATAAACCTTGTAAGTCAAACTAGAAGTATCATTATATACAATCCAATATGGGTCAAATAAACCCAATCGATTACAAACCAAAACATGCAACTCTTTATCAGTGAAATCATCGAGATTTCTAGTGATTTTGAGTTGGTTCCAGGTATTCATTGGTTAGCAATGTATTTTTAGGTCTACGAGAATAATCATAAATTCACTTTTCTGGAATGGCTTAGTTTGATGAGACGTTAATCGCCGGGAGGCAGAAGAAATAGACTAGAAGTTAGATGATCTTATTATCCAAGGTGAGATATTGATTAGTACCTGAGATAACCAACTATCGAATATCAAAATATTCGATGATCGCGAAAGTTTTAAAACTCTCGATCTATTGGCTAGAACATCAACCAGAATATTTTGAGGTACATACTAAGCCGATAACAATGATGATAATCCCAGCGACCAGGAAACTGAGTGAACAAGCATAAGGTTGACGCATCTCATAACATCCCTTATTGTGATTGATTGAGGTGGCTAAGATCCCCAACAAACCTAATAATCCGATGACAGTTACTATGATCCCAAAGCCCCAGATGGCCATGATCATGGTCTCATTAGTGATAAGTATAGAATCGTGGAGCATTTTATTATGATGAAAGAGTAGTTTTACGGACCAGGTATTTACCTGGTCCTCGAACTTGCCAGTATAACTGGCAAGTTTTAAAATTCAGTTGACTTGTCAACTGAATTCCGAAGATCTCCGATTTGTAATCGGAGATTCTTAAAAATTAGCAGTTATGTCCCGGCTTGTTGAGTATAGTGATTGAGAAGATAAGTCGGAACGACGATATTAATGATTCCAAGGATCAAACAGGCAATTCCCCAGGTATAACCATTCCAAGTCTTATCATCACATTTTTCGATGCGAAATATCAACACAATTGAGACTGTGAGAATTATGAATGAACCTACGATAGTCATGAAAATTCCAAAGGTCCAGAGTATCGATAAAATGGTCCCATTGAACATCACTGATTCTTCGTTGATCATTTAGGTCAATCCTGATAATTTCGCGCTATAGGTTAATCAAAAATTAGGTGGAAGTGAGGAGATGAGATCAAACGGGTGGATTGATAGCTTGATTATTGAGTTTTAAAATTATGACCATCAAGTTCCATTTTTTCTAATATAATAGCTGAGATAATGGTTAACCGTGAATAACAGCATGAGCAAACTAACTCCCAAACCCAAACAACCAATTCCCCAAGCATAACCCATTGATATCTCTACACCACAACATTTATTCTTATATAATACTAGGATGACCGAGGTTCCAAGAGAAATCAATCCTCCCACGGCAATTGAGATAATTCCCAGATACCAAACCAGTATCGCAATAGAATTATCGACCATCACCAATTCTTCATTGAAGTGGATTGATAACTTGATCGATGAGTTTTACGGATCAAGTAACTAGTTACTTGATCCTCTAATTTGCCAGTCATACTGGCAAATTTTAAAATTATAGCAGTTAAGTCCCGTCTCGCTCAGCATAACGATCAAAGAGATAATTCGACACGGTGATGATCATAATCCCAGTAAGCAAACAGGCAATCCCCAAAGTATAACCATTCCAAAGTTCACTGTCGCACTTTTTCCTGTAAAATGTCAACACGATTGAATATCCGAGGATTATCAAGAACCCGACGACAGCCATGATAATCCCAAAAGACCAGAGAACCATCAAGATAGTCCTATCGATGGTAATTAATTCTTCGTTGATCATTTCAATCAATATAAGATAATTAAAAATTTGGTGAGTGTAGGAAGGCAGGAGCAAATAGGTAGTCTGGTAACTCGATTATCGAGTTTTTTTTAACTCGTTCGAACCCTCAATCTTCTGCCTCCCGGCGACTAGGGCTCACCAGACCACCTCACTCACCGAGAGATAATGGTTCTCGTCCCAAACTTCCATATCTACCATCTCCATCTCCTCAAGATCAACAAAGTCATTATCCCTAATAACATTGTTTTTTATCATTTCCTTGGCTTGCTCCAGGAATTTGAGGGCTAAGTTTCGATTCTTCATGAAGTAAGATTCCCTCCCATTTTCACTACGGACCATCGGGATCTTGGGGTCAACTGAATAATTCATAATAAAGGTATTCAGTTCAACACTAGGCCAAGCTCCCCAGATTTCAGTGGCCATTTCGGTCAAGTTATCGAAGCTCCGGTAAGTCAAGGTAAAGACATCATATTCCACGATCCAAACCGGACCAAGGGATTTCAATCTAGTAACGATCAGATCATGGAGCTGTTTATCACTAATGAAGTCGATTTCTTCACCAAGATTCAATTCTCTCCACTTATTCATTAATAAACGGACTGATTTTTGACTAGGAACCAAAGAGGAAGATCTCATTTTTTGGAGACAGATAATCTCCCAGTTTGATGTGATCATTTGGTCCTCGGTTTTTGGAGATGAGGATGATACAAAGGTAAAAGAGAATTTTTCTCCTTTTTCTTTTTAATTTCAATGGGTCAATTCGATCAAAACAAAAAGTCATTGCTGAACGGAGAAGAGTGAAAATCAGACCCTATGGGAAAAAAGATAAATCTTCGTATAATTTATTCTCTTGGTGATTGATTATCGAATTGTGATAATTCCTATCATCTGATCGAGGATTCTTCGAAATAATCTATCATGTGACCCTGACACATAATACTCACTCCGATAATGACCACACTGACCCCCAAGCCAAGGAGAAATGGCGAGCTCGCTGTCGATAGTTGCTCGAGGACTAACAAGATCGTCATCCATAAAGTAAAAATAGAACCGATCAGAGAAACCGTTAGTCCGCCCGAGATAGTGAGGATCTTCAGGTCACCGTTCTCATTTGATCTTAGGAGAAAGGATAGAGACGACCCAAGAACCAAAGATCCGACTGGTAAAATAATTCCTCCAATCAGAAGACAGATCAGGGTGAGATCAACGGGCATCTCAGTCCTTTGCTTGATAGTTTTAAAAAACTATCAAGTGAGCCGACTTGTCCAGTGGTGGGATACTAACTGGCCTGAGTATCCATGATGAGAGTGATAATCCCAATCATCATGAGACCAAGACTAAGGCAACTATAGCGAACTCCTTGTTTATTATTAGCTTTATCGAAGACTACCAGGAAAATAGTCCAAATGCAGGACGAGATCCCAATGATGAGAAAGAAATTACCGAGATACTTGGGTAGGATGGAGAATTCAGTGGTGATCATGATTTGGTTTATGACTTGATCGAGAACCAAATCATGATCAATAAACTCGGGCTATTAGTTTTTTGGTTGGTCTTGGGTTTCAGGACTTATCTCTCATCCAGAGAATCATCCCAATTCTCTGAAAGGTCAAGTCTCGTTCCATTTGGCCGTTAAAAATCAATCGAAAGCCTAGTGGCTTTTAATTAATATAGTTATATTACCAATATCAGAGAGTTATTAGCTCTTCATCTAACTAAGAAGACCAAACCAGAATCACCAAGCATCCAACGAAATTGAATTATTCACTTAAAGATTTTATTAACTATATGGGATTTTCTGATACTTTTCTCATCAAAGAAGTTAGATTTAGCTATCAAGAAGAATAGAATATCACCTATGTCGATGAAAATATTTAAACTAATTATTTCTCTCTCGTTAGATGATTAAGATCTTTTTACAATGGTTGGTTGGTTTTTCCTTGGATAGATGCCAATCGTCGTAGACAGACTTTAGTCGTCGTAGAAAAATGCAAGTCGCCGAAAGGCAGATCAATCACTCTTGATAGTTTTTTGATTCGATCTCGATTTTCATCTGAAAAGACTCAAGATGAGCACAATGAGCCCAGTGACTATCAAACTCAGACTGAGACCAAGCAAACGACCTAGTGTTTGTCTTGATCTTATCGGAGTCATCCGGAGGAGAATGGAGAAGAAAGACCAAGCTCCTCCAGTAAGTAGAAAGTATCCGATCCACCTCATGGAATTGACTGATTCATTGACTGACATGATTTGATTTTTTGTTTATGGTCGAGTGATTGATCTTGTCGATGATATTATCATTCATTACTCTTCTCATCTAATATCACAGATAAGATGCTAGTCGCTGGGAGGCAGATGACTGATTTCCTGATAGTTTTAAAAATCTCCGATTACAAATCTCCGATTACAAATCGGAGATTTTTAAAACTATCAGGAAATCAGTCATCTAATCGCTAACTTCTGAATCTATTGGAAATCACCGAACAAAGAACGAGACAGTGATCAAAATCAGCCCGGTGATCAATGAAATGGTACCTATCCCAAGAGTAATAAATTTCTCTCGATCACCCATGTCATTAAAACAAGGGAGTTTATTCAAGATACAAAATGGAGTTCCTAGAAATCCCAAAGCTATCCCAAGATATAGGATAATCGTGGGGAAACTATCATTCATTCTCTACTTTACTGATATGATCAATCTTAGTTCTCGGATATAGTTTTATAGATCAGATAACTAACTGGTCCTTGACTTACCAGTTCTACTAGCAAGTTTTTTTATAGATCAGCCAATTTACTCAATGATCGGAGACCTATTTTGAGAACCACCAACCACAACCATTAAAACTCCACTAACTATCAGACCCAAACTGAGATAGTGCAGCTTTTCGGCTTGTTTAACATCGATACTATTGCCTATTATTAGACAACAGGTCGTTAAGAAAGAAACCGATCCTCCGACGAGTAAAAAGTTTCCAATGCTGGACATTGCTCGATAAATAGTTTCTATCCATCATCAATAAATCAAGATCAAAAAATATATCGGATGACTGGGCCTATCAGCTATTTTTTTGACTCGTTAGTAATATCACTAACGAGTCAAAGGCAGGATAAATCCTGCCCGCCAATCTCATGATCGCTGAAAGCAGACTGAGATAAGTATCAGCATAAAACCGCCAACGATCAAGATCCCACCTGTCCAAAGAGTGTGGAATTTCCATGGATCACCCATGTTACGGAAACAGGGAAGTTGATCGATAACAAATAATGGACATCCTAGGATAGCCAGAATTATCCCAAGATAGAAGAGAATAGAAGTATCAATCATGTCTTATTTTCTTATGGGATTGATGTCAATTTAGACACATGAAGTCAATGGTTCGTAGACTCGATAGTTTATAGGTACGAAGATTATCACACCCTCTAACTTGCCAGTTCTATTGGCAAGTTTTTTAAACTTACTCAATCACCCATCCCGGTTCCTAATCGTCTCAATAGAGATACTCCAGAATTTTCTGAGAGTATCTCGATCTTTGATGATTAGGGCATAGTTGGTTCGATTTCTCTTGATAATCGGGAGTTGATCATCTAGAGAATAATCGACCATGAATCTACCCCATTCATGACTAGGCCAATTCCCCCAAAGACTCAGGGCCATCGCCTCTAAAGTTTCATAGGTTTGATAAATGAAATGATAGATCAGATCTTGGACGATCCAGTATCCCTTGATGTCCTTCAACTTCTCACAAATTATCTCATGACGTCGCTCTTCGCTGGGATCCATTGGATCATGTTCGATTTTGAGTTCGGGCCATGGATTATCCATTGAGTAGTAGGTAAATTTCTAATTAATGGATAATTATCATATCACTGTTGCTCATCATCCCAATTTTCTGAGTCCATCTTAGGAGATGATTGCCCACACCAATCATCATCGATGATTTTCTTTATTAGCAGGACCGACAGGACAACTACGGTGATAATTCCATTAATTAGGAAAGTCACTCCAATGAAAATCCCGACTCCATCAATGGTACTTTGATTAACTGGGGGCGAGGGAGTTTGATGTTTAGTCCCCAGACCGATAGCCATAATCCAGAGCACCCATCCGCCAATGGCCATTAGAAAAACACTGGCCAGGAAAATATAGTCAGGGGTAGTTAAGTGATTTTCACTCCACTCCATTTATAAGTCGGGGATTTCAAACTTTACGGGCATGTCAATTGTCGTGCCTTCAATTCATTGGTCATCGACGAACAAATTCATGATAGTAATAATAATTCCACCAATCACAAGATTCAGACTGAAAGTAATCAGGTAACCTAATGTCTCCCTTGATCTTACATGGTACAAGGGCAAAAGAGTTGCGATGAAAGACCAGGCTCCTCCGGTGGTCATCAAAATCCCGATCCATTGCATAATGTCTTTTGATTGTTCCTGATCTTTTGGTTATTTACTGATCGATTATCTCGGTTTACCTGGACTTAATCAAGGGTTGTCATAAAATATCCGATTACTATCGGATATCTGTAATTCCTCGGATCTTCCTTGACCATTAGATGAAAGTACTTATTATGAGAGTGATTGTCCCACCAATCATCAGACTCAGACTGACACCACACCAACGAGCCGCCCGTTTCTCTTCGATTTTATCGGAGATTATCAGCAGATAGGTCACCGAGAAGACTGATGCTCCCCCGATTAGTAACCAATCACTGACATATCCTATGATAGTGGACATTTTGATTATCATCCGATTTTATTTCCTCGAACATCAGATGAAATTACTTATGATGAGAATACCAAACCCACCGATCATGAGACCCAGACTGAACCCGAGCAAACTAGCTACCATTGTCCTTGACATCGTTGGGGTAATTAAGAGAAACATTGTTAGGGAGGAAAAAGATCCTCCAGTTAATAACCAACACCCGAGATATCTCATGATAGTCGAAGATTCGCTGGTGGTCATGATTTGATTTCATCTCATTCTCGATGAAACTAAGATCAATAATGGCCTGATGATAATCAAGAATACAGTCTATCGGATGAAAGATATTTAGTTGGATAAGTCCAGAATTCATGACTCTCCATTCCCGATAACCTATTCTCATATCAAATGGCTCATTTGTTGGATAAGTCGAGTACATTATAAAGTTTTTAAAAACATCCCAGATGACATTGATCTAATCGCTAATTCTGGGACTAGTTAGGTACCACTTGAAGGAGAATCGAGATACCTATCAGAACCAGTCCCCCAACCACCAAAACTGACCCTATTCCAAGAGTGAAAGATTTACATCGGTCACTCATGTCATTAAAACAAGGAAGTTGGTGCAAGATACAACACGGAGATCCTAAGATGGCCAGAGCCATTCCAAGATATAAGAAAATAAAGGGATACTTATCGTTCATTTCCTATTTTCCTTATCAGATCAATATCAGTTCGACTGAGTTTTTAAAATGGTTTTTATTGTTCATCCTGATTCCTAATCGTCTCTCACCTAACCCCAAGGATATTCAACGATCGTTGAATATCCGTATTTTTCTTATTATCGATGCTTGATACTCTTGGCGATGAAGTCTCTCAACCCTTCCTTGTTAGAGCCTACGAGGCTATCGACCTCTTTGCCTTGATAAAAGAAGACAAAGACTGGTAGATGCTCGAAATCTAGACCACATTCTTCAACATCAGCGTAAGCCAGGGCAATTTTATCTCGATAGCGTCGAGCGATCCGATTATAAAGATCCTCGACCACAGTGCAGGCATCACAGCCCTTGAGACTATAGAAGATAATGACTCTCTTGTTCTTCAAGAGTTTGTCGTATTGTTTGAGGTTGGTTACTCGGATGACACTATCCATTTATATTAATTAAGAAAATATGGCTAAGCCATATTTTTGCGGACTCATAGAGTCCGAGTTTACTTTAAAATTTTAAGATATCGAGGATCCTTAGTTAACAGAGCCGAGACGCGAGTATATTCTTCGGGGGTTTGGATAGTGATTGGTAAACCATAGGCAAAGAGGAGATCTCCTAATTCTTGAGTCTTAGTTGAGAAGTTGATCTTATGATCGCGCCATATCGCCGCTAAAGGACGACTATTGGCTCGTTGGAGAAAATTAGTCATGTAAGTAGCCGAAGTGTGAGCCGTAAAATCACTAGTCATTACTACATCTTGCCACAAAGAAAAGATGCGATAACTCAAGGACAATTGGGTCACAAATTCTTGAGCCGTTAGAGGAGTGGCTTCTCTAGGAGGTAACTGGGGAATGGGGTTCAAGGGAGTGATAGAAATAATGAAATCAGGAATGACGGCCACTGAAGTGGTGATCTCCTTGAGAATATTGTTGAGGACGGTGTCATTGATCCGAGAGGTTTCTTGGATGACAATTAACTTTTGTTGATTATTCTGGAGGAGGACTAAGTTATAATAGAAGAGAGCGGTAATCAGGACTCCCACTCCGGTGAGAATGGCAATAAAAGTATGTAGCCGACCTCGATCATATTTCTCATAGTAAGGTCCTAAGTACCAGGCTAGAACAATGACCCCAACAATGAGGACAATGAAGATAATCAAGACGACCTGAGCTGATAGTAGGTCAGCCATAAAGACTAGATATTTTAAGAGACCAAATATAATTAGGGCTGGTTATACAGCCGTCAGGTATGCGGTAGCAAACGATAGTTTGCAGTAGCAGATGGCAATCGCGGCCACGGGTACGTGGCGATAGACGTACGTAGACTAACTTACGTCTTTTATTTGAGTTTAGTAGTGATCATCTTGATCAACTTATCAGTATCGGCTCCTAAGACTACACCAACGGCCTCTCTATTTTTGTAACCCACGAAAGAGGGGACTCCACCGACATTTTCAACGTTAACTTCAGTGGTTTCAACATGGGCAAATTTGACCCGAGGATATTGCTTAGCTAAGTCCTTGACAACTGGCTCCATTTCTTGGCAATGAGGACAATATTTAGAGCCGAAGAAGATGACTCCTCGGGTATTGTTCTTGATGAATTCATCGTGATCTTCAAGGTTCCTTATTTCCTTGATCATCTGGGATCGTTTATTAAGTTGAGATTTTATCTTTTAACTTTTATTGTGTCGTCGTGATGAGATGCACGAATCATTTCGTGCATTCTTTATTATCAGATTCGCAGAATCCAGTTGAATACAGCTGTGCTGTATTCAACTAACCACTCGAGGAGAAATTACTCGAGTAAGTAGCTGGATTTTGATCTCTCTCTCGAATCTTGTTGGCTTTGAAGTTTCGAGTCGTTCCCTTGGTCGGAGGCTGAGTAGCTTTGGTCCCTCGAGGAACTGGCGGGATTTGATGCTTGGGATGCTTGACGATGTCAATGAAGTCCATCCCGGTAGTCGTTGAACTCTGAGCAATTTTGGGCCCAACCGATAGATTTCGGGCTGGGGCCTCAGGGATTTTGAAGTTAGTTACTCTTGGGGCTACCTCAGGGACTTCGAGTGGAGTCGAGGAAGTCAGAGGTGAATCGGCGGTTCGGGAGGCCGAGACTTTGGTCGAGGCCGACACCGAATCTTTAGTGAGGATGGCAGTTGATCCTTGGGCCGAAGATGAAGCCAAATCTTGAGTCGAAGTTGACGCCGAGTTCGGGGCGAAGACTGTAGTCGAGCCGAGAACGAGAGTCGAGTTCGTGGCGGCGACCGGCCTCAATTCTTGGGTGGAAGCAGCCGAACCCGAAGCATTGTTCAAACTCAATTCACTAGAATGAGAACTCCTTGATTCAGAGGTGACTTCTCGAACCGTGATCTTAGGGAGTTGAAAATCTTTGAGATCATCCGATTTCCTGTCCGAAGATAGGAGTGGGTCGACCACTACTTTGGGGATAATAGTCATCCCTGAAGTCTCTCGAGCTTCCAGCTCTAAGGGGGCCTTAATTATTTTCTTTTCTTCATTCTTCTTAGGTGGTTGGTTACCAGCGGCATAGCGAGGGGGAATGTTTCCAATTTTATCTTTGTTACATCCACAGGAGGATCGCACTGGATATTCAATATTCCTATTTTTAGGATTGACGATGGCCCCAGAAGGCTTGTTTTGAGTAGGAGGAGTTCCACCAGATGAGGCTCCCATTCCGATGATGGCCAAGATTACAATGATTATCCCGATAATGAAGAGGAAAACGATAATACCCAAGGCCGAATTACATTTTGATTTGGTGCTGCCATCTCCTGGCATTGTATAGATCTTTGGATAAACTAAGGAAAAAGAACCTGGAAAAAATACCTTATCTATTACCTAACTCTCATTAGCTCTATGCCTCCTCCTACAAGATCAAGATTTCTGTCCCGAGATTGGTTAATCGCTCTCATAGCGGCTATTGTTTTGGTGATCCTGCTCCTAGTCATAGGAACTTTATTGGCCAAGAAATCTAAGCCGATCTCACCATGCTTCAACTCCTTCAGGATTGAACAGAACTTCTTGATACTTTTTAATCCAGGCTCTTCTTTGTCTGAGCGTATCCTCATCTACACTAGACAAAGTGATGGAACCATCCGGCTGACTCCTCCCTTCTTCACTTTGTGGGGAATCTTCCGTCCACCTTTCATCTTTGGTTATTATCCTTGCGGCGACCTTGGCTTCCTGCTGCCTCCGAACCCGTTGACTGAAGTGAGATCAACTAAAATTACCGAGGAAGGATTTGCCTCTTTTACATTGGTCTTTCCCATCGGAATGGATCCTAATACATTGAGTATCATCACTCCCAATGGAGTCACCTTGTTCCTCTATACTAAAGATCTCCTCTTCATTCCGGATTATACGGTAGTTTATGATGTTCGACGAACTAGCGGCGACATAAGGGAACCTTTGGAAATCTTGTTTTATACTTCTCATCCGGCCGATCCTTTCATCTCAGCCATGGTTGACTCTGACCAGCACATAACTCTCTATCCTCTAGTCTTCAATGAGGCTGGGCGAGCCAATGGAAGATTTAAGATCCAACAGTTCGATAATCTTCTGGTTTATTTCCCTTATCCTGGCTTCACTATTACCCTCCAAGTCCAGGCCGTGGTCCCGGAAGTTGTCTCTTGTGTGATTCCAACCACCGAGTTCCTGACTTTGGAGACCGGCGGTTGCACTTATCGTTTCCCGGTGATTGATTTCTTGACTGACCCGGTCAATATCGCTAAGATTCCAGCTGACCAATTTGAAGATTTAGCGGCTGAAATCTTCACCACCTACACCCTGTTAGAACGCCCGGTCCCTCAGCTTTTGGATTCTCATCCCCAACTAGCGGCTACCGCTAGTACGACCTTAGAGGCTCATGGTTCTTTTGTCCCCAATGCCAGCACTGGCTTTACCAGTCTCTTCATAGCTGGTAATGTCGGGATTGATGGAGCCGCTGTGGATGGAGCTATCACTAACTTTCGTCAAGGCGGAGTTCCTCCTGGTTTCAGCGTCCAACCAGTCGACACCACCGGAAAGGTAATCGTTCCAGCTCCCTCCAGTCTGATTCACCTGACTCTCCAGGGAACTTCGGGATCCACGGGGACTATCTCTCTCCAATATTTCTTGAATCAATTCAACCTCTATGATGGAGGGACTGAAGACTTTACTCTCCCTAGTAATGGAATGTTGACTTTAGCCTTCACCCTCCAACAGACGGGTGACGTCCGTGTTTTTTTGGCCGGCTCTCAAGCTCCGAATCCCTTTACTTTGATGATGGAATACCCAGCTCCCTTCAAATTCCTTCCCTCTTCTTACTTCACTATCATGAATCCCACTACTATGACCGGAAGAAATGAAGTCGGCGATCTTCTAATTAATGGAACGCCGGTCGACGGAGAAAGTGGCTTCAAGACTAAGACTGATCTGAGCCAATTTCCCTTGACTTATCCATTCGGAAGTCCCTTCTATACCCCTGGATCGATCGGCTACTTAGGAGCTTTTCCAACCTGGAATGCTTTCATGAAGACCATCCCGTCTCTAGATCTGACTGGTTTCTCTCCTACCTTCATGGCTAATAATGTTTTAGTAGTTGAAACCCCCAATCCCCTCAAATTGAGTCAATCAATCCGAGTCGGCGGCTTGGTTGTCCGTCATGGTGGTATTCTGCTGATTGATGACACCATTCCCTTGACTATCGAGACGCCATTTATTTTAGTTGAATCAGGAGGTCTTCTTCAAGCTGGTAACGGCTACTTCAAGGCTCAACGTTATCAAGGAAATCTAACTATTTTCTTGACCAATGATGACACTAATTCGCAAGGAATTCCGGTGGTCAGTCAATATTCTACTAAAGTCTATTTTCCGGGCGGACCTTTTCCCGATCAAACTGGTGATAAATTACGAGAGCCTTATAGTGGTCCCCCGATGATGGGGAACTCAATGGGTGGTAAGTGTATCGCGGTCGGTTTTAATGGTTCTCTTTCTTTATCGGGTCAAGTCCCTAGTTCCAAGCCTTACCAAGGAACCTGGGGCGCTACTACTGATCAGGGAGCTCCGTTCGTCGATTCCTCAACTTTGATGACTTACTTTGATGGGACTCAACCTGATCAGAAGGCCGAAGCTGTCCTCCAGAATATTGAGACCGACTACCCCAATACTTGGTGCCAGTTGCTTCCTCCGGCGAGGGGAGGTAATTATAATATTGGTGATACCACTCTTCTTCTCAAGGAAGATGTGAGTGATTGGCCAGTTGGCTCTAAGATTGTCATTACCGCCCAGACTGATAAGTACACTTCAGGCTTCAACGCCACTTCTCCTAATACTGATATCAATGGTCTCGTTCCCCTCTGGTTAGACCATGATGATCCGACTAACCGAGCCGCTAATTTGTTGGCTAATAATAGCAGACAATGGCCCCACCAATTCGGAGTCGAGGTGGGAACAATTGCCGCCGTTCAGGGCCAGACGATCACTCTCAAGGAAGGACTAAGATTTGTCCACAATTCCAATCAAACTCCGGTGATCCGGACCATCAATGGAGTAGTCACTACTATTCTAGTCGATACCTTCCTTCATGTCGGGTTACTCAGTCGAACGATTACCATCCGACCTCAATACAACCCTTCACCCTTGGGAACTGGATGTAACGATAAGATCGCCCCTAATTCCTGCGCTGAGGTCAATCATTGTCTCAAGTGTAACTACGAGAACACCAGTAACAGTCCTAACAAGGAGATTCACCAGTTCTGTTATGTCGATCGAGATGCTGATCCTAAGGCAGCGGTCAAGTATTGCGATAATCAAACCCCTCAACCAGCCAAAGGTCACTGGTTATTTGGGAGTACTAACCTGACGGGTTGTAACGCCATTTCCGGAGGCCAGATGATCTTCCGAATGGGCTCCTCAGTCCGGGTTGATGGAGTAGAACTCAAATTCATGGGTCTTCCGGCCAACTTCGGGACCATCATGCAGTATTCGCTCCATTTTCATTTAGCTGGTTACTCTAAGTCCTTCCGCGGCTACTTACCCTCCCCTAACTTCCCGAGAGAAGCCCTTATTGCTAATTGTGCTAATTGGTGTGCTTATAGCCGCTGGGTCACGGTCCATGGAACTCACGAAGTTGATGTCAAGAATAATATCGGCTTTGTCTCAATGGGTAGCGGCTATTTCATCGAGGATGGAATCGAAGTCAACAATACTTTCGAGCACAACATGGGAATCTGCACCTTACCGGCGAGATTCGACACCTATTACAACCCCACTCCTATCTACCCCAACGTGGCCTCAGATCTGTGTTTCTGTTCGACTTATTGGTTCAAGAACGATAAGAATCGTTGTTTCCGGAACGTGGCTTGCAACAGTCCGCAGCCAGTGGCGGCTATTTGGGCCGTGCCCCAGAACATCGGTAAATTACGAGGACCCTCAGTCATTTGCCTGGGTGATGAGGATCTTGGTTTACCCTCCTTGGCTGGTGAGGATAATGCCCTGGCCTTCAATGGTTCTTATCTCAGTCAAAATCTTAATGGTAATGCTAACGGTGAAGTTCAAAGATTCAGCACTAACACCCCGTGTTGGGCTCTGGATAATCTCAAAGCCTCTCTCTTAGTGGGGACGGATTTTTGTGCTACTTGTTCCGTCAGTAATGACAAGATTCCTTATCTCCTCTTCGCTGAGAACATCTTTTACCAGATAGCGGCCGGATTATCAGAATTCCCGGAGGCTCTGGCCATTCCGCTCCCTTCCTTCGATGGAACCAATGGAGTGGTCGGCTGTGGTTTCCTCCAGTTACCCAAGGGCCAACCCCAGTTCATGCCTGGTAACGGTCAAAATACCTGTACTGATGGGGGTGATGTGGCCCAAGTCCAATATTTCCAGACCGTCTGGGGTGCCGGGAAGGAAACTTATCCCTTTCAGCCGATCAGTCCCGAAGAATTGGCCAATCTGGATGACATTGGAGCCACCACCAATCAGACCTCCAAATCAACTAATGTTCCCAAGATCTTTTCTAACTTTCTGTCGTTTAACATGGGTCCCTCAGCTAATGGGCTCTGGGGTGGGACGGGCTGGACTAAGCAAACCCCAGCTTGGTTACTTTCTTGTTGTTTCTTGAAAACGGGGGGCGGGGAGACCTATGGCGTCCCGGGCAATCCTGATCTCCCTAATTCGGGGATTGCTTTCTCTCCTGATCATCCAGCTTCTAGCACTCTGTGGTCGACGGTCTGTGGGGACAATCTTAATCAATATCCCAATATCTATCATGTAATCTATAATCATATCACTGATGGCACCATCGGATTGCCACCTAACCCCACTATCTTCGGCGGACCCAAGATGTTCATCGGGGATAGCACTCGAATCTATCTAGTTGAGTACGTCGTCCCCAATCAAACCAATCAAATCATCAGTGTGGCTAATAATTATTTCTTGGATAACACTTGGCAGAATCTACCTCCAACTCTCTGGACCCAACCCAAGATTAACAAGGCCGGTAACGTCGATGATAACTCAATCTATTATGGACTTTTTAATTTTAGTGATAACACCTTTGCTACTCAGCACGGGCTAGGAGCCCCGGTACCGAAAGGTTCCTTCGCTAATGGTCAGACTAATCCATCCTTGATTAGCCGCAAGTACCCCTATGTCTCGGGGCCGGACAATAAGTTACTTCGAGGAACCGGACCCTTCTATGATGCCAATCCCCAGTGGAAAGGAATAACCATTAATTCTCAGGCCTCAACCTTCATCAACTCCTATGGTATCGCTCTGGGGGATCGGTTGTGCCAATTTCTCTCTTTTATCCCCAAATGTAGTCATGGTCCGTGGCAGTTATCAGGTGATAGTCACCCTGGCTTTGATTTTGCTCCAATCATGCCTCCTAACTGCGGTATTTTGAACTTATCTCATCAACCGAAGATCCGACTTCATATCTTGGATGATCCTGAGAGTTCGATCGAGGACGACGACGAGGAACTTGTCGACGAGGGGGAGTTTAACGACGAGGGGGAGCCCGACGACGAGGAAGTTGATGATTCTGACGAGGAAGTATAATCTAATACCCTCTCATCAAGAGATAACCCATCTACAAAAAAACTCATAACATAAACTATAGTATGAGTGACCTGGCCAGGTTAATCAACCGATTAGAGGAAGCTCAGCGCCAACAGGCTCCGCTTCTTCGGACCATTCATGATCCGGCTTTGTTGATCTCTTCTCTCAAGGAACTACACCAACTTATTGGTAATGAGTCAATCAAAGAATCGATTGTCAAACAGATCAACTATCTCTTGACTTCCAAGAGCCGAGTCCAGGATCCTAAAATCAAAGGCGAAGATGTGATGCTGAATACGGTTCTCTACGGAAGCCCCGGGACTGGTAAGACTTTAGTTGGATCTAAGTTAGCCAAGATCTGGTATGCTCTGGGCTATCTGAAACGACCCGAGAAAAAGAATATTAGCTCGGAAACCACCACGATAACCAAAGAACAATTCATTGTTGCGGTCATTGTCATTCTAATTGTTTATATAGTCCTGTTAGCCTTGATTTCCGCCTTTTTCCCTAAAGATACTAAATACGCTGGGCTGATTACTATGATGGCTCTCATCTTCACCGTCATTATCCTAGTTTTTTTGTGGGCCGCCGCAATGGAAACTTCCAATCCAGGAACCGGCGCCTTAGTCCCGAAGAATAAAGCACTCAAGGATGATGATTTTATAACTATGGTGACCAAATCAGACTTGACTGATAAGTATCAAGGTTGGACCGATAAGAAAACCACCGCTTTCCTTGAGGCCAACTTAGGGAAAGTGCTCTTCTTTGATGAGGCTTATACTTTAGTCACTGATGCCCGAGATTTCTATGGCCTAGAAGCCCTGAATATTATCAACCTCTTTTTGAGTCAACATCCCAATGAAATCATCGTTATCTTTGCTGGTTATAAGGACTTAATGGAGAATGGAATTTTCACTTATCAACCAGGTCTCAGACGCCGATGTATGTGGCAATTTGAATGTGCTGGTTATAATGCCCCACAACTCTTAGAGATCTTCAAGTTGCAATTAAAGAAACATAGCTGGATCCTTGGCAATGAGGAGGAAGTCCGAGCTCTCTTTGCGGCCAATCTTCATCTGCTCCCTTCCTTTGGTGGTGACACTGAAAGACTAGCTCATTATGCCAAATTAGAACATGCCCAGGATTTCGTGGCCGGAGCTGGGACCTTGGCCCCGGATCTTCTTAATTATGACCATGTGGCTCGAGCTTTTGAGATTTTAAGGGAGAACAATATCAACAACAAAGGTCGGCATGAAGGAGAAAGAAATCCCCTAGTTGATATGATGAAGTTGATGAGAAGTAAAGAGCTTAATTTGTATTGAGGGAATAACCAAAAACCCTTGATAATCACTGAAAGCAAGTGATGGTCACTGATCGTGAGAAAAGTCCTTGGTTTCTCAAGGACTGATAATCCCATCCGATTATTCGATAAAAATAGATACGAAGTCTCTTCGTATTTATGTAAGTTGATGAGTAAGATTCATCATGAAAGTAGGAAGTAAGATATTATTCCCGAAGCTGAAGACTTGACCTTGTTTATTAAGAATTAGAGAATGAGAATCTCCGGCCGAGATAGCGATGATCTCATCAATTCTAGTTAACAAAGTAGGGTAAGGGTGGTTAGTAATATTTCCTAGGCCCAACTGCCCCATAGTGTTATCACCGCAACTGAAAACTTGACCTTGAGTACTCAAGAAGAGAGAATGGTCTCTTCCGGATGAAATAGCGGCTATCTTAGGTAGCCCATTAATTAATCGAGGAGATAGTTGATTTTTCTGGTCCAAGAAGCCAACCTGACCCAGATTATTCTTTCCAAAGCCGAAAACTCGTCCTTTCTTATCTAAGACCAGGGAATGGTTATTTCCAGTTGAGATAGCTACAATCTTCTCAAGATCCCTAATCAAAGTGGGAACAGAGACCTTATAACAATCACCTAACCCCAACTGGCCATGACCATTGTATCCAAAGCCGAAAACCTGACCTTCTTGATTGAGGATTAGTGAATGATTTCCTCCGGCTGAGATAGCCCGAATACCCTTGATTCGCTCGATCAAAGTTGGATGGTAAGTATTATCATTAGTCACCAAGCCCAATTGTCCATCGATATTCTCACCCATACTATAGACTTGACCTTGAGAGTCCAAGAGAAGAGTATGAAACCGACTAGCCGAGATGGCCCGAACTGGCGAAGGTAACGAAGTCATCAAGGTCGGGGTAGTCCGGTGTTCTTCCGAAGAACTGTCATACAAGACTCCAAATGATTCTGGTCTCATTGATCTCAGTCGATGATCCAGGATTTCCATTATCTCCCGAGAGAACTCAACTAAGGGAGATAGAGTTTCTCGATACTTGAGCCCCAGACCTAATTGGCCTCGCCGGTTACTCCCAAAAGAGAAAACTTGACCTTTCTGGTCCAAGATAAGAGAATGCCAACCCCCCGCTGAAACCGTCGTGATTTTGAAGGGAGACAACACAGTTGTCTCTCCTTCGGACCTCGTAGGTCTCGGGATCTTGGGGATCAAAGTAGGGTGGCCCCGAGCTTGTCGATCGTCTAAACCCAACTGGCCTGAATTATTGTCACCTAGACTATAGACTTGACCCTGATCAGTCAGTAACAAGGAGTGCCAGCCGCCAGCTGCGATCGGTGAGCCTCGAGTCAAGATTCGATATAAATATTTTAGTTGACTTTGAGTGAATGAGGAGAGATCCAAGAGAGTTAATCGTTGAATAATCGTTCGCGTGATAACAGTCAGATTATCGATGTTATTCAAGGTGGTGTATAATTTTCGAGAGATAGTATGATAAGATCCCAAGGAAGGACAATCCAGCTGAAGACCGATGAGAAAGAGGACATCTCGAGGTAAGGTATCGAGGATTAGCATAGGAATATTTTGAAAATCTGGATTATCCTAACAATTCTTTGTGGAGTAAGTCTTAGATTTCTAATAGGTGATGATTACTTAGTTGCCCCAAGTAGTAGTACCAAAGTCCAGAAACTCACGACCAATTATCGTGAGTTTTTTTGTTACCGAGTCAAATCACAAAATCTGGGATCAAAGTGGGAGCAAGCCGAAGAATTTCATCCCCAAGTCCCAATTGCCCGGATCCATTGTTTCCACAGCTGAAAATTCGACCTTGAGAGTCCAAGAAAAGAGAATAACTTATTCCGGTCGAAATCCCTACTATTTCAATGGTTAGATTAATCTTAGTCGGAAGACAAACCTTATCCGGACAAGAGAGCAAATTTCGGCCATTTTTCTTAAGTCCTAACTGGCCGTAGTGATTATTTCCAAAACTAAAAACTCGCCCTCGAGAATCCAAGAGTAAAGAATGGGTACCTCCGGCCGAGATGGCTATTATCTTTCTGTTTTCAAGACTATCGATCAAAGTAGGGACAAGTCGACTAGCATCATCACTGAGTCCCAATTGTCCATAACGATTGTATCCACAACTGAAAACCTGACCTTGATGAGTCAAAAAGAGAGAATGACGTCCTCCGGCTGAGATAGCCACCACTCTCGCGGATCCTGGCGGATCTATTTTCTCAAAACTCTCGATTAAAGTAGGGGCCAATCTACCTTTCTGATCCCCAAGACCCAATCGCCCATCTTTATTGGCTCCGAAGCTGAGAACCTGACCTTGATCATTCAAGATTAGAGAATGAAAAGTTCCGGCGGAAATGGCTATGATTTCCTCCATTTGAGGACAAGAAATTGGAATCAAAGTAGGGCTATCTTTATTACCTTTTTTCCCGAGGCCTAGTTGTCCATGACCATTGTATCCAAAACTATAAACTCGTCCTTGAAAGTTCAAGACCAAAGAATGACCGGCCCCAGCTGAAATAGCCGTGATCTGATCAGGCCATAATCCCTTGATCAAACAAGGGAAGGTTTGCTTTTCTTTATTCTCATCGAGACCTAGTTGCCCTATTGGGTTATAGCCACAACCGAAAACCTGACCTTGGGAATCTAAGAAGAGAGAATGAAAAGCTCCGGTCGAAATAGCGATGATTTGATCAGTACTGATGGTCTCTATTATCGATGGTCGAGAGAAATATTTGTCTCGACTGGGACTCAGCTGATTATATTCATTACTTCCCATTCCGAAGATTTGGCCTTGAGAGTTCAACAAGAGAGCATGACACTCTCCAGTGGCCATCGTTTGCTGACTTCTTATCATCCGAGCTACCAAATCCAATTCTCCCTTGGTATATTGGGATAAATTTAATCGCGTGGTTTCCTGTAGAATGAATCTCACCATTTCTGGGAGTTCTCTCGTCTCTCCGAAGAAATTCCATAATCTTCGAGACAATCGACTAAAGACCATCAGAGAAAAACAGTCTAATCTCATCCCGATCAACCATAATAAATCTTTGGGTAAAAGTTCTAAGAATGAGAGATCTTGGTCCTGATGATTAGGTTGACGAAAATAGTCAGTCATCGGACTTGAGAGAAAACCCAATTCTTGATGAGCGATAAGATACTCCTGAACTACTCGATATTTCTCTTCAAGATCAAGGGGAGAATCAAGATGAAAATAATTCAAGAATCTCTCGATTTCTTCTAAAGATATATCATAGATAGATGACATGATTTCTCATCAGACTGGCGATACGTATCGCCAGTTTTTTTGTTAACTTTATTGGTTGAAGAAGACCGTCGGACTTTTGGCCCACTTCGCCTCACTCATTTCTAAATAACCACAAGTCAAGAATTGTCCTTGAGAGTTAATCATCAGAGAATTAGTTGACCCGGCCGAGATACTTACTATTTCCCCTATCTCTGGAGACTTGACTAAAGTCGGGTGACATAACCCTACTGTATCCCCAAAACCTAGTTGATGATGCTTGTTCGCTCCGAAACTATAAACTTGACCTTGAGAATTTAGGACTAAGGAGTGAGTATCACCAGCCGAAATAGCTACTATCCGACCTATCATCCTTGATTCATCCAGTTTAGTCGGGAGACGGACCGAGAAATGCCCACTAAATTCTCCGATTCCCAGTTGGCCACAATTATTGGCTCCTAGCCCGAAGACTTGACCTTGATCATTCAAGAATAAAGAAAATTCCCTACCGGCCGAGATAGCCGTTATCTCCCCCATTTCTGACGATTGGATCAAGATGGGAGAACTAAATTCGATCATCTGAGTATCACTGGGTCGACCCAACTGATTGTGTCGGTTATCTCCAAATCCAAAAACCAACCCCTGAGAATTCAAGATGAGTGAGTGGGTCTTACCGGCCGAAATAGCCACTACTTCTCCGATCCGAGTCTCCGGTCCAGTTTCCTTGATCAAAGTGGGGACTAACCGACTAGAATTATTTCCTAGACCTAGATTACCCCGAAAGCCGAGACCAAAGGAGAAGACTTGACCTCGAGCATTCAAGATCAAAGAATAAAAACGACCGGCCGAGATGGCTATCACCCTTCCTATCTCCTCCTCGTTGATCAAGGTCGGGTAATGTAATTGGTTGATGATATCGGTTATTTCAATCCCCAGTTGCCCGTCGTGATTACTACCACAACTATAGACTTGACCGTTAGCATTCAAGAAGAGAGAGTGATTTCGACCAGCCGAGACCGCGATGATATTATCTAACCACTCTATCGGGGTAGGTCTGATTCGAGCCGTATTACACCCAACACCCAACTGACCACAAGCATTCTCCCCCCAACTCCAGACTTGTCCTTGAGATATCAAGAGAGAGTAGAATTCACCGGCTGAGATATCGGTTCTCTTCCCGCCTTCTCGACATAACAGACTCAATTGAATCCGGGTGTGGTGAGATAAATCTAGATTAAGAGATTTTTGTAATTTACATCTCATCATCTCAGTGTGTTCCCCAGTTTCAACTAATAGCAAATAGAACCTCCGTGAAATTCGGCCGTAAGATCCTAAGGTTCGAGTATCTAAATATAATCCAATGATTCTCAATACTTCCTTGGGAAGCAGATCGAAGACTGACCTATCATTATCTAGGCAACCCAAATAGCCTAAGATTCGGATGATTCTCTCGCGATCGACCTCGTTAAGTCCCAATGATTGAAATAGATTGATCAAATCATCTCCTGAGCCTGATAAGATCGAGGAAGTAGTGAGTCTTGGGAAGTTCTGATGATTATTGTGATAAAACCAGACCCAATCAGCGATAAGACCCGAGGGGATCACCGAATCAGGATGAGCCAACAGATAATCATAAGCCGCCTCATAAATCTGGCTGGGATCCTGAGGAATTTTGAGGCCACAATGATCCAATAATTTCCTGATTTCTCCGAAAGGAATGGTCTGGAATGATAACATGACTTTGGAGGATTAGGGTAATCAAGAGTTAGTTTTAAAAAAATAATGGAATCATTAGGATTTAGGACCTGTGATGATCTAAGACATCGAGAATAATAAAATACCTTGGTTTCTCTTGAGATAATAGTCTCATCATCAACCTGTCTATTATTCAAATAAATAGTCCGAGAATCCCTATGGTCCTCAAGAATTTAACATCAACATATCACTCAAGTACTTAGTTTTAAAAAACTCTAATATAGTGAGATCAAAGTCCCGCTTATATCGCCGGATACTCAATCAAAGTAGGAACCTCTCTTTCCTCTTCATCACCTTGGCCTAACTGACCAAAAGAATTCTCTCCAAAACTTAGTACTTGATCATAAGAATCCAAGATGAGTGAGTGATCACCACCGGCCGAGACAGACTTAATAGTTCTTAATTCAGGCTGGAAGATATCAATCGAAATCGGATAATGACTATCCTCACCATCAGGCAAGCCCAACTGGCCATAATTGTTCCTGCCAGTCGTGAAGACTTGGCCCAAAGAGTCCAAGAAGAAACAGTGTTGCTCACCAGCTGAAATAGCCACTATCGAACCAATTTCATTATCGAATTCGATTGAAGGAATGAATTCCTCGATCAAAGTAGGAGTATTTCGATCAATCTCATCTCCTAAACCCAATAGCCCAAAATCATTGCTTCCAAAGCTGAAGATCTGACCTTGATCATTCAAGAGGAGAGAATGATTCATCCGGGCTGAGATGGCTACCACTCTTCCGACCTCTTCTTCGATAATATAAGGAGTATGACGATCCCTTTTATCTCCAAGACCTAGCTGCCCAAAATCATTGAGACCAAAAGCAAAGACTTGACCTTGATTGTTCAAGAGCAGAGAATGATGATCACCGGCCGCCATGGCTATTAGTTTTCCGAGCCCCGGTTCTATTATCAAGGTCGGGATTTCTCGATCATAAGTATCCCCTAACCCCAACTGACCAAAAGTATTATCTCCGAAACTAAAGATCCACCCACGAGAAGTCAAGAGAAGGGAGTGATGAGCTCCAGCCGAAATAGCCACAATTTCTTCTTGTCCCGGAACCTCGATCAAAGTGGGGGTTGATGTAGTATTATCGGCCCGAGGTGAACGAACGAAAAAAGAATCCCCACCGACGAATTGGATGAGTGATTCCTTCTGGATGAGAAGATGATCATCAGGTTCTGGTAAAGCGACAGAATGAACCAGACACGATTCTGACCCAACTGATCTCATGAAGGATCTTCGTCGAAGAAAGGTGCTATTTTCAAACCCACTATAGCCACAGCCGAAAACTTGCCCATGAGCATTCAAGAAAAGAGAGTGAGTGTTCCCGGCTGAGATCATGACTACCTTACCCATCTTAGTCGGGTCAATAATTGTGGGTATCGATCTTTCCTCATAGTCACCCAACCCTAGTTGACCACTACCATTATGACCAAAGCTGAAGACCTGACCTTGAGAGTTCAAAATGAGAGAATGATTCTGACCAGCTGAAATCATCGAAGTTCTGGCTTCCATCGGGAGAAATCGTTGAATTTTCAAGGAAATCATATGGATCTTAGGTCAGATTTAATCAAGTGAATTTAGTCCTTAGTTGGTCAAGGGTAAACGTATTTTTCAAGATAACTTATGAAATGATTGATAAGATGAGGAATAGTCTGATACTTTCGTTCCTTATGATTAAGATATAACTAGAGCTGGAGATAATCAGGACTTAAATAACCAACTTATTACCAATAAATCAAAAGTCATCAGATGACTGAATAAGAGCCGATGATCTCAGAATCCATTAATTTCATCATGGTTAATATAAAATATCTCGAGTAAGTCAATGATGTCCAACAAATATTGGATATCGAAAAGAATCCTTGGTTGTTCAATGATCCAAGGAATATTTAATTAGAGTAGATGGATGATTAAACTTTCCGGGGCCTAACTCGATCGTAGTTGGTCATCGGAATAACCAGACAAAAGTAAAGATCGTGGAACCGATATCCTCACCAATTAGGATCTTGATTAATTGGGTCGACTCAACTCATGTATCTGGACCTATAACTCAAAAATATTTGTGGTCGATTATCGAAAAAATCTCGAAAATTAAGATTTATGGACCCAGATAACTCTATCTTCTATTTTCTCCCCGAAGATGTATTATCGGTCATCGGGACTAAGTTAGATCCTAAATCTCTGGGTCGTTGGGGACTAAGTAATCGAAAATTTCATTCTCTCTTCTATCACCAAGGAAAATTAGCCGAGATGCTCAGAATTATTCTGCAACCATCAACTCATCTAAATCTCTCTCATTTCACCAAGAATGAGCTGATTTTCTTATCTCGAGTCCGAAATACTAATTCAATCTCAGCTGGTGAAATCCATTCTCTCTTCTTGGATTCTCAAGGTCGAGTGGCTAATTGGGGTTGGTCTGATGAGGATAGCCAAGAACCATCAACTCCAGTTTTGTTGACTACTTTTCAGGATCCCGATCAGCTGCTTGGAGCTGATCTAGCTCCAGTGACCATTGTTTCAATTTCAGCGGGTGATCGTCATGGGTTACTCTTGGATTCTCAAGGCCAAGTCTTTAGTTTTGGATACAATGGTGAAGGTACTTTGGGTTTCAAGGATAATCGGTCAAGACATCATCCTACTTTAATTACTTTTCCTGATCGTGAAACCCTGGGCCAAATCACCGCCATTTCAGCCGGATTAGAACATTCTTTACTATGTAATTCTCGAGGTCAGGTCTTCAGCTTTGGTCACAACGAATATGGACAATTGGGACTTGGACATAAAGAAAGTCAAAATACTCCCACTTTGATCGAAGATATCGGATTTATGATCGATGTCTCAGCAGGTGACCAACATTCTCTCTTCTTGGATTCACAAGGTCGAGTTTTCAGTTGTGGTCGGAATAATCATGGTCAACTAGGTCACGGTGATATTGAAAGTCGAAATATGCCCACTTTGATCCGTGGAGTTATGAAACCAATCATCGCTATTTCCGCCGGTGGTGAACACTCCTTGATATTATCATCTCAAGGTCAAGTCTTCTCTTTTGGTTGTGGTGGTATTGGGCAGTTAGGGGGTGGGGGGTCGTGGTCTCATCGTCCTGAGCCAATCAAACAGTTGAAATTCGATAATAATACTTATATCTACAACTATGTCATCACATCTATCTCAGCTGGTAATTTTCATTCTTTGTTGTTAGATGATCAAGGTCGAGTCTTCGCTTGTGGAGCCAATGATGATGGGCGATTGGGTCTCGGTGATCGAGGCTGTAGATTAATTCCCACCTTGATCAAGACTACTCATAAAATCAATGAAATTTCGGCTGGTGGAGAATATTCTTTATTGTCGGATCATAAAAGTCGGGTTTATAGTACCGGAAACAATGAACATGGACAATTAGGACTTGGTGGCCTGGATGATCGACTGGCTCCCATTTTGATCGAGAAATTATCTATTATCTGAGAGACTAATTAGTTTTGAAAAAACTCACGAACGATTTCGTGAGTTTGATAAGATTCCTTGATGATTTTGATAATCTCAGGGATAATTAGTTACTTTGGTTGCTGATTATCGGGTCGCCAGGTGATCTGATAATCGTTCGAGTAATAGAATCTCATATGACCCAGTTGGCCTCTAAAATTCGAGGAAGTATATTATTTCAATGAAGTAATTGAAGTGACTGAGATCTATCACCTGATGAGAGGATGATTTGATAATTATTTTCAAAATACTATCATCCTCAGTCATCAACTCAAGGAATCAAGCCAAAAATAGATTTTTTGGCTTGATTTTATTTCAGAAAGCTAAAACACCAAAATAAAACCCCGATTCTGTCATCTCACCAATGATGGTCAGACTGGAAAAGTGTGTCGTGACTGTTGAGTCCCACTGACTTTTTTGACCTCATCATCCTTGATCAGATGACAAAAATGGACTTTGTGGTTGTTCATTATTAATTCATTAACATCTTCGACCCAATAAGTCTATTTTCTCTGTTTCTCTTGAGTCAATGACTGAGGATGGTGATGATTGGAAATAATTATTGTATAATATGAGTATCCCGAGCTATCCCTCAAGATCAATCACAATCTTCATCTGATTAATAAAATCACTCATCGAACTGGGATCATGATCGATTATCAATCAATTAGTCTAATAAAATCAGAGATATTCACGATGAATCATTAGAAATCAAGGAATGATTAGTCGACGATTTAGGTGACTAGTTTCAGTTGAGAGATAAAGAGATATCTCGGGATACTCACAATATACAATAATTATTTCCAAAAATCATTATCTTCAGTCATTAACTCAATGAGATTATGACGACCAACTGGATCCAATAAAAAAACTATCCAGAAGGATCCAGGACAAACTTGGGCCCCCATTCTGTCATCTCACCAAGGATGGTCACCTCGAAAAAATCAGTGGGACTCAATTGTCACAACGCACTTTTTCGAGGTGACCATCCTTGGTGAGATGACAGAATTGGATTTTTATATTACTGATTTAGCTTTCTTTGATGATATCGGCTTAGTTTTCCTACTTTTCTCGGTTCCTTGGGTTAATGACTGGGTATGATGATATCTTGGTAATTGTTATCGGATAGTCATTATCATTCGAGTTAGTTCCTGATTACTCAAAAAATCTCATCGAAATAATAGCATTCTTTGAATTTCATAGACCAACTAAGTAACAGAATAGCCGAGTTACCGAATTTATCACGATCTCACATGATGATGACTGACACTCAAAGAATACCATTATCTTGATGAAATAGTAAGAAATATCAAGAGTTATCTCGAGAGATGGTGACTATTCAATAATAATTACCAAGATATCATCATGTCCTGTCATCAACTCAAGGAATCATTAAAAACAAGAAAATCAACCCAACAACATCCCAAAAAGCTAAGATGTCAACTAAAAAATCCAATTCTGTCATCTCACCAAGGATGGTCAGACTGGAAAAGTGTGTCGTTACTGTTGAGTGCTACTGAACTTTCCGACCTCGTCATCCTTGGTGAGATGACAAAATTGGACTTTTGGATCTGTCCATTATCGATTCATTGACTTATTCTACTCAATAAGTCGATTTTCTCTTTTTCATTGAATTGATGACTGAGTATGATGACAATCATTGAATGGCCACCCACTCTCGAGATAGATCTCTGGGATCTCATCTATTTCATCGAGATAATGAAATTCTCAGAGTTCTAGAGAGCAACTAGGGACAAGATATTCCGATGAGTCAATGGGTCATGATGTCCCGTGATAATCAATCTATTACTTACTTACTTGAAAATAATTAACGAAAAGCCAGAGATGTAGTAATCATCATAGAGCATTATGATAAATTGAGTAGTTTGATCAGCTTGTCCATTATCTTGATGGAATTAGATGAGATCCCAGAGATCTATCTCGAGACTTGATAATCATCTGATAATTACTACTAAGATATCATCATTATCAGTCATCAACTCAAGAAAAATAGAAAATCTTAATTTCTATCCAATGGACTTCCCAGAAATCGAAACCAGCAATTCAAAAGTCCAATTCTGTCATCTCATCAAGGATGGTCAAACTGGAAAAGTGCGTTGTGATTGTTGAGTCCCAATGAACTTTCCGATCATCCATCCTTGATGAGATGACAGAATTGGACTTTTGGATCTGTCCATTATCAACTCATTAATCTCCTCTACCTAAGAAATATCTTTTCTCTTTTTCTGTGACTTAATGACAAGACCCAATAATCTTAGAACCTGATCATCGAATAACCATTTTATCTCGAGATAGCTCCTGGTCTTCTTGCTTCCTCAATCAAGATGATGAGATTCCTCATTTTCCAGAGATCGAATCAAGGATCAAGAAATCTAAATGAATCAACTGAACTAATCTCTCATGATGATCTCTAGAATACTCAAGATGATTAAAATAACTATCGACCGATTGGATCATCTCGAACTATCACCTAAGTTTTTTATTTCATGATGTAGAGAAATAATAAGCCCCAACGATCCCAATAATCACTACTTTGATGACATCATTCATTAGAGATCACTACTAATCATTGATCCTCGATGGAGATGACTTAACTCTTGATTAATCGATATTATTAAATAGGTAATCGGCTAATTATCTATCACCCAGGAGAAAGATAAGAACCAACTCACGATAAGTAGTCGTGAGTTTTTTTGAGAATCTTAGGGTCATGATGATCACATCAATCCAAGACTTATCAGACCATATAGTCCTCAAACAAAGTAACGAACGGATTCTCACCATTACTTCCTGATCCCAACCGCCCATCAGAATTATTTCCAAAACCTAGAATCTGTCCTTGAGAAGTCAAGAGAAGTGAATGTTGATCTCCAGCCGCAATGGCTATTATCCGATGGGGAACTTTTATCTCAGTTAAAGTAGGGGCAAATCGAGATCCAAGATTCCCAAGACCCAACTGGTCATATTGATTACAACCAAAACCGAAGACTTGACCTCGAGAGTTCAATAATAAACTGTGATATTCTTTGGCTGAGATAGCTATGATTTCTCCTATCTTGGTGCCTTCTTTAGTTTCTTCAATCAAGAAAGGTTTAGAATACATGTAAGACCTGGTGTGTACATGACCACAATCAATAGAGCCCAAGATGAAGACTTGTCCTTGAGAATCTAAGAAAAGAGAGTGAATACGACTGGCCGAAATAGCCACGATCTTTCTATCCTTAATTTCCTCGATCAAAGTGGGGGCCAAATGGTTTCCTCGATTATCACTCCCAAAGGAAAACACTTGGCCTTGAGAATTCAAGATCAGAGAAGTAAACTTGCCAGCTGAAATAGCGGCCACCTTTCCTATCTGGGTTCCAGGGCCAGTAGTTGGAATCAAAGTAGGTATCTTTCTATCTTTCTCATCCCTGAGTCCCAAACGACCAAATCGACCATAACCACAACTGAAAACTTGACCTTCTGAATTCAAGAAGAGAGAATGAGTTCCACCGGCTGAGATAGCTAATATCTGACCCATTTCTTGATTATCAATAGGAGTAGGAACGTGGATATGGGAATATTTGTGATCCCCAAGACCCAGTCGACCCAAAGTATTACAGCCGCAACTATAAACTTGACCCTGAGAATCCAAGAAGAGAGAGTGATAGGATCCAGCTGAGACAACTATTATCTGGCTCTTGAATTCCTTGATCAAAATGGGAATAAATTGGGTGACTATTCCCCCTAGCCCCAATTGCCCATCTTGATTAGAACCAAAGCCATAAACTCGACCTTGAGAATCAAGAAATAAGGAATGACGATTGCCCCCGGATAAGCTCGGGCGTGGTTGACTCCTTCGAATCAGAAATCCTAATTCATCTAATGGGTACTCAGTTAAGTCCAGACGAGTAATCGTCTGTAATTTGGTTCTTATGGTTCCAAGAAGATAACCAGTGGTGATGAGATGATGATAGAGTTTCCAGGAAATTCGACTCAAGAAACCCAAAGATCTAGCATTTAGATGAGATCCAATGAGAATTAAGATATCCATGGGAAGAAGATTCAAGAGTCCAGGAGAATTATCCTTTACTAAGATCGAGGAAATCGCCGGAAATCCGGTCCCTTCTGGTCGATCATCGATAGGGACTGAAGAGATGAGAGCATCTTGATCATTTGATAAATAAGAAGAGATACTATGACCCATTGAAAATAACTTGGAGTTAGATAAGGGTATTTTAGACCAACTCACGATAAAGATCGTGAGTTTTTTAATTTCTCTCATTAGATCAAGGATTTATTAGCTCCATCAAGTATCAAAGAGACTTTTCTTTCCCTTCACCTCCAGGGACCAGGCCGTACCAAAGCCTCCCATCGCCCCAGACGGGAAGATCTGTTTCTTCTCATCAACTAACAGAGATAGATAAGAACCAGTCGAAATTAAGATAATTTTCTCGGGTAGAGAGATCAAAGTGGGATAATAGCGATTAGTCCGATCACCCAGAACCGTAGGTTCCGAAGGAGATATAGCTGTTCTATATCCCTTCAGACCCAACTGGCTACAACCATTACTTCCACAACTGAAAACTTGACCTTGATGATCCAAGAAAAGAGAATGGAAGCCACCAGCCGCAATAGCAATGATTGACGGCTTAACTGACCGATCGAATTCAATTAGAGTTGGTATCTCGAATCTCTCACGTAAACCCAATCCTAGTTCTCCTGATTCATTACAACCAAAACCGAAAACTTGACCTTCCCGGTCCAATATGAGGGAATGAAACATTCCGGCTGACAGAGCAATGATTTTATTGGTTCCCTTGATGAGACAAGGGCCAGTTTGATCAGTTCGATTTCCTAGCCCCAATTGTCCGCTATCATTGGCCCCGAAGCTAAAAACTTGACCATCGGAATTACCGATTAATGAATGGTAGCCACCAGCCGCTAAGATAGTGATTGAGCCAAGGAGCTCTAAATCCCCATCGACAATTATCGGAACTGGAAGGGGTCGATTGACATTATCACCCAAGCCCAGTTGGCCGAAGTTGTTATGCCCAAAGCCAAAGATATCACCTGAGGCATTGAGGATCAGAGAATGGTAGGCCCCAGCCGCTATCTTAGTCACGTATCCCACTTTCTCAATTGTCTCTGGATTACAACGATGATGGCCATAAGTCCCCCCATTATACCAGACGCTAAGGCCCAGTTGCCCATATCGATCACTGCCACAAGAAGTAGCTTGACCTTGATCATTGAGAGCCAGAGTATGATATTCTCCAACCGAAATTTGAATTATATTGTCGAGATATCGATTCCAAGTGGGAGTGGGGGCTGAAGTAATATCATCACCTAACCCCAATTGCCCCAACTGATTATCGCCCAGACTTAAGACCTGATTTCTCGAAGTCAAGATCATCAAATGACGATTACCACCACCTATGGAGAATCGCCGAGTTATCACCCGGAAAAGAAGAGTTAATTGTTCTCGAGTATAAGAAGTCAGATCTAACTCGGTCAATAACTGGATTTTAACTCGTAACAATTCAGTCAATTCATCTTGATCGAAGAGACGATGAATCGATTGAGTTACTGCACTAAATCTAATTAGTGAACGACAATCTAAATACATCCCAACGGACCAGAGAATATCCTTGGGACAAGTCACTATAGTAGGATAATTCATGAACAATCTTGGACTATCTCTTATCTTTGTCGATGTTTTTCGAGAAATCAGAGTAATTCTAATCTATTTTTATAGAAATCCTAAGTAGCCCGATGAGGTTGATGATTTGGGTTGATTGGGTTGAACTAAATCAAAAAACTAGGGGTTAGCTCTTATCGAATGGACTTTTTTTGATAATTATTCCTAGATATCACAACATTCAGTCATCAACTCAATGAATCAGGAAAATTAAGAAGTGGGCATGATCATCACAAAAAGTCCATTTCTCAGATCTCCAAGGAATGGTTTGACTGGAAAAGTCAGAAGGTTCAAACAGTCACAACCCACTTTTTCCAGTCGGACCATCCTTGGTGAGATGACTAAATTAGACTTTTAGGTTTGACAAATAGACCTTCGGATGATAAATCTGTCATAATTGGTTGATATTTATGATTCTCTTGACTTGATGAGTAAATATGGTAATATCTTAAAAATAATACTCGAATAATAGGAATTATTCGAGTAAGCACCTGGTCGTCTCATCGACTTCATTGAAATTATGATCTTTCCTCGGGTCTCAGAGATCAACTAGGGATCAAAGATCCCCGCTCACTCTCAGAATGAGAGTGAGTAGGTAATTTTGTTATAAATAAACCAAGTTGGTCCAAATCCTTGTGATAATCAATGGATTAGTTAGTTTTCACAAACTAATTGTCAGTAAGTTGATAATTTAGCGATTATCCTATGATAATGAGATCAACTGGCTTATCCAGTCTCCCATCATTCACTTGATCTCTAAGATTCAAAAAAGATCATAATTTCAATGAAATCGATGAGACAACCAGGTGCTAACTCTTATGAATGAAATTATCTAATAATCATTAGGAAGAAATTATCAGACTTATTCATTAACTCAAAGAAATCATAAATATCAACCAATTATCACAGATTTATCATCCGAAGAGATAGCGGATAAATAAAAACCCGATTTTCAGATCTCATCAAGGATAGTCTGACTGGAAAAAGTGGGTTGTGACTCTTTGAACCTTCTGACTTTTCCAGTTGAACCATCCCTTGGAGATCTGAGAAATAGGACATTTAGTTTCACAAAAAGCCCTTCGGATGATGTTTTGGTCAGAATAATCTAAATTATCTCATTCCCCACTTTGATATGAGAAACTTTAACTCAATGATAAAAAAGTTAGATAGTAATGAACTTGGCTTATATCTGCTATAGATTCAACTATCATCCGATGATTATTTAGATTTCTTAGAAATCCTTGAATAAGACCATCCTTCAAGACAAGTAATTAGAACATCTAATTACATCTTCCTCTCTTGATTACCTTAGTTATCAACTCAATGATTTCGATCAAGATAAAAATCAGATTGAGCATCTGTTGACTATGAGGATCCATTTGAATCTTCTCGATTTAAAGAAACAAGATTATTGGTTTTCCATTTTAACTCTGATGTGATCTCTGAATCTTATTATTATGAAGTAAGATGATTAATCCTGAGAGCTAAATCGGGACAAAGAGAATATTCGATAATTATTCTCAAGAAATCATAGACTCAGTCATCAACTCAAGGAACTAGGATTTTCTATGTCTGAAAGCCAAAAAGCTAAAATGCCAAAATAAACTCCGTTTCTCAGATCTTCAAGGGATGGTTGGACTGGAAAAGTCAAAAGGTTCAAAGAGTCACAACCCACTTTTTCCAGTCAGACTATCCTTGGTTAGATGACTAAAATGGACTTTTGAGTCTGACAAATAGCCCTTCGGATTATAGATTTGTCGGAATTGGTTGATATTTGTGATTCTAGTGATTTGATAAGTAAATATAGTAATATCTTGGAAATAATAATAGAATAATTACTATTGTTCGATTTAGCACCTGGTTGTCTCATCGACTTGATTGAAATTATGTTATTCATTAACTATCAGAGATCAAATCAATGATAAGAGACTAGATAGATCAATTAGTCTCATTGTCATAGGATGACCGCTAAAGTATCAACTTACTGACAATTAGTTTGTGATAATTAACTAATCCATTGATTATCACAAGGCTTTGAATCCAGTCAGCCCATCTAGATCAAAATCACCTAGTTGATCTCTGGTAGTTAATGAATAACATAATTTCAATGAAGTCGATGAGGCCATCGGGTGCTAGTTCCTATGCATGGAATTATCTAATAATCAACAAGAATAAATTATCAGACTTATTCATCAAGTCAAGAAAATCATCAATACCAACCAACTATGACGGATCTATAATCCAAAGAGAAAACGGAGAAATAAAAAACCCAATTCTGTCATCTCATCAAGGGTTGTCGGACTCGAAAAAGTGGGTTATGATTGTCTGAACTTTTTGACTTTTGGAGCCGGACTGCCCATGGAAAATCCTAGTTCCTTGAGTTGATGACTGAGTCTATGATTTCTTGAGAATAATTATCGAATAATCACCATTCATCGAGCTAATCTATGGTGATCTTACTTTTCTAATAGAATTGAGATGATTCTCTAATATTCAGAGATCAACTGAGGACCATAATATCCGAGCTGATTGATATATCGTGATATTCCGATTATCATTGAATTCGTCGATGATAACCTAAAGATCAAGATGAAAATATCAAGTAAGATATCTCATGATTAGGTTGATCTCTGATATTGAAAGAAGTACTATCATCTAAATGGGTAAATTTAAGATATCTGAGAGTTAGCTCCTATAAAGAGAGTTATTCGATAATAATTATCGAATAACTATGTATCCAGTCATCAACTCAAGGAACCATGATTTCCCATGGGCAGTCCGGCTCCAAAAGTCCAAATGTTCAAACTATCATAACCCACTTTTTCGAGTCTGAGTTTCCTTGGTGAGATCTGAGAATAGGGTTTATGCTTTGTCTATTTGTTACTTGGATAATGATCTGGTTAGAATTAGTTGATATTCATGATTCCCTTGAGTTGATGAGTGAGTATGAAACTATCTCTTTAATGACTATTAGATAGTTTCATCGACAGGAGATAGCGCCTGATTGTCTCATTAACTTCATCGAAATAATGGTATCGTCCAAGTTATAGAGATCAACCAGGTGAAGTAGATTCAGATAGGTCGATCGGTCTCGATGTCCTATGATAGTCAATGAGTAGTTGATTAACCCAAAATAATTATCGATTAAATGATGTTGTCAGCACTTAATCGATAATTATTTTGGGTTAATCAATTAATCAAGTCTCTTATTACTCACTTGATCTCTATAACTTGGACGATACCATTATTTCGATGAAGTTAATGAGACAATCAGACGCTATCTCGGATTATAGAGACTATTCAATAATCATCTTCAATATATCACCAGTTTTATTCATCAACTCAAAGAAATCATAAATATCAATCAGTTCTAACCAGATCATTATCCAAAGGGTTATTTGTCAGACCCAAAAACCCTATTCTGTCATCTCATCAAGGGTTGTCGGACTCGAAAAAGTGGGTTATGATTGTATGAACTTTTTGACTTTTGGAGCCGGGTTGTCCATGGAAAATCATGGTTCCTTGAGTTGATGACTGAATGTCGTGATAATCAAGAATGACAATCGAATAGTGTACTCCGTATGTGATAGATCTCAGGTATCTTTCCTATCTATCAAGATAATAGTAGTTATTCAAAGTCCAGAGAGTAACTTAGTATCATAGTAATTGGATGGAATAATATATACTAATAATCTATTATGGTCGACCAAACCAACAATAATCGTGGTATATCTAGATAATTTATTAATTCGAGGTCCATGATTTGAGTTGATCTCTGGACTTTGTAGATCACCAACATGATAGTGAAAAAGATGGAATAACAAGGGATAACTCAAGGAATGGAGATTATTCGATTCTCATTCTCGATTATCGTAGAATCTACTCATTAACTCAAGGACCCACGATTTTCGGTGGGCAGCCCGGCTTCAAAAGTTCAGACTATCATAACCCACTTTTTCGAGTCTGAGTTTCCTTGGTGAGATCTGAGAATAGGGATTCCAGGTCCGTCCATAATTCACTCATTAACCTCTTCTGCTTAATAATAGATTTTATTTTCTTTCCTTGAGTTGATGACTATACCATCAATAAATCATCGATTGATAAGATCTTCACGAGCTATCTAAGATAAATTCTTACTGGAGAGAATAAAGATAATCAGCTTCCTGATTAATCCGACCAACTCAAAGGTTGGTCACTCTATCTTGATAATAGATTATCTCATTAAAAGATAATTATGATTTATCAGAGCTAAGAGCTGATTTGATTGTTTTTAACATAATTCATTCGAGACAGTAAAAATTCCTGGACTTTGATGACTACATTCTTATTTTCTTTTGGATGATATCTATCATCCAAAGTTATCGGCCCAAAATCAGGACCCAGTCAATAAGTGAAGAGGATATACTTATATAAAGAGAAATATCTGTTGCTTCCTATGTCAGTATACGAAGATAACCAACAATCAGAAGTCGAAGACCGAAGATCGAGCTACGCCGTCCCTATCTCCATTAGAAATCGCAGTAAGACTCACATCTTCGATATCATCATCGATACTGGAGCTACCTCTAATGTGATCAGTCATGATCTGGTCCGTAAGATGGACTTGCTCGAGAAGATCGATCGTTCGGAGGCTACCTATTATCTTCATGCTGGAGGATCCTCGAGGATGGTGGGCAGTATTGTTCTTTCTTGTTCGATTGGTGACTATGATATCGAACAGCTGAAGTTTGCAGTGGTTCCTTCTCAATCTTTACTATTGGGGATGGCCTTCTTTGAGCAGTATGATACTTCGATCAAGTTGAAGAAGAGGATCCTGAGGATTGACGATGTCCGAATCCCCATCTATCCGGCTGAACAAGAGACCAAGATGACTACTATTAATTCCTATGATAGTGATGACTATGATCTCTTGACTAAGATCATGAGGAATATCATCAAGAATCCCGATGAAGAGAAGTACCGAGCCATCAACAAGAAAGTTCTTCAACGAAAGATGAAGTCGGTCAGCATCGATTTCCTTCTGACTCACGGCTTCATTGAGGTCGATGGACATCTGATGTTTCTGGAATCGGCTGAGGAGTTGCGGGCCGTGATTGATGTTTTGTAAGGTTGTCTCATGAGAGATGAGTGGTGTGATGAGTTTTTAAAACTCGCTGGTAAACCAGCGAGTTTGAGGATCAAGTAACTAGTTACTTGATCCGTAAAACTTGTGAGCTCTACTCACAAGTTAGAGGGCCAGATGATCATCTGGCCCGTAAACACTCTCGGATACATCCGATATTGCCCGAGGATATCCAATGGTTGTTAGGGATCAGCAGAATCGCTGTTGATCCTTGGGAAACCCGAGCTTACTCGGGTTTTTTAAAACTCTAACATTATTAGTCAAGATCATCCAATTAAGTCGACCAAACCAATGAAATCTCACGAACCCGAATCTCTCATCAAACTAAGTAATCAATCTGGTCTAACATAAGATATTCAAGGTAATAAATCATGGAAGCCAGAAAACAACAATATCTTATCTTGAGTGCCTTACTCAGTCAGTTATCCGATGATGAAATCACTGGATTAAAAAGAGAAAATGGGGCAACTAACGAGGGGGAAAATTATGTCATCACGATGCAGGAGACCAAGATCTTCGTTAAGAGAATCTTGGTGACTAGACTAGAATACGAAAACCGGCCCGGTACGGCCAACCTATATGATTTACCGACCTATTATAATTATCGCCTTGGTTCCTATGGGATAAGTTGTTTCCGAGAATTAGCCATTCATCTCAAGACTACCAATTGGGTCTTAGATGACAAGATCCCTAATTTCCCTCTGTTGTATCATCATCGAATCATGAAAAACGAAAATCCATCGTCAGCCTTCAGAGATGAGGAACATTTAGACCAAATAGTTACTAATTGGAATGGGAATCAACAGATCCGAAAGTATCTCATCGACAAGCAGGCCGCCGAGCACGAAATAGTTCTTTTCTTAGAATATTTCCCCTCGATCCTCTATAAGCAGTTAGGTCCTGAAATATCTCAGATTACTTCATATCTAACTCAAATAACCAAGATAGTTGATTTTATGCGGGCTAATGGCGTGATTCACTTCGATGCTCATGATAAAAACATTTTAATCAATGGAACTGAGATCTACTTGACTGATTTTGGACTAGTGATGGATCGGGAATTTGACTTGACCAAGGAGGAAAGGATTTTCTTTGATAACAATGACTATTATAGTTATGGGACGATGGCTCGTAATCTCTTGAGTCCATTGTGGGAAGATATTACTAAAAACAAGGAGTATTTCAGAGAAAAATATGGTGAGCTAGACAGCTCGACTGTTTTCGATTACTTGGATGAGATTGGTACTCATCTGGGATATGAGGCCGAATATCTCTCATTGTTGAGGCAGTACCAACCAATTATTGTGACTTATTGTACTTTTGTGAGAAGTATGCGACAGAATGATAAGAAGGATGACTTGTTTCCCAACGATCAAATCCGAGAACTATATTTATCTAATCATCCCTTGATTCAATGAGGGATAACAGGACAAACTTACTATGATAATGGTAAGTTTTTACAGAGGAGAAATCATCTCATCAAGATAAGAGTAGTTCGGATGATCTGATTATCTATTATGGTTAGGTGGACTTAGTATGACTTAACTCGGGTTGTCTATATTAGATAGATAATTTATAACCATGACTTGACAAGATAACAAGAATCCTTAAGATTTAATAATTAATTATTCGGTCATGTCAGATGGTGGATTATCTGACATCTATTCAATAAATTTGCTAATTTCATCTTCTTATTATCATTACCTCGATTAGCTCTCATCTTTTTGATTGATTGACTTCTTAGTTTTTTTAAACTCTCGACTTACTTGGTCACCGCCTGAGATCGAAACTTAGAAGTCCCCACGATAGTAGTGCTCACCGGAACATCAGTCGAAAGCAAGCGAATTCCATACCAATAGTTACCAACTAATTTGCCCCATCGAGTAATCAGTTGGGCTCGGACTTCCGGCCGATCGGGGACTCTAACTCCCGGAAAAGAATCTCGAAACCAAGTCTTGAACTCATTGTGGATCTGAGTCAAGGTAACTCGAGCTCCCTTGTCCGGTTCTCCATCTCCATTGAGGACTTCTCGAACATTATCGGCTATAAACTGGGCATAGAGATCATTGTCCTTCCAATAATCTTCGGTCCTCTCGACAATAGCACTAGGGTTGGTTAATCCGTCCAAAGCATAATGGGAGAAGTATTGAACCAAAATCCAGAGGAAGGCTGGAGCCATCAAGGGGATTAGACGCTCGAAGAAGGGATCTTTCTTGAAAAGTCCTTTACTATATTGTTCCTCCTCATCTTCGGGGGGATTACTGACCCAGGTGTTAACAAAAGGATAACAAGTAAATCGCTGCTTGAAAGCCCGGTCTGCCCGTGCTACCACGGGAACGGTGTTACAACTCATCACCATTTTGAAGGTTACCTCGACGTCACCCCCGTTATCATAGTTAAATCGGGAGAAAAAGGAATCTCCCCCAACCCATCGCTTGACTACTCCTTTCTTAATGGGTTCGTCGTCTTCTGGTTCATCGAGGAAAACGATTCGAGTCGCTTTAGCTCGAGCTATCTGCGGCGAAGAACCGCTGGGATTAGTGTTTTTGGCGGTAACATTGGAAACATCGAACTTGATGCAGTAGGCCCCAAAGGTGGCCACAAAGAGCTTGACTAGCATCGACTTGGAATTATCTCCTTCGCCGACGAAGATATTGAACAACTTATCACTGTTCTTCCCCTTGAGACAAGAGGCGGCGAACTTGAGAAAATGGTGCCGCAACTCATTATCAGTGAAGATCTGACTCAACCATTTCATCACCGCCTTGACCGAGGGACTCTCCCAAGTAAAGATCTGATTATAAGGAATGTTAGTGCACATTGAGACATAGTCTTCAGGCTTAGCTTTTCGATAATAAACTCGTTCACCATTGACCTCAAGAACCCCATTAAGAACTCCCAGGATATCAGGATTCTTGTCAAGAAGCGAACTAAACTTATCATCGCTGAACTTCTCAGTGGCTGTGGTCACGATATGGTTCTTGAAGGGTGTGTTCTTGAGACAACCAATCAACTTAGTGATTTTCTTGATGGCCGTCTCGGAGGCATTTCGGAATTGCTCACTTTCTGAGTTCTTGATCTGGGCGGCTAGGGCTGCTCGAGCCGTCTCAAAACGCTTGACGAAATCACCTGACATCAAAGACTTTAGTCTCAGAGCCTTGTGGTCTTCTCGCCATCTCTTACCATCAAAGTAAGACCATCGCCCCTTACCAATAGGACAGAAGGAAAAATCTAACCAATAAGTTCGATAGAAGGCCAACCCGACATCAGCATGAGAGGAACTCAAGGCTTGCTCCATATAGTGTTCACACCAAGCTTGATGCCAAGAAGTGTATTGATCAGGAGCATCTTGTTTGGCATATTGGGCCAGGGTCTTGAGAGTGATGGAACTATCGATGAAAGTCGAGTACAACTGCTGACAAGTCTCGGCTAGAGTTTCTCCAATTTTCATGAAGTCAGGAGTATCACCTATCTTCTCGAGACTCTTCTCGCTGCAGCTAATCCATTGACTCAAACCCTCCTCAGCTCCCTCATGGATGTGATAGAGAGCTCGGCCTAGATCTAACCAATAAATCTCTTGAGTAAATCTAGTATGAGATAGCATACCTAGGAACAACTTCGAGATCTCGATCTCGGACTGATCATGGGCTTGGTAGTAGGCCTTGACTGGCCCGGCTTTGCGGTGCTGAGGGGAGTTGATTTTCGAAGGTAACTCCAGGGCTCCGATCGTGGGATCTCGAAGGAGAAGAATCGAGGGCCAATAACCAACCGAGAGAAAGAGAGGCAGCCAATATTCTGGCTCTTGATCAGCGAAAAGAGACGAGTTGACCGTATTACTCAAGACATGAGAGTGATTCTGGGGAAAGAAGACATCTCTTAGAGCTAGCTCTTCGGGTTCCATTTCTTCTTCTAACATTTCCTCAGTTACCCAGGACCAGATATGAGTCATGGCTAATTTGGGACGTTGAGGAGTCTCAGTACTCCCGTACATCAGGACTGGCTCTCGAGTCACATTAGATGAAATGATTTGTTCCCAATCAGCCACGGGCTGGCGCTGAAGTTTGGCCATGACATTTTGGTTCCTCAACAGTTGAATGACTTTGGCTCGAACTAACTTATGTTGGAGCTCAATCTCAATCCGACTATGGGGGAACTGGAGTCGGATCTCAGTCACCATGTACTTTAGACCCGTATCTTGATCATGTTCAAACCAATGAGTCTTAGATTCCAAGATAACCACTAGTAACTCCAGTTGATTCTCAGATTCGACTCGGAAATAATCATAGAGGACCTGTTGATAGACCTTACATAGAGTATGGAGGAATTCATCGGTATAGGGTTCCCAATTCCCATCATCTTCATCATCGATCTGAAACTTGAGGAGCAGAGTCGAGATCAAAGGCGCGGTTTCGGCCGGCAGTCGTTCCGACAAACAAAGCTGCGAATCAATCTGTGAGTTGGTATCTGCAGATATCAACTCACAATACTTAGTCCAGAAAAGAGTATTATTCTGGGTCTGAACTAGCCACTTCGACCGAGGACCATAGGAACTCAAATGAGTAAAATTGTTATTAGCCGAAATCCCCCCACAGCTCTCAAGTAGGTCCCGAAGATCTTCGTTCATGGTTTTAAGTGACATAGGGTTAATTTTCAATTGGAATTTTCCCTAGGAAGAGGGCACTTTTTTTAGCCAGATTATTCAGGAAAAAAGAGAAAATGCTCGAAGCTGGCAACCATGATAGAAAATCAAGGATCTGTCATCTAATCAAGGTTAAATAGCCAAAATCGATCTTTCTTTTATCGAAGCTCTCATCAAGTCCCATGATTTCCTCTTAAATAAAAAGTAAATAATTAAGAACAATTCGACCTGATTTCTCAGGTCATAACCTATGGGAAGATCAGATGATATATTAAAATGATGATCCAAGGGGGTCAGCTGTGTCGGAAAGATTAAAGATCAAAAATCCGCAAAAATATTTTCACTCTCAATCAAAATGGAAGAAGAAAAACAATCAACACGGCATATCACTAGGCTCAACACGGCCTATGCTAACGCTAAGGCCCAAGGTAAAGTCTTGGATGTCAGTGCCATCAATGAAAACGGGACTAACTTCAAGACTATGCCTAAGCGCCCACCACCTAAATCACACAAGAAAGGTATTGACTTAGACGAAGTTCCTCTAGTCAGTGACAATCATGGACATTACGTCTTAGCCCTGGAACTCCTAGGAATCGATCTCTCTTATGGTGATTCTTATTTCAGGAAATATGGGGAAAGTGCCAAAGAAAACCCTGGGGCTCATCTCCATGATTTATTGATCAAGGCTGAAGAAGAAGGCCGAGTCGTCGATGTCTCTAAACTAGACGAGGGAATTCTTCGTATTGTTAACAAGCCAATGGGTAAGGGTGGGGGCAAGAAGATGATCGGAGACTTTGCTATCATCAGTAATAATGGAGCCAATTATGAACAAGCCATTCAATTGCTCGAAGAAAGGCAGGCCTTAGCTGATGAATTCATCCGACTCTATGGACGAGGAGTGATGATCCGCTCACCAGCCCAAAAGAAAGTAGCCAAGTCCCCTCGAGTTAAGAAGAGTCCCACGAGACAGGTGAGTCCTAAGAAGAAATTGTCTCCAGTGGCCAAGATTAGCCCTCGGGTTTCACCGCTCAAGGTCAGCCCCAGACATATCCATATTTCACCAGTTAAGTCCTCACCTGGAAGGAACATAATGGAAGAAACCACTGTTACTGATGTAAAACCGACCGGAGAAGTGATTACTACTAGTAAGGAACTCTTCGAGAAGAAGATGACCCCACCCAGGGTGTCTCCTAAGGTGTCACCTAGGAAATCCCCAGTCAAGATAGTCGCTCCAGTGAAGACTTCTCCCAAGAAACCCGCCACTCTCGCTCAAATCAAATCGAAGGGAACCACTCGAACCCTCCCGATTTTGACACCTGGAAAGAAGGGAGTCACGCCTATCTCGACCTCGACTACCACGACTACGACCACGACTACTAAATGAGTTCGAGAGTTTTTTAAAACTCGTCAGCTTACTAATCTACCTGATATCAGGTAGATTTCTAACTAATTTTTGTGATGGATGATACTCGATCCAATCAGCACTATATTCTTAACAGATCATCCAGTTCAGTTGGGTCAGATGAATTAAATATATTGGATCTCACTGATATAATAATCCGCACAACTTACCTAAGTTGTGCAGTCAATAGTCCATGAACCATGATTTATAGTTGGTATGATCATCATCACTCATCGAAGTCCAGAAGATTTGATTTTTTGATTATTCTAATTATTGTCCCGATGATATTTCTGATTCTGATTGATTTACTGGGCTAACAGCATCGGTAAGTTTCTTTTTGAATCAGACGATCATCTGGTCCTCTAACTCACCAGTGGAACTGGTGAGTTTTAAAAAACTCAATCAATCATCTCACCTCCATATCAACCACCCGGTAATTTCCAAAAACCAAAACTCGCCCCCAATTATCGACCGCCGAGGATTGACTGGCCCCAGCGGCTACTTCCACAATGTTAAAAAGACTATTCAGCAATCGAGGAAGAAAACAGCAGTTAAGTCCCGAGATCATCAGCTGACCTTTACTGTTGTTTCCAAAGCCCCAAACTCGCCCTTTAATGGTAAGAGCGAGAGAATAACGATAACCAGCCGCTATCCCCACGATCTTCCGCAAAGCAGGAATGAGAGTAGGTGTTGCTTGAGATTTCACGGTTTCAGGCAGACCTAACTGACCAACATCATTAGCACCAAAAGAATAGATTATCCCTTTCTCATCTAGGACCAGTGAATGATCGGAACCAGCGGCCACTTTGATGATCTGGTTTAAGCCCTTGATTAATACGGGTTGAAGTCGCTCTTCAGTATCTCCATGACCTAATTGAGAGAAAGTGTTATCTCCACATGAGAAGACTTGACCTTCATCATTTAGAATTAATGAATGGGCCAGTCCGGCTGAAAGATCAATGGCTTTTCTGAGATTCATTTTCGAGAAATTAGAGGAATCGAGGAGATTGCTTCGTCCCAGTTGACCGCGGTGATTACAACCCAATCCATAAACTCGACCAGTAGTGGTGAGAACCAAAGAAAATCCGTAGCCACCAGCTATCTTGGTGATCGTTTGATCTTGAGGATTAGGGAGCTGCTTCTTGGTCAAGGTATTCAAGGAAAAATCGAGAACCGATAATTCTCCTGAGGTCTCAGCGATAAGACAATGAGAAATGCTAGAACTCAAATCTTGAATTTTACTGGCCACTAAACCAGCACTGAAATCGCGAGACTTTGAGAATCGATTGCCCCCCAACTGAAGAGTCCGAATAATCCCATTTTTCCTTAACAATAAGGTAGTATCTCCATTATTTGAAACTAATCGACGGGTCTGATTATTTTCTGGGTGGTGAGCAAAGGAAATATCCAAAACTCCGAGATAAGAAAGGATATTGAGGATCTGAGGCTTGTTAACCATCGGTAGAGCCAGAATCTCAACTAGGTCGGTTAGATCTTTATAGGAAGAGTTCATGATTTCCTCAGTTCGATAGAAGGGAACATAGATATCATCTTGAACTAATAGATGAGCGCGAACAAAAGCCTCGATGGTGATGATAGGGATTGGTTGAGCCAGATTAGCCTGAATTATCTTCCAAGCCTCGGCATATTCTTTCATTCCTTTCTCATCTTCTTGGTCTTGGGTCTCGACTCCTTTGAGTTTCAAAAACAAACGAATATCCTCCAAAGGAACCATAGGAAAGTGGGCCATTTTGAGCTTGATAATTCTCGAATAAAACAGTTATTATCACCCTCTGATGGCCGGGACTTAACTGCACCTAGAATAACCAGCGAGTTTTTTATATAGACGAGAAGATTATCAGGTCCTTGATTTCTCAATGGAACTGCCAAGTTTTTAAAAACTTACCAATATAATCAATACCCCACCAACTTTCTCCCCAATTCACCCAAGACCGGAGAAGTCACTTGAGTCAGATGAGGAACCGGGGTTCCATAATTCCGAGGATTCTTGGAGAAGAGGAGGGATTTCTGAGGATGATGATTAGTAGTTCGTAATTCCTCGAATGCCTTTCGTCTCTTCTTCAAGATCTTATTAGGAGTCCCAAGTCGAGGAAGATAACACAAATAAACGATAGCCCGATGAGCCTCATGATCTCGGGACTTAAGAGGTCCCACTCCACAATGAATGGTCCGAGAATCCCAAAGGACTAAATCGCCTGGCCCACAGGTGATTCGGACTGGTCGGCAACCTTTTTCTTCTTGGTAGAAATTGAGTTCCTGTTCCTTAAGGAGATACCAGTCATCATTGTCAGTGATTTGGAATTTGGTGGCACATTCCTCATGGTACTTGTGACTTCCCTCAAGAACCATCAGAGTAGCATCATCTTCTCTAACTGGAAGTCCGGTGATCCAGGACTGGACACATTCAAAGTTATTTCGAGTGAAGGATTGATCAGTGTGCAACCAAGACTTTCCGTTCCATCCCCGATTGGTCTTCTCGGGTGGGGGACTGAAACTTAGACCATCAAAAGAAACCAAGAGTTCCTCGGGCTTAGTATTCCACAAACTAGAAAAAACTTCCACTATCTTAGGATTCTGCCGTAAATTCCAGGAAACTTGAGCCTGTCCGACTCCGTAATGTTGAAGCAACATTCCGTGCATCGGCTGGAGCTGATGGAACTGTCTCCAAGTTGTTACTTCATTTCGGTCGTATGGGATATCCCAACTCTGAGTGATATGTTCTAAGAAGTCATTAACTCCCGAGACCATCTGATGACATTCCTCATCATCGATGACTTGAGGCAAGATGGCCACTCCATACTGGTCGAGAGTAGTCTTCAAATTATCAAGAGTCGTTCGATAAAGATTCGAGTGAGGTTCCATTTTCTGGGGTAAAATGGGATATGTCTGATTATTTTTACTTGATGAGGTTAGCAATACTGACCGAATTGGCGGAGTTGATGATCAATCGTACCACCGATGGTACGATTTTAATAATGCGGGGTTTGAATGATCTTAGTTCGATCATAGTTAGTCAAGACATATTCCATCAACTCAATATAAGCCGACAAAGAAGGTCGTCGATATCTCGAGAGAACATAGAGGGAATTCCTATTAGCGTTGGTGACCACCGAGAAAAGATAATTACCTCGCTCGTCGATCCATAGTCGATCAATGATATAATTGGGAGTGGGGTCATCAGATAATTCAGGAAAATCAACCATCAAGTTTATCCCGGGTCCGTCAAGGATTCGGGCTTGCCCGATACTTTCTCGTTGTTCTCCCTCGGAAATAGTGGAGTTATGGATCGTTAAAGTCCCATCGTCGTTGAGTTTATAGATGGCCTTGGTATTATAACTATAATTAGGCTGGAACCACTCGGGATAATTAATCAACTCATACCAGGTCCCCAGATACTTATCAATCTCGAAGGTAAAGTCATCCATTTTTAGGAAAGAATGAACAATAGGATAAATATCGTACCTACTCTAGGTACGACAGAATGTACGATGAAATCAATGGATTATGAGACAACAGGGGCCATCAAATACAAGTCCCATGAATGGAAAAGATTTCCAGGACTTTCCTCCTTGGTTTCATGGTCGGTTAAGATTTCATAGAAGACGATTCCTCCTATGATCAACGAGGACAATTCGATCAATAGAAGCAGATGATCCTTCTCCAGAGTGGTCTCAATTAATTCGTTCATCAGGGTGAATTAGGATTTCTAAGAGGAAGAAATAGTCAGTTTCGTCTTGTTTTCAATCATATCAGCCGTAAATGATAGGAGATATAGGATAGATGAGAGAAAAAGTAACGAATCATGAACGCTGACGTCATCGCTCGTATCGCCTCTTATCTTGATTGTAAGTCCTTCACTAATTACTCGGGAGTCAATAAGGACCTCTATAGTCTCTGTCGAAAACACTGGAATGATAACATCAAGATGGGCAGTTATGTCCTCAAGTACGGTCAGGCTTTTGTCCAAGAGAAATTCAATCAAGACTCGAGCAATCTAATGATTGTTGGCCCGATGAGTTATGGTAAGACCGTTCTCGGGTTAGCCTGTGTTCTCCAGCGGTATCAACAAGGATTACCCAGAGATTTGTTGTGGACCATAGTTGTCCCACCCAAAGCTCTGAGGACCTGGCACGATGAAGTGGTAAAGATGTATGGACCGGAGATTTGTGACTCCAAATCCTTGGATTCCCCAGTAATCTTTGTTCACTCGGATATCTCTAATGTCCATAATAAGCTAACGGCTCTCTCGGCGGTTAGCCCTCAGACTCACCTGGTAGTGATGACTAACGCCAAGAAGAAAATGGACTTTGATGTTCCCTTTGGAATAGTGGTCGATGAGGCTCATACTGGCAAGGGTTGGATGGCTCATACTCAAGCGGCCAAGAGGAGCTTGCTATTAACCGCGACTGACATCGGGCGAGAATACAAGGTTAATTTGAAGACCATCACTATTTCGTGGGATCGAGCCTCTTATGTCCCCAAGGTCAAGCATACTTATTGTCCGATTGAGGGAGTCACTAGTGAGACTCCAGTGACTTCTCCCCTCTACCTCGAGGCCCTAGAGTATCTTCTCATCCAGCGACCCGAGGAGCGAAAGGTCATCTATATCCCAGCTATGAAGGACCCGAGTTTGGGTGACGCTATTATAGCTCTCTGTCTCCGACTTAACCAATCTATCTTCCCCTATTGGAGCACGGCTACCATTAAGAAGTTTGAGAAGCAGAAGAAATCGGTCCTCCTCATCACTCACCAATACTCCGAGTCTATCAACATCAATGCGGAGGTTTGTATCCTTTTTCGTCCTGACTTGATGAATCCAGTCCGGATTGGCCAGGTGATGGGGCGATGCTGCCGGACGACCAATCCCAATAAGGAGATAGAGATGTATCATCTCATCTATCCGGGCTTTCCGCTCTGTCGAGTGAGATATGCCTGTGCTTGTTTTGATCTCGAAATTACTGCCGAGACTGAATTAGAGAAACACGGGCTTCTTCAAGCTTTCCGGCTCCTTCGACTGATGGATGACTCCCCGACTTTGGATAATACTCTCCCAGCCGATGTAGTGGCTATCTGCAACCAGACTGGCCCTTATGGTCTTACTTGGTGGCGAGACCAGAGAAGTAACCTCAGTGATGAGGAGAAAAAGAGGATTCTCTGTTTTTGAAGTAGTCTCGATTGAGGAGAGACTGAAGATATAAGGATTTTAAAACTCAACAGTGAGTCTCAAGGTTGATGACTGATTATTGAGTTGATTGATATCCGATATTATTAGGATATAACTATTTCTCTTTATCTCATAGTTAATCAAGGACAATCAACTAATGCCATCCGATGAATCATAGTCTGAGTTGATGAGTGATCAGTGAGTAATCCGGCAACCAATTATTATTGGATGTCGCTATCTTCTTTTCCTCACCGTTAATCAAGGATAATCAACAAGAGATCATCGAATAAATCATAGACGAGGTTGGTGACATATTATTGGTCAGAACAATATCCAATTAATATCAAACATCATCCATCCAATCATCAGTCATCAATCTCGACTATGAGTCACCAGATGACTTTTGATAGTTTATCCTTGATTAACTATGATGAAAAGAGAAATATTAATACCCAAATATTGGGTATCGTTCTAGTCGATAATCAGTCATCAACCTCGATCATAAATAACCAGATGGTATTCAATCAACTGTCCTTGATTAACTATGAGTAAAAGAATATAGCTACACCTGATATTAATTGGGGATATTGTTCTGACCAATAATATGTCATCAACCTCGCTTATGAGTCACCGGATGACTCTCGATTGTTCATCCTTGGCTAACTATGATCAAAAGAGAATAACGATGTTCGATATTAATCGAACATCATTGTGTCATTGATTAGTCATCAATCTCGAACATGATGAGAAGAATAATCATCCAGTCCCAGAGGGACCGAGAGACATAACTATGTTGTGTTCCTCTAATCTCTTGATCTTGGTTAGCTATGAGAAAAAGAGGATAGTGATGCTCGATATTAATGAAGTGTTGTGTTAGTCGATAATCAGTCATCAACCCCGAACATAGGTCATCTGATACCTTACCCTTGATTAACTATGAGAGAAAGAAGATAGTGATCCTCGATATTAATTGGCTAATGTCATCTCTCCTTTCATCATAGTTGATCAAGGATGAGATACTGGGAGTCATTCGATGATCCATGTTCGGGGTCGATGACTGATTATCGACTAACACAATAACCCAATAATAATCAGACATTGCTATCTTCTTTTTCTCATAGTTGATCAAGGATGATTAAGCGAGAATCATCTGATGACTCGTGGTCTGATTTAATAACTAATCAACGGCCGGGATGATGTTCGATATTAATCGAACATCGTTATTCTCTTTTAATCATAGTTAACCAAGGACGAAATATCAGAGGATCATCATAGTCGGGGTTGATGACAGCTTATTGGCTAGAACAACGTCCAAATAGTATCAAACCTCATCCAGTCTAATCATCATTCATCAACCTCGACTATGAGTTATTAGATGATCATCAGTTAACTATCCTTGATTATCTGTAAAGAAAAGAAGATTACGGCATCCGATATTAATTGGATGTTGATTTGTTCAATGATCAGTCATCAACCTCGTCTATGATGACCGATGGCCATTTGACATTTTATCCTTGATCAACTATGATGAAAGGAGAGATGACATTAACCAATTAATATCAGGTGTTACTGTTTTCTTTTTCATCATAGTTAACCAAGGATAAACTATTGTGAGGCGTCCAATGACTCATAGTCGAGGTTGATGACTGATTATCAACTAGAACAATACCCAATTAATCTCGAATGATACTATCTTCTTTTTCTCATAGTTAATCAAGGATGATCAACTGAGGGCCATCAGATGACTTATGGTTGAGGTTGATGATTAATCATTAGATAAATCGATACCAAATAAATATCGGATATTGATATTTTCTTTTGCTCATAGTTGATCAAGGATGATTTGGGTTGGATTAATAGATGGCTTGATGACTCATCATGATTGAGATTAGTTGATCGTCAGAATCATTAACTATTAAATATCTCAAATAGTCACTATTCATCATGGTTAGTCAAGGATAATCAAGATTGAACTATCCGATAAATCATGGTCGAGGTTGGTGACTCTGATTATAGACCAACACAATGTCCGATTACTATCGGGCTTTGCTATCTTCTTTCTCTCATAGTTAACCAAGGATGAATAGGTTAAAATAATTTAGTATCAAGTGACTCATCGCGATCGAGGCCAATCGATGATCTCCAATAATAAATTATAACCATATTAACTCTTCCTCATCTATCTAGTTAGTCAAGGATCATCAAGATTGAATTATGCGATCGTCGGGGCTCATCATGGTCAAGGTTAATTAGTGATCTTCTACAATTAGTTTTCCACTATTTCATCTTGTTACTATTCATCATAGTTAACCAAGGATAATTAGATGAGAGTCATCCGGTGACTCATGATCGAAGTTGATGACGGATTCTTGGGCAATCCATCACCATATTAATGTCAAAGGTCTCTATTTTCTTTTCCTCATAGTTAGTCAAGGATTATCAAGATTGAGTCGTTGGGTGAATCATGGTCGAAGTTAATGACTAACCAATGAGTAAATCGATATCCGATTAATATCGGACATTGTTATCTTCTTTTCCTCATAGTTAACCAAGGATGATTAAGGCCAAGATAATAGATTGTTAGGTGACTCATCATGATCGAGATCACTCGATGTTCTCTGATAATTTATTATCAACCATATCGAATGGTTCTGATTCATCATAGTTAACCAAGGATGATTAACTAATGATCATCTGATGAATCATCATCGAAGTTGATGACAGGTATTCTATCAATCCGGTATCCTATTAATATCGGATATTGCTATCTTCTTTTTTTCATAGTTAATTAAGGATGAGCTGAGCTGAATTATCTGACTATCGGTAACTCATCATAATCGAAGATAACCAGATATCCGAGATGATCAACTATCTCAACTTGTCATCATCTCCCAGAGTTGATCAATGGCTATCGATAAATCATGACAAATAATCATCCGGGGATGATATAGAAACAAGAATAGTCATATTATCTGGTGCAGTTATATCTTATAAAAAACTTAGGGATCCTAAGTCTCTTATTTTCGATGACTCATCCTGCTTCTGGGCCATTCGGGACTTCGATGACTAAAAATATCATAGGTCATGATGCAATTAAATGGTCAAGAAAATATCTTCACTTAACATAGGATAAGATATGAAGGTCTGAGGATTTCATATCTTAGGTTGGATAGGTGAATATCTCTCGGGGTAACCAATAATAGCCTAACAATCGATACCGCCTAGCCCCACATCCGTGATTTTTCCAAAGCATCAATATCACCACTATTGATGGCTAAAAAACTCACAATCCATATTGTGAGTTGGTCTCAAAAATACAAATCTATGTCGATCAGTACTTTCCTGACTATTCCATTAGGAGAAATCAAGGAATTCTTGTTTTACTATCGTCTTCCTTATGATCATGAGAAGGCTTATGATACCGTTCGGACTTGTATTACTGAACATCAACAGATACATCTTTCCTCGACTTATCTCAAGGATTTTGTCACGGCTTATAATCTTCAGGGAAAGATAACCCAAAGATATCAAACTTCCTATTTGCTCTCGAGTCCCGAGCGGGAACTAGTGTCATTGGCTGATAGCCTAGGATTATCTCAAATAGATAAGGAAAGAATTATTAGGATCATTAGTTACCTCGATCTTCTGGACAATGATCTCTCGGTTTTTGATCGATTGCCCGAGGATGCTTTATGGTTGATCGGAATGACATTGGACTATCAAACCTTGGGACTTTACTGCTGCATTTCCCAACGATTCAATAAATTATTCGGCGAAACTGGTAAAATCGTTGAGATGGTGCGGAGTAAATTGCAAAAGGAGACCTTATTAGATCTCTCTTCTTTCACTAAAAAAGAATTGGTGGCTAAGTCCCAGATAGGTCGGACTCCAATGATATCAAGTCGAGCAAATTATTCATTAGTATTGAACTCTCGAGGTCAAGTCTTCGGATTTGGATTTAATCATCATGGACAATTGGGAACTGGGGACAAGAAAAATAGAGAGATTCCTACTTTGAATGAGATGCTCGGGACGCACAAGATAATATCAATGGTGGCGGCTGAAAATCACTCAATCTTCATAACTTCTCAGATTCAAGTCATCAAATGTGGTGGGGAACCTTCAAGATCATTGAAGATCTTAAAGAATCAAGAATTCTTGACTGTTACTGGGGGACGAAATTCCCGTATCGCTATGCCCTCTATTCCTGGAAAAGTAATAGCTATCTCAATGGGTATGGGTGACTTCTTTTTGATCCTGAATTCATTGAGCCAAGTCTTCAGCTTTGGGGCTAATGGTTCTGGTTGTATGGGAGTTGGGGATAAGGAACCTCGAAAAAATCCGACCCGGATCGGCGTTACTGATATTGTAGCCCTTTCAGCTGGAGAAAGCCACTCTCTTTTCTTGAATTCTAAGGGGCAAGTTTTTAGCTGTGGATCCAATGGCGCTGGACAGTTAGGTCTCGGAGATCATAGGGAGCGTTTGTCTCCAGTCTTAATCGATACATCGCCACTTGGGGAGATGAGAGCCATTTCGGCTGGACGGGATTTTTCGTTGATTTTGAATGCTGATGGTCAAGTTTTCAGCTTTGGATCCAATAATATTAGACAATTGGGTCTTGGGGATAATAAGGACCGAAACCTTCCCACTTTGATCAAGGGAACCGGAATTGATGCTACCAACCAAATAGGCCAAGTAGTCGCGATCACGGTCGGCAACTATCATTCTTCGATCATGAATACCCAAGGTCAAGTTTTCAGCTTTGGTTATAACACATTTGGACAATTAGGTCTTGGAGATAATATTTCCAGAAATATTCCTACTTTGGTAATGAATATTTTCGATTAATTAGGATCCAAAAAACTCACGATAAAGATCGTGAATTGGTCTAAAATGATCTCATCTAGTCCTTGAATTTGTTAATGGATGATATTATCTTTTCAATCCACACGCCAAATCCTCCAGTTTCTGGAATCGAGACGATCATCCGAGAGATAGATCCAGGAAATATAACCATAATTATTTATCTTATCGACTAGAAGAAAAAACTAGGACTTAGGATATAAGAGAACATAAAGGTTCGAATGTTTCGAATTTTTTTAGGAACCGATGATAGTTTCCTTGATTATCACCTGGAAGAATGCATCAAAGATCGAGAGACTCTTGTGGTCTTTCCTTGAGGTTGATCTGAGATTTTCATATGTACTTGATATCGATCAATGTTGGTGGTTAAATAGATGCTCTTCTATAGGCCAAGTCCTACCATCTACATAAATCTGGAATAATATTCTGACTTAATTCATTTCTGGGTCTTAGGTCCCGAATGGTCCAGAAATAAGATAAATCATCATGTGTACTCGAAAGGACATAATTATATTATATTTCCCTAGATTAACCCAAGATAAGAGGCTTGGGTTTTTGAGTTTTTTTTTCATAATAGAATCTGGCACCGAATCCTATGACTTTGGACCCAAGAAGTGAATCACATCATAATAATATTCCAAATTTATGTAGATGGTAGGACTTGGCCTATGGAAGAGCATTCATTACTCGATGTATCAACTGGTATCTAATATCAACTTCGATCTTTTTTTCTCGAAGTTGATCTGAGATAATCTTGATATCTCATCTATCCTTTCACCCATCACCCATCATAATCAACGACAGACGATATTACCCCAATAGAACTAAAATAATTCCTAGAAAACTAAATCCTTCATGTCCAATCCCTATCGGACCCCCAAAGACCAGCTACCCGCGGTTCCTCTGACCGACAAAACTATTGTCATCGATCTCGATCAAACTCTCTTGGCTACTCAAGATAAGATGGACTCACTGACTGAATTGGGGATTTTGTCTAATCCTCACCTAGTTTTTCTCCGTAATCGAACTTACTTCTTCACGGTTGATAATAATGAAGATTACGGAGCCGGGAGGCAGTATGGTTTCTGGGGAGTGACTCGCCCTCATGTCGAGGAATTTTTGTTGTTCTGTTTTTCCTACTTTCGGACGGTGGTGATCTGGAGTGCCGGTCATCGCTCTTACGTCGAGGTCTTAGTGGATTATCTCTTCCGAGATCTCCCTCGCCCTCATTATATCTTCACTCACTATGACATCGAATATGATGAGGATGGGAATGTTCTCAAGCCGCTGAGTAAACTTATCAATCATGATGATCAGAGCCGGAAACTTATTTCCCTTCACAATACTCTGGCCTTAGATGATAATAGTTCAACTTTCTCTCTCAATCCCGACTCAGGAGTCCTCATTCCAGCTTATGAACCAGAACTCTCGATTATTTCCTTGGCCAAGGATGATCACGCCCTACTCCAATTCAAGAACTGGCTTCTTCGACCAGAAATTCAAGGAAGTTCTGAGGTTGGTGAGGTCGAAAAGGATCATATCTTCTCAGTCGTTAAATCATAAAAAAAACCGGGACGGTTTTTCCAAGCATTACAGCATCGCTATTGATCCCTAACAAAAAACCAAAATATCCGAGAGTTCTCGAATATCTTACATATCATCCATGAAATGATTGGTGTTCATCTTACTTCTAGTGAAGGTTGATGAAACTTCAATCCCTGTCCCCAGGAGAAAAAGGTCATCGTCAATCGACATAGTTGTTCCTCCTTCGGAATCTGCGATTCTGGTCTTGATGATCGGTGGTGTGATGACATCTGAAGATGTGATTGCTTCAGTAGAACCATCCCAAAAAGAAATTTCCTGATGAATCGGAGTTATTCCTTGGGCAATGGCTGTCCGGTCTTCAGCTTTTCGGTCTCCAACCGCGAAGCCTTCGGCTTTCTTCTGAGGGACGATACTCCAGAGTTCCCAATCTTGATCCTTAGCAATACTAACATAGGTAAATCCCAACATTATTTCTAAGTCGAGATTAAATCTGAATATCCTTTTCCCTTTTAGGCTAAATATTAGGACTTGGCCATGAAGAACGTACAGAAGATTGTGGGTAGTTATGCTGTTTCGACTATCGACGTGAGTCACTGGGGCAATGCCCCTATGACTTTAGCCCCCAGTCGAACCACTGGAGCCAGTAAGAAAACCCGAGAGAAAGCCGCTCGTTATCCTATCTTTGGACAATACGCTACGTTGATCCAAGATCCCTTCTGGATCCAAAAGTTCGAGAATGCAGCTATGGGCAAGTTTCCCCCTAAGTTCAGCTACAATGATGGTGTTCTGTACTTCACTCGAGCTAGTAAACGAATTCCCTTGAAGTTACCCGATAATCCCCAGGAAGGAGTCCACAAGATTATTGAGTTCATCCAATCCTACGGAGGTCTCTTTTCTCCGCTGGATCGGGAACTTTCTCGAGAATCATCAGGCAAATGTGCCCTTTCTCAAGAGACCCGATTTGCCTGGTCTGACGTCAACAAAAAGGTTCAAGAATGCTTAGTTAATTATTATATCATTCACCAACAAGAAACTTTGCACTTAACTGGTCCTGAAGTCGAGAATCTTAGGAAAACCATTAAGCTGGGGATAACCAACAAAATTCTCAATAAGAATAATATCGTTATTGAGAACAATCGAATTGCCCGAATCGATGAGATCAAGTGGGATGATTTCAATCGCCGGTTTTCAATTCGAACGATGTCTAAGGTTCTCAGTAAGAAGACTACCAGTCCAACGGCTAAACCGAAGAAGATAACCAAAGCTAAGAAAGGGAAGAATTCAGTCCCGGTCGAGCGACGAGATATGGTCCCTCAATTCAATCATAAATGGAAGAAGTATGTGACCTCCTTGTTAGATAAGAATGAGAAACTCTCATCAGGCAAGAATCCCAAGGAATCCGGAAGTCCTGGGTCTGAGACTGAAGAAGAGGAGTTTACTGGGGATTATTTCTAATCGGTTCTTGGATTTTTTAAAACTTACTAGTCAGATGAGGGAAGTCTGATCTGTTTGATTGATCTTCATAATGTATTGTTTTGATCGATGGTTTTTAAAACTCTCCGATAATAATTATTATAAGTTGGAAATTGGCCTGATTGTTCTCATCTAACGAGGGGAGTCTGATTTGATTGATGAATCATTGTGGTTCCTTGATTTGGTCGAGGATTTCCTGAAACTACTCAATGATAATAATTATAAATAGAAGATGAACCCGCTGCCCTCATCTACCTGTGGTGACTAACGTCTAATGAGGAGAACAAAAATCAACTAATAATAACCAATGATATTCTCATCTTCAAGCCAGGAGACCCCAGGACCTGAATGGTCAATGAGAAATAAGATACCACAGTCTGATAACCTCACCTCATCATAACCGATCAACCACCTAACGAGAAGATTAATAACTGAGCCATCTCTCATCCTTCATCAACTCAAACTTTTCGAATGATCACCGCTCTAGTCATTGGTGACCCTCACTTCAAGACTTCTAATGTCAAAGAGATGGAAGGGGTAACTAAATCGGTCCTGGAGATCGCTCGAGCTAGAGTCCCTGATTTCATCGTCATTATGGGTGATAACTTAGATCGGCACGAGTTGATTCATGTTACTCCTCTAACGATGGCCACTAAGTTTATTATCGATTTGTCTCAATTAGCTCCCACCTATGTCCTCATAGGCAACCACGACCTCAAGAATAATTCCCAATTTCTTTCCGGCGAACACGGCTTTACCGCCTTCAAGTACCTGAAAAATAAGACGATCACCATTGTTGATTCCCCCATTGATCGAATCTTCGGAGATCATCGGTTTGTCTTCGTCCCCTACGTCCCACCGGGTCGATTTCAAGAAGCCTTGACCAAGGTCCCGGAATGGCAGAAAGCTCGGGTTATCTTTGCTCATCAGGAATTTCGGGGCTGTAGGATGGGCGAGACCAAGAGTATTATCTCAACTAACGGGGATCTCTGGGAGCCCCAGTTTCCTCAGGTGATCTCAGGCCACATTCATGATTATCAGACGATCCAAAATAATATCCTCTATCTGGGGACTCCAGTCCAACATTCCTTCAGTGACGATCGAGAGAAGACCATTTCTTGGTTTACTTTCCTTCCGGCTTTGGCCTCCTCTCACGAGTCGTCATCCTCTTACGAGTCTTCACCTAAGGTTTACGAAGAAGAACGAATTGACCTGGGCCTACCCAAGAAATACGTCGATCGAATCCGAGCTTCTGAGATCGAGGCTTATCTTCCTCGAGATCATTGTGAACTCAAGATCATCATCCACGGAACCACAGGGGAAATCAAGGCTACCATGAGACATCCCAAGATCATCGAGTGGAAAAAGTTAGGTCACAAAATCACCTACAAAGAGGTCGATCTTCATGGTCCTCAGATTTCTCTCATCGGTTCATCGACCGTCCCCAAATTCTCGAGTCTTCTCTACCAATCGATCAAGGATCAACCAGAGCTGGTTGATTTATATCAGTCGATCTTCGGGGTCTTGGAAGTTGAGGAGGTGGCGGAGAATCAGCCGATCAGAATCATTCAAGAAGAACCAAGGCCTATCAAGAAAAATATTGTCATCCAGATCTTAGAGGACGACGAGTCATAGACGAGGAGGACGATGATGAGAAATAAGTTGAATTGATGATTTCCTACTTAATGGAATCTCATCGATTATAATAATCAGGTGCTATCTAATAGTATTCTAACTAGAAACATCCGATAAGTATCGGATGTCTTTTGACTCTAATTTTCCTTGATTATCCCCTGTAAATAATTAGATCTTGATTAGCCAAGGAGAATCGAGGGGAATAGAATTTCTATGAATAGCTAAGACCATCCTTCAATGATTTTTGATTTAATATCAGGGATGAAAGACTTGTGAGATCTCGATAATTAGAAAATTCACAGTCGAGGCTTAGGCAGGAGAAGATCAAGGGATACCATTCGATATAATAACTCTCAAGATCCCCTCATCTTCTCAGGAGAAGATTGACTTTCCTCAATGACTAATTATAAATTGGATATTATTTGATCCTCTGGTCATCAAAGTCGGGGAGATCGGATAGTTAATTAACCTATCACCACCTCTTATCAAGTTCCTAGAAGTCTGATAAGTCATCTAATTAATTAATCTCCAGTCAATCCTCATTCATCAATCAAGGACCTCATCACTTAGAAACATTCGATCCATATCGAATGTCTTTGAATCCTAATTTCCTTGAGATGATGAGGAAGTGAGATAAGATATGCTATCGAAACCAAAATATCCTCACTCTCCATGTCCGTTGACCTCTCTGTGATCAGTATCGACCAAACTAGTTCGATTTCTACCTTCACTCAGGTGCCAATTGAGGAAATATATCGTTTTCTTCGATCGTGTAAGGCTAATCTTCCAGCATCTACCCGCGAGGCTTATGAGATAGCTTGGGAACTTATTAATAACACTCCAGAAGTTAAGATTTTATCAGGACCACTGGAAGATTTTATCATCGCCTACAATCACCAAGAGGAGATCAAGGAAAATTACTCCATTTCCTTTATCTTGAGATCACCAGTAACTCAACTGGTTCCTATCGCTCAGTCATTGGGGATATCAGAAAATAAAGAAAGATTAATTCGAATCTTGGGTTATCTTGGCCTCTTGATCTGTGATATGTCTCTCTTCGATGTATTACCTAGAGAGACAATGAAAATTATCATAAGTTATCTAGATCATCAAGCTCTAAGTTTCTTGGGAGAAATCTCGAGAGCCTTTCATCAGCTCTACCAGGAGGAAATCTTGGATTTTCGATGGAGAGAAACCTTATATCTTAGGAATTCTTTGGATTTCGATCATTATACTAGAGGTCAACTGCAATGTCTCTCATCATCACTAACTTACCGAGATCGATTAGCCTATTATGATCATAACATTCTAATGGTTACTTCCCAAGGAATGGTTATGAATTATCGCATTTTAGAGCCAACTCATTTAGGTGGTTCATCAGCCACTTCTTTTCTCTTGGATCTTCCCTATAGAATCCAAGCCATTTCTAGTGGCGGTGGGCATGTGCTGTTATTGACTGAGGATGGTCGAGTATTAAGCTATGGACGTAATACTTGTGGGCAATTAGGATTAGGAGATTATCAAGATCGCCAAGAACCAGTCCTAATTCCGGGACTTCATGGAATTGTAGCTGTTTCAGCTGGAATGGGACATTCCCTAGTTTTGAATAGGAAGGGTGAGGTCTTCGGTTTTGGTTCTAATACTTGTGGCCAATTACATCTCGTTGATACCCTGAATCATCTCCCCCTCAAGATCGAGAGATTGGAAGATATCATCTCTATCACCTCAGGGCATTTTCATTCTCTAGCCTTGGATAAGAATGGGAGTGTCTATGCTTTTGGTTCTAATCGAAATGGACAATTGGGGGTTGCTATGGATATGACTGAATTTGTTAGTCATTCGATGCGAGATATAATTTTTATTGCGGCTGGTGGAAATACCTCGGGATTCCTGGACAATAAAGGAAAAGTTTGTCTTTGTGGAATAATTCGAACTAATAGTCTTCGTTGCCCTCATGAAATCAATATTCTCTCGAATATTATCTCTGCTTCAGTTCAGGGTTATCGGAGTCTTTTCTTATCTAATGAAGGTAAGATCTTTGGGTTTGTTGATGCTGGAATGAATCAAATCTCCATTGCTGAGCTCGTATCTAGTGGAGCTCTGGCTACCTTAGTTACTCCTGATGGGCGATGGGTCTTGACTAACCAAGGGGAATTAAGAGAAATAAGATCTCAACGAATTATCAAAGTTATATTATGATAGGCCTTGAGTTGATATGATAGGTTGGTATATTTCAATAATGGAAAATCCTCGGCCGAGGATTTTCCAAGCTTTGATAGTAGTACTATCAAAGCCTAAAAAACTCGCTAGGTACTCAGACAGGACCAAATCAATGATTGTGGTTTAATCTGATGATAGCTAAAATTCTCTCATCTCTCTGGGGAAAGATGACCTCGAGAATATATTCTTATTTATAATTAGGTACTACTTGATCTCCTTGTCATTAAGATCGAGAGAATTGATTGATCATGATAATCTAATACCACCACACATTTACATTACTAGAAGTCCGATGAGTCATCTGATTACTTAATTACTTAGGATCTTCGGTCAATCTTCTCTCATCAACAAGGTATGATAAATATCTTACCTTAGTCACAGTAAATCAATGAAAGACTAGCTAGTCTAATTGCTCCAACTATTCTCTCACCCATCAAACCTCAACCTCATTCAATCCTTCTTCTCACACTTTTTCTCGAGAAATCAAAAGATTCATGGAATGTCTCATCTTCGTAAGTATTACAAGATAATCACCTGTATCATCTTGGTAGTGGTGGTTCTCTTGGTCATCTGGCTCTTGAATAATGGTCATGGCCCCAACCTAGAAGATTTTGAGGCTTATCGGGCTTACCTTGAGACTTTACAACAAGATCAAAATAAACCAACTAAGCCCGAAGAAAAGTTACCTCTTCGGCCTATTAGACCCCTTCATCTCCCAACCGAAGAAAAGGCCAAACCTTCACCGCTGAGACCCGGAATTCCTGAGGCTCGAAATAATCGATTCGTTTCCAAAGGTGAAAGGATTTGTTGCAGCACCATGGAGCGGCTATATGGCCAACCTTTCACTTCAATTCGCCCCAACTGGTTGAAGAACCCAGAGACTGGTTTTAATATGGAAATCGATTGTTACAATGAAGAATTAAGAATGGGGGTGGAATATAATGGCATTCAGCATTATCAATGGCCTAACTTCACTAAACAGACTTATGATCAATTCATTAATCAGACTCGACGAGATGCCCTCAAGGTCGATCTGTGTGAGAAAAATGGAGTCTATCTGATCACCGTCCCCTATACTATCCCTCATCATGTGATCCCAGAGTATTTGATGAATAATATTCCTGAAAATCGAGGGTATACTCCGGTCGATTGATAATTATATCCCTGACCTAAAAGATGGATATTCGAGAGAAATTACTTGATAAAGTAGCCTTAGCTCAAGAAAGAGGGATGGTGGTTGATGTTTCTCATCTAACTCCTCAGAGTAAGATGATCATCCAGGCCCGACCGACCACAGCTCGTTCGACCAAGCGAGGCAATGAAGAAGTGCCGATCATCAGTGATAACTATCAATCTTATCTCTTAGCTATGACTCTCTTGGGTGATGAGTATCTTCCTTACGCCGCGGCCTTCCGAGAACGATATGGCAACCAGGTCGATCCAGCCTCGGAAATTCTCATGGAAGCCTTGGCTAAGGCCGAGACCAAAAATATGATTCTCGATGTCTCTCATCTTCGAGAGAATGGGACTAATTATAAGATAGTGAGTGAACCTAAGACCGACTATGGTGCCAAGAAGAAAATCAGTGATCTAGCCCTAATCAGTGACAATTACGAAGGATACAAATTAGCCGTTGATCTATTGGGACCCGATTATCAAGAGTATGCTGAGGCTTTCCTCGTGAAATATGGAGTTGAGAAGATTATGGCTTCTCCCAAGACTTCACCTAAGAATATTCAGGAGCTACCGGCTGAAAAGATGACTAAGAAGAAACGAGAATTATCACCACCTCGACAACCTCAGAAATTAGGGGCTATTGAGGAAGTTGAGGATCTTAGGTTTCTACCACCGTCGGAAGTCTATCACCCTGAAGGCTAAGGGCTGATAGAGTGAGGAGAGGACTTATGGGATGAGATTGGTTGGTTGATCAAGGAAAAGTTGATAGTTTTTTAAAACTATTAGTTGGTCTCGAATTATGAGAAGATTCCCTTGACTTGAAGGGAAGAAGAGTCAGTTGTTCGTTAGGGGAAGAGACCACTCGAAATATCTCGGTCTTCGGGTATTTTATTTTTCTTAGGGAGGGGGTAGTAGTGTTATGAAATAGAAATCCAAAACCCCCAAAATTTATCGACCCCAACCCATTTTGATGATTCTCGAAATTCTAGCATCATCATGTGACAATATTAGACAAACCAAAACATACTCGATAATTATCGAGTATCTTCACATCAAATCAACCAAAAATCAACGATAAAATATCCATCATAAAATTAAGAATTTCCTTGATTTGGGGTGAATGAGATCAAGAATTAGTAGTCTATCCAGAGGATATCTGATCTCCAATAAAAATAAGCTACAAATCCGATGAATTATCAGTCCTCAGGTCAGAAGAAGTCTTTTCATAGCAACGGGACTCTGATCTTGTATGATAAGAGATGGCACTTCCGGCTCCGACCAGCTCAAGTGACTGAGACCAAAAAGTCCCGGGCTCTCTTGGATGATTATCCAATTAAAATACTAGAGCACAAACTAGTGATTAGTCTGATGATTGAGAATTTCGAATCAACCACCCGACTCTTCACCTACTTCGACTCTTACATTGATTTCTTCGAGTATTCTCGGCAGTTCCCCAGTCATGAACGCTCTTTCTATGAGGTTATCTTTGGCGAAGCAGTCCAGAAGCCTCACTTTGATCTCGACCTGGACCTCAAGGACGTCCTAGCTCTCTACCCCAATGGGGATCTTGACTTGATTGCCGATACTCTCGTCGAACATTTGATTTCTGGTTGCCTAGAGGCTATAGTGGGTCTCGATCTTCGACGAGATATTTTGATTTACAGTAGTCATAGTGAAACTAAGAGAAGCTATCACTTGATCATCAACCATTGGTGTCACGACAATCACCAGGAGGCTCGAGCCTTTTATGATCTGATGGTGACTAAAATCTCTGAGGCTACTGACGGAAAATACCTGGAGTTCCTGGATAGTAAGGTCTATTCAACCCTTCAACAATTTCGATTAGTGGGGTCTCAAAAATTAGGGTCCAATCGACCCAAAGTTTTCAATGAGCGCTTTTATTTTCGAGGCCAAGAATATCTCCATCAATATGAGGACTCAGACCCGGATCCCGAGATCAAGTCGTTAGGGATTCTCTATGAATCACTAATCACCTGCACTTCCGGGTGCCAGTCCCTGCCTAGTTGGGTTGTCGAGGATGATCGATATTTTGATGGTTCTTTTCCTCCTTCACCCGAACTTAACGAGGAGGAGGTGGAGGCTTGTTTGATTTTGATGAAAGAGGTAATGCATGACCCACCTTTTGCCTTCAAAACCAAGCAAGATGGTCTCCTTCTTTTAGAACGCTTGGCTCCTTCGATGTGTCCCCTCTGTTATCGAATCCACGAACATATCAGCCCTTATATGTTCACGGTTTATGATAAGTTGTATTGGGATTGTCGACGTTCCCCAACTGGTAGTAAGAAATATTTCTTGGGTTATCTTCCGATCTATTCTTTCCCTGAGGAAACCAAGGATGTTCCGAGAGAACCGATTTCTTCATTGCCTTCTAATGAAGTAAGGGAAGATTTGACTCAGACCAAAGAGGAAAATAGAATTATCATCCAACCCCAAATCATAGGTGTCAAGTCACGATTACCACCATCAGAACCGAAAGAAATTAAGAAGGCCACTTATTCTCCGATGATTACTAATGTTAGGGGGACGATGGATCAAATCATCCAAAATCATCATCGGGCCAAAGAAGAGAAGAAAAGGACTGAGTGCTTAGTGGGACAAGGGCTCTTCAGCTTCACTGCTCTATAAGTAGAGAAAATATAAAGATGTTCGATATCATATCGAACATTTGACGATATCAGGAGCCAAGAATGATGATGATCTGGTTTCCTTTGATGATCTAATTTTCGATCATCGGATCAGAGAGTTAATCAAGGATGAATCGATCTTCTTTGACTTTGGAGGTACCTCTCATCTTGATCGAAACAAATAAGGTTGATAGGATATCCAATTTAGTGATTCTTGGAATCACTGACTTAAATCACATCAAGAAGCCAAAGATTTTTAGTTTCCATCCGACCGAGGGACTTTGATGATATTTTGGGTCTTATCTTATTTCTTGAGTGAGAGGTACTCCTCTTATAAAAAATACCCTGACCCCCGATATTTTTGAGGATCAGCCATCCATCACCCACCATCAAGAGAATGAGAAGACTTGATGACATTGATGTTACCTATTCTCATAATCATTATAAGGATCATTCATCATTCCTTGGTTAATCAATCAAATGTCCGATAGTTGTCGGATATCTGTGTTTCCTTATTTTCCTCGAGCCCAACTGACCTTCTTCTAAATCTAATTATTTATCTTAAGATCAGGGGTTAGGGAGACATAGTATAACTACGTCCTCCTGGTTCCCTCTGTGATTAGAGGGACCAAATTATTGTTCTTGGAAGAGTATAAATGGCTCATATCTTCCACTACCTCTCATTTTCGATTCTCCCCTTGTTCATGGAGGTAGCTGACCTTATCGAAGAAATTATTCAAGATCCCATTACTTCTCACATCAACCAGGGTGATTCGACCTCAGTCGCCCCTACCATCAGTGATAGTGAGAGTAGTAGCGCCAAACAGCTCCAATTCTCCAAGAAAGCTAGTGATGGCGGGGAGCTGGTAGCCGAATGGTTACTTCGCCTCAAATAAATCAGAGGGGAACATTATTAGCTAGGGCCAGGTTAGTCAAGGCCACAAAACCAATCGCATAGACGACCAGCGAAGGAATCAGATAGGCTGAGGCCCAAGGAGACTTCTCATAAAGATATAAGAAAAGCCAGAAGTAATAGACAAAGACAATGATCGACATCAAAATCCCGAGCCACAAGTCTTGAGTGAACAAAATCACCCCTAAGATGAGGACTAAGACACTCCCAATAAAAAAACGAATTAGGACTTCCATATCCAGGGAACCACCCAAGGAAGAGGGACCCAGAATCGAGAGAGAAAAATATGAAAGAAGAGTCACTACTACCCAGGCGATGACCAAGGGTCGAAGGTCCTGAGGAATAATCAAGCCGGTAAACCATCCCGGATGAGAAAGGAGGAGGAAGATGAGAACATAGACGATGATCAGACTTATCACGACAGTCCAGGGGGCCAAGGTCTTAGCTGAGATCATCAGTCATCGTTTCTTTGGTAGAATTATCAAAATCTTACTCTACTTAACCCCATTGATTGAGGCCAGATGAATCATTGAATAGAGAAGATAGAGATACATCAAGACTAAAGGGACCATATAGAGCCCAGCGGTAGCATCTAATTTCCAGACGTAATAGAGGAGCCAGATCTGAAAGATAAGTAAGGCAAAAGAGAGCCAGATGGCTCCTAGGATATTCTGGCCCTGGAGGAAAATGACTGACCAAGCGATGATGATTAACTCCGAGATAATATAAATCGCATTGATTTGAATACTAACCTCAAGAGATATAGCCCGTTTCCCATTCCATAATAAGTAAAGAGAAACGTAGGACAGGATAATGGCTAAGAACCAGAGAATCCGAGGAATCCAAACATTGACCACCTCAGTCTTGAGATTCAGGTACCAAGTTGAGTAGATACCTGTTAAGTAAGAGACTAGGAAGATGATGAGGAGAATGAAGTAGATGACGTAGGTGAAGAGGTAAATTGGGTTCTTCAACTGAGAGACTACTTTGGCTCCCATCAATGATGAGGCTTTTGGGGTAAAAGCAATTTCCTAGAAATTAGAGGAAAGATATCCAAGAATTCTTGGATATTTTACTGTTTTTTATCAGTCGGAGAATGAAGGTAATTCGGGGCTTATTTGGTTGTAAGAATAGTCCTTATTTGATGAGGGCGATTGAGACTTTTTATTTTGGTATTCTCAGTGTAATTTAGGCTGATGTTTCTGCGGATCATCAAGTCATAATTCGAAACTGTATCGGATCGGTTTTTTAAATGGCTAACCCTGAGATCAAATTGGGAGAATATGTATTTGTTTCATCTCCGAGACCCAGCTGCCCATCATCATTATAACCGAAACTAAAAATCCGCCTCTTAGAATTCAAGATCAAAGAATGTCTTCCACCAGTCGAAATAGCAATCACTTTGGTGGTCGGCAACAATACATTACCGATCACCTGATACTCGATCAAAGTGGGAATATTTCTGCCTCCTCGATGGCCAAGACCCAACTGGCCATCGTCATTATAACCAAAACTAAAAACTTGACCCTCAGAATTCAGCATAAAAGAGCTATCTCCACCCGCCGAAATGGCTATCATGTTAGTGGCCGATAAAAGACTATCACCAGCCACAAGATATTCGATCAAAGTGGGAGTACTTTTATTATTTACATATCCGAGCCCCAATTGCCCAGATAGATGACATCCAAAACTATAAACTCGACCCTCGGAATTCAAAATTAAGGAATGTTCACCACCAGCGGAAATAGCCACCACTCTTGTGGAGTCTGGCGGCTCTATTTTTCCTATCTCGGTAGTTTCGATCAAAGTGGGAGTATTTCGGTCCTTTCTGCTATCTAGACCCAACCGCCCATTTCCTCCACATCCGAAGCTGAAAACTTGACCCTGAGAATTTAAGATCAAGGAATGAGTTCCTCCAGCCGAAATGGCTACGATATCTCCAATCTCGGAAGTTTCAATCAAGATAGGGACACTTATTTTGAGTTCATCCCCGAGACCCAATTGACCAAAAGAATTATTCCCACAACTGAAGACTTGGCCCTGGGAATTCAAAAATAAGGAATGACTTCCACCGGCTGAGATAGCTGTGATCTTTTCCATCTCGAGATCCTTGATTAAAGTAGGAACATCTTGGTATTTTCTTTCACCCAATCCCAATTGTCCACTCTCATTGTTTCCAAAGCTAAAAACTCGACCGTCAGAATTCAAAATTAAAGAATGAGAACCACCAGCTGAGATAGCCGCTATTTTTCCTATTTCCAGGCTCCCGATCGAAATTGAGACATTTCGACTCATAAAATATCCTGTCCCTGATTGTCCTCTCTTGTTACATCCAAAACTATAAACTTGATCCCGAGAAGCCACCAAAGAATGGCGGCCACCGGCCGAAATCATTAGATCTTGATAAGTTATTTGACTCAATAATCCCAATTGTTTCTTGGTATATTGAGTTAGGTTCAATCGAGTGATCTCTTGTAATTTGACCCTCAATATTTCAACTAATTCGCCAGTCAGACCGAAGAGTCGATGAAGCCGCTGTGAGATCTGACCAAAATGAACTAAAGATTTGCAATCTAATTTCATTCCAATGAACCATAAAATATCCTTGGGAAGATCGTCGAAGGTTGACATCGCTCAATCCAAGAATCAAAAGTTGATAATTTCTCTTTGCTAATCCGGATAATCTCATAGATCTGATAAATCTTATCAGATCTTTCTCAGAAAGGATCGAACTAATTGATCAGCTCGGGGAACTTGGGGCTGATCGAAAATTCATGCAACTCGAACCCATCCTGGCCCCTAATCCTCAGCGGTTCGTAATCTTCCCTATCAAGTACCCGGAAATCTGGAAATTCTACAAGCAAGCCGAAGCCAGTTTCTGGACGACTGAAGAGATCGATATGGGGACCGATATCAAAGATTGGGAGTTGAAACTCAATAATCAAGAGCGTCAGTTCATCTCTTATGTCCTGGCCTTCTTCGCCGCCTCAGACGGGATAGTCAATGAAAATCTGGCTAGTAGGTTTATGCAAGAAATCCAAATTCCAGAAGCCCGCTGTTTCTACGGCTTTCAGATCATGATTGAGAATGTTCACTCGGAGACTTATTCGATGTTGATTGATTGTCTCATCAAGGACGAGGAAGAGAAGCTCAAACTCTTTCGGGCGATCGAGACTATTCCTTGTGTCCAGAATAAAGCCGAGTGGGCCCTTCGTTGGATCAATGAGAACCAAGATTTCCCCAGCCGCTTAGTGGCATTCGCAGCAGTCGAGGGAATCTTTTTCTCGGGTTCTTTCTGTGCCATCTTTTGGTTGAAGAAACGCGGCCTCATGCCCGGTCTGACTTTCTCGAATGAACTGATCTCAAGAGACGAGGGTTTGCACTGTGATTTTGCTTGTCTCTTGTATTCAATGTTAGAGCACAAGTTATCAGAAGCAACGGTCTATGCTATCATTGATGAAGCTCTGGAGTGCGAGAAAATCTTTATTCGAGAAGCCTTACCCTCAGGGCTGATTGGGATGAATGCTGAATTAATGATTCAATACATTGAGTTTTGTGCTGATCGACTCATCTATGCCCTGGGTTATCCCAAGAAATATAAGAGCCTCAATCCTTTTGATTGGATGGAGTTGATCAGTCTTCAAGGTAAGACTAACTTCTTCGAGAAGAGAGTCTCTGAATATCAAAAGTCCGGGGTGAAAGTCGGGACTCAAGAGGATGATAATATCTTCACTCTAGTCGCTGACTTTTAGTCCCATAAGGGACCGAAGGGATATAGCTGTGCTATATCCCTTTAAACAAACACATTCATCGATTCTATGAATGTCTTTTCGATAATCTCAACTTTCATGAGGATGATGACAGGAAAGTGAGTCGGATCTTTTTGGCCAACAAGTAAAAAGATACCAGCCCGATGATCACTCCTTGCTCTCATTTTGAGAGCAAGCGGGAATCAAAGATTCCTGGCCCCCGTCCAGCCAAGTCGATTTCCTTCAGTGACGTCTTCAATCGAGAATATCCAATCTTCTTGGAATCTCTATCTCAACTAGAGGAAACTCTAGTCCTCATCCTCAAGAAAGGAATTGGGAAATTTGGTCCTTGGGATTATCAGGACTATGACAACGATAAGAGTACCATCCGAGTTCTTGGTTATTCTGAAACACTGGCCCGTCAGCGAGCCGGAAGTCAGTATTTCGTTCGTGACTTCGAAATCGGCCGGTCCCTGGCCGATCTCAACGATATTCTCCGGCGAGATTGGAACCGATTGGACCCTAACTCTTTAATTAATTTGTCAACTCAAGAACGGCCGATAATCCTCTATAAAAACAAGGCGGTTAATAGTATTTACGAGACACAAATCCCTCCGGCCTTCAGTGTCTTTGAAGTCTTCACCGATGCCTCTTATTGTAATCTCTATAACGTGGCTGGTGACCAGGGCCCTGATTCGGTCGGGGTAGCCGGCTTTTCTTTAGTTGGGGTGTCAGAGGCCAACATCCATGATCCAGCTACTCATCGAATTAGGACTTACTCACACCTAGTTCCTTTTTATATTTCTTCCTCGACCGAGGCTGAGATCTATGCTATCTATGTAGCTACTCGAGTCTATCAAGGAAAATATCTCATCATCAACACTGATTCTCAGGAGGCTCTTCAGACTATCGCTATTAATGGGATCATGCCGATCGCCGAAGAATCAATCGGTTATCGGAGAATCAGTCACTACATCAATGAAATTCGGAAGGCTTGTTTCGAGAGAAATATTGTTCTCACTTGGCTGCCTTCTCACCGGGAAGATCTGGCCCTGGGGGAATTTAATGCTATTGCTGATGAGTTAGCTAAGGAAGCCCTCAAGATTATCGTCCCTCGGTGTTTGCCTTATAAATTAGAAGAGCGTTGGCAAAGCTACCGTCAGATAGCTTTGCCCTCTGATATCTTCTCCATTAAAGAAGGCAAAAGAGTAGCCACTCCTCTCAGCTTGTCCGAGAGTAATCGGATTTTCTCTCTTCTCATTCAAGCTCAACAAGCCATTCACCGGATGATCAAGGATATCAAGGAATTTCAGAAAACCTCAGCCATCAAGGATGATTTGCTTCCAGTTATCATGAGAATGAAATGGTTGATCGATAATGATACTATCAACTTCAAGAATACCCGACGAAGTACTGGAGTAATCATGCCAGATGTGGCCTTGTATTTAATCGAGACTTGGGAGTCTCAGTTATGGCCACCTTTTGTGGAAGAAAAAGATCGAATTTATCACGGGTGGAAGAAGTTCTGATATCCCTAAAAAAACCGGAATGGGGTCGGACATTCAGTTACTTGGCTGCTAATATCAAAAAAACTCACGATATGTATCGTGAGTTTGATCCAAATATCTTGGTTTACTCTGGGATATTAGTCTTTTTGGTCTGATCGATCAACGAACGAAAAAATAGACCATCGGTGAAAATATTGGCCTCCGGGAGATATTTTATTTTATGAATTGGGGTCAACTAGTATCATAGAAATTATCCCGAGAGGCCGATATTTTCACCGATGGTCTATTTTTACTTCATCGATAGGAGGTTAGATAAATAGGACTTACGTGCTATAAAAACTATATCATCCAATTGACAATTATGATAATTTGATCTTTATTATTCTGTCGGGTCTTGGGTGCCATTTTATTGATATAATCATATGAGATAATGAGATAATCGAATATTTAGCATCTGAGTCCCATCGATTCATTCGATCGATCGATGAAGATAAAAACAGGCCATCGGTGAAAATATCGGCCTCTCGGGATAATTTCTATGATACTAGTTGACCCCAATTCATAAAATAAAATATGGCCCGAGAGGTCCTAATTTTCACCGATGGCCTGTTTTTATCTTCATGATACTCAAGTGCTGATTAACTATTTACTCTTATCATTCAGCCCCCACGACCCAAGATCATCAATAGGATCGATAGAAAATCATTGCTAATATTACTCATCATCTATCATCATACCCAACATATGAAATATTTCATACGTCGTAACCTCATTATTTCACCGACCTCCCCCATCGATAATCGACCAGTTATCCTAGGGATAATCAAAATATACGATGATCATCGTATATCTATTTTTTTTACATACAAACTGTTCCGACTCGATTAGGAGAAGGTCCACAGGTTTGAACTCCATTAACTGGAGAACAATCAAAATTACTGGTGCAACTAGCCCCAATAGCCCCTGGGTCCAGGGTGCAGAAGCCATTGACACAATAGGTAGTGGTTTGAGTGGTATTACCACTTTGATTACATGAATTATAGAGAGTAGCTCCCATGGCACTACTATTAGAATAGAGACAAGGAGCCTCAAGGGAAGTAGCTGCACAATTGCCACTGGCGCAATAAGGATTGAGGGTAGTCTGACAATAACCCACCACTCCTACTTTCTTAGGATCAAAGTTGGCAAAACAAGTGGCCCCTAAAGTCAAACAGACCCCACCCAAACAATTACCTGATGAACAGTCATTATTAGTCAAGCAAGTATTCCCATTATTGCCTTGAGCACAAGAGCACTTTCCATTGACACAGAAGCCAGTGGTGCAAGGTTTAGCGGTGGTACAAATGGCCGCCGTGGTTCCGGCTGGGCAACAGTGATCATTGACGCAAACTTGAGAAGAAGGACAGGTGACCTTGGAAGAATTACAGGTTGGATAACAAACATGATCACTCCCACAAAAGCCAGTTCCACAGTCCTGATTGGTAGCACATTGGCTACAGACTTGATTAACACAAGACAGACTATTATTGTTACAATCAAGAGCCGTAGTGCAAGTCTCACCAAAGGCGACACAGAGGCCCTTCTGGCAAACATGGCCGCTAGCACAGTCGATATTGGTCTGACAAGTATTCTGATTACAAAAACCATAAGAACAAGTCTGAGAGAGCCCACAATCGCTGTTTTTGAGGCAAGATTTCTGGAGACAAAACCCATTACTACAATTTTGGGTTGACAGACATTGAGCCGCTGAAGTACAGGTGGTTCCGGGTGGCGGTTTGTTGGTTAGTCCGAAGACCAAGAAGCAGACCGCGATGATGAGGATGATGAAGCAAACTATAATCCCGATGATGATCCAGGCTCGATCCATCAGAGTAAGACTAAGACTTTTTTGGATTTATAAAATATAATTCGTCCGATATCCGAGAAGAAATGCACGATGTACATCGTGCATATTTTAGATCAATCCTTCCGAGTAACGACGAAAGAATCTATAGCTAAATCAGCCTCGATAAGTGCTGGTTCAGTAACCCACAGTTCAATAATATTAATCCAGTTGAGAATGACCAAGGTTGCTTGGGGTAAGGTATTGAGAAAGGTATAATTATAAACAAATCCACCGCCGGTGACGTTTTTGGCTAAGATAGTAATCAGGCCCTGATTCGGGCGCCCGACAGTCAAAGATATTGCATCGAAAGTAGTGTTGGCGGACATGATATTACTGCCTCCAATTATAAGATCAGGACTCATATAATTTGGTTGACTTGATGCCAATATATTTGAAGTAAAGCTATCATTGCGGAGATAAGTCCAATCAAAGCTACCACCCCCGGTCGGTTGTCTGCTGAAAGTATATCCTCGATAAGTGCGAATGACGGGAGGGAAGGGGCTGAGAATAATTATATCATCAAAGGTCAAACAGGTGAAATTACTGTTAGGTGGGAGTTGACAATATGAAGTAATATTAGGAGCCAAACAATAAGTCTCATCGGGACATGAGAAAGTCTGAGTTTTGTTGACGGTACAGAGAGTTCGATTGACCGGAGGTCGATTTGAACAAAAAGTTGTCGGAGCGGTTGTCGGTGAGTTAGTCGGGGAAGTAGGGACATTCGTTGGTGGTTGAGTCGGCTTATTTGTTGGCTCTAAAGTAGGGAAATTTGTTGGCATTAAGGTCGGTTGATTAGTCGGTGCCTCGGTCGGTTGATTAGTCGGTGCCTCGGTCGGTTGATTAGTCGGTGCCTCGGTCGGCATATTGGTTGGTAAACTAGTGGGTTTTCTAGTCGGTCGACAAGTCGGTCGATGAGTGGGAGCCCGAGATCGACATTTAGGACTATTGGGAGGAAAGCAAGGGATTTCGGGAATCGAGATGACCAATAATAATTGGAGACTCATCACTATCAAAATAAAGCTGAGCATGAAGGTAATTTGGTTTCTAAGATCGATAAGAAATATATACTAGTACTTACTAGTACATATATTTGTTAATGACTTGTCCAACGAGGACCAAGGCGACACAGCCACGCTGTGTCCCTCAGTCTCGTCGAGTCACCACCAGGGAATCAAAGATAATCAGATTGCCTGGAAAAATTTTTACCACATAGATATCGACCCAATTAAGGACCAGGAAATTAGGACCCTTCCTCAATCCATAAATCGTATAATTATACCGACAATAATTTCCCAGATCAAGACCCCAGATATTGATGATGACTGGTGGTCGGGAGAAGAAGGAGGTGATAGTCAAGGACAAAAGACTAAATGAACTCTGACGATAATCAGCCCAATCGATCTGGTCAGGTATCTCATATGAATCAGCATGAATTATTACTAGATCAAAATCAACTTCTTGATACAAATAATTGGGCCAGGTCGAGGCATAATCTTCTTGGGGAGTCAGAGAGTTATTGGCCAGATCGATTCCCTTCATTCTAATGCCCTGATTAGTCTCACTCACCAAGGAATAGCCCCGATAAGTGGTGAGGATTTGGGGGCTATCAATCACTAAATCATCGAAAGTCAAACAAGTAAAAAAACCTTTGACTGGTAGCTGACAGGGTAAGATGATCCCAGGAGAGCGACAATATGTGGCCTCAGGATGAGAGAAAGTATGATGATTATTGATTAGACAAGATTTGTCGGGAGTAGCCAAGGTCCACCGTTGAGGAAGTCTCATCAACAGTAGAATCAATAAGATCATTTGGTCTATTTGTGATAATTAGTCATTAATATCGAGAGACATATACCATTATCATGGTATATATTATCAGATGAAACTACCCCAGTTTCCCGTAGTTAACATGAGAAGACGCTTAGTATCCAGGGCAGTTCCAATATAGATCTTGGAACTACTATCAGTGGTGACTAGGCCATTAGGACCCAGAAAATACTCTTGGGCTGGGATCACCGGAGCCAGGGCTTCAGTCAAGAGAAAATCAACGATGACAATATACGGAAGTTGGCCGTTAGGTAAGATATTATTAGGAAGACAACAAGGGACCACGCCTTCAGGACAATCACCTGGATTTCCTTGGTGGAAACCCGGAGGACAAACATCATCGGGTTCTGAAGGAGGGATGGCGGCGGGCCACAAGACTTGAGAAACCATTCCGAAGACAGCTGGTAATCGTTTAGTAAAGATCGAGAGATCCTGAAGCGTGGCTGCCGCCACTAACTCGACACTCCCAGCTATCAGATTAGTAGCTAAGGGGACCGAAATTCTCCAGACGATAACCATATTAGCAAAATCATACTCATAGAGGAATTTCTGGCCTTGCTCTTCGGTCAATAGATAGAGGATGAATTTAGTGGGACCCACGGCCACTTGAGTAGCTAGAGTGATAATATTTTGAGTACTAGTCCAAGGTTGAGCTGAATCCAACTGAGCTCCAGTATAAGTTAATCGAATGATATGGGGGACCCCAAAGATATCCAGTCCAACCACGGCTATAAAGTCGGGATACATTTCTATTTCTTGAACATCAAGAACTCCCAGGGAAGTAATCCAAACTTGGGTCGGATCAATCGGGACATAAGTCAGGACGGTGACAGTACTGGGTAGGACCTGGTTATAGAGGAAATTGCCATCAAACGAGGCAAATAATGGAATAGCCATATTGACTGTGATGAAACGGGTAGGTGCCATCCCCGGCGATAATAAAATAGCAAAAGAATAAAGATCCTCACCTTGATCAGTGATAAGTGGGACGTCATTGACCGATAAAATCCCAGTGGTGATACCGAAGAAGAAGAGAGCTTCTAGCCCCCGATCATAGCCAAGTTTAATTCCCGTCGTCCCGGTCAGAGTGGTTGTCCCGGTTACCACTCCCGTTGGCAAGTCGAAGGTGACAATCAGATTACTATAACCATCGGTGATATTGGTGTTATTGGGGAGATTGACCACCCCCGCCGTAATCATCGAGACGGCTACTCCAACGTCAGTGACAATCAGATCGATGTCCGTGATATCTAGAGCGAAGATCAGCTGACTCCAGACTAGGACTCGACTGTTATAAGTCTCAATGACAATAGTCCCTCGATTTTGTTGACGAACAGTGACAACAAATAATCCCAAGATGCCAACATTAGTGATTATCGACGTATCGGATATAATAGGGCCAGGATCAGGGAGATCGTAAACTAACATAACAAAATTCTCTTGATTGAAGACTAATTGAACCACACTCCCCACCCCTACCGGCTGAATGGCCGAATATTGGCCGGAAATCATGATTTCTTTCTGGTGGCGGCGATTATTATTATGACTATTATGATGACTACTACTAGCACGATGCCAATAATAATCCAAATATGCCACTGATCCCAAGTACTCTGGACGAAACTCGGGCCGGCTGTCCCGGGGGTGGGTGGAGTCGTGGGCGGAGTCAGGGTACAACTAATGGATTCTTGGAGGGTATTGAAGTTAATAGTCGAGTTGACATTCTGCGAAGCTTCATTGACTTGTTGACAGACAGTGGTCGGGCAGACTCCAGCTCCACTACCAATCACTTGATCAGCTGGAATTAAGTACAAGTTAGAGGTTTGGCATGGCTTGTACCAACAGGCATCAGTGGTCGGTGCAATTTTTGGGTTATTCTGGTGAATGAGGACATAGGTCTCATCGACGGTACTTCGATTGTAACAAAGACAATCATCGAAACACAGGTGGTCCTTGGCGTTACAGAAGGTAGTGGCAGTACTGCGGGCTAGAGCTGGATTTCTGGTTTGCCAATCATGACAATATTTACCACTCAAATCGGAGGCGGTCATCCTTGAACAACCCGCGATTCCTTTGGGGCAACTAGTAGTGGTGATCGGCTGGGGAACAATGGGGCAAGCCGCTGGGTCTGAGACTTGCCCACAATAGGCTGGCATGACGATATTATCGAAATCTGGAGTGATTCCAAAAGTATTGAGCCAAGTGATAATATCATCAACTGTCTTGAAATCAGTCGTCTTATAAATACAATTCACAAACCGACCATACGTTTGAGGTTGAATAATGTTTTGATCAATCCCAGCCCCAGCATCACCGTTATAAGTCCAAGTAGCTATTCCTCGAGTGCCTCCTATCAAAGGACAAACATTGGGGTCAACCTTACTACAAGCCTGCTGATGAGTGCAAAATATACTACAACAAGAAACATCAGCGTAGTGCCAATCTATTTTCCCATCGGGATTAGTATCACAAGGGGTGACTGGGACACCGATACTACAATGACCACAAACACAGACCCCGCTGCCCGGAAAGTAGCCCTTAGTGCCGTCACTGTTGACGGGGAAGATATTGAATTGTTGGGTTCGCCCTGTTACGTTCAAGGCCATCTTAGGTTTCTTTTGGTTTCTCGGGGAAAGTTAGCAGCAAGTGAATAAATATGATCCTGGCTAAGTGTAAACTAAACAGAAAAGTTAAGTACTATGAACGTCAAGTCTTACTCCGAGAAATCAGTGGCTGTCTATGGTGACACTAAGCCTTGGGCCAAGCAGCTCAAGTCGGCCGGGGGTCTTTTTAATTCCAAACTTCGAGATGGACCGGGTTGGATCTTTTCCCTCAAGTTTGAGGCTGGTGTCCGAGACTTGGTAACTCAAGCCAACGAAGGATTGATCACTCCTGAAACTCCTTGGATTCCCAAGGGTAAAGAAGCAACTATTATCTCACCGAAAAATCAACCCGCCCTTTCCCATGTAGAGACCATGAAACTGCTGACTCGAACTAAAGCCATTACTCCAGTCGCTTCGAGTTCACCGACCGTTGGTTCCCTGCCGGAAATTCCGGTTGATCAGAATTATTCTTGCCCCACTTTTGCTTTGGCCTCTCAGCCAGCTATCATTATCAAGGATGCTAATGATAGTAATCATCAAGTGGCCGTCTACTCTTTTCCCTTGCCGATGGTGGGGCAAAAGATCACCGTCCGAGGACCAATTCCGAAAGACAAATTAACCTCTTTTATTGTCACTAAAATCAAGGCGACTTATCCGGTCGATGAAATGACAATAGTCGAAAAACAAACCGATGATCAAGATGATGAGGAGGATCAAGAGAAAACCGAATATCAAGTGGTGATTATTAACGGTCAATGGAAAATCCTGATCTGGGCTATGATGGATCACCAATTATCTTTTGAATCTTTGAATTCCCATAGTCACTGAGATGAAACCAGTAAGTTTTTTAAAACTAATCCCATCACCATGAAAAATTACTCAATCTGAGATGAGACCAGGAGATCCGTTCTTAGCCACAGCCGGTATTGTGATGATTGTTTGGATGTTTGGTTTCATAGTTGTTGCCCTTGATTTTCTAATGAAATCCTGGTTCGGTTGTTTGGTTATTTTGGGATGCTCGATCTTAATGGGCCGAGTGCTTCTTGATAGCCCACAATTAATTTCTCAATCGAAGACCTTTGACCATTCTGAGATGAAGTCAAAGGATGAGTGAGTTGATCGATTAAAAAACTAACCGACAATTGATCACGCACATTCTTGTCTCATGACAGAAATTACTAAATCTAAGATGAAAGGGCTAAAGAAATCATGGGGTTCACCTCTAGTCACTATGTTAATGAGTATTCACTCGATTGGTGTTCTCTTGATTGCCAGTGAGATCTATGATTACTACTATTACTATCGCCGATCAGTAGATCTTAAGAAGACGCTCTCTAACTCATCGTCGTTTCAAAACAGCCGACCAATGTTTCTCGATCATCCTGAAATGAAATCAAAGAATGAGTGAGTTGATAGAATAAAAAAAACTCGATGGTCGATATTAACTATTGACTCAATTGGTCACAAGATAATCAAGTAAATAGGATGGAAGAAATAACTAAGAGACTCTCCTTCTGGAATGTCACTATCTTCGGGCTATTTCTGGTCATAATGATAATTGGTCTTTGGTTGGTCAATAAACTCCCGATTTGATCAATGGTTAGTTGTCTAAAAAAAACTCTTTGATTTTCCTGATAAGTTGGATATAAATTATCTATTGACTTGATCGACCAATTCATACTCGATATAATAACCAAATCATCGATTTGATTATCTTGGATGTCATTGACTAAACGGCTACTAACAATACGTTCAACGATATCGTTGAACGTCTATACTCACTTACCCCGAGAAAGATGGTTACCCCAGAGTCCAACTCATTCTTCTCGGATGACTGGGACTTTGAAAGAGATAGATGACCACTATGATCAACAACAAAATAGCTATTACCAAAATCAAAGCAATCCCGAAGATAGTCTCAGTCATTCGGACTGGTTCCATTTTAGGGAATAGACCTTGGCGTTTAGCCACCGAAACGGCCGCATTCAGCCGACGAAAGAATTTCTCCATGTCATAAGAAATTTCACTCGAATTAACCACCCGTTTGCCAGTGGCCGGGTTGAGAACGAAGTCTACTCGAGGTAAATCCGAAAAGATCCGCCGTTCGATGTGATACTTCGAGAGATAACCGGAGATGATAATATCATCATTCAGATAGGTCTCAGTAGTGCACAGGGCATAGGAAAGAAAGTTCTTTTCTAATAATTCAGCCGGGGGGAAGAACTTCCTCAGGTACAAGGCCCCAGGATAACCATAAATCGAATCAACTCTTCTTCCTTGAGGCGGAATAGGGAAACGAGTCATCTTGTAAAGGAAATAGTCCTCATTCTGAGCCACTGCACAAATGGGGCAACCAGCATATAAGAGAGCCCCACTAGAACCCAAGGCTGAGTTGGGGTACTGGCGATGTTTTCTAACTAAAGCCTCAACCATCTCAGCTGGATAGATCATGTCATCATCAAAAGTAATGATGACGGTGTCCCCTCGGGGTTCACTGATGATCCCCCCGATAATTTTAGTAATCGGGCCATAATCGTCATAAGTCACTACGGTGCACAAAGTTCTGATCTCAGCCGGGACTTCGGGATATTCGATCCTCAGTCGACGACAATATTTAGGTATCGTCAAGTAGATAGCATCTAACTGGTAAGTTTGATTGGTGAGTGATCTCAAGGTATCCAAGAGTTTAGGGTATTTATCAGGCATGGTGGTCAAGGAGCCAACTACCCTCATCTTTGTGGTTGGTTAAACAAAGAATATTCGACGATAGTCGAACATTAATATGATCCGAGAGCAGTCGTCCAGAAAAAATCAGGTGATCGGGCAGCCCTAGGGGAAGCAATGATATAAGCGACTACGATGATCAAGAGAAGAATGGCTATCACGATAATTAAACTAACTCCCATCAAAGTCTCAGACATTTTGACTGGCTCAGTTTGAGGATACAAACCTTGGCGTTTTGAGTAGGAAATAGCTGAATTCATTCGTAGGAAGAATTTCTCTAAATTATAGGAAATCTCACTTGAATTTCTCAGTCTAGTCCCGGTGATGGGATCCAAAACAAAACCGACTCGAGGCATATCGGAGAAGATCCGCCGTTCGATCCCATATTTCGAGAGATAACCTGAGATGATAATGTCATCGTTCATATAAGTCTCAGTAGTACATAGGGCATAGGAGAGAAAATTCTTGACCAAGAGTTTCTTAGGAGGGAAAAATCTCCGTAAGTATAAGGCCCCAGGATAACCATAAATCGAATCAACTCGTCGACCTTCAGGAGGAACTCGAAATTTAGCGAGATTATAGAGGAAATTGTCTTCATTAGGGGTGATAGCACACAAGGGACAATTCTGATTCAATAACATCCCGCTGGAACCCAAGGCCGAATTGGGATATTGGCGGTGTCGGGCCATCAAGGCTTCAACCATGTTCTTGGGATAGATCATGTCATCATCAAAAGTAATGATGATGGTATCTCCATGTGATTCATTGATAATCCCGCCAATAATCTTGGTGATGGGACCATAATCATCATAAGTCACTACGGTGCACAAGTCCCTGATGGCTTCAGGGACTTCCGGGTACTCGATTCCCAAGCGACGACAATACTTGGGGATCGTCAGATAGATCGCATCTAACTGGTAAGTCTGATCCAAGAGGGACCGTAAAGTATTGAAAAGTTTAGGGTATTTGTCGGGCATGGTGGTTAAGGAGCCAACTACCCTCATCTTTTGAGGGTTACCATAAAAACCAGAACGATTTCCGTTGATTGGCTAAGTCTTAGGCTAAAATGATCTTTTTCTCAAAATAAATTGGAAATCCTTGATAGTTGAGTATTTACTATGTTTGACCCAGAGAATACTATTAACCTGATTCTTCATTATCAACAATATGAAAAGGGCAAGGTGATAACTTGTCGGAGGTACCCCATCGCTTATCGTTTCAAGTATCTCTCCCAACGATTGACTTTCCTGGTCGATGATCGAGTAATGAGAACCATTGAATTGAAAGGTGAAGCCCTCCAGGATTTAGGTTCAGGTATCCAACAATATTTACCAGAAGAATTTCCTTTTCTGACTCCCCTCTCGATGATAGAGGATTATCTGCTCGATGGTTTTCTCAAAGGAGAACCTCGTTTTAGTTTGAATCATTCACTCTGTCTTATCCCCTCTGATCCTACCCTGATGATTTCTTTAATTAAGTCTGACGGTCAGACCTTATTTTTCCCAGTCATTGAGACTGATTATTTTGACTTGACAATGGAGAAATTGTTGGGGTCGTGTTATCAGTGATGATTGGACTTGGAGACAAGGGTGTTTATAGTTTTAAAAAAACTCGAGCTTGCTCGAGTTCTTCCTTGTTTTCCAACCATGAATCTTGACTATCCCAGTCAGTAATTGACCCGGAAAGTTAGCGATCTTCCAAATGGATCAATAGCTGGCTGAAGGATCATTGTGAAACCGAGATCCTTAAGGATCATTGTGAATCAAGAGTCATCGACGACAATCGAAAAACGAAGAAATTATATTTTTAGTATCTTCCTCAAACTGCGTATGCTAACCCTATTATTCTTTGCTTTCTACTCAAGCACCCTCGGTTTTTCTATCGTTCGGCTCTTCGGATATCCTGATGATCCGGCTGATAGTTCCATGAATATCACTATCGTCCCATGTAACAATGATGAAACTTGTGTCACGGCCTTTTATCAAGAAATAGAGATGGGCATTCGTCCTCTGTGCTCAACTGGGGCTTTTTGTAACATTCGAGGAGAAAGGACTTGTGGTCACCGCGGAGGTCAACCTTGCTGCGCCTACGAAGTAGCTCCCGGCAATACCATTTGTGGTGATTATTGTGGTTCTGGTATTTGTGATGGTGGTAATGTCACCTGTGTAGCCATTGATTTTGAGCCCCTTGGTGCTCTGTGTGCCATCAACAGTACTAGTTGTGGTCAATGTGATGGACATGGAACTTGTCTTCCCAATCGATCACCTTGCCCGACTAGACCTCCTCGTCCTACGACCCGACCTCCAACTCAACCTCGTCCTACTACTCGGCCACCAACCCATCCTCCAACTGAGCGGACTGATGCTCCGACTGAACATGAGTGTGATGATTATGTTGATGAAGAGGAGGAACAACAAGGAGAGATTTAGATTTTTTTAAAACTCATTGGTAAACCAATGACAAGCCGACTAGCTTGCCTAAAACATGGCACCATCATTATGGTGCCATCTTCCCCAGGGGAAATAGAATTTCTTGATTGATAACAATCGAATTATTTTAATTCTCTGATAATCAAGCCATGACTCCGGATGGTTGTAATCTTCCCCAATTACCCAAAATCCCACCAATCATCCTCCTCAGTCATCTTGACTGTCAACAATCTCTCATCATCAGAAGAAGAAGAAGTTTCATATAGAAGATAGTGATAGAGACCAAGACAACACCTTGAATCTCCATCTTGTTGTTGATTAATCAAATAGAGAAAATCAAGAAGACAGTTGGAAAAACAGGCTCTCGGGTCCATTTTATAATTAAGGAAATAACTCCCTTATTTCTTAGTACTTTCTTGACAAACAATCTGATGGAAAAGTAAAATATTTCCCCCTTTATCTAAATCAGGATGAGTGACTGTTTTCGTAGGGAAAATTTGGCCCCAACTAACCTCAATGTCAAACGTCGAACCAAGCCGAGTTCAGCCCAGAAGAAAGCAGCCCTCTCATCCAAAAATAAAAGACGGACCCAAAAGGTCAGAATTCCCAGAGTTAACCAACCGATTAATTGCCATCTGGTTGATCATGCTCCGACTAAATCAATCCGTCAATATTCTCGGGAACAACTCATCAAAATGGGAACCGATCCCCTTGAGATAGACACTACTAACCTCCCTGAAGAACAGGCCCAACATCCCTACTATGACTTCATCTCAGATTATTGTTTTGTTGGTCCTTACTTGGAGATTGATTCAGCTCTCTTGTATGCCCACTATCAAGTCATCTCAGATGGTAAAGGTGATCGATATCTTGAGTTTATGAAGAAGATGATTGATCTCTTCGAGATTACCAAAGAATTCGATTCTCGAGGTAAAGTCACCTCGGTCATCCTTCAGGGAATCACGGTCAACTTGGGGCAATTGTCTAAGTAAAGATCAATAAAAAAACTCCGCGACTTAGATAACTAGCCGTTAAGTCCTATATATTCGATAAGAGTCGAATATATTTTATTCCGATCGGTCTACATATCCCTCATCCAGGGCATTCGACTGTCCAAGATGACTAACTAGCCTTGGAGTTGATCGAGTACTCTTGATCATCACTCAGGTAGATGACTAAAGTAGTCGAATCAAGATTGCCTCCATCTCGCAAAGTGATAGGCCGATTTCTGGCTCTTCGCGGCTCTTTTTTCTCCTGATAATCAGGTACCAAATGATAGGTATAATTATCGCCGTATCGAGGCCCCATCCCCAAGTAACCATCCTGGTTCAATTGAGTCAATTCATCATTTATGTCGGTAGTCATTAGAGATCCCATCAAGTAGTGGGGTTAACTAGGTTTTCTTTTTTATCGATCTCTAAAATGTTATTCTTTCTATCCCTGTCATATCTTGTCACTCTGGTGCCAGCTCAATCAGATCTTACTTCCTTGTTTTGTGGTAATAATCCTGAGTTATGTGAGATGGTTTATCAGTACCATCCGATGGCCTGCACCAAGGGGGCGACTTGCAACCTCCACACAAGTTTATGTCAGTATCTTCCCATTCCAGCCAATGAATGCCCTGAATTATTGAGGGCTCAACGATCAAACGAGAAAAAGGTCCTCGGCAATCTTGATCGGGTTGGTATGTCTCGGACTTCCCAAGTTAATCTTGGGATGAGCCAATGTACCTTATCTTTCGGCTATTGGAAGAATAATGTCAATCTGACCATTCCCTTTTACCCCATTACCTTGGGTTGCCCGACCACCGGGACGGTAAATGGGACCGTGGTTAATAGTACTACTATGACAACCTTTATCCTTGGCAACTCAGGAGATTCCAGCAATGGTCTGAACAAGTTAGCCACTCAATTGTTGGCCGCCGAATTTAACTTGGCTAACGGGGCTATTTTGCCGATCGAGTTCAATAATACCATCGCAGCCGCCAATGCCTTGCTTTGCTCCTATGGTTTTAACAATTCGAATCTTTGGAAATCATTGTCTAGCAGTACCCAGACTTACATTAATAACATTACTGCTATGTTGACTACTTACAATAGTGATGTTTGTTGGAATGCAACCACCCATGCACCTACTGGCCAGCCGACTAATCCGCCTAGTAATGCCCCAACTAGGTCACCGACTGCTCCTACTAACGCGCCTACTAGCCCAACTAACTCACCAACTGCACCGACTAACGCACCAACGGAGAGACCGACCAGTCAACCAACTGAGGCCCCGACTTCCCCGACTAATGCACCAACAGAAAGACCGACTAACCAGCCGACTGAGGCTCCGACTGCTCCGACCAATGCACCCACTGAAAAACCAACTAGTCAACCAACGGAAGCTCCAACTGTTCCTACTGAAGCGCCCACTAATCAACCGACTAATCAACCCACTGAAGCTCCGACTTCCCCAACTAATGCACCGACGGAAAGACCGACCAATCAACCGACTGAGGCCCCGACTTCTCCGACTAATGCACCGACGGAAAGACCGACTAGTCAACCAACAGAAGCTCCGACTGCTCCTACTGAAGCGCCAACTAATCAGCCGACTAATCAGCCGACCGAGGCCCCGACTAGCCCAACCAATGCACCAACGGAAAAACCGACTAATCAGCCGACTGAGGCTCCGACTGCACCTACTGAAGCGCCCACCAACCAACCGACCAGCCAACCGACTGAGGCTCCGACTTCTCCGACTAATGCCCCGACTAACCAGCCGACTAATCAACCAACTAAAGCTCCGACTTCTCCGACTAACACGCCAACCGAAAGACCGACTATATCGCCGACCCCATTCACTGTCCCACCAATACCACCATCAATACTACACCCAACACCGATACCGATCCCACCACCAACACCTCCACCTACTCCCCAACCTACGAGCGCGCCGACTAATCCTACCATCGCGCCAACTCACCAACCAACCGAAGCACCAACCAGCCCGACTAACGCCCCGACTTCTCCGACCAATGCGCCGACCAGCCCGACTACCGCCCCGACCAGGAAACCCACTGGTCAACCAACTAATTCTCCAACTTCATCAACTCGAAGCCCGACACCAGCTCCGACTGCTCCAATTGTCTGCACTTTGACTATCGGATATTGGAAGAATAAGAAACACAATTATAACCAATTCCTTCCTATCATGTTAGGTTGCTATACTACTGGTTATATCAATGGGACTATTGTCGTCAACAAACAACAAGGTGACCAAATCCTCATGTTCTCTAATCTAATTGGGGGAGCCAGTGATGGACTCAATAAATTAGCCGCTCAGCTCCTGGGAGCCGAGTTAAATATCGCTAATGGGGCTAATGTGCCGGCTAATTTCGAGGCGGCAATTATGGCTGCTCAGCTGGCTCTTTGTCAATACGGGTTCAATCCAGGACTTTGGTCCTCCTTGAATAACACGATCCAGAATTACATAATTGGCTTGGCTGCTACTCTTGATTCTTATAACAATGATACTTGCTGGCCAGCTAACATACCGACTCAGAGTCCGACTAAGGCGCCCACTAATACACCGACCGAAGCGCCGACCGAAGTACCAACTAACATACCTACTCAAGCACCGACGGCTACTCCTCGTTGTGTCAATAATACCCATTTTTTCTCAGCTCCCAATGAAACTTATTGTCTAGCTCCCGGGATTACCCAAGTTTGTCAACTCCCACCCGGTAGTTCATTGACTTGCTTGACTTTTGATGATGTGTTAGTTGGTAGCTCTCCGGTTCCAATAACTAATTATCGAAATTATACTTTTTCCGGCGGTGTCGTGAGCATTGAAAATAATACCTTCTTCCCAGGATTCAACTTCTCTTCGACCTGGCCTAATTTTGTTTTTTTCAGTAGTGTTTCTACTCTGCTCACTATCTCCGCCCCTAGCCCCTTCGATATCTTATCTCTGACTTTTAGACATCTTGTTGGCACTCTACCAATCAATATATTGGGCTATAACTTAGAGAATCTTCAAATTTATAGTTACGTTATCGATGGTCTAATCGGCGAGCCCAATTTCATCATCCTCAATTGGAATAATGTCACTAAAATTCAATTTACTCCTTCTGTTAGTGTCTACCTTGATTCCATCGTGATAACTCAACGAGATTAAGCTAATATATACGATAAAGATCGTATATATCATCCGATAATTGATTGACTCATATGTAGTCACCAAGTTCGATTAATTTTCAATATATACCATCATTCAATGGTATATATTTTTATTCATTGTCGCTGAAACAAAGCAAAATCTCCGTAATAGGGACTTGTCTCGATGATCGGCGCCTGAACTCGATAAGAATTAGTCGCCAGTGGTTGGTACATAATTTCCTTCAAGATCTCTGGGTCAAGATGGTGATTAGGGAAGACTACTTGGAGAATAAGATAGAGATCCCCATACTTCCGGATCTCCGACTGAGGATAAGGCATCCCATGATTCTTGATTAGATGAATTGTCTCCGGGCTTTGAGTTGGTCCGACTTTGAAGGAGATGAAGGCCCCACTAATAGTTTCTAGGGAAGTAGTGAAGCCAACTAGAGCTTCATAGAGGGAGATCTTGATAGTCGTACTCAAATCATAGTGATTGACTCGTCTAAATCGAGGATGATTGACTTCTCGCAAATTAATCCATAAGATATTCGAAACAGGTCGAGAAAATTGGGGGTTAAGGGGTAACAAAGTTTTCCCATCAAGAGTCAAGTCATACTTCTGATACATCTCTCGCGGTATCTTGACTGATAGTGATTTAGTGACTTCGCTCATCCCATTTCCCCCACATTGATAACACCGATTATTCTGATTACGACAACCCAATCCCGAGCAGGCCAAACAAGTAGTGATCGCTGAGTTCAAGATCGAGAGATTATGATAGATAACTCCTTTCCCTCGACAATCATGGCAAGTCACAAAACTTATCTCCCCATAGCCACTACCAATGCAATTATCACAGATCACTTGGTGTTGGTAGGGCACATTCTTGGATATTCCCCAATAAATGTCCTCTAAAGTACAGGGTACTACGATATTCGGGATTTCATTTGATTTGGTCGGATTAATTTTGGGTTTGAACTGGTTATCATAGGCCATTCTGGTCTTAGGATCCGACAAGATCTGATAGGCTTCGTTGATAGCTTCGAAATGGGCCCTAGCGTCAGGACCACCATTTTTATCCGGGTGATAGATGAGGGCTAATTTCCGATACTGAGTTTTTATTTCTTCGTTGGTGGCCGTGGCCGGAAGTCCTAGTTTACCATAGAGCATTTATGGAGGAGTAATTATATTTGACGTTCTCTCCAAAGTGACAGCGATAGATCAAACAATTTTTAGCTTTCTAATGGAACCATCTACTTCCACTCCTTCCCTCGCCTTAAGTGAGGAAACTTTGAAAGGATTAGTCGATCAAGTCAATATCAAAGAAATAGTTCATAAAATCAGTAATCAACCACCAGAGTTTATGACTGAACAACACGCTCAATATTTCATCCCCGAAATCAAGGACCAAGCTAGGAATATGGCCGTGGGCCCTCAAGGAGAGAAAATCAAGAAAGAACTTCAGGCCGGAAACGTCGAATTAGCCAGTCTTCGGGCTTCGATGAAGGCTCAAAAGAAGTTGATGAATAAGATTCAAGCCCAAAACCAAGAAGTTACTCGTCAAATTATTATCATTAGCCCCAAGGGTAAAGTTAGTAATCAAAGTTTTACCCTTTCAGCCCTCATGAATCCCGGCGAGACGATCCTTAGATCGCCCCAAGTAGTCCAACTCCCTTGTTCCCGGCTGGCTTTGGGGCCACTGAATGGAAAGAATCTCAGCCTGTGGTATGATGAGAAGAAAACTTATCGAAATAAGCGAGCTAATAAGATTTTTGATGATATTGCTAATATCGTCGGGGAAGTCCTGATCATCATGGATGAAGGGGATCTTCTACTTCGAGACTTCCTGGTGGCTGAGAAATCTCTCTGATTAACTTGGCAAAATATTGCGTAGTGTCTACGCAAGATTGTTATTCACTCCGTCGATTCCGCTGGTTTCACCAGTGTCATCTATTTACTAGCCTTCATAGTCTCTCCTACTTTGTTGATGAGAATGTTCAGAGTCTCTCGGGTTCCCGGTTCGGTGGCATTAGAGAGATGTTGACCCAGAATACCTCCCATTAGATTGGCTATCATGTTCATTCGAACAGAGTCCATGTTGGGTAGTGTATAGTTGAGTTCGGGACTCGACTTCTCGGCTGACGAACTCTCCTCTTGCTTAGCATCAGAAATTGGGGGAATTGAGTGTTCGACTAATTTGATGGATTCGGTCTCCGAAACTTCCTTTTTCTCAGTGACAACTGGGCGACAACAGATGCCACAATTGCAAACAAGTCCACATTCACATTTGGTTGATTTGATTTCTTCTTTTTCAGGGGTTTTGGATGGGGGAGTGATCCCTAGATAATTATTTAGAATTCTCTCGAAGGTAGCCTCAGGAATACTGAGGGTTAAGGTAATTTGGTTAGACATGATGATTTGTGGAAGCGAAAAGATTCTTTAGGCTGATAAGGCCCAAAGAATCATAGCTGTGCTATGATCACCCTAGATTCGTTATCACGATCTTCCCCATTAATTCGATAAATCCTAGGTAATCAAAGATTACTGGGGTTATTCTAGTTACCCAAAAATATTCATCATGGATTTCGAACTGCCCCGCATTCCTCCCCTGGTTTCAGCTATCTTTCAACCTTATTTCAATCCGAATTTAAGGATCGACTCTGATCCTCGAGAAGAGCTGATATCTAAGGGTAATTCTATGATCCGACTTCTCTCAAAATCGAATGATGATTCATCCTTTTATCCCTTGACTTCCGACTCTTCTAATTCGTCTGATTCTAATCATCTTGATTCTCCCTTACTTGATCAAGAGATAATAGAGCCCCAAGATCTGATCGCCGAACAAGAAAAACTAAAAGAATCAATCGAAGAGTCAAGTCAACCAGTAGTTGATGAGAAGATCGATCAGATAACACTCCCCACAATCGATGAGCCAATTAATATCAATACGATGATCCAAAAAATCCCCATTAATTTAACCCTAAAATTTCATCTTCCCACTGGTAAGACAGTGACTGAGATCCATGATGATCAAAAGATCATCAAGTCAATCAAAGAAAACTTGAGTTCTCGATATTCAATGAAGAAAGGGATTTTCTTATCTTTCAAGTTAGGAGAGGCGATGGTCGTTCTCCAAGACTCCGATACCTTAAGAGCTTCAGGAATCATCAATCGATCTCTGGTCTTCGTCGAGTATGATTAACTTATTTTTTGTCGAATTTCTAAACTACCCATACCCCGATGAGCCACAAGCATCGATCTAGAGAGATGCAGCACAGCAGTATCTTCTCTGGATCCTACGGATCTAAGATCGAGGATCCCTCCAATTCTGAAGCTAAAAAGAAAGTTAGTCATCATGAAGCCAAAACCCCAAGTGGAAAGAAAGAAATTAAGAAACCAGAGGCCCCATCGATTCGAAAAAATCCAGGCTATCCTTCTCACGTCGTAACGCTGGATAATATCAATCGAGTTTCCCAAAAACCCGAAGATTGGGGGAGTCAAGAAAAGTATTCTACTTTCCCAGGAAAAGTTAATAATGGGGGCATCGTCAATAACATAAACCTTTCAGTGACGGGACTCGGGTCCAAAGCCGAGATGCCCCGAAATATAACTGGAGGGATCAGTCCAGTCAACAACTCTATTCCTCGAATATCTCTATTCCGATTCAATGATTTAATCATCTCAAGAACTTCAGAGCGTCAGCTCCTAATCATGGGAGAACCAGCCCAATTAAATAAATTACTCGATGATATCCAACTGATCATCTTGAGTCGAGAAAAACAACCGATTGATTTGAGTAATTCTTGGGTCTTCTTGAATGAAGATTCTCGAGAACGAGAGAAAATCGGTATCTCAGCAGTTTCCGACAAAAAAGAAGAGAAAGTGAGCCGAGACGATAACCTCAGTTCTTCACATCTCATGAATCTCAGTGCCGATATCCTTAATCTAATCCAAAACGGTTCATGATACCATCTCCAAAATACGTCAGTCGTCTGATCGACGTATATCGATTTGTCGTCGCGTGTTTGATCTATGATCAAACATACATGTAATTTTCGAATCTCTAAAAATCATTATGTTACCTAAGCATTTCAGTCGAGGACAAGAGGAATATCCTCGACCCCAAAGTTGTCGCCTAATTCCTCCCGAGAATTCGATTCATCTCTCCTCAGCTCCCAAAGAAATTCAAGCGGCCATCATTATCCTCAGTGATCCAACTAAGGACGAAGGAATCAAAGAATCGAATAGGACGAAGATCGAAAATTACCTCTTGAATCAACGAAGTTTAGAAATTCAGCATTCTCCTGAATTCAAAGATTTTCGAGTCCACCTGTTAGCGATTGATCCCAACAAATTGAATGGTCTGTTATCCTCAGAGGCAACTTTGAATGCCTCCCTCCATGATAATCTAGCAGTTGAGATCAGCAGCATTATCTATAGCGGAGATCCTACTTCCTCCCGAGATGAACGAGTCCGTGATTGGTTTCCCGAGATCCGAAATCTAGAAACCACTTCAGTCGAGAGTAATGCCCTAGTTTCTTCTTTCAGTCAGAAAACCGACTTCTTTGTCATCAAAACCCCGAAAGATCCAGCTGATAACGGCTTGCCTCATGAAGCAGTGGTGGGATCGTTTGCCTTAAATAACCTGCGCCACTTTCTCCCTAATTTCATGTATGTCTATGATTTAATTTCCTGTTCTATCCCGGCCCTCAAGGGAAAAGAAGTCCTAACTTGGTGTTCGGGTGGTAGCAATCAGGTTTCATACTTGATCGTCGAGAATATCAAGGATTCAGTGGCTTTCTCGGAATTTATTCTTGATCCGGCAGTAACTCGGGAAGATGTCTTGGTGGTTTTTTATGGTCTGATTAATGCTCTCAATTTAGCCCATAATCAGTATGGCTATACTCATTATGACCTTCATGCTGGTAATATCCGAATTAGAAAGTTCTCGAAATCAGTGGCTATCCCCTTCTTAGGCGGTGATCCTTATGCTCATCATTATCTGGTCAGTCAATACGTCCCTTATCTCATTGATTATGGCTTCAGTCGCATCGAATTAGAAAGAGTGAGTTTAGGCCCCTATTTTCGCAGTCCTTTCCAGATTTATTCTGATGTTTCTTTTCCTTTGTATGATACCTACCGGATCATCGCCAGTTTAGGGGAACATCTCTATTCGACCACCAACCGAAATGAGGAGATTGTTGAGTTGATGGAGGAACTCTTTTCTTTCTTCGAGGAAGGAACCTTACTTGGTCGAATCGAAGCCCGAATTCAGGTTGATGAAAAATGGTACCGCGTACCCAATAAATTTAAGACTATGACTCACCAAGATTATTTAGATTGGCTAGCCCCAGAATATGACCACTTAGTTCTAGTCGAAGAGGCCGAAGTTTATCGACTAGGAATTACCTTCGCTCCTATTAAGGTAGCCAATGATATCTGCTCCTTCTATGAGTTAGTTGGGTCGGATAAGATTCCTAAGAATGGCCTTGAGTACTGCGAGATTTCTCGGGCTATTGAGGCTGATCCGTTGCTCGACGTGATGACCAAGAAATCAGCTCTCAAATGGCTGAATAGTCATTTCGACGTCAAGAAATATTTCTCCGAGGCTTATCCTCGATATGTTAGGCAGATGGATATCTTAGATATGACGATCAAGAGAAATATCAAGTTACCCTCGGGCTCGATCGTTCCTCGTTTTACTAATGTGAACCAAGAATTCAGCCATTTCTGTTGGTTGTTGTTACCTAAATTCGAATTTCCAGTCACTCGAGATTACTCGGGCGATACCGACCATTTTCTCCTCTCTCTGACTTTGATAGCCCGTTATCGTCTTCTCATTGAAGAAGTCACTAGAATGAAAGATAGTATCTTCCTCCTCAAATCTCATCTCAAATCAGACACTTGTGCCTTGGTGGCTCAAGGAAAATACACTCAGTTCAAGGGAGTGGTCGAAGAAATTAATACAGGCATCAAGGATTGGGATCGATATGTCACCAAGATGAGAGCAGTCTTGCTAGCCAACCAAGATTATATCATCGGGACCAAACAACGAAAAGGGGTCGACTTTGATCGAGTCAAACGGACTATCGCCAATCAAAGACTGTGGGACCAATATACTAAAGGGGAACGCAAGGTGATGGCTGAGGCGGCCATTCATTTCTGGACGGTGGAATATGAAAGTCTGCTGCTATCTCTATAAATTACCAATCGACTGATTGGTAAAAAAACATGTGCGTCA